ATCTGGCAGTATCGTCTGCAACTGGAATTAATCTTTCCAGTGCTCCAGCTGGGATATTACTTAAAGACAGTACACCAGAAATCTTAGATGCTGGAATACTATCTGTAATCTGTGAAGCTGTATGTGTATGACTGGAAGCAGCTTTCCCATCAATCAAACCTTTCAGGACTTTACCCTGATTTGCAGATAAAGACTGGTCTGTCGCAGTAGATGTTAAATTATCCTGAACACCTCGCCAGGTATTTGTAGGTGTCTGCCAAGTTCCGTCTCCTCTGAGGAATTTGCCTTGGGCACCTGCAGCTGGCTGAGGAACCAGACCAGTTCCACCAGCAGCACTACTTGTAGCAGCTTTAAACACGCCATAAGTGGTATTGGTTGGGGTTGCCCATGAACCGTCACCACGTAAATAAAGCCCCTGCTGACCTTTCGCAGGAGCAGGAACGAGACCGGTACCACCTGCAGCATCTGCGGTTGCTTTTGCAAATACGCCATATGTTGTATTGGTATCCTGGGTTGTGACTGTGGAAGTAGTATTATCGCCTTTGGTGATAGTGATCGTACGACCACTCACAGTTAATGATTTAATATAGGTGCTATTGATTGTCTGTCCAGCACTATCCTGTGTCGCTTTGGTTGCAGAACCAGCACTTCCTGCTGAAGTAGCATATTTAACGCTCTTTGCAGAGTCCGCTGTATTGTCTACATTACCAAGACCCACATCCCCTTTACCAAGAGAGTTTTTAAATGCCAAGTTGCCTAATGCATCTGCCAACGTTTGTGCAGATGAAACGGTGGATGGGAGTTTGGTATTTGTAGATCGATCAATTGAAATATCAGAACCAGCGGACTTCAGATTCACAATAATCTGGTCTCCGTTGGTTGCATATCGAATCAGTTGAGCATGAACAGTCGTAGTCGTTGCCATTCGTAACTCTCCCCCTTCTTTTAGTTAATTTAAGTTTGTAGCCCTTAGATCAATGTTTTCAGGGCGCTTTCTCACTCGGTGTCAATCTTGTACCATAAGCACGGACCCGTTGGGGTTTCTGCTTGTACTTTGATTGCCATCATGTCATTTAATGTATCAGACAAATCGTTGATATCTGCGATCGCGTGGGTGTGCTTTGTGAATGCTTTTCCGTCTATCAAACCTTTCAGAACTTTACCCTGATTTGCGGATAAAGACTGATCTGTGGCAGTAGAGGTTAAGTTATCCTGGACACCTCGCCAGGTATTGGTATCGGTTCCTGGAATACCAAGTTTTACGATATCGTCTTTGGTGATTGCGGTTGCAGAAGTAATATGACCAAGTCCATCGGATGTAAACTTATACATTCCAGATGCATATGCGGTATGCGTTGGATGGGTATACTTCGTATCTGTTGGAGTTGCCCATGTGCCATCACCACGAAGGAACTGGAGTCTGTTTGCTACTTTTGGAGCGGTAACCAGACCAGCAGCACCGTCTGCAGTTGTTGTAGCTCCTGAAAAGACTGGAAAATTTGCTTTTGGAGGATTCCCCCAAGTACCATCACCGCGTAGGAACATATTCTGAGAACCAGCTCCTGGAGCTGGTACTAAACCAATACCTCCTGCTGTTGTGTTAGTCGCACCTTTAAATGCATTATAGCTAACTTGATCAATACTTGCCCAAGATCCATCACCACGAAGGAATTTTCCTTGTGATCCAGCGGTTGGTGCAGGTACCAAACCAGCACTACCAGCAAGTCCAGAAGAAGCACCACCCATTGGTTGAATTGCACTTTTAAATGCTAAACTTCCTAAGGAGTTTGCAAGTGTCTGTAAGTTGGTAACAATAGTTGGAATATTGCTGTTACCAGTTCGATCCACACTAATCAGATTGGCCAATGTCTTTGGATTTAGAATCGTCTGTGAACCATCTGCTTTGAAGTGGATCATCTGTATATTTTGGGAGGTTGTTGCCATAAAAAATCTCCTCCTTTCTAACTTATTTGTGCGTTATTACGCCGTTATAATCTTGTTTTCAGGGGTGGTTTTAGAATTTATAGAGGTGCTTACAATATATTAGCCATCCAAAAGAGATGGCGACAAAGTCACAATTTTTTCTTATCCGGGTACTGGAACCAGATGGGCTCCTAATTATTTACGGTAAGATGTATTTTTCAAAATTTTCCTCACACTATGCCTATTTTCGTAGATGCCAAATCTTCAATAGATAGGTGGTGATGAGGACCTAATTCGAGAAATACTAATTCATATTAATTCCTTTCTATCTGGTAGTTATACTTATCGTCTATTGCATATGTATACCTCCTTTCGAAAACGATTATAGTGGATATGTATTTCTTTACTCAAATTAGGATTATTTAACAGTATCATACAGCCTCCAGATGGGAGGTTACATAGCTTATCACGGTGGGACACATACATTTACGAGGTGTGTTCGAGGGTTCAATTCCCTCATAAGCTCTTGGTATATGTTGTCAGGTCTTCATATACCGTATTTTGTATTTGACACAAACCATTAACGTATACGGAGTTCAGATGGGACTTCACATTATGTATTTTGGCATTGTTTTTTAATGCCATAATTTTCCTTTCTACGAGGTTCAGGGTAACTCCCTGAACCTCCTTTTTCATCTGAAAACTTAAGTAGTTTAAACGATATATTATCTATATGAATACAAAAGAACTTGTATGTGAATACAAGACAATTACATAGGAGGAACGAGATATGAGTACCAAAAAGGCAAGTGACAATCGTTTGTCACTAAGAGAACGTGAGGCTATCAAACAAGCCTACAAAGAAACAACCTCATTAAGTGAATACGTAATGGGGATTATGCATGACTTACCGGAGATAAACTTGGTAGAAGTAATGAAAAATCTACCGCATTTTGTCGACACTTTAAAACCAATCGAAAATACCGTGTTTAAAATGTACTACATCCAGGGATTGTCCATTAGCGAAATCACCGGAATGGAGTTCATTGATCGCTGTATGACGACGGAACGGGTTTTAAAGGGGATCGACAAAAAGTTTAAAATCTGGATTAAGTCATTTGCAGATTAATAAAAAAGAGGACAGCGGGGTAATCCCGCGTCCTCTCCTTTTTTGGTCTTATACAGAATTTCTTCGTTCGGCTTTTGCCTGAAGAAACTTTGCAGAGCCAGCTGCAGCGGCTCCACCTTGTACGATCTTTCCAGCAACTGCGGCGTTGTGACGATGTCTCTCACCGCGGTTTTCTTTGGTCATAAGTTTGGCTTTCTTTAAGTTTGCCTGTGGATTCTTAATCGCTGAACCAGGGCCACGATCGCCCCAATCGTCATCCTCAGCGCTGCTAACTTTTTCTAAGTTCTTATCCTCAGATGCTAAGTCTGCCATATGGTGAACACAACTAGATGCGAACATAACAGAGAATGCACCAATCCAGTCGATGTTTCGTCTGATATAAGAGCTGACGTTTGTTAAGGATTGAGTGACTCCTTTTGGCCTACGTACCATCCCATTTTTTTGGGCATACTCTTCCGCTTTCCTATCAAACTCAGCCGCAATCTTAGCATACTGATCCAACTTGTTTAAGTAGATATAAGCAAAGTCAAATAACTCTTTGTTTCCTTTGCGAACCTGACTATTGATCCAGTTTAACATCTTTTGGATGTCCATCTCCACTTTTTCGGATTTGATCTTGGATAATTTCTCATCGCTTTCTTTAATGGTCTTATTGACTTCATCAACCATCTTATCGGTTGCACGAAGTCCTTTACCAGAACTTTGGTAACCCTTTAAGTATTTGGAAACGACCTTATCTAAGTGATTAACGGAATCTTTTAACACCTTCTGGTATTCAAAGATATCATAACACTTAATCGTTTTGGCACCTTTTACTTTCTGGTTCAAACAGTAGTTTCGAAGTGCCAGTAAACTTTCTTTGGTCTTCTCTTCTTGATATGTCTTAGATACTTTTTTCATTACGATATCTATTGCTTTTAAAAGTAAATCTTTGATTCCCTGGATAAACTTCTTGATTCCAGATCCTTCGGATGCGGATTCAAAATAGATCTCCTGATAAGGGAAGCATCGTTCTTCTAAAATGGCAAGTTCAGATCGAAAAATGTCTTCTGATTTCGTCATGGAAGCTCCCGCCTTTCTTTTGATGTTAAATCAATGTGCAAGATTCCTGACCCTAAAACAGTAACGTAACTACGAAAGAAAGGTGGCGAACAACGATGATCGACACAGCACTCGAAAGTTTTCGTATCGAAGAAGCGACTCGTGCGAGAGATCTTGCCTATCTGATGGAAGATATGGACGACGATCTCATTGATGAATGTGTAGAGATTTCTGAATCTGGAGATCCGGTCTTAGAAGCAAACTATGACGCAGAGGATGCAGAGTTTAACGAACTCTTAGAACACATGGACGACCTTCCAGATACCGACGACGAAGAGATTCAACGTATCTTAGAAGCAACTGAAGATGGTCTTACCTTCGATCAGATGATCGGGTTGGAGCCAGTCTCAGAATAAATTAAATAAGGAGTAACCACTATGGCAAGATTATTTGTAGTCTTAGCAGACGGAAAAATTCCGGAGCTTGGAGGTATTCGTGGACCAATCACAAAACCAACTGCGATGGATGTTTCTACAGTCATTGAGATGGTAAATCGTGGACTTCCGGTGGAAGAAGTGAATCCATCGAATCATGCAGATCGTGTAAAGATGACTTTCGGAAATATCCATAGCAATAACTTTGTTAAACCAGTAAAAAAAGTAGCAGCTGTTACCCCGCAAGTAGCACCTCAGTCTATCCCTGCAGGGAGAAGCAACGTTGTGGTGGATGCCACTAACGAAGCCAAAGCCGCAAAAGAAACCAGAGACAACAAGTCTTGGAAAAATCAGAAAAAGGACGTCACACCAATCAACAAATCCGACTTCTGAGTAGAAGAGAATACCCTCTAAGGAGTGGTATTCTCTTTCATTTTCTATGATCTGGATAACGTTCTTCTAAGAGGTGACATATCTAAAAAAAAATACGGGGAGGGCAAGCCTCCCCATATACATGGATATTATTTTACGTATACATCCATGTTTGCATTCTGCTGGTTCTTACGGTTATATTCAAGAACCGATGCATTGTATTTAAGTACATCTGCGTCTTTTTGATGACTACCTGCCATCACGTTGCGCATTATGTAATTAAACATAAATTGACTCATATATGTCGCCTCCTTTCTATATGATTTCACATAAATGATATATAACCATAACTCCAGTAGTTTACATATGAATACCAACTCATGTGGGTTGGTATTCTTTTATTTTTGCTGGAATAATCCCTTAACGAAAGGAGGATGATTATGAAGCATCAATATCATTCAAAACGAACGTGTCTTTCCAGGCACTATATCAAAGATCATAAAAGACGACTGGCAAGATTTAATTATTCCGTCAAACAGAGAGCAAAAGCATGCGACACTCAAGAATGGGTGATCTTGGTGGCATTACAGATGGGATATACAGCTAGTCTTATGAAAGATCGGATATTCACGGCATACAAACATTTCAAATATTCAGACTATGTCAGTGATTACATCAAAGACCAGACAGGAGGTACCAATGAGCAAACGAGCGAAGAGACTAAAGCATAAACAACAGGTATAAGCAAGAGAAGAAGAACAAGAATCCGTATATATGCTGGAAGCAGTAGAAGGTGCACGACAGAGAGTCTTTACAGCATCTACAATAAGTCAATTACAGCGTTTATACGAACATAATCAGATCTTGGATGGAGATATCATCTTACAGGTTTCCAGAAACTATTGCTGGTGTGTAATTGATCATACAAAGTTACCATCTTTAGATGCATTGAGCTTAATGACCAATGTACCAGAAAAAGAATCTTCAGAAGCAAAGAGTACCTGGTTAGCAGCAGAAAAAGAAGAGGAAGATACCATTGTGTATTCGAATCGTATTATTGCAGCACTCAAACGAGATGGACTGTGGGATTGGAAGGTTCCATATGAACAAACGACAGAAAAAGAAACTCAATAAAAGACACGCAGAGATAACACCAATGGTCGAAGACGATAACTGCAGATGTCAGGTCATAACGACTGAAATTGGACCAGATCCAATGGTTGTTATGAGTATGGATGAACTATTGCAATTATTGGCTAATGGAGATAACAAATGAACAAACGACAGAAAAAGAAACTCGAAAAGAAGAAAGCACTATGGGGTGTAGCCATAACATCAATCAAGTCCCAATGGAACACAAATACACCTGTATGGAAACGCTGCAAGAAATCTGGACGAAAACGTACCATACGGTATCATATGTACATACCACCATATACGCGTAACTTCCGTCGATACAATCCGACACTTATCGCAGAAGCTATGAGACGGTTATCAAACGTTATAGGTATTTCAGATGCAATTGATTCAGCAGTAAAAGAATTACCCTATGCATTTGAAATTGTTAACGATAACATTGGAAATGAAAAGCACCAAGACCATGTTGAGGTAAAACATGAATAAACGAATCGCAAAAAAGAAATACGGAACAAGATATTCTATTATTAAACAACCTTGGATTTCCTGGACAAAACCAAATCCTAAATGGAAACGCCGAAAACAAATCCGACGTGCATGCATCAAGCATGGTGTATACGTCGGATTTTTCAAATCGGATTCCGAAACCAGGACACAAAATGTTTGGCGCCTTCCGTGGCCATCCTTAAAGGATTAAAACATCTCCATAACGGGGAGGTACATATATGACCACATTTTTAGATGAAATCATCAAATATGAAACCGTTGCAAATAACGGGATTACCTTCGCATCAAATCGATTTGATAATGCGTTTCAACCAATGGTGGTTGAATCTACTGCATTTTATGAATCAGACTTTGGAGGTCCACTTCATAAGTTCTTCAAATCGATTATCAATACGATGCAGAACTTTGTCAGACAGGTAACAGAAAAAATTAATGCTGCCATTCGCAGTAAGAATATGACACGTCAGTTAAGAGGATTCCACGCACAGTTAGAGCAGATCGAAAAAGATCCAACACACAAAAAGAAAGTGGTTGAAATGATCGATATTGAAAAGCTCAATCATGTGATTACATCTGGGACAGATGATCTGGAATCTATCCACAAGAGACTGATGAAGAATCGTTACCGTCACTTAAAAGAACTGGATAAAGATATCAAAGAGTTTAACACCATATACGAGAACATGGAAAAGAAGTACTCTGAGATTATGGACAAGAAAGTCAAATATCCAGTACGAAAAGCAATTGCTTTGATCGAAGACGAGATCACCGGAAGAAAACCTCTGGTAACCGCTCTTGATAAGTGCATCAAGTCGTGTGAAGAGATGTCTCGTCATGTTGATCAGATTCAACAAAAAAGAGAACTCTACGGAGTAGAGGTATTACCAGCATATATGTCGTTTGTAAAACGAATCACCACAAGATTTACTTCCTTCATCCAACGTGGTGTTGGAAAAGGAATCTCAAACGTGATTAGTGGTGCCGTATTTTTGCTGGCATAACAAAAAAAGAATCGGATGTCTAGTCCGATTCTTTTTCTTTTTAGTTAGATTAATCCAAGGCCGTCCTCATGGATTTCCACAAGGGCAGCAACGATTGGAGAAATCTCACCAAAATCTTTTGCAAACATCCAGAAGTTTTCTTCGTTCATACCTCTGGTAAGGAAGAAGTTTACACCAAACTTGATATGTACTTCTAGGTTTATACTAACCATAGCTTTGGTATAGCATCCAAGATCGATTGCATCGAGAAGCTCCTTCTCAATCTTGTCGTGCAGGATACTGCCGCCATTTGCTGGTGTTAACAGAGCAACGCGCTTTGCATATTTACCAGTTTCGATAGCTTTAATTGTAGATGTCATCATAATGACCTTTCTTAACGACGTCCACTCGCCGGATCATAGATTTTGTACTTATTGTACGGGGATTCATATAACCCTTTTGCATCTATTTCAATGCTATTCATTTTTCAGATCAGAGTTATTTGTGGATTACTCGTATATGATTTCTCTGATTCACGAAAATTATATATCAATATTGATAGGGGCTCTACGGATAAAAAAGAACCAGAATCTTACACAGATTCTGGTTCCTTCTTTTTGTAGCTTAAAATGTCCTGTAAATTGCTATACAGGTACAAAGCGGTCAATTCTCGTGGAATGGTTTTGTCGTATTCCACATCGATGAAGTATGTGACTCGATCTTCCATCTTCGTATTTGGATCAAAGATCGGGGCATACTTTTCATAATCCTCAGCTAAGGCAGATTGGTCTTCTTCTCTTTTTTTCTCGATGTAACCATTTGTGATATTGATCTTGATATTCGAATTTCGTTTGAATCGTTCTCGAAGATACTCCATCACATACTCTGGATTTTCACAGGTCTCTGGGACGTTAAACTCCATTTTCAAGTGATCCATTCCAGCAGTCTTTGTCAGGTTCTCAAAATGGTCCATCTTTTTCTTCAATTCATCAAGCGATTGAAAAATCGTATTCTGGTAGCCAAATCCTACGGTCTTATAAACCGGTGCATACGTATTTTCCATAAACTCATACGTCCACGTATGATCGCTCACGTCATACTCCGTATAGAGAAAACCTTTAGCTTCTTCTTCCCCAAACTTCCAACGACTAAAGCTACCAACGTACATCATCATTGGATCGAGCACGGTATGAACATGATAATGTCCGAATACGACGAGTCCATCTGTTTGTCTACGAAGATCACCAGTTCGAAATACTGGAACTCTTCGTCTGATGTTTCGTTTATCTTCAATTGCAGAAGCAGCTTTTTGCATGGCTTCTCGAATCGTTCCATGACCTACAATTAAGTCTGGACGTTGTGTGATCTTCCACTGGGTATCGTAATAATCATCAGGATCCTCTAAGAGTTCTTCTGGAATATAGACGACCATCAAATCTGGAAAGAGTTCTTCTTCGTCAAAGGTTCGTATCACCTTAAAGTCTCGATCCAGCATTCCTTTAAATGGTCCATACTGATTTTCCTCGTGGGACTCGGTTCCATAAACCATTCGTATCTTAGCTTCCGGTTTGAGTCTTGCATCAATCTCCTGCAGGATCATACTAGCAAGTACCGTATTTTCGTCGTTCAAATACAGTTTATGACCAAAGTAATCACCAGCAAAGATGACAAAATCCAGATCGTGTCTGGAGATAAATGGGTATACCACTTCTTCAAACTCATGTTTGAGCTGATCCCTTGGCATATCACCAATGTGAATGTCTGCCAGGAAAATTCCCTTGTATTTTTTCATGATTTCTTCACCTCGTATAAATGGTATATATCCAACTGTCAAAAGTGGTTTTTATTTTTACCATAAGGTGATATATCATTTTAGTAACAAACACTAAGAAAGGGGAACACGAAGTATTATGGCACACATAGTTGATCAAGTTGCAGAATTTGAAGAGTTTTTAAAAGTATTCAACGAAAAAGACAATGAGTATCTAAACCACACAATCATTGAAGAATTTTCACTTCCAAGAAACATCATCAGAGAATTCATTATGAGTAAGCACGCGGAAGGTTGCAGTATCGAAACGTGTCGTACGTATTTCGCTGGTGTGAAAATATTTTTAGAAGCACATCAAAATATAGCGCTTCAAGATATTAAAGCTAATGACATCAAAAGTTGGATGTTAGAATATCAGGTGTCACACCATTTATCTAATGTGTCCTTAGACAACTTAAGACGATATTTAAACTCGTTTTATAACTTCTTAGTTGCAGAAGATTATGTGATCAAAAATCCGATGGCATCAATTCATCGTATCAAAACAGATAAGAAACTTCATTCACCATTTACAGAAGATGATTTAGAAAGAATCCGAGACGCTTGTGAGTCAAGCAGAGAATTGGCGTTAATTGATTTTCTATATAGTACAGGTGCACGTGTCAGTGAAGCTTCCAATTCAGATATCAGTGACTTCAACTTCCAAGCCATGGAAGGATACGTTTATGGAAAAGGTGGGAAAGAACGGATCGTCTATTTAGATACGAGAGCAAAAATTCATTTATTACGATATCTGCATTTTCGGAAAGATACGAATCCTGCATTATTTGTAGAAATGATTACTCCACATGAACGCATGACCAAACAACAGATTGAATACACGGTCAAACAAATCGGGAAACGAGCAGGGATTGAAAACTGTCATCCACATCGGTTTCGAAGAACGTTAGCGACCAGACTCTTAGAACGAGGAATGCCAATTGAGCAAGTCCAAGCAATCTTAGGTCATGAGAAGCTGGATACGACGCTGATCTATGCAAAGGTCAATCAGTCTTCTGTCAAAATCAATCACAATAAATATGCGTAGAACTTTATCAGATCGATAACTATATATTAGTCATCCGTGCGAACCTGACTTTCCACGGATGCTGATATATTATTTATGTGACCAAAAGAGTCACTATACTAATAATGAGAAAGGAGAATGAGAATTATGCCTAATATCAATTCTCAGGGACAGACAAGAACACAGAATGGAGGAAAGAAATTCGCAGTGAATGCATCACAGTATACATCCAAAAGCGTTTCCAATAATCCATACGTGATGAAAACTCGTGCTGGTTTGCTGCCAGACGATGACAAAGTCCCATATTCCATTAAAACCATGCAGATCATTAAATATCTGCAGAACAAAGTCGACGTCATGATCGCCGACATCAATAACCACTTACCAGAGAATACACCACCACTTGGTGATATTCCGTTAAAGGGTTACACAATCAAATTTACAAGCACACATTATCCGATCATTCTTATCATGCCAACCAGCGTGGAGTATAATCCGAACCGTAAGGCAAGAAAGAAAAACAATGGTCCAAGAACCGCAGATGTCGATATTTCACAGGACATCTCCGATGAGGATAATGGAAATGACAAATTAACACTGTTAAGACCGATGTATGAAATCTTGCAGCCGTACATGTATCCGAAGGGATTCTTCAGAGATCACAACAGATGCCAGCAGATGCACTTAAGCAATCAGCAGAGAGAACAGTGCAATCGTTTTGCAACACCGAAACGTGCAAAACAGAAAGGTGGCGGAACCATCATGGTAATGCTGGATCCATTTGCCATCATTCATGAAATGCTGGAAGTTGAAGGTGACTTAAGAGCATTCTTCGTTATGATGAGTGATCCGCAGAAGCTTCAGGACGGCGAGTTTAAATACAACGTCAAACGTACATTCAAGAAAGCGAAGAAAGGCAAGAAAGGAATTTCTGAATTAAATGCACTTCTTCGTATGGGTTCCGGTGGATCTGGAGCTACATTGAAATAAGTTTGTTTATGAAAGAGTCAATCCATGGTTTGTGGATTGACTCTTTTTTTAACTTGTGGAAACTATAAGTTAAAAACAGACTATGAAAGAAAGGACGGGTCGAAGATATGGAGGATATTCGTCCCAACGCATTAGACATTGCGTTTAATGTATTAAAAATCCGCTATGCGGAGTATGATCGCATGATACAAATGAATGGTTGTAACCTACAACCTGGAGATAGAATCAATGTATTTATTAACCTGGAATCTGCATTTAAGAATGTCTCTATGATTCCAGATTTGGAGAATCACTTAATGACACAGCGAAACTTCGAGGCTACCATTGCATCAGACATCTTAAACTTAGCTGGTCATTACAAACGATTCTTTATGGGAAATCAGGTAGATACGAGGGTGTATCTTTATCAAACCGATTTCGGAAGCGATCATTACAACCAATTGAAGTACAATGAAAACTATCGGAGTTATTTTCATTGCAAATATACACAGAATCCAAGATTTATTTACTTTACAGATGCCTTACGAGAGAAATCGTTACCACTGGTAAAGACGTGTTGCGAGTTTATTCCACGTGTTTATTACATCAGTGCGAAGAACATCGAAGGCAGCGTGATCCCTTATGTCATACAGCAAGACGATTTAAAACGAAACGACCGCAGGAAGAATTTCATTATTGGAGATGACTTTTACGAAACCCAGTACGGAATGCTTCCTGGATTTTTAAACCATTATGTGAAACGTTTTGGAGTCAAGCGTCCCCTGATTAGCTGTAACAATCGAGAGATCTTAGCAGAATTACTTCGAATCCCGGTACAAGAATCGGAACCGATCGTCAAACACTTTGAAACATATGCTATGTATACAACAATGATTAGTTGCATGGGTGACAAGCTACGAACCATTGATTCCGTTGCAGGAGTTGGGATTAAGACGTTACTTAAGTATATCTCCAGAGCAGAGAGTACCAACCGGATTCAAGAAAATATTACAAACCCAAATATTATCTCGGAAATCTTTCCAGATGATTTTCGACAAAAGTATACCGATAACTTCTACTGCAGTTCTATCCCATCCATCTATGAGGAACTCACCGATGCCGAGAAGTTATCCTTAACCTCCCAGAGAAAAGATGGCATTGATATGCAGGGATTATTACAGTTAAACCAAAGCATCTTCTATCATCATCCGTTAACTTTAGAAGCACTTTGTAACTAAGGACACTTCCATAACAGAATTTAGGAGGTGACCTTATGGCATCATTATTTACGTCGGACGACCTCTTCTTAAAATGGAGATATACAGTCAGTGAAATCTACTTATTATTTCCAGAAGAAGATCCGGTCGAAATCCCGACGGAACGACTGACTTCTATGATGATTTTAAATGATTACGAAAATAACTTATATCCGGTCTTTCGAATCGAGATCGTATTAGAAGCCAGTCGGTATTATAAAATCATCAAACAGAAAAACGACGTGAAATTCAAATTGCGAATTCAAAAATCCTTTCAGACGTTAGGAGACGAAGACTGGTCCTTAGACCAAGACTATATTCAAGATACCTTTGATTTGATTTTAAATGATGAAGACTTTGATGTAGACGCCGGATTTAAAGAAGAACGTGCCTCCGGCGATTATGAAAACATCGAAGACGACGATGTAGATGACTTATTCTCTACCGATAACCGATTCGAATTTTTTTTATTTAAGTCATCTACGATCAAAGCAGGACGTAAAACCATTAATAAAATTCTTCATAACGCAACGGTTACGGATGCCATGAGCTTCATTGCATCCAAAGCAGGCTTTAAGAATCTTTTGATGGCTCCAGTGGATCATACCGATGTGATTGAAGAATTGGTGATTCCTCCACTAAATGCAGCAATGGCAATGGTTTATGTCGATTGCTACTATGGACTTTATAAGACAGGGGCTATGATCTTTATGGATTTGGATCGAAATTATATTTTACCATATGACGAAAAGTGTCGTTGTTGGGAAAAGAAAGAGATCCGAGAAATCAATGTGATCATTCCGAAAAAGAGTAGTGAGTTTAGCTCTGATTTGTGTACGGTCGTCAAAGATGGTGACGATACGAAGAAGTACATCGTGGGCAATAATTCTACCGTACAAATCGAAAATAATTCTATCACTTACGATATACTGGCTGGTAACAATATCGAATCCGTAAATTCGTACGAAGGTACGGTTAGCTCAGGGGTTGCTAACGGTAATGGAAATAGTAGTAATAATGAAGTACGAATCGAGAACATGACAGAGAATCCGTACTTTAACAAAATCTATACCAAACAGAGTGAATCTCGTAATACCGTAATTAGCATGACCATTGGTGATTATGACATTACGTTCTTAAAACCAAATCGAGTAATGAATGTAATCTTTGAAGATAGCAAGTTATCAAAACTATACAAAGGAAAATACAAGATCGTACATGCAAACCATACGTTTACCTTAACAGGTGGACAGTTCCAGTTAATGACAGATCTGGTATTGAAGAAAATGAATAACTAAAGTGGGGTATACAGGATGGATGTCCTGTATACCTCTTTTTATCCGTAAAGTCATTTTCCGTGTTGATATAATATTTCCGTGAATCAAGGAATTCACGTAGACATTAGGTGTTTGGGAGAGCTCCTAATTTCTATGATCCCTTTATCCGTCTCTTAGATGACAGGAGAATAAAGAATGCCATCACAGTTTATCAGTAGTTTGTCCGTCATTAGCTTCCAGTAATTCATTCGTTATTAATGTCAGTAATTTATCCGTCACTAGCTTCCAGCAACTTATTCGTCAGACACTCGTTAACCTAACACAGCAGAAAGGAGGATTCGTCATGGGATTCTTACATCTGATCTTAGTCTGCATCTGGTGGTTACTTCTCACAATTGGTGAAGTATTCATCGGAGCATTCGTAATCTTATTAATGATCATTGATTGGCTCTTCATCAGAAGTCGCTAGTCAATGATCTTTATATAAAACTGAATAGCCACGGAGATCGCATCAGCAGGTGGCATTACTAAAACAATTTGTGGGTGGAGACTAATACGTCAAGAGCCCGGAGGTAATTATGTTAAAATCAACACGTTATGCAACAATTGAGATCCTTATTAACCTTGCAATCTTTGTAGTATCTGGTCTGCTTATGGCAACATCTGCATCATGCAGCCCAGTCTTATTTATTGCAGCATTTCTCGTATGTACATACGAGGTATTCCATCTGGATCATCTCATTAATGAGTTCGATGGAGAACTCAAAGAATATGTTGACCCTGTGACAGGCGAAGTACGTCGCCTCATGACTTATGGATATTTTAAATAACGTACGTGTCCAAACAAAGAAACAAAAAATCATTTATGAGTGGAGATAGCATCAAGAGCTCGGAGGACTATATGAAGACTTTAAAACGAATCATCATTACATACTTTTGTAACCTGTTAACATTTCTCATTGGACTTCTGATTCCAGAAGTTGACGAGATGAACACCGAGAAATATTTTCATATTTCTCATAAAGAAATCAGGCATGAACTGTATGGACACCTGATCATGTTGTCAATCGATGTTGCGATTGCAATCGCAACCATGTTCCCAATGTTGACATTACTGGTTGCATTACCAGCAGCGATCTTCATGATCGTTACGGTTCTCTATTTGGTGGTTACATTGATAAACATCGCACAGAGGATCTGGATGGACAGACATCCAACAAAAGAAGAGTACGTGGATCCCGAAACAGGGGTCACACGTACTCTTATGTGCTACCATAAGAAGCGCTTTATTTAAGCGCTTCTTTTTTTGTATGTTAAGCAGTCGGTGCTGCTGGCTGTGCCTGCTGTTGAACAGGCTGACCATTTGCAACTGGCTGTTGTGGATTTGCTTGCTGCTGAGTCTGAGGAGTATTATTTCCACTTACGAATGGTGTCATTGCTCTAAAGTAATCATTGACACGATCACGTACCGCATTTAAGACACATCCATTGTAAGTAAATACAGCCTGGCGGATTCCGTCAAAGACTTTCGTTGTAGACTGAGAATTATCCGTATTGACTTTCGGATCTTTTTTCTTTTCGTTGTCTACGTTTAAGTTGACTTTTGCAGACGGTGCTTTGGATGTTTCACTGGTATCTCCGTTTTGACCATTCCCACCACTTGGATTTGTAGATGCATTCGGTGTTGCTTCCAGCATCGTCTGTAACTGTTCAAGTTTATCCATAAGATCTACAGATTCTGGCACATAAGATGATGACAGTGTTGTCAGCGTATTTTGTAACCCAGATAAGGAATTTGTTAATGCACTCATTCCACTGGTGTAATACATTTCACAGAAGTTTGCAATTTCGGTCATCTGTGCTTTTAAGTTAGAATCTGCATATGTTACGATCTCGTTCGCAATATTGGAATGATCCCCTTTTCCAAGTTTGAAGTAGTTGGTAAGCGGTGTTGCAATAGATCTACAAGCTTCTCCAGCAGTAGCTCCATTTACGGTTAAGGAATACGCGGCAAGGACTTTCTTGACGGCATCTACATCAGAACCTTTTGAGAGCTGATCAGATTTTAAGCTTCCTACTGTTCCTTTGAAGGTGTCAATGTCACTAAGAATAGAGTTCCATGGCATCTTGGTGCTGTATGGTAAAATCTGTACGCTCTGGTTCGTGTAGTTGTGATTTAAAAGTTCCGCTTTGTTGTTCTTGATCCATAAAGAGTTTACCATGCTCTGACCATTGTCCAGTTTGACAGATCTGGAGTTCATATTCTGTAAAAACTTATTGATGACTTCCTGGAACTGTTTGGCGATAGTATCTTTTAAATCACCTAACTTCTGTGTGATCGTAGATGCTGCTTTCGCGGTACCTTGGGCGGCTTGTGCCTGGTTGGTACCATTCGCATTTGTAGAGTTTGTATTTACCGGTCCATTACCAGTAGTTACATCAGAAATCTCATAGATCGGACGAATGCCACGAACAACTTCGTTCCACTTATCTTGGTAGGACTCCTGTAATGTGGACATCAGAATGTCGGTTACACCATGCTGGTATTCATACAGAATCTTATCCATTTCCAGAGCATAATCCATATCATCTACAGATTCATGTACTCCGATTGGTTCTGGATCTTCCGCATCCATTTTTACGGAAATACGTTCTGCGTTCACGGCTAACTTCTTTAAGCGAGACATCATGTTACCAGCAATCATATTGATCAGGTTTCCGTACTGCTCTTTTAAGGAAGTGACAAATACTTTGAGTTCCGTAACCGCAGCGGTATTTTTGAAATCATCATTGAACTTCCATGGATGTGCGACTGGATCTGAGAAGCGTTTCTCTAAGATGTTCATCTTTTCACGATCATCAGAGATTAACTTCGCAATGGTCTGCAGATTCTCTGGGAAGTCTTTGATCTCATGTAAGATCGTTGCGTAGATATCCATGTTTCCATCCCCATTGACAGCGATTTCACATGCTTTATCATAGTTGGAGGTATCGGAGGTTATTTTTATGCGTTCCGCATAGCGTACATCGATCGGATTGTCAAGACCTGCTTTTTCAATCAGCTCATCGGTTACCAGTAAGTAATCGTCGCTGGAGGCAGAGATCTTATCCAAGGATGCAGAGATTTCAGATAAAACTTCCATCACGCTGTTATAGGAATCTTTTCGATACTCTCGTTCGTCGATCATATGATCAAAGGATCCATCCGGATCTTCCATTCCAGCAAGACCACGATTGATGACCATTCCCTTGTGGAACTCTAAGACATTATGAGATAACTCATCATAGGCGGAAGAGTCCCCTGTCATTAACTGATCAGCTACTTCACCAGTTGCATCAGATACGATAGAATCACCATAAACACTTTCCTGAATCGTTCTCTCTAACGTAGATACGGTAGAAGTCATTTTGGCTAACGCGTCATTACAAAGAATGGCATTGTTTGCAATGGCATGTAACTTTGTTAACATTGCATAGGTTACAAAAGAAGCAACATCCATCAGATTACGATTGATCTTATAATTGCACTGGTTTAACTTCGCTGCATATTCTGGGTTCGTTGCACAGATTTCTGCAACTTTCTGGTTTCTGATATTTGCAGAAGCCAATGTAGAATTGATGATATCCGTAATCATCTTTGCTTCCTGAAGAGTGGTTGCTTTCAAAGAGTTAAAAGAAGTGATAAATGGAATCACAAATGTCTTTAAATACTCTTTGGACCAATCTACCAATGGTTCAGAAGAACCAACCAGTGCTTTTGAATTATTTACATACAAAGTTGCAAGAGAAGAACGAACGATCTGCTTCTTTACGGTATCAGACAGTTCATCTGCAGATAACCGCATAAACGTAGAGATAGTAGAACCATTCAGTGTTCCTTCAGTTGCACTCTGATAGAACTGACCAACTAATTTAGTCAGGTTGTCGTTGTAGTCTCTTAAATAATCAAGATTAAACTTGATATCGGTATTGGCAAGTCTTGGTCGTTCACCTAAAGAAGTAAAACGATCAGACTGATCAATATTACGAATGAATGGGGCAAGTTCAGAGGTATTGACCCATACATCAGAAAGATCGTTCACTGCAGATGAGATTGAACGACCATAAATGTCATTGCTGACATCGATCGTAACAGGGACACCTTCCTTATAGAGGGATCCTTCTGCGATCGCAATAAATGCGCTGGAATCAAATTCTCGATAGCAGGATTCCATCGCAAGAATAAACTCATTAATTAAGTTCATGGAAGTTCCTCCTATTTTTTCTCCTTGGCGTCTTTCATATTAGAAATTTCATCAACCATTGTCTTCATATGCTCATTTCGTTCAGCTTTCTGAAGTTTGCTCTTATATTTGCCTACTTCTTTACCCTTTGTATTACCAAATACTTTAAGAAGAATCTGATATCCTTTGCTTAACTCACTATAGTCATGATTTGCAACGGTAAGGGCTTCCTGATAACATCCCTGTTCGAATTTTCTAGCTGCAATCTTAGCTTCCAAATTATTTACAGTTTTTGGATCACCGCCGGCTTTCTTAAGCATATCATTTAATCCTTGGAGGTTTTCTTGTGTTTTTTTCGCACGTTCTCCAGAATCTTTTCCAAATCCATGACAAGACTGATATGCTTTATACAGTGTAGTTGCAAGTCCAACAGCAGTACCTACAGCTGCGACACGTTTCAGGAATTTCCCATTTGGGTCGTCCCATTCTTTTTTAAGTTTAGCAAGTTTACCTTTTAAGGTCTGAGGATCTTTTTCTTCCATCAGTTTGTCAACTTCAGCACTAAGTTGATTGATATCTTTCATATCTTTGATATCAATTGCTCCTTCGGCAGATAAAGCCATTACTTTCTGTTTTAAATCAGGATGCATTGCAAGTTGTCTCTGAAGTTCTTCCTGTTGTTTACGGATCTTTGCATCATTTGACATAAATGCTTCTCCAATTCGTTGGATCATTTTTCCAAATGCAGCAATCAGACTTCTAATTGCGGCTCCAAGACTAGCGACAATTCCCTGACTCTGTACAGGTTGAGCCTGTGGTTGAGCTGTTGGAACTGGGTCTTTTTTAGCCTCACCAAAGAGTTCTGCTTCCATGTTTTCAGGAGATAAAAGACTCTGATGATACTCTGCAAAGATTTTATCGATGTTATCAAATGCAGCGTTTACACCTTCGGTAATCTCCTGCATCATTAAATCAGTATAAATAGAATGCCCAAATGCGTTTCCAACTGATATTGTATACATTAGGCGATTCCTCCTTTCTTTTCGGTCATTCCGGTTTAACTATTTGTTTTAAGGCGCAAAAATACAGGGCCGGGAGATCCCAAACCCTGTATTTTCGAGAATTATTTCTTAGGACGTTCACCTGTTTTACCAACTGGATGAAGAGAACTCTTCACCTGGTCAGCAGCAGCACCAGCAAAAGTATTGCCATACAGACCACGGGCTTCCATTGTCTTCGGACGAATGACTTTGTGACCAAGATATTTGATTTTATCTTTGGCACCACCAACAGCTCCATGCCAACCAATTTTTGCACCCATTTTACCAGCAGTTTTGATGGTCTTTCCGGTTGATTTGTTTTTCAGTAACAGATTGGCAATCTGAACTTCACCACCATTCTGGCGTGGATCGTTAACCTTACCATGTAGGAGATTCTTGCCAATGTTCTTAAGGTCAAAGATTGGTGCTAAGATGCCAGACGTTACATCCTTGTATAAGTTGTTAGTCATAGACATGATCTTACGTTTGATGGAGAATCTATGACTCAGGGAACGGATTCCACGATCCATTTTCTTAAACTCTTTTTTACCCATCGCGTCCTGCATCCCTTTTAAGATACGCTCATCGCTGTGCATGGTAGCACGGATGTATTTTGCAAACTGTCGATCGACAGAAGATACGTTAATTGCTGCTGATGCGGCTAAAGAAACAGCAACACCTTTCGCGTTGTCTTTTACGAAGCTGTCAATCTTCTTAAAAATAGATTCAGTTGGATGGTCTGCATCTTTGGCACAAGCTTCCATCTCTTTTTCACATTCCGCCATCAGCTTCTTATATTCATCAAATGTTTTTCTGAAATCACGGACCGTAATCTTTTTGTTTGCTAAAGACGGATCCTGTTTGCAAGCGGCTTTAAACGCTTCATATGCTTCTTTTTCTTCCTTATCCAGAGTATGCTCCTGAAAGAAATTATCAATGGCCTCAATGATCTTACGACACATTGCAAGAACTGCATCAATGGCTTTTTTCAGGCCACTGGTACCTTTTTCGGTTGCTTTTGCATTTGCTTCTTCTTTGGCTTTGATTTCAGCTGCACGTTTTGCGTCTTCTTCTTTTTTCTTTTTACCACCGAACGCTTCGGTAAAGCATTCTTCGAACATCGTGATTGGAGTATACTCTGCAAGGGCTTCTTCTACCATATGCAGACCTTCAATTGCTGCACGATTTTCTAAGCTTAAATCACATTCGTAAACTGTCATAATGTCACTTCTTTCTGATTTAATCTAAAATAAGATATGGGTGGGTGATAACCGCCCACCCATATCATCTATATGTTATTCGTTACCTTCTGGTGTTTCTTCGGATTCGTCTGCTTCTGCAGATTCTTCAACAGTTACACCATATTTTTCACATAATGCATCTACTTCATCTGCATCTGGTTCAATCCCAGCATTTAAAGCAGCTTCTGTAAGAAGTGCATCAATATCAAAAGTATCCGCAACAGATTCCTGTGTCGGTTCTTCTGGTGTTTCTTCTTCTGGTTCAATACCAGATTCTAAAGCTGCCTGATCAAGCATTACTTCTGGATCCAGATTGTCATCCTCAGCAGATTCTTCGACTGGAGTTTCTTCTGGTTCTTCAGCTACTGGTTCCTCTTCGGATTCCTGTACAGGTTCCTCAGTTGGTTCTTCATCTTCCACAGATTCTTTGACGGTTTCATCATCGTCATCATCGTCAGAAGATTCTTCTTTGGCTTCTCCACTTGTCGGACCATCGGTATCACCAGGATCAGAATGTGCAAGTGCAGCGGCTTCCATAGCAGCATCTTCTAAGATCTTGTCAGCATCATCTTCTGGTGTTTCTTCTTTACCAGATTCAAATCCCAGAATCTCTGTCTCTAACTGAGTCATGTATGCCATATGATTTTCAATGGAAGTTTCTAAATCTTCCACAGATTCCGTTACTTCTTCTGCTTCTGGTTCTGGAGTTGGTTCTGTATGCAGTTCTTCGAATACAGATTCGAGAAGTGCTGCAGCATCCAGATCAGATACCAGATCTTCTGTAGATTCATAGATATCATCTACAAATTCTTCTACAGATTCTTTTGTTTCTTTTGCAGCCTTTGCCTCTGCTTTTTCAAGAGACTTCTTCTGCTTGATGGCTTTCTTAATACCATTACGTAAAGAAAGCGCACCACGTGTATTTACAGCGACATTGGATTTTGCCAGCTGTTTCTGAGCACCAATGGCTTTTAACATAATACGAGAAGACTCTGGAGACATACTGTCTACCGGAGCATCTGTAGATTCGGATGCTTTCTCTGCAGTCTGGTTCTTAAGTGCAATTAAGAGTGCAGACAGTAAGGAGACACCCTCTGTTAAAGTTACGGTGTTGTCTTTTTTACCAGCAGCCTGACGTGCTTTGTTGACAGAGGTTAAAATCTCGTCAATCTTTGCAGAGTCAGCTTCTGTAAAGTTTTTACGTGCTTTGCCTTTGGAGATAACAGTCTGGAGCTGATCCATACCTTTTGCAATCGCCTTGGCTTCTTCTTCGTATGCGTGGTAAGTTACTTCAACTTTTCCAAGCTTTGGATATTCCTTACAAAGAGCACCTGCTTTATCGATGGTCTCCTGATAGGAAGGGTCGTTTGTGATCTTCTGTAAAGATGCGTTCATTTTTGAGAAGTAATCCTGAGAGTTTCTGTTAATGGAGTTCGCAGTTTTACGAAGTTTTCCATTGCATTTTTCAGTTACTTCATATAAAGATTCAGATACCTGGTCATCTGAAATTGTATCGTCTTTTTTCTGTTCCAGCTTCACAGATGCGACATCTACGTTGTAGTCTGAAACAACATATTCTGTTAAGACACGAATCTTATTCGCAGTCTCGTCGAATGTTTTTCCAAAAGAATCAATCTCCTGGAAGGTTTCTTCAAATACAGTCATGATGTCCTCCTTTTTTAGAGATTGTCAAAAATTGCTTCAAATGAGTTCAGTTCTTCCAGAGAAGGACTTTCCATCATTTCATTGTATTCATCGTGGATACCGAAAAGATCTGGAGATTCTGTTGTGTAATCACCAGTTGCAGTATCGTCATGAGCCGCTTCTGATCCATTGTCAGCATTTGCGTCTCCACCACCATTGCCACCGTTATCGGCAGTCTGTTGCTGATCATTTCCTTCATTGGACTGATTAGCATTATCATCTTTGCCGTTACCTCTTCCGTCCATAACACGCTGTTCAAGTTTGTTTGCACCAGCTTTGATCTTATCCCACTGGATGACTTTTGCAACGATATTTAACACGGATTTACCTGTAGCAGCAACTAATGCCAGCATAGTTTCCAGTGTTGCCTGAAGTGCTGTAATGGCTTTGTCATACCATGGAAGTTTAGAGAATTCACTTTCTGTATTAGCCTCTGTATTTCCATTATCAGCTGGAGCAGCTTGCTGCTGGTTTCCGCCATTATTTCCCTGGGCATTTGCATCGGTCTTCTGCTCTCCGGTTGAACCAGATGCTTGTGCCTGCTGATTCTGCTGGTTTCCAGTCTGAGCATTCGCAGTTCCTGTATTAGCCTGACCACCTGTAGAACCTGTTCCAGATGATTGCTGATTCTGCTGGTTTCCAGACTGTCCATTTGTGGCTCCTGCACCAGTGTTAGTATTATTATTTGTCTTCTGGTTACCCTGCTGGTTTTTATTATTTCGGTTCTTACGCTTTGACTCCATAAATAATTCATCGTAAGCACCTAAACCATATGCTTCTGTTGATTCCATCATGTTATCACCAGCAACATGATCAATTGGAGCACTGGCAGTTTCCGGCTGAGCCTGCTGGTCTCCACCACCGTTACCAGATGCCTGTGCGTCTTTTTCTGCACGTTTTGCATTCTTTTTTGTAGCGATGTCTTCCGCTTTTGCTTTCAGAGCTTTCATTGGAAGACCAAGTTTCTTTAACAGTGTATCGACTTCACCAGTCAACTCATTTGCAGTACCCTGCAGTTTCAGGAATCTGTTGAGCATATCCTGAGCAGTTTCTTTATTGACCTGTGTGATTGGTTCTTCTTTGGCTTCCTGTTCTTCTTTGGAACCCTTAACCAATACAGCAGCAACAGCTGCTACTGCAATAGATGCAACTGCAAATTCTTTGTTGCCCTGGATACAAGCATTGATACTTTTGATAATTTCTTTTAATTTATTGAATACCTTTGGAAGTCCAGTAAGACCTTCGTTAGCTGCTTTTAAGTCGTAGCCATCGACGTCTCCCTGGGCATTTGCTGGTAATCCATTTAATCGATCATTATTTGCGCCTAAGTTTCTCTGAATCCAGTTACCAATACTGGAGATTGCAGAGCCGATGCTGTTTAAGATGGTACGGATGATACCGACTTTCTTTTCACCCTGCTGAGCAGCGGCTTCCATCATAAGTCGATCAAGGTCATCATATGTACCACCAGTTTTTAACACAGTATACTCCGCAGCCATAATAGCGCGATCATACTGTGCGTTTGTAATATCCTGAATTGCCTCAATCTTGGAACTGGTCATTTCACATTCCATAAAGATCAGCTGTGCTTCCCGTTCCATTGGAGATAAAGAGGCTCCAAAAACTGTTGCCATGGTTAATCCTCCTATTATTTCTTGTGCTTATTGTAAGCGTCTTTTGCAGCCTGTTTTCCTGCATGTACCGCATCAGATGCTTTCTTCTTCGCTTCTGAAGCTGCTTTACTACAGAACTGGTTGATCTCGCCAGCAACTTTTGCTTTTGCGTTACCAGCTTTATTCATCATACCACCTAAAGCGTTCATAACAGAATTCATCTGTTTCTGACGCTTCGCTGCTTTCGCTTCGTTTTTCGCACGTTTCCGTTCCATCTGCTCTTCTTCTACTTGTGCACGTGTCATCTTCATGGTTTCATCCAGAGTCTTTACGTGACGAAAATCGGAAATTTTCTGGTCTACGCCACTGAAGATCTTATGACCAATCTTAGAACGTAAGACACCGATTCCAACTGCAGATACGACAAATGCGCCGTGGTCTTTTACGACATTGGCACATCCATCACAAAACTTTGCAACTGTCTCGTCACTGACACCAGTCTTAGAAGAAATCGCCTGGATGATCTTTCGACCTTCCAGAACCTTTTTGTTGACTTCTTTGTCGATGGCTTCCATGTCATAGGAAAGCTGCACCTGACCAGTCTGAGACTGTAAGAAACTATCCAGATCCACGTGTTCCTGCTTGCTGAAGAGATTTGCAACGGATTCGTTAATCTTTCGAATAAAGGAGACAATCGCGTCAATCATACGGGTGAAAAATCCCGGTTGTCCATCTGCGGCTTCTGTCATACAGTATTCGCAAACGGACTCAGTAGCGACTGCCATACCAAGTCCATATTTATAGTCTCGGTTGATCCGAGCCATTTCTAAATCAAGGGTGCCTTCGATGATCTCAATTTCATTTTCAAATGTAGTCATCAGACAACGTAACCCCCTTTCTGCGTAGTTTTCAGTTTTAAGTATTTGTTTTGGCCCCAGAAAGGGGAGATGAGAGATGACAGACCGTAAAGTCCATCATCTCTCAACTTTTGTAATCTCGTGAATCCCCGTTTCATAATACATGATGGGATTCGTATAATTTACCAATAATATCATATAATTGTATACGCGAACCAGTTCACTCCTAAACTGGATCCGCTAACATATTGTCTGTCTGGAATTAGTTTTTCACATCACGTAGCATCGTATCCAAAACTGCTAACGTACAAAGTAAGTCAATCATTTTCTTCCAAATCACGTTTGAATCAAATCCATCGTTACACATCTCAGTTTTGATATAAAGTTTCCAGTGATCGAACTCATCTTTTAACCGGGTACCACTTGGGTATCCACTTCTTGTGCAGTATAGTTGCGGATGTAAGTTTCGTTTCCATTCGGAGGTTTCCATTCGAAAACGAAGGTACACGTCCGTAAACGTCATATCTTTTTTCGAACAGATTTCCGGAATATCACAAAATAGATACAACCGGTATTTACCTAGAGAGTTCATATATTTATAAAACGCATGCATCAATTTCGTATACCGTGAATGTATGTGTACATCACTTGCAATCAGTCGATCCACACGCCCGTCATATTCATGATTTAAAAACGATACTACGGAATCTTTTAGTAATTTCTCGGCATCGTCCTGCATATTGGCAACCGCAAATAACTGATAATCCAATTCTTTGTCTAAAAGGTCTTGGCCCATCGGTTGTGCTGCCGTTCCTGCATAAAGCCGATAAAGGTCATCTAATGATGATAACCACTCTCGAATTTTCAATTAAAATACCGTCCTTCTTGGTTTACTAGGAGTTGATCGTTTGTTACCAGCTTCTAAGACACTGTGGATGGTATTATAAGAATCAAACACGGTATTCACGGTACTATAGACGTAGTTATTGATAGATTCGGTCATCATACGTGCGGTCTCCATTAAGAGATCAGACGGATGATCTGCAGTTGCTTCTTGAATCTTTTTGAGCATCTCGTTACACTGAATGGATTCCTGTTTGATGGTTTCCATAAAATCGATGAGATACTCGATATTTCCTACAGACTCCAGTACGGTACCTGTTTGTTTTTTATTGTTACATCCCCCAAATATGGATTCAATGAATTCTCCGTCGTGTTGCTTTGCAGTATTCATCTTGTATTCACAAACTGCAGATTCGGTTGCATATCGTTCTGCATCGATGAAGGTATCACAGGCTTCTTCGATGAACTGACACATCCCAGATAAATAGTCCGCATAGGCAGTTCCTGCGATGTTTAAATCGATACAGCTCACCTGAGATTCTGTAACGACTGGGGAATATACTTTCTCACGTAATTGATGGTACATGTCCTTGATTTTTCGACCTTCCCCCTCACTGGTGGTGAAAAAAGATGGAATCAGCTTATGAGAATAAAAATCCATAGATTCTTTAAAAATACTTGCTAAGTCTTCCACTGACTTGGCATCTTTCATACTCTGAGTTGTTGACTCAAATGTTTCTTGTAACAGCTTCACGTAGTCCATAATTGAAGTTCTCCTCTCCGTTGCTTAGAATAACTGAATTGGAGAGTCTTCGATTTCTTCCCGTGTTTTGTCTACGGCCATTTTCTTGTTGTCACCCTCCAAGTCCTTTTTCGTTTTCTTTGTAGCAGTGACAGCCTCTACTCGTAAAGTAGAAGATAAGCGCCGTAATTTCGCCGCAAGTTTCTGTTGTTTGTCGATGATCTTCTTACGCTCATCAACCGTAAATGCGGAATTATTTTGAACTGCCAGTTTGTTCATCTCGAGAAACATAGCTTGTGTATCGAGAGTCTTTGACAGATTTTTTCGAACGTTGTAATACAGATAAACCAGCTCTCTGGTGACTGGTACAATTGCCAGTGCGGCTAAAGAGATTGCTCCATAGCCAATGGCTGCGTCAAGTCCAATAAAGTTGTTTTTTCCTTTGTTCATCGTGGCTTCCAACATCTTACGGTAGTCCATACCCATGTTTTCCTGGACATGATTGAATTTGCGAAGCTGTTCGAAAATAAACAGATTTGCACGTGAAGTTGTATTTTTCAGCGCGATGCTCATCACCGCTTTATCAGGTCGTTTGATATAATCTGCAAATTCATAAATGAGTGCAGAGGTTGCTTCTACACACGCATAGGTGTATAAGTTATATTCCAGCATCACATAGTTGGAACGTTCCTGGAAACCACGTTTGAATGTGCTTGATAATCCTCTGATATTAGAGACTGCGGTGCGAACTACACCAGTTAAGTCTTTTACCGTAGAGGCACGTTGCTCATCTGCTAATGCATCCATCGCATCCAGAACTTCCATCATCTTTCCATATCCAGAGTAATTCATAATCTCACCCTGGGATTGCTCAATGCCGCCGAAATCTACATGACCTTTGTCGATGATCGCCTGAAATAGTTTTTCCTGATGTTTTCTCGTAACTGGTGAAGACGCATCCTCAAGCATACAACGGAGATTTTTCATCTCCGCTGTACGTGTACGAGGATCCATTCCAGTAGCAAGAAGACACGCGGATTCATATGTTGGATCAAATTGTCCGACCATGTGTTCTCCTCCTACTAGATAGCGTTATTCAGCAGTATACATAGTTACTGCGTGCAGTGTGAAACGAACTTTTCCTTTTCCTGGGATGATGATAGACATTGTATCATGTTTTTCGTTTCCTGCTTCATTTGCATCAACCTTACGGTTTGCATATTTGTACATGTATCTTACATATGTGCAAGCTTTTCCACCCCATGATTCTGGAGGTGTGATTGCTACAGAATGACTAGCTTCGTTGTATACGAAGAGTGTAGTAGCAGTATCTGTAAGGGCTTCGTCACCAGCAGATACAACAACACCAATTGCCTGATCGAAACGATCTAATACTGCACTTGCAGACTCTGCATCGAAGGATACAGTGGAATTACTTCCAGCAATTGGATTGATAACAGCATCTGTAATCTTTAATACTTTTGCATCTTCGATCGGATCCATAGCCGGTACGCTGTATGTGATACCACCAGCGGATACGTCAACTCTACCAGTTTTTTCATCAGCGAGTGCCATTAAGAAGCAAGTCGCAACCATAAGTTTGTTGTCTTCACCGATTTTCCACATTGGAGCTACGATAAAGCCATTGTTACCAACAGATACTTTTACGGTATCAGTAGCTGTTTTCTTGAATTCTCCAATCTGTACATAAGAGATCTCAGCTGGGAATCCTTTTGCAACTGCAGTATAGAAAGAAGCATCCTCAAGAATCTGATCTTCTGGTGTATCTTTCGGTGCTACAGATTTTTCGTAAACAGTTTTGTTTGCGAAGTTGTTGTAGTATTTAGTAGACATAGCTTCTCCAGCCTGTTTTACAGTCTCTGCAGTTACGTCTTCTTTGGAAAGGTTTGCTACAATTGCAGCTGCTGTATAAGCTGCATCTTCTGCATTTCTTTTGTAGTCAAGATTCTGCTGTCCTGCTACGTTGATTCTTACATTTACTAAACTAGATGGTTTAAGCATAGTAATAAAATCTCCTTTCAAGTTTGAATTATTATAGAATTAGTGGGCGATCATTCGTCCAATCTCTCTACCAAGTTTATTGGAGTTCATAGATACTTCACGTTCGATGGATTCCAAAGCATAGGTCTGGAATGTCGCATCGCCATCGTATAAGATATCTACGGTTCCGGCACCATCATCACAAATGATGAAGGTCATTAAGTCGAGTCCTTCCATCAGCTTCTTAGCGACGGATTCCTCTCTCATATCAATTCCATATGTGTTTTTCATATGGTCTACTTCGTATGAAGTTACAAGCAGTGTGGCATTTGGAATCAATCCATGTGGCATAGCGAATCCACTCATTCCAACGCCACGGCGTTTCATACGTTTTAAGTTTCCAAATAATGGACTCTTTCCAGCGTTCTGATTTGCTGCATCAAAACGAAGATCATCCATATTAAGAAGTAAGTCTTTGACAAGACTAATCTCTCCAGTAGTCCAGCGTAAAAATCTGAATAATCCACTACGGTTATGAAGAGCTTTTTCCAAATTGGAAATCATGTCATCAGTATCTACCAGATGAAGGACGGTCTTGATACCAACGACGATATCCATATACTGCACGAACTCATCTGCGCTATTGACAACAGAGAGTCTAATCTGTACGGCATACGGAGTCATATCATTCATACGTTTGATATCACCGTCTGTTAACTGTGGTCCACGCAATGCAGCCGCGTTATTCTTAGCAATATCTGCTAACGCACGACGGTCAGCAAGTTGCTGCTGTTTTAACTTACCGTCTAAGAGTGCTTGTGTTAAGTCTTCTGCATTGGTTTCATCAGACTCCGCTTCGGTGTACTCCTCTTCGTATCCAGACTCAAAAATATCACGCATCTGTTTGGACATATTAATCTCAGACAGATACGGTTTTAATCCTTCACGATTTGATTCTAACATCATTCCAAGCTTCTTATCTGCGGCATTAAATAACATAAAGAACTTTCGATCCGGATCAGCAAACACACGGTATTCTCCGTTGTATGCCTTTTCCATATACGCCTCTCGTTCGTCTTCCGGTACAGCAAGATCTGCAATTGCCTGTTCGAACTTGATGTTCTGATGGAATCGCTTTAAGAACTGAGTCGGTGAGGAATCTAATGCCATATTCATAGTGGAATTGTTGCCAAGTGCTATCTGTGTATATCCAGCGTAAACACGATCCATCATACGTGTACACGCGGTTGCCATATCAATTGGGCATGATTTTGGAATAATCATCGGAAACTGGAAGGTAGCATCTTTCGCACGACGGATCATGGATTTCCCACGGATGTTACTCTGGGAGATATTGTTGATCACTCTGGGGGCGTTTTTGATTTCTTTCAAAATATCGCCTAAACTTCCCATAGATGTCGTCACTCCTTTCTAACTAATGTCTTTATCGAACTGTTTTTAAGCAGTATTTTACAGTAAAAGAACATTTTATTGCTTACAATAAGTTGATACTAAATTGGGTAAAGATACTAGATTAGCTGTTTGAAAATGAAATAAGAGTAGAGACAAAATCTGTCTCTACTCTTATTTTTATCGACGTCCCATCGCGTACTCATTTGCGAGGCGTCTTACTTCGTCTAAGTTACGACCTCTCTTATTTAAGAGAGTCTCTTCAAAGATTAACCAAGTCATCTCTTCAACAGACTCTACGAACGCTGCATACATTGCATCGTTATTTTCAGAAACCAGACCATAATCATCTAATGCATGATAGGTATAGTTTTCCTGCATCAGAGATTCCGCACGATCCACGTTACCGATCATGATGCCCTGCATCAGATTTGGCTGGAAGATTCTTCTCTTATTATAACCACGACGTTCCAGTTCTGCATTAATAGCAGATTCAGAAGTCATGGACATGTTTGAAGAAAGTTCGTGTTCCAGGGCTTTGTCCTGGCGTCTCTCTTCTTTGGCACGGTTGATCTCAGATTCAGCGGTAGACTTTACGGTATTCTTAATCAGACCGGAAATATCGTCAAGTTCCATATCCTGAGAAACGACGTCCATACGTTTCTGCATTTCGGGATCCATCTTAAATACAAGCTCTTCTGGTTTGTAGTTCTTTGGATCCATTTTTGGATCTGCATATTTTTGTTCCATTTCCTTGCATACGGCTTCAAAAACCTTTTTGCAACGATCTCCGCAAGTACCTTTCTTGATACCCTCTTTGAAGTACATAACAAGATCCTCTGGAAGATGTCCACAACATTTTTTGTTGAGTTCATCAGAGCAAGCGTTTTTGTATTCATCAGAGAGCGGAACGGCATTTTTATAGCAGTTACCAAGTACATATTTTAAGCACTCGTTTTTGCCTTTTTCGCATTCGTTGTTTGCAAGGTTTCGTTTATATGCATCAGAGTTGTAAAACGCAGCCATCTGGTCGTCTTTTTGTTTTTCTTTATCGACGGAGTTGATAAAGTCTACAACTCGGTCGTTTCCTGTGATTTCCACTGGTTTTGTAAACATACGTTTCACCCTTTCTTTTCCAGGTTTAGCATTACTGGATTGTTTTTAGTAGCTTTCTACTTCGTATTCGTTGATGATGATGTTTTCCAGATCAATGGTAAGCATTTCCGGGACATACATCATACGTTCTCGTTTTTCCAAATCGTTGATATCTTCTACCAAGACTTTGACAGACTGATACTCAGTTGGATAGTTATTAATCGATATGAAACGGATATGATCGACTGCCGCAAAGTTCGTCTCAATCTGACGCATCAAGTTAGAGACATGCACGTAATTCGATCCAGTTTCATTGAGTCGCTCAATGGCAAGCTTAATAAAGTCTTTGATCTTCGGTATCAGGCCAACACGGTCTGCTCCAGGTACAAACCACATATCAAAGGCAATCTTAAGATTGACGGTATTAAGAATTTCATCTTTATCACCAATGGCGTAGTTCTTAGAACGTCCATAGGTGTTGTACCATTTGACATCTACGGCAGTTACATTACGCAAGTTGTTATTGATGATATTGACGATCCATTGATAATGGTATGTGAAGTTATTTAAGAATACCTTGAATTGATCACTGTCAAGCGGAAGATCCCATTTTACAAGTGGAATGCTTCTCACATAGGTATCCATGATGTCATAGATGAAATTACCATCTTTGTCTTTGGCAGTGTAATCCATAAACTGTAGATCAGAACGCACATAGTCTAATGGGATCATAAAGGTTGCCTGCACATCCGTGGTTTTGTACTCATTTGTCCAGATATAGCCAGTATATCGCTTGTCGTAGGAGACAAAGGTGTTATTGGTTTGCTCTTCGGTTGCTTCGACGAGTCCACCTTCTACTTCGTTGTAGACACGACGATATAAGGTTACGAATCTTATATTACATCCATCGACTGGAACCAAGATATCATCGTTACCAGTCATATTCCAAAGAGTCTTCCATTTCACAAGCGTTTTGTTTGCAATTAACGGAGAGACATCATCGACTGGCACATTGTCATCCACAAGGTTATTATCCTTATCGTACTTATGATAGATGGTATGATCGTTGGTTTCCATATAGTATTCACCGGTGGTATCGTTTCTCCACTTGACTTCGTCTAAGAGACGTAAACGACCATCCGATGTGATGTGATCGTCTGTATGGATGTAGGAGATAAATTCAAACATACCAGATCCAGTTTCGGTATCATAACGATGTGGGATCATCTCAGTGTAACAAATATCACGAAGATCATCACTAATGACCATAAGGATACGAAGGTCATTATGGATTACATCAAACGGATCATCGAAGATATACTTAATAACTCCATAATCAGGATCTCCATGATCCTCACTAATTGGTAAGTGATTAACAAGTGGGTGATCCTTTGCAATACCAATACTTGGAGATATCTGCGTAGTCACGGTATATTTTTTATCTGCTTCAAAGTCACGGCTCATTTCAAACCAGTTTGTGACAAACTGGACGTAAGAGTCTTCGTTCAATCCAGTGAAGTCCAAACCAATACGAGTGTCGATAAATGGCAGATACATATTGATGATGTTTGGATTCTTCGTAAACCGAATTAAGAACGGATTGGTATATAAGAACTTTCGCTCGATGGCATCGTCAAACTGCTGTAATACTTTTCGATCTGTATTAAAGATCGTCAGCTTGTCATCGATTCCTTTTCGTTTCTTAAACTCTGCAAACGATGCAGGGCGGTTTAAGTAATCAGGAAGTTCTTTATGATCTTTATTAAGTGGTATAAACGGAATTTTTCCGTCTTTGATTGCCTGTTGGTATTCATCCCAGAGTGCTTTGTTTGCTTTTTCGTCACGTAAGAAGTCTGCATCGAAGAGCTTTCCATCTTCATTGGAGGCTTCAGAATAACAGAAAAGCTGCCCTGGATCCAACGTATAGACATTGGTTTCTGGATTATTCATCTCAGAAAGATTCATAGAAAGATTCAGGCAATTGGTTTTAAATGCCACGAAGTTGGAATAGATGATCATAAACGCTGAATATACACGTTCACGAATATCGTCTCTTAACTTCGTAAATAAAATATCGGATCTACCATAGCGGTATTTCCAGTTGTTAAAGAAGTTTTGTAAGTCAGCTTCGGTTGTAAGTGCTTTGGCAGTACGGTAGTTCTCTACCGTCAATGCTTGTAAAGACTCTAAGGACATACGATCCAGACCACCTTCAGAAGCAGTCAATGGATAGGCTGACATCGCAAACTTCTCTACGTAATCGTAACGATCAGATTCGGTTAATACCTCAATATTCGATCCACGATATACTTCAAAATTTCCAGATTCTCCATTTGTCGTATACATGGTAACTTCAATTTCAGAATTAAAGTCTGGCATGAAGTAACCATCTTTGCTATTAAAGCTTAAACGAAGTGTGGATGAATCATGAAGCTGGTAATAGCAGAAGGATCGTTGTTCTTCTGGCTGTGAATACACTGGAAGAGTATCCAACTGGGTGTAAAATCCTTCATCAGTAGCTCCTCGATACATAACGTCAAATCCACAAAGATCTCCTTCAAATGGAATGTCAATGATCGGATAATTGACCTTGCTGTTGTTAATGATGTTTTCATCAACGACGCTACGTATACATTGGTGCATCAGTACTTCCAGAGAGATGTAACCATTTCCATCTCGACGAATCTTGATGTATGGGTTGTTTAATCCAGAAATACTATTATTAAAATTGGTGAATACGTAGTATGCACTATAAATATAGTCTTCTTTTGTGTCAGAACGTTTTCTGGCAATTTTAAGTTCAATGTCATAATCTAAGACAAATGGGATTCCTTCTACTAATACCTGCGTATCACGATCTATATAAAAATAGAAAAAACCGCTGTCTTTGTCATAACTCATGTTGTTTTTAACAGCAGACTCCTCCAAAACCAACAGAAATGTACAGCTAGCCGCTGTTGAAAACATGTCGTTTAACTGGAAAATCGCTGCATGTGAATAGATGCTCTCCGTGATCTCTGCACGGTTTGGAAACATCTCTCGAAAAAGTACAGAACCCGTATTAAATACGTCTTCTGTGATGTTGGAGATTTGTTCTTCTACGAAGCCCACCATACCAATGGTTCGCTTATTGATATCAACGTCTGGATAGTAGACATCAAGAAGGGTATCCCCAAAGTCTTTGACTGCGAAGTTGTCGATGTAACTTCTATCTACATAGGTACCATCCATAGCAGTCGCCATAGTATAACACCTCCTTATTCAGATCGGAAACGTAATTTAAATAACATATTTCCGTTTCCGTAATTTCCGGCTTCTCCACCGTTTTCATAAACCGTTTCAATAAACGGCGCTCCTACCCAGGTTCTACCTGCGGTACCAAGGTTCTTATTATAGGTTGGAACCATTGCAACACTATTTCCTCCATCACTGGATTGAATTGCATCTTCCAATCTGGAGTTGTAGTTAAACTCTGCAATGGCTGCAAGATTATAGTCTTCTTTCCACGAATAATTAAATTTGACATCCAACGTAATATGGGAAAGAAGGGTTCCAGCAGACCAGGAATACTGATTTGATGGAATCGTGGACGGATAAACTCCATAGTACTTAGACCAAAACAGGATCGTTTCTCCATCTTCCGCAGTCAAGATATAATAGACTGCGCCAGTATAATCCAAGATGTGATTTAAGATTGTATCTGCTTTTGGATGATACGTTCCAGTATAACAACCGTCGATGTAGTCACACCAAAGTTTAATCATATGGTAGACATCCATATTACGATCATCCTGGAAGCTGACAGTAAACTCACCAGCGGTTCTACTTTCCACACCGTGTTTACCATAAGAAACTTTATATCCCGTATATCCAGTACCATACGTATCCGTATTGATATACTCATCGTTTAATGAAAATGAGATTGCTGCATTTGATAAAATGAATGAGAAGTCGGATGACTGATTCATACAATCGTAACTTAATTCATGTACGATTTGTGGTGCATTGGATGCGGCATACATATAATTCGGATTAGATGCAAACGAGGAGTTGTCATGAGATGCTTCATCCATCTTATTTTGGCTAGCACTCATTTTAACGTTGCATTGTGGACGCACAAAAAAGACGTGTGCAAAACTCTTTTGAAGTACAGAATCTGGTGTTGGTAACTTAAATCGATTATAGCGTGTCGCTGATAATCTTAAGTACGTAAGAGGAGATCCCTCCCAGATACCAAGAGAATGCATCAACGATTCACGAGTTTTTCCCGCACCACTTTCATAGAGTGATCCGATATCTCCACGAGCTTCATACCACGGTGTATCTGGTTTGTCGATGCTTTTACCATTAAATGGAAGTGGATCTGATCGAAGCAATCGTCTGGAAATAGAACCTTTTGGATGCTTTGTGCCTGTATTTACTGGTTTCCCAGCATAGGTTGCTGCTCCCATATTCGCTGGAGAGATATTTAGCGTACCATCTGAAGAATAGGTTGCAATAGAAGAAGCAGCATCGGTTCCAGATGTTGGATTATCTGTGGTCGGTACATCCTCTGCAGATGCTGAGTTCGTTGTCTTATCATCTTTTTCTTTCCAGATACCAAAACTTTCATCCTTATCGATAGATGTACGAAGTGGGTTCCACTTAGTTGGTCCGAGTACCTGTGAAAGTTCTGTAGTTGCATTGACTCTATCACCTGTAATAGCGGCATTTCGTTCTAATTGAGATGCTAAATCATCAGTTAACTTCTGTAACGCCGCATTGTATTTCGTATCAGTGTATGTCTTGTCTGCAGCTTTCATCATTCGGGTAATCTGTTTTGCGGTGAAACCTTTTGTGTATAAGTCGCGTAAATCACCAACACCATAGATACTACCAACTTTACTAACGTCACACTTGAATTTAATGGTATATTTCTTTCCAGATGCATCAGTTGCAACGACAGTCTTTCCATCATCTTTGATCGATAACGTTGGCTTGATATCACCTTTAAGCAATCCAACAAGCTGTTTATTGGTAAGCTTATCGAGATTCATATTGGTATTAATATTTGATTTGATTTCAGTATCCTTAAGTATGATATTCTTAACTTTTCCAGTTGTTTTATCCGCTGCTGCGTTAATATCTTTAACTGAATACTCTGAATGTGAGTCTAAGACATACAGTGTACGGTTACCAATTTGAACGCCAATTACGTTCGTATTTCCAAGTTTCGTAACTTTTCCTGTCAGCTTTTTATTGGTTGGCTTAACACCAGTCGGATTATATGTCTTATCATATGTACCAAATATTTTGGTCATAGCTTCTTGTGCTTCTGCGTTTTTTACAAACGATGGATTTACACCGCTGCTATTATCAAACTGCCAACGTGTTAATTTTGTTTTCTTTTCGTTGCTTTCTTTAATCCAGACATATCCGTTTTCGTAATATATGTTATCCGGGAGATTTTTTTTATCTTTATCGGAAAGGGTACCTTTATATGGTATGATATGGCCATCTTTATCAAAGTAATACTTAGTATTATGAAGAGTGTCACCAGTGGTAGTTGTCTCTTTCTTATCTTTATCCGATGTTTTCTTTTTATCGGTCCTAGCACCTACAATTTTTGAAGTTTCTTTAAGCATATCATTGACATTATAGACATGCTTCGAAGCTTCCGCAGAGCCTACAGGAATAATATGTCCATCCTTATCTATAGTAAAGTATGGAAATTCTCTTCCTGACTTATCTGAAGTTGATTTCGCCATAGTTTTCACCTCACTTTTCAAGGCTTTATCGCGTTAACCGAATGTTTTCAGGTGGAAAACGTGGCGGAAAAGAACCATATACCCCGAAGAGTATATGGTTCAATATCCAGTTGTTTCGAAAGTTATTCCATTGACTGAGCTTTCGAATTGAGACTCCATCTGAGTCTCGGAGTTACAAAGCTGTATATGCTATAATGCAACAATTAGTGCGTAGTGGGGTTATTCCCACTAACATATAGTTTGTGGATGAATGATATATTATTTCATTGACTCAGTAGATAAAGGAGGTTATAATATGGGAAAATCTGAGATCATTGTCGATGCATTATTCAACGTTGCAGAACGAGCAGTTAGTGGAAAGGTCGGCAAATTTATATGTGGTGAGTACTTAGATGGATCTACAAGATCCATTCCAGATGCATTAGCTGGAGAACTCAAATCACCAAAGCAGAAACGAAAAGAAGAAAAACAAAAGAAAGAACAACGGCAATATGAAGCAATGTATGCAAAGCCAAAGAAGAAACATAAGAAGTCCAAGAAGAAAAAACACAAAAAAGCAAAAGCGGTATTGAAATTATAACGGATTTAAAACAATAAAATACCAGGGGATTTTGGTTGTAAATGAACTGCTTCATCTTTGGCCCCTGGTATTCAGATAATTTCCTTGCTGGCTTTTTTCAAAGCTTGCTGGTAATTTCATAGGGCGTACCTCGTTCAGATGGAACGAGAAAGAAGAGCATACCTTTCGTGACCGGTATGCTCTTCTTTTTTTATCCGAGTGCTGCTCGGAATTTATTTCTTTCTTGGTTATACGCAATTTGACATATCTCAACATCCGTGATATTATTAAGATCTTCTGGTATGGATGCAATTAGATGACGATCCATACGAATCTTTAAAGATGCATTGACAGTTTTCTTACCAACAAACTTTGATGCATAACGATCTGCTTCTGATTCCACCATAATATAGATGAGTTCATCGTCATCCATATCTTCTTTGAACACCGAATGTGCGACCATTCGTTTGTATTTCTTAACTTGATGTGCCAATCGTCTCGCGTCAACCGTATCATTCTTTGTATCCAACGTTCCAAAATGTCCATTTGCTAGATGCCCGATCTCATGATAAATGATTGCTTTCTGGACCGCACGGGGATATTCTTTGAATTGCTGATCCACAAATACATCGGTACCATCTCGGTTATAAGCAGTTGCAGATAGAACCGGTAATTCATGAACCTTTATTTCCAAATCTCCAAAGTTATAAGTTGCAACAACTGGAGATTTCTTTTCCAAGTTCATTTGCTTACGAGCAGTTAGTTTCTCATAATTTCGAATAGATTCCCGTTCCTTATCAGAGATTGCTTGTGTAAACATTTTGCAGGTATACAGTCGAAAGACTCCTAAGTTGTACATCGTGGACAATGCAATTTCTTTGCATGCCGCCTTTGCCATTCGAAATAATTTTGCAACGGTTGTCTGATGTAAGGTTTTTCCATTGGTTTCTTTCCATGCAAGAGAAAAATTACGCATTCGTTTTCTGATATCTTGAATACGATCTTCAGATGTCTTTAGCCAGTTATTAACTGATTGGCAAAGATCATCATAGGTAACCATTAGAATATCCGTATCTTTGGTTCCACGGACAATATCTTCCATATATCCTTTGACATACTTATCCATATCAATATAATCTGCTTCCGTGTACATCAAGCGACTCATACTTAATAATATCTCAGATAAGTAGTTCGGATCTTTCGTTTCCATATGTGGACAATATTTATGCCAGATCGGATTCTTATTAAAGTATTCCCTATATGATCGTAACGCATGTACGTAACGTAAAATCTCTTTTTGACGTGCTTTTTCATGCAAAATATCTATGATCCCGTTGACATAGTCATCCAGTAATAGAATACATCGCTTAAAGAAATTTCCAACTGCAACCGGTGCATCTAACACGCTTTCATTAGTTACATAGAACTTCATATCGTAACGATCCATAACTTGATCGAATCGTTTATCTAATACTTCAATTGTAGGCAATGAATTCACCTCCTTGGTTAGTAAACTGTAAAATCACATAAGAGAACCTGTTACTCCCCAGTTTCAGATCCTCTTATGTGAGATTTAAGACCTAATTGTAACGTAATCTGATATAGGTCTTCTTTTTTTGTTCCTTCATATAAATCAAAAAGTCAAATAACTCCGTACATAATCCCTTCTTCTTGAGTATGGACTTTACGTCCTTCTGTTTTGCATCGACTACTATCTCGGTTTGTTTGCTGTTTACACGTGGATCCATACCCGCATCACTCAAGCTATCAGCGATGTCCCCCATAATAGTCTCTTGATGTTTGCAACGTTCGTATGAATCGGTCAGTGTACCTTCTGTCATTGTCGATTTCCCCTTTCTTAATTAATTATACGGCGTTATTTCTAACTTATCAGTTGGTTTTACGTAGAATAGAAAATCAAAGAGACGATACCCCGTAAGGATCGTCTCTTTGTATACTATTCGAGATACTGAATCCAGAATCCTCCATCGATCAAATCTTCCGGAGGATTATCACCTTCGCTACCTAAGATGTTTTTATACATATCAGCACGAATGTCGATTTCTAACTGTTTGATTCGTTCTTCGAAGTTTTCTTTGGAGACTAAGTCCCCATTTGTGATCATGTCGGATACATCCTGTTTGATGTTATTGATCTGAGTCATGATCTGTTTTTTGTCACCTTCATAGACAGAAGTATCAATCTTGTTTCTCAAGATCTTATTCGCTTCTTCAATCTTATTATTTGCAGATTGGATGTAATTGTGTACATCACGAAGAGTCTGGAGTTCTTCAGGTTGATCTGCAAAGAAAGTATTTAAGTGCTGTTGTACTTCAGCATACTCTTCTTTGGTTACGCGAGCGTCAATGGATTTTGATACATCTTTCAAGATCTCTGTTAAAGAGTAATTATCCTGAAAGACCTGGTCTGTACTAGAACGTACGATCAGATTGTAGATTACTCCATCAACCTTCTTAGAAAGTACAACAGGAATATCAATCATGTTATCTTGTGGCGTTTTCGGCATAATGTGTTCACCCCTTACAGTTTTGTGGTATCAAATCCTGTTACATAACGCACATAATCTCCTGTCGAAATATCCGGAATGTCTAATACAACTTTACTATGACGAATCATAGTATTTTTATCATACTTATTATCTGGGATGGCATCTTCTACTACCAATAACGCACCTGGGTTTGTCTCTAAGCAGCGTTCATAATAGTAATAGAATCCATTGTTATCCGCATCGTATTTTCCATCTGCATCTGGTGTTTCATCTGGAGTTGGAACTACTGGATCATCGTCATCCCCACCCGGTGACGGATTTGGATTTGGGTCCGGATCTTTATCATCGTATTTTCCGTTGATGTTTTCCAGTAAGATATCTTTGATGTTTTGCTCATCATATGCAACGATAATATTGCCAAGAATCAGATGAAGATCCAATGTGATCTTTCTAGGATAGAAAGATACCTGAAATTCTCCAAAATCCAATTTAGCGGCAGCTGTGGAATATACTGGGATGTTGTACTGCATCATACACTGAATGGTATGAGAATCATATGCATAGGAGTTTCCTTCAATGCTATTATGGATTCCAAAGCAGTCAGAGTTATTTGGATCTGTGCATTGTAAGATACAGATGTCATTAATCTTTAACGTATACTCTACGTTGTATGCAGAAGCCATCACACCAAATGGTACTTTGTTGGTTACTGCAAATACAATCTTTGGATCAAAGAGTTTTACACGTCTATATACCAACTCGTTGTTAAACGCACATCCAAGTGGTAACAATCCGTCATACCCTTCATCTAAAGACTTAGTGGTACAAGAATGATTAATCTCTACGCCTTTTTCGTTGTAGATACTATAGTCTACCCATAAGACGTAGCGATCAGAGATTGTAGAAATCTCTGTAATTTTATTCTTGCGCAGGTCTTCCGTCATGGTTTTATATAACGTGCGGTTTGATTCCAGATTTGTATAGTCGATTCCGTTGATGTACATCGTTGCAATCATTTCACGTGCCGTATTGTCATGCTGTAATGACGCATGGGTACGGAAAGACTTTGCGATATTACGTGGAATGCTGGTCGTTTGATCAACTTTGACATACTGATCCGCAATCTTCGCATAAATTGCCTTTTTAGCCATATATGCAAACCTACCTTTCTGTGTAGTCTATACCACACTTATGTTCGTTGTAGTCTGAATCAAAGTCACTTGCATATTGTAGGGTTATCTCAATACGCGGTTTGATTGAATAGTACTTAGCCAGATGACCATCGATGATATTCTTATCATCCGATATGACATAGTCGTTGATCATATCACAATAAGTCTTTGCAAGATTATCCCAGTCTGGTTTTGACATGGGTCTGATAAAGCCAAGTTCTGCACATAATTGCTCCACGGATTTCATGGAACTTGGAATGGGCATGAAGACGTTACAATCGAACTTCACTGCGGTACGTATTAATTCAATGTCCTCTTCTTTCATAACCTTGAGGAAATATTTAATAAACTTTTTATGTGAATCTGCACCCTTGACATAGAAATGGACATGTTTTCCTCTCATATATCCTCTAGGTCTAGGGGTTGCTTTTGGTATGATATAAAACGTGAACTTTCTGGTATTCCAGGTGATATTTGTTGCACGTTTTATGGTTTCTGGAAGAGTTTTCTTCCATCTATCTGATTTGAAGTGTGAAAGAAGAAATTCCAGACGAGCATCCGCGTCTTCTGGAATTTCTCCATATTGTGCATCATATAAGCGTTTTAATTCAGGAATATCGCTCATCGGTTTCGTTCTCCTTAGAATCCAGTGATTGAGCGGATTGCATAGGAGATGTTCTCTTGGAATACATTTGTAATATTCTGTGGAACATCGGTCAGTCGACTCTTAATGGTATTAATTGCCATACCAATCTTGGTAGAAATCTTTGGTGCTACCAAAGACATACCACAGGTATTCGCCAGATACTCAATCAAGCTGGTGTTATTTAAGAACAGAATTGGATTCTCTTGTGGCGACATTGCAAGATCGCTATATAAGTCCGTAATTGTAAATGTCACATCGATCTCATTTGGCATACCATCCACGGTCCAAGACTGCTCACTTACGGATTTGTTAACCTGAAGATCCGTTATCATACCAAGGTTAATGTTACAAACACCATCCATAAATGCTTTTACAAGGAACGGAGAATTGTATGTGTTTGCGGTACTCTGTTTTGGAATTGCTAAGCATATCAGATGCATTAACGGTACCAAGTTATCCATATAAATACCAAGCTTGTTTCCATACGGTGATTTTAAATGAACCGTAAAGGTATAAGTCGTTGGCCTGGATGAAGACTTGTAGATATCTGGCATAATAACGTTACTACCTTTAATGACATTTCCGGTCAGGTTCAAAAGACGAGACAAAATAGATGTTACGTTATTACCATTTAAGGCAGTGGATAAACTCTCTGTTGCAGAATTGATAAGGTCTGAAAAGCCCTCTGCATTATCTCCAGAACCACCGGAGTTGATAAGGAAAGCAACTTCTTTTAACGCATCCGATCCATTATCAAATGCGCTTTTTAACATAGAGGTTCCAGTTTCGTTATTGTAGTTTTCAGTAAATCCAGAGGATGGATCTACACAAAACCGAACGTATTGCATATTGGTAACGGTCTCATACAATGACGTTGCAACGCTCGATGCTTTGTCTTTGACTGCTTTTATAGTACCCTGCCAGAATCCGTATTTCTTGTTTTTCGTTGTATCAGATGTAACTGAGTTCGTTGTCTGATAAAGCACCTGATACTCACCAAGAGTATCTTTGTTTAATTTCGCGGCGTTTTTCTTTTCTGTTTTTGTCTTTCCTTTTTTCTTAACTTTGACTTTCTTTGTTGTTTCGGTATACCGATACATATTTGAGAAAGTTTTATTAATCTGAGACTGCATCGATTTTGTAGGCTTATTTCCAGATAAGCTACGAGCACCCGTTTCATTATCCTTGTAGTATGTCCAGTTGTACTGCTGGAAAGAAACACCATCCAGCTTTTCTGTTAATTGCAAGAAACCAGCGATGGTGCGCAGCATGATATTCACATACTGGATGTAATCCTGAAATGCTGGTGTAAAGTCATAGTATCTGACCGTATCACCTTTTTTATTATCTGAATTATTAACGGTATTTTTCTTAAGCCATTTAAAAGTGTTAGTATCTGCATTGTCAATAATGTTTTGACCCATGGATACGCGAACGCCTTTGTCTTCTCCAGGAAGATAATATGGGTTTCCTGGGATGATGGTTAGAATCGGTGCCTGTAAGCGGATATTATTTAAATAAGATCGTCCGATCGTACTGGTAACATCAGAAAATCTTGGGTCTACCGTTTCAGGGAATTGATATGGTAATCCAAACACACGCATACCAAGCTTCATCATAGTTGTTGATGAATCTGACGAAGATGTGGTTGAACTATCTGTTGTGGTAGCCATGTCGTGTCCTCCTTTCAAAGCTTAAAAAAGTAGGATAAAGCGCGTATTTAGCGCCTTACCCTACTGTTTTTATGGCTTATTTCCCTGCGGCAATCTGCTGAGCGAGTTTCATATTCTTAGTTGGTTTAGAGCCTTCCTGTTTTAAAGTAGACACGACCGGAGTGTCGGATCCCTTATTTACAACGACGGTATTACCACCAGTTTTTAAGTTCGCTAACAGTTCGTTTGCCTGGGATAATCCAGAAACACCTTTGCCTGTATTGTCGGCAATGATTGCCAGAATCTCAATCATGCAACGAAGTAATTCGGTGTCATTCTTGCTAGATTTGGCAGCATCTGCACGAGTCATGATTTCAGACAGGGTGCTGGATGATGTATAGTTACTTCCACTATAAGTGGTGTTGTTTGCATTGATGAATCCAGTGTTACTTGTAGTAGTGACACCATGTCCACCATGTTTCATATTTTCACGTCTCTGAACTCTATTAAGATACTGCTGGTAAGCATTGGAACGCTTTTCCATCAGTCTTGCACGAGCAAGCATACGATTATTAATCTTAGCTCGATTTGGTGCATATACGACTGGTTCCTGATTCTGATTCGGATCCTGGGTTACAGTCTCATCTTCACCGCCATATCCACCTTGTCCACCAATAATGTGAATCTTTCTAAGTGTTTCTGGATCGGAGAGACGATTCTTCTTACGAACACCAACTCCACTACCACCTGGATCTGGAGTTACTCCATCCGGTCTCGGGTCATCGTCTTTGTACTTCTGATAATACTGCTCGTAGTAACCAGAAACGTCACCAATACGGCAGTCGTCACCGAAGAACTTATAGAAGGTATACTTCGCATCCAGACCACGACTAGCGTTCTGTGTGATCAGAGTTTTATGTTTTACATAATCGGACTGGTTCTCACCATTACGTCCATTATACCAGTGACCAGAAATCGCAGCGTCAAGTGGGAACATATCGTATTCGGTAACGTAACGTGGAAGGGTACGATTACCTTGTTCGAGTACCTCTGTGATCGCATCGTAAACGTTCTGGTTCGGGTTCTGTGCGTAATCTGGGATGCTACCACCACCAGATCCAAACCATCCAGAAGTCTTAATCATATTGACAAGAGATTCTGCAGTTGCTGGATGGTTAAACTGAACTTCACTTAAGTTGGCCATATGTGATGCACCATCTTTTGTGATCGCTAAGTTTTCACCACCGTTTTCACGCATCATGATCTGTGCAATGTATTTCTTTTGATCGTCTGTAAAGGTATATTTCGGGAAGTTTCCTGGAATTGTCGTAGATGAACCCGTAGTACTACTATCACCACCGGTTGTGGTTGTTGTAGTGGTTCCATTCCAGAATGCATTAAAGTCTGTATTCCAGTTACCAGTTAAGGTTCCTTCTACCGCACGGTTTGCAACTTCACCAAAGAAGTTACCAATCTTATCAATGGTGCTATTACCTTCCTGGCCACCACTTGTGGTTGATGTTGTAGTTGCACCTGTTGTTGATGTCGTATTGGAAGCTCCGGTGTTTGCTCCATTTGCAGAATTACCTTTACCGTCTGTGAAAGTATTTTGTACTTTCATTTTAGATTTATCTGGTTCTGTGACAGTATATGTCTGTCCATCTTGTACATAACGTACGACCTGAATCCATGTACCATGACCAGATGCTACACGTCCATCTGTGTATGTATTGATTGCATGAATACGAGGACCTGGGTCATTAGAACCACCATGTCCACAAAGCATGCCATTACCAATATACATTTCAACGTGGCCGTCTTCACCAGAAGAGCCATGTGCATAGAAGAACACAAGGTCACCAGGAAGCATCTTACTTTCAGATGGATAAGTTCCCATTGTAGTATTCGGGCCGTCAACGACTTGACCAGCACCGATCATATCACCGGTATAGGAACCAATGGTCATACCAAGTGCGGTTTTATAGATTGCACAGCAAGTAGATGAGCAGTCTCCATAACCATGTCCATCGACACCTTCCATAACTCTGGAACGGTCGCTAGACTGAGTATATGTGTTACGTTCAACAATTGTCATCATCCAGTTTACTAACGCTTCACGTGCATCTGCAGCAGAAGAACCTTTTCCACCTTTCATACGGTTAAGTACGGCGTTGATTCCGCCTTTACCACCCATGATCTTATTCAATGTACGGAGGAATTTAACACCGAATCCACCTTTACCTGCAGCTCCTGCGTATTTGTTATACCAGTTCTGTCCCATGCTAGCACGTTTCGCTTCAACCGCACTACTCTGGTCAGCCGGTGATTCAAATTTATGCAGAACTACGTCAGATGCTTCTTTTAAAGAAGTTGCGGATTTCAGTACATTATATACTGGTGCATAGCTACTACTTTGCAGTTCTTGTAACAACCAATCAAGCTGTGACTTGGTATCAGCAATAGATACATTTCTTGATTTAACGAGATCATACAGACCCTGTTTACGTCCAGGAGATGTCCATTGTGCAAGACCATATCCATATTGTTTTCCGAGTGGATGTAAGAAGTCATTCTTACTAATCTTACCACTATCGACATCAGCAGTATACTGTGCAGATGTGGTTCCTAATTTCTTTGCAAGTAATCCCTCGACGATTCCTGGATTGATACCGGACTCGGCTTCCAGGTTACCCATCAAACCAGCAGCACCAAACGGTGTCATACCACCAGTTGTGGTAAGGTAATTGTATACCTGCTCAGTTACTTCATTGCCTTGTAAATTTCCGCTAGTTGCTGTAGTAGGTGTGGTAGTAGCATCTGTAGTTGTCGTAGAGGTATCTGTACCTGTACTCGGATTCCAGAAACTTGTAAAGTCTGTATTCCAGTTTCCAGTCAGAACACCTTCTACTGCACGGTTTGCAACTTCACTAAAGAAGCTTCCCATCTTATCGATCGGAGATCCTTCGGTTACGGTTGCTGTTGTATTACTATTGGTATTAGATCCGGCAATTGATCCAAGTGCAGCGACGTTACCAATAGAACCTTTGCCATCCTTAGAGAATGCCCAGAAGTTGCTACCTTCATTTACGAAAGTACTTGGTGAATAGGTTACCATAGAACGATCTCTGGAAGCACAGTCATTAACCACGATCTTGCCGTCTTTGATACCAACAAGGTCGATAAAGTGACCTCCCTGTGTGAAGGTTCCAGGTCCCATAGAACCAATAACCGCTTTTGCATTCTTAAGAGAATTTACAATACCGGATTCACTTACACCGAGTTCTTCGGTTGTAATACCGTATTTGCTACCAATGGATGGGAAGAAGTCCCAAGAAGTACCACTATTCGCGGTACGCATTCCATTGTCAAGTGCGTATTGACAAGTTTCTTTCGGTGTGATGTCAACACCAAAGGAACGCAAGATAATCGCCATAGAGGTCGGACCACATGCAGAAGATGCAATTGTCTGACTTGGATCACCAACGCTTGAATACTGAATGGAACCCCAACGAGAGTCATTCTGTAACAGGTATGGGAAACCGTTTAACATATCTGCGCTATCACCAGCGTAATTTGTAGAACCTGATGATGTTGTGGTTGCTTTCTTATCGTTCTTTTTGTCGTTTTTCTTGTCGTCTTTTCCGTAACCACCCTTTGTATAGTGGTTGTATGCACTTCTTCTGGATCCTGATCCACCGTTTCCAATAGACCATGCAGATCCTGTATATTTTGCTAATTCCTGTGGTGTATAAGCTCTTGAGAAGTTCTTACCACGCGGGTCGTTGACACGAATACGACCATCGGAATCTTGCCCAACTGCGACTACATAGTGTCCTGCGGATGTATATGGAGTTCCGTTTCCGTTGCTTGTACCGGAAAGAACGACTTCATTACCAGATCTTAAGGAATCACTAATAAAGTTTGCAGATGGTGCATATCTTTGCTCACTGTGTAAACCGAAGGTATCTGCAGCTCCAGATACGAAGTTCCAGTTTGTACCAGTGTTATCACGAGTTCCTGTCTCTTGTGCGAGAACAGCCATCTTTCTTGGATCGACATTGGTTCCAGCCATATCTGCAACAACCATAGACATTGCAGCTGGTCCACAACCGCTATCACCAAGAGTTCCACCATCGCCGTTGTAGTCGTAACGGTCTTTTGCCCAACGTTTGTCCGTCTGAGCGTAATAGGAATGACCATTTACGGTATCAGGTGCAGCATTTCCGACTTTGGATCTTCCATAGCCGCCACCCATACGTTTCGGTCCAGAACCAAATCCATGGTTCATTGCTTTGCGCATCTGAATCGCACGTCTAAATACATCACGAGTTCCTTCTCCAGATCCACCTGCAGAAACATCTGCGAACTGAGGAAGTTCTCCGTATTCTTTTTCAGAAAAGCTTGCGACGTTATATCCAAATCCACCGCTAGATCCACGTGTCTTTGGTTTTCCGGAACCGGATCCACCTTTCAGCCAGTTGGTAAACTTAGCCCAACCACCAGTTACAACGCTCTTTGCGGATTCCCAAGCAGACTTCGCTGCTTTCTGGATTTCATCGATCGCTTTCTTAGCAGGAGCATCTTCTGTTACCTCATGTGGAGTAACCATACCTGCCTGAATCTTTGCTTCGAGTTCTTCGTCACTGATACCACTTTCCAGAAGATCACCAGTCTGAGAATAATATTCCCAAGAAGAACCTTTACGTTTGTAGTAGTTACCTGTAGGCTCAAAATAGCCCATGCTTGTCTGTTTCTTAAACAGGTTCGCTACGGTATGAATCATACCATATTTTTCAACACTGGATCTAAATCTTTGAACTCCGATAGAGAAATTCTGTAATCCAGTTGCTACGGCACTTGCACCATCCTGGAATGCAGTAATTAGGTTTTTACCGTGTTCTGCAAGGGATGCACCGATTTTAGAAATACCACTATCTTCTTTGTATTCAACGGCTTTTAATGTACCAGCAAAGATCATACTAGCTACTTCATCAGCATCCACATTGTCTTCGATGATATCACCATTTACGTTATAGTGAGTAAATCCGTTTACAGCTTCTACGTAGTATGTCTCATCTGGAGCCATCCAACGAGTCTCTTTCTTACCACCAACGAAGAAAGATTTGATATCGCCAACACCACGTCCAAGTTTGTTCTGAATCAGATCGATTCGGTTACCTACTGCATCAATCGCATTGGATGTAAACTTAGAAACTGCATCAAGTCCGCTAGAGAAGGCATCTCCTACTTTCTTGACAGTGCTCTTAAATCCAGGAACGATCTTGTTATTCCAAAGCTGACTTACCTTGGAATCTTCTGTATAGTCTGTTTCCTTGAGAAGACCGTTGTTGATCATTGCAGTTACTTCATCAGCATCCACATTGTCTTCGATGATGTCGCCGTTGGCATTGTAGTGTGTGTATCCATAGTTTGCAGCCACGTAGTAGGTTCCGTCCGCGTCCATATAACGTTTCTCAGTTTTTGATAAGAATACGTTCTTAATGGAATCCCAGTTACGTCCTTGCCAGTTTCTCCATTTCTTATACATAGTTGCGCCACCTTTTACGGCGTTGCCTACGAATGAAGAAACAGCTTGCCATGCATCAGATAGGTGACCAAGCACCTTATCTTTTGCTTTTCTAAGACCTGGTTTGATTGTATGCTGCCAAAGTTCTTTTGCACCACTTGTTTTAACCTTTTCACGGCTTAATGCACCTGATGTATACATACCCTGGATATAATCACCATCAACGCCGTCATCAGATATCAATTCACCGTTTACGTTGTAATGATACCATTGCGCATCACCGCTGGTCGCACCCATAGATTTACGCATCCAATAGGAGCCATCTGCTTCTATGTACTTGTAATCTGTATGGGTTCCAAAGAATTCCATAGCCATTCCAGGAAGTTTTGCAACAATTTTAAGATATTTCTTCGCAATCTTTCTGTTATTTGCGGACCAAGCAAGACCAGCGTCCCAAACGTTTTTTGCTGCATCAAGAGCTGAATCTTTGATATTTTTAAGTCCATCGGAAACTTTTTCTTTTACGTTATCTTTCCATTTCTCAAATCCTGTTTTACTTGCCCATCTGGAAGGTGTAACAAGGTTTGCGTTGATAAGGTAGGATAACTCTTCATTGGAGATACTGCCTTCATCAAGCTTCTCTCCATCTGCGCTGTATAACTGACCAGTATCATCATAAAATCTACCAGTACCATCTTTCAGATCCCATGTGGAGTCAATCTTCTTATCGCGCTTATTGAAGAAATCCCAAACGTTCTTTCCAGCTTTTACAACGCCAGCACCAAAATCCATCGCTTTTGATCCAAAATCGGATACCGCGGTTGCAATGTTACCTGCAACATTGGATGCTTTCTCGTGCAAGGATGATAATGCAGATGTTACTTTTTTCTTTCCAGAATCAACGAGTTTTTGGAATCCAGTTTCACCGACCGTCTTGTGTTTTGTTTTCGTAACAAGTCCTGAACGGTATAAATATGACAAATCCTGAGTACTGATCATCTTTCCGGCATCAGTTCCATCAGCATTATGAAGTTTTCCTTCGTGATCATACCATTGACCAGATCCATCATTTAAATCATATCCGGTATCCGTACGAGTTTCTTTTTTGGTAAAGAAATCCCATGCGTTTTTACCAGCTTTTACAACGCCAGACCCAAATGCCGCTGCATCTTTTGCAACAGCTGACACAGCGCTTCCGATTCCAGAAGCTACTTTAGATGCTGCGGATCCAAGTGATTTTGCAGCTTTTACAACGGTATCTTTCGCGCCTTTCGTTTGTTTTCCCTGTTTATGGAATTGACCCGCGATATCATCTTTGAAGTTGGTCTCATCACCAACAGTACCTAACACTTTACCATCTTTATCTGTAATTGTATAGGAGCCATCTTTATTTTTGGTATAGGTATTACCAGATTTACCAATGTAACCTTCTTCTTGCTCATCCTTACCATTCCACCACTTAGAAATAGCGGACGCAGGTTTCTTTAGAGCTTTTACGATACCTTTGGTACCTTTCTCCATTACAGATGCATTTTTGTCAGAGTTATAATCTCGGAAGGATTTGTATTTACCATTCACTTCGCCATTGTTAACAGCGTCAATGTATGCATCAGCATCATCATATTTTCCTTCCGTAAGTCCCGCCTTTTTCAATGTCTCGTATTGAGATTTTAATTTTTTATCACGGTCTTTAATATATTCTTTCTTAAAAGATGCACGATCTTCCTGTAAATCGTCATAGTTCTCTTTACCCATAATGAGCTCGTAAACAAGACAAGCTGCAGTGTTCAATATATCAAAACCACAACTGGTCGCAATGACCTCATTAACAATATCAACTACGGTACCAGTAAATGTCTGAGTAAATGCTCCCAATGCTGCAGAGATAACTCTCATGGTGTTATCGACTTTATTTTTATTAACTTGGAAAAGTCTAGCGGTACCAGTGATACCATTTAACGCTCCAAGTGTAAGAAATACGATCTGAGATACACCAACTGTGACAGTACCAATGCTGACTTTCGCACTTAACGCTGCGGTTACTTTCTTTGCAATCTTACCGAAGACACCTTCAGATGTAAATGCTTTGGTAATTTTACCCATGATCTTTCCGACCCATGAATCTGCTAATTTACCTTTCGCGGCTTGTGCAGAACCTACCTTCGCACCTACTTGCTCAAAGAAACTTTGAAGCATTGCGATGATCTTCTTCTTAAGTTTCGACGTACTCTTTTCAGCTACTTCATCTGCAGAATTAAGAACTAAATTAGCACCTGTTTCGACAACATCGTCTGCTTTAGTTGTAGCGACTGCAGTTACCGCATTATCTACTTGAGTAGATACTGCATGTGTCGTCGCACCAGTTGTAGCTTCTACTGTCGGTCCTGGTAATGCTAATGTGTTTCGAGAAGATCCTGACATTACGGAAGTTGCAACGTTATCCATTTGGCTGGCTCCAGCTGAAGCCGCATCATCCATAACTTTACCTGTGGAATCTACAATGATTTCTGATGGTGCTGGACCCTTGCCTTTTAATGCAGCATTAAATTCAGCATCTGATACTTCTTCAACAACCGTTCCAGCTGTATTCGCACCTGTAGTTGTACCCTTCGATACAGTTGCGTCACCAACTTCATCTGCAATATCATTGCCCATTTTGTCAAGACTATTTAACGCACCATCTGCATCGCTAGGTGCTTTATTCACCTCAGCATACCAAGAGGTCTCGTCTGTGTCTGGTAAATCGAAACTTTCAGATCCACCAATTGTATAGTCTGATGTAGCAAGATTATCATAGGTACTTGCATTACCCATCGGCATATTGGTAGAATTTTTACCTAAGGTATAGCTTCCTTTTAATGAGTTGATGACATCGGTAGCACCCTTGCCAAAGTTTGTCTGACCGAGTGTCCGTTGAATAATGTTTCCAACACCTTTTCCAACAGCGCCTACACCTTTTGCAACACCTTTAAATACGGCACCAGCACCTTTTACGACGCCTTTTCCAAGAGCGTACATAATTTGGACTGGCTTCTTTGCCATGTAATACAAAAGTCGTGTTTTAGCTGTGGTAGCTGCGTCTACGTCTCCTTCGTCATTGGTAAGGAAACCTAAAAGATCTCCGCTAAAAAGCTCTTTGATATCATTTAAGAATCCTTGGAACTCGTCTCCACCAGATTTTCCATTTGTATTCGCACGGTTCTTTTTATTCCATTCGGCATCTTCACTTGCCTGACTAAAGGCATCGCTGAACGATTGTCCGATATCTCCAATGCCTTTTCCAAGAAAATCTAAAAGTTTTTTCAGTAATCCAGACTTATTTAAGAATGCCAGCAACGCAATGAGTCCAGCACCAATTAAGCCTTTCTTACCAAAAATTTCAGACCAACCTTTGAAGAAATCAAATGTTTTCTTAGCCTGCTCTTTTGTCTTACCAGCCATACCTTCTACAGCTTCGAGGATTCGATTCATTCTGGATTCTTTCTTCTCCTCGGCTTTTGCCGCCATAGATTCATCGGCTGTCAGAGCATTGTCAAGTGTTTTATCACGTAATTCCTGCTTACCTCGAACGATCGCCATCTGAGGGTTATTAATAACATCATTTGGGTTTAACTGGATATCGGTCTGAGATCCTTCTCCACTACTGTTACTATTCATGATTGCGAGCGGTAAGCCCATCATTCCGCCACTACCAGTAGTTGCATTATTTTCAGCAGCTTCTCCACCATCAATGATAGAGTATGCATCTGCCGCTTGTCTGGTATTAGACGGTCCTGGTAATCCAGCTGGTGCATCGCTCATAGTTGGTCCAGAGATTGCTCCCTGAGATCCACCCATTGTCGGAATTGCATCGGCTCCGGAATCGCCACCTCCACCAAAAGAGTTGCGGAGATATTTTGCAAACTTAGATACTGCATTTCTTGCGAAATCAGCAATCTGTACACGAATTGGTTTATTCTTATCGCTGTAAACCTTATCACCTTTATTGGTCCAAACGATTTCTGGTCGACCAGCTTCACCAACTAAGGAGTAACCTTCTTTGGCATCGTCGGTACCTTCGGCATATCCTTCACCGGATGTATTATTTAAAATAGCTGCAAATGCGGAAGCTGTCTTAGAATGTGCATCTTCGGTCTCTGGTTCGTCTTTCTTTTTCTTACCAAACAGCTTGGAGAATATTCCAGATTTAGACTCATCGAGCCCAGCTCCATTAAAGTCTTCACGTTCTGCATTTGAATAAGTAAGACCACCAAGTCCATCTTCTCCAACAGGGGTTTCTGGTGCAACACCACGAACACCCATCTCTTCGTCAGTTGGATTTGGTCCACCTTCACCATATTTATATGGTTTTCCTTTTCTACCGGATTTACGTTCAGAACCATCTGGATTTAATCCATTGATGGAGTTTAAGATCTGCTGTAAAAGACTGATCTGACGAACTTCATTGGTTGCATTCTTTGGATCGATATTCGCAAGCTTCTTAGCATCATATGCAGATACATCACTAATCTGCTCACGTTTTCTCTTTTCTTCCTCGGAGTCAATGGCTTCACCTTTCCAACGAATCTTCTTACCTGCCTTGGCTTCTGCTTCTGCACGGTTTTGAACGGTATCTTCCCACTGATTTCCACCAGTGTATTTCAGAATCTTTTTCTGGTTTTTCTCACGATTATGTCTTTCTCTGGAAGCTTCTTTTGCTTGCGCACGTTCAGCCTTTTCGTTAACTTTCTGGACTTCGTAACGGGCTTTGAAGTCTTGGCCCATATATTCCCGTTTCCAGTCATCAAAGTCTTGGTAGTTTCCATTCTTATCAGGTTTTAACTTACCATTGGCTTTCATTCGTTCATAAGTAGTTTCCAGACGTTTGCTGTAATTATATCCAGATCTGTTCTGAGATTTAACGTAATTTTCTTTCCAATCCTTATATGATTGATTGCCCTTCTTGGTATCGGACTGATACTTCTTGTAAAGTACGTTGTCATCGAAGAGTCCGGCTTTCTCCATCTTCTTCATATTACGTTGCTGACTTCTATCTTCAAACGCTGCATTTGCAGCACCGATTCCATCAGCGACTTTATTGACACCATTACCGAACCACTCAAAAGGCTTTTTCATCATGCCAAGAACTCCCTTGACACCGCCTTTCATTTGATCACCAACCCACTCGCTAGCTTTACGAATCGGGTCTAAAGAAATGCCAGTTGCACGTTCAAATCCGGTTGTAATTGCGTGCATAATGGATTTTGCAAACTTCACTGGATGAAGTACTTTACGAATTGAAGAAACGATTGCATGAGTAATACCATTTAAGACTCTAAATGGAAGTAACACGGCTTGTTTACCTACGTTGTAAGTAAGTTTTGCAACGTTTTTTCCAAGTGACGCAAATGGACGAATCAATGTATCGCGAATCAAACTTACAAATGGATCCGTGATTTTGTCACGGATTGCATCTCCAACTTTATTGAAGATTTGTGCCGTATGTTTCTTTACCCAGAATGCCATATCCGCAGCAGCTTCACCGATAGGCTGAACTGCATTCTCAATAACTCCTAAGATGTTATATTTGAATGAGATTCGCATATCGTCCGCAATATCCTGGACGGTATTCTTAAATGGCTGAACGACATACGCTTGTAACGTATTACCGAGCTGACCAATGACACCAGCCTGATATTCTGGATCATCTTTTTTCTTTCTATTACCGAAGAGCCAACGACTGAATGTATCTGATTGTGCCTTGATTGCAAGACCAAGACCTACAATTGCACCACCAATCGGACCACCTGCGGTCAGCATCGCTGGCATAAAACCGATTTGTGATAATAAGGTTGCGGTCAGTGCACCAGCGGCAGCACCAGTTGCTCCCATACCTACGGTTTTACCAGTTAAGGATAATCCTGCTTGGTCTTTGTTTTTGTCTTTTACATGAGAGAAGACGTTCTTAATGGAGTTTACAACACCAATAGAACCACGCTTTTCGTCACCGAAAAGGAAGTCATGGAATGCCTTGGACTTTAACGCGGTAGTTGCAGCCATACCAAGAAGTGCTCCAGCTACTGGTCCACCAACAAGTGTTCCAAGGAATCCACCTCCGGTAATTGCTCCTTTAATACCACCTAAAGCAGCCCCACCAATTAAGGCATTTTTGTTTTTGCTAACAAACTCCTGAGTCTTTTTAGTAATCAGACCATTGTCTTTGTCCTGATCACCAAAGATAAACTTCTGGAATTTGTCTGATTTAGAAGCAAATCCAACGGCAGATCCTAAGATGATACCACCAATTGGACCACCGATCATAGCTCCTAAGAGACCGCCGGATGCTAATCCAGCAGCTCCACCTGCAACACCACCAACCATCGCATCTGGGAGTTTCTTCTTCAAAGAATCTTCCATCAGTTTCATGACGTTGTCTTTTGTTACAGCTTCACCATTCTTATCGGTATCACCAAACATCGCATTATGCCAGTCAGCAAATGACTGCTTAATGGAATCTTTGATACCAGTAAAGATGCCTTTTCGTTCACGTTCGCCAGTCTGTTCATCTTTTTTGCCAAAGATTTTTTCCATGATACCTTCTTTGACGGTTCCAATAATGGAAGTCTCCGATTTTTCATGGGTCTTTCCTTCAGAGTCTACGTATGCTTTACCAGTAAACCGATGTTGCATCTCCAAGAAGGAATCATGTAACATATTGGTCATACTAGATAATGCACCGCCTCTACGGAAACCATCGTCATCTTTGGTTCCAAAGAGTTTGGCTTTCATTGGTTTTAAAAGCTTATCATCGATGGAAGATACAATGGTGGTAGCTACTCCACCAATCATTGAACCAGCTTCTTGCATTAATGCTTTTGCATCACCATTGACAAACGCATCACCCATACGGGATGCATGTTGTAAGGATGCTTTCCGAAGCTGATCAGAAAATGCCATCATATCACCATTCGCAAAGGAATTATTTTGAATAGCACTTCGATAATCAACTTTACCGTATTTAATACCCTTGCTTGACATTCCAGATGATTTATTCTCAACGTGATTCTTTAAGAGCGTATCCACTGGAATCACTTTTCCATCTGGTCCGATTCGTTCAAATAAATCGGTCTGTAAAATTCCACTCTGGGTCGGATTTTTACGAAGCTCATCAAGCTTCTTATTACGATTCATCGTCGCATAAATCTGACCTTGGGTGAGAGTATTCATTGTCAGAGGATCGTCGACGGTCATCTGACTTACGATATTCTTGAACTGATTCTTGGATTTATCATCCCCTCTGAATCGTTCAATCATCTTGAGCATCGTTCGATTTACTTTACCATTTTTGGATGTAAAGTCCGCATTTGGATTTGCGGAGTTACGATCCAATGCCATGTAAAGTTGCTCTTGCATAGACTGCATGTTTTTCTTTTCTTTGTCGTTTTCCAAAGAATTGATATAAGCAGTCAGGTTCTTACCGAATGGGGAATTATTGAATCCATCTGTAACGGCTTTTGCAAGACCATCGAGAATGCTCTTATCACGCTGGTCATAGGTTTGTAGCTTATTTTCTTTGAAATCAAAATAATTACGTTGTCCCATATAGGAGACAAGGTTCTTCTGATTCTCAGATACTTTACCGTCAGAAGTTCCACCCATACGTTCTGCGATGTATTTTAAATACTGGGTCTGGGTGGCAAGCTCGTTTGTGATCGTTGTAGTGATTGCTACTTTGGTTTCCCCATCAAACGGAATTGCATCTGTTTTTATTTCAATATCGTTCTTACGATCAATGAAGTTTTTACGATCTGCACGATAACCGAAAGATTTTGCAATGGTTCCGGTGATTTTACCGAACCAGTCATTGCTTTGCTGCTCTCCCCAATCATAGAGCTTTTTCATCATCATCGGCATTGCACCAGAAATAGCCTGGTCCATACCTTTGATCGTAGATGAGATAACCTCTGGGACCGCGTACTGAACGAGCATACTGGATGCCATTCCAAGTGGATTTGCTGCTAATTGTTTCAGCATATTTTCATCCATCAAGGATGCAAGCATTCCAAATTCGGAATTAGAAAGGTTATCTTTTAACCGTTTGGTGACATACTTTTTGTATGCACCCATATCGAATCCGCCGTTTGCACCGATGACTTTACCGATTGATCCGTCATCGTCATCATCGTCGTCGGAATCTTTTTTGGTCATTGCCTGACCTGCTTTGTCATAGAATGCTAAAGAGCTTTCTATGAATTTATTCATATTTGTCGAGTTGTACTCCACCAAAGCCGCAAGGTTCTGATTCATTGCGCTTAAGTGCTCTAAGATCTGTCCACCAATTTGCTGTGATTGGAAGAATTGTGCAGACGTTAATGATACGAATGCATCGGTTTGTGCTTTGGATGTACGGAGCGTTAACTCGGTTTGCTGACTTATCGACGAATTTAAAGATGTAAACGCTTCAGCGGTTCCCGCAGCGTTTACATTATTAATTGTGACGTTACCGCCACCTTCATCGCCAAATGACACTCCTGAGCCACCGGAATCAAAGAGGTCATCAAAACCTCCATCTCCCATGATAGCTTGCTCAAATCGCTTATCATTTCCGGCTAAATGCCCACTTTTGAGGTCGTCTAATGCATTCTTAAACGCAGTATTTGCAAGTTTCACATATTTATTCTGATTTAAGTTCGTACCAGCAGATCCTCGTCTGGTTCCACGGACGGACGTATTCATAGATCTTGCAAGTTGTGCGCCTGTCGTTACAGCTCCAGTAATGGTCGGTGCGTATTCGCCTAACACCTGTCTGGAACTGCTTCCAACCGCAGATAACGCATTTTTAAGCCATGTCGTCTTAATGGCATGCGATTTCACGGGTTGGACTTTTGCACCACGATTTGCCATGATATGACACCTCCTTAGTGTATATTTTCAGTTGCTTAACACTTATAGCACTGTTTTTTGGTGGGATTTCAGAGGAAAAAGAAGGATACCCGAAGGTATCCTTCTTTCGTTATACGATCAAATCGGCTGGATCGATCATAGAGGTATGAACAACGTTATCGTGGAATTTCTTCATATTCAAGTTGGTAAGGGTGGTTGCCATCTTACCAGTCTGAAGACCAATGAATTTCTTACCACATGTATAGTAGTACATACCTGCACATTTCGCACATTTACAGTGGATGTCAGTGGTTCCTTTGCAATACATAACAGAACGCATTTTGACGGTTTTGCCTTTGTAAGACTCGATGATTGACGGCTCTAAGCACTTCAGTTTACCATTCTCAGAGATATATCGATAATCGTAGTCATGGATGTTACCACCTGATGGTAAAGTAATATCCAACAAATGCTTGGTTCCGCAATCAGAATTTGCATCATCATCCAGACGTTCCATCTGCATAATGGCGTTGATCTCTTTTCCAAGATATCCAGATTCTGCAGTACCGATAGATTTCGGGTAAGCACCATTAACCAACGTATTTGCATGTGGAGTAAGGTCAGTTTTCTTCAAACCATCCATCAGAGAGTTAGCAATGAAATCATACTTTCCAGTAGCTTCATTGTATACGGTGCCACGGATAAGGTTGATATTCTTATAGTTGTTACCGAACGAACCACGAGCGCCAGAGTCATACAAATCCATACCCGGATCACCTTTTAAGATACGTTTGGCTTCCTTGATAAGCGTTTGCTCGACGTATTCACCAGCTTTCGGGTCACCAGATTTAATCTTTTCTTCGTTTTCCTTGATAAGTTTCTTTTTCAGATCCGCAAGCTCTTTTGGTAAGAACAGGATTCCTGGTGTGAAAGAAGTACAAACGATTGCATGCATCTGAAGTCCAAACCAGTCACGCATATCAATGTATTTCTGTGCTTGTTCAGTTGTGATAAGTTCTGCTTTCAACCCATTGGCAATCATGGTTTCTAATTGCTTATTGCAGACTTTGTCTGTAATCGGTTTATCCAATAATGAGAACGGAACAAGATCAGACAGACCTGTAAAGTTTACAACCATTTGGTATACTAAGAAACGACCAACGGTTGTGTTGATTGGTTCTTTATTCTTCCAGTAATTTGCTGGAATTGTCAGTTTATCACCAGCACTGTATTCCGGTGTACGCTGTGTCTTTCCATTTGTGGTGTAACCAAACATGTGTGTCATTCTTGTAAAGGTAAAGTCATCTTCTTTCATTGCAAGAAGAGCATCTACTTTATCTTTCGGGCACGGTTTGGAGTTTTGATAATCTTTGGTTAATGTATAGAATGTCTGGATGGTCTCAGATTCCATAAATCGGATAAACTGTCCAGATGCATTAACGAAGTTACCTGTACCATGAATGTACTTCTCAATCTCTTCGTTAGCTTCCTGAGAGAAAAGAATCTTAACTGTTACCTGGTCACCGTCATAGTCACCTCCGATACCCTTCAGGTAGGAGTTCGAGAACTGAAGCGAATCAATAAATAAAGATGCCATTTTATATCCAGGTACATCATTTTCAATTACTGGATACCATTTGTAAATATGGCCATTGACCATCATTGGCTCTGTCTTTGTCGTTGAGTTAATTCGAATCTGATTACAGAAGACAGAGAATTCATCGGTGATTGGGTAACGTGTTGTCATCGTATGTTTATCTTTCGTAACATCAGACGCTGCTAAAAAAAGAAGGTCTGTAATAGTCATACGACGATATACAATAGAGGATAACTCATCTTTTCCACCACCAAGGCGTTTACCAGATAAATGAAGGTAATATCGTTTGTCAGTTCCTTCTACTGGAATCTCAATTGGGTTGAAACGACTAGATGGATCTTTGATGTAACTATCCATCATATTTTTAATATACTTTTCGTCGAAGTAACTTGCTGGGTTTTTCAGTCGTACGGTTTTTACCACTTCGTCATTCTCTGGGTTGTATACGATCTTATCAAGACTCTGAGAGATGATTTCACGATCAAAGAAGTTCTTTAACCAATGCATCATCAAAGGATAACAAAGTACACAAGCTTGCGAGATTGGAAGTGCACAGTGATAGTAGTCAACCATCATATCATTCTTCGATTCGTAATGATACGTTGGTGCTGTAATAACGGTACGTACACAGTTGTCAACGGTTTTACCCATCAGGTATTTACGGATCACACCGTTTTTCTTCTGTAATTTCTGTTTGAAGTAATCGTAGATTGCAACGATTGTCTGTTGGATGTCATAGTTTGTAGAGTTAAACTGAAACCCAAACATATCTCGGTCACGAAGTAAAGTCGTTAATCGAATTAGCTTGGTATAGAATCTGTTTAAGTCTCCGGTTTCTCCACCCTTGGAAGAAGATTTGACATCACGATAGAAAACTGGCTCTACTGGCATTTTGGAAATGAAAACTTCATCTCGTTTACAGAGCTTAATTAATCCGGATCGTTCGTTACGCATACCAACAGAGATAGATACGTCGGTATCTTCTCCAGATTTTTTCCACCGAATCTTGTTCCAGTTGTTATATAGAAACTCGATACCTGTTTGTCCGTTTTCTCGGTCTACGACTAAGATTCCTTCTTCGTTGATAGAATAAAATTCTTCTCCGTTTATGATCTTATCCACGTTTCGGAACATGTATCGGACAACCTTATACATATGAGGATGAAAAAAATGTCCATGTAAATCTATATATGCGAATGCCTCTTTACGGGACTTCACGGTGATTCCAAAAATGTCGTTTGATAGCAGTCCTTCTGGATGAGGAACACCTCCACGTTGGAATAGTACACCGGAAGTTACCTCTTGTAAGTGATTTAACTTCACAAATTCATCGACATCATAAAGATTAATCTTCAAGGGGATTCCTCCTTTCTTGTCTTAAAGGGCTGTTTTTAGGTGATAAGTGGATACTGACCGTTTGATGGGTCAGTATCCAAATCTTATTTATACATGTGAAGATTTTTCTGTTTGGCAGTTGCGTTGCGCATTTCTTCACGCATCTGTCTATCTTTTTCGGCTTTTTGTTTGTATTTCTTATTGTCGTCAGATAGTTTCTTCTTTAAGTATCCCATTTTTACAACCTGAGCTCCAGTCATCGCACCAATAATTGGATTTGGAAGAACCTTATGCGTAACTGAGAACGCTGCTGTACTTGTTGCAACTTTCATAGTTGCCATTTCCATAATGTCATAACTTATAAGGTTATTGACAATACCGAATGCCATTGAAGAAGCTTCAGAAGAATAACTTCCAATATACTTTGCAGTGCGCATTGCACGGTTAACCGCAGACTGGGTTGCTTTGTTATCGGAAACTTTAGATCCGATATCACGAACATCATCTACATCGTCACCAACTGCTTCTACGACTTTCACCATTTTTGTAACTTTAGAAAGTCCGGCGTTGACAACTTTTACCAGAGCACCTTCCTGAGCTTTAATAGATTTTGTGAGTTTTGATACATCGTCCAAAGATTCAATACCAGCATCGACAAATCGATAAATGTCATGGACGGAAAGTTCTTTCTTATCTGCAGCGAGTGCTTTCATCTCAGAGATATTCTTTTTCAAGAATTCATCACACTCATCGCAGAGCTTGTTGATCTGTGTCAGATATTTATCTGGATTCTTACTGGAAGCCATAGATGATAACGCAGAATTAAGCTTTCTGGTGTAGTTATCGACATACTTATTGGCTTCTGCGATTTTGGCTTTGATCTTCGGACCATCCGCTGATTTAATCTTTTTACCGGCAGCAATCTTTTCGATATTCTTTCTCATCTCCGGAGACATGAATTTATCAATCTTCTTTTTCTGCAATTTGATACGAACGTTATTAACGGCATCAGTAATATGATCAATAACTGCTTTAATAGCAGTTTTGACAAAAGTCAGTAAAGACTGACTAGATTTAGAAGAAGCTTCTAAGATCAGTGACAGTGAACTATCTGGAGTTACCATAGACTGATAAGACTCTAAGGAAAGATCACATACACTTTCTAACGTAGTCATTAACCGAGCGTAATTTGCTTCTTCCATAATGGAATGATAGGTCATATTAATCCTCCTCGGATTCTTTTTTCTTACGATCATTTTCATCAGCGAGCTTCTTAAATCCAGCAGCAGCCGCGGTAAGTGCACCAGCTTTAACTGATCCTTGCACAACCATCTTTTTTTTCTTAATATCTCTGCGTGATTTTAAATGCTCGGCATAATCATCTAACTTCTTTCCAGCCTTGTCATATTTTTCACGAAGTGCTTTTTCCTCTTCCGGTGTTTTACCTGGACGCCATAACGTACGATCTTTCAACATCAGTTCTTTTGCATCTTTAGCGTTTTGCTCAGCTAATTCAATATTGCTATCGACCATATGTCGTCCAACAGGAATCATAATCACTTCAAATAATGCTAACGCTGTACATACATACTGGCAAGCACGTGCATGTTTATTACAGAAATTTTTAAGACTATTAATAACTCTCTGAATTCCTGACTTAATGGATGAAATAACACCTTCATTATAAACACGAAACTCGGTGTCACCTTCGGTGAACTCTTTTAAGTATCCAGCTTTATTGAGCTTCTTGATCGTAGCACTCAGCTGTTTTTCCATAGAGTTCATCTTCTTTTTGTACTCTTTCATACTGGTATTGATTTCGTTACCAGCTTTGACCATCGCATAGAAGTCTGCTTTCTTTAAGGATTTCTTTGTTGTACCCACACGTTCCATTTCTTTGTAAATCTTATCATAAGCATCCTCAGCATTCTTACAGTAATCTTTCAAATGATTGGTATCATAAGATGGATCACTTTGAGCTTTACTGATTTCCCCATTTACGGTACTCATAAACTTATCAATGAACGCTTCCGATTTCTTGGAAAGCTTTAAGAGTTCTACGGTATCAATACCTCTTACGTCTTTTCCGGCAGTAACCTCATCAAACTTTGCTTTCATTTCCGGAGACATCATAGCCTGGTATTTCTTACCATTGACGATGCTGTCGATCTTTTCCACCTGTTTGCTGATGAAATCTGCGATCGCTTTAAATGCCGCACTGACCATAGAGATCATAGCGTTTACAACACCTTCTACACCTTCGGTGTATGCTTCTTCGGAATCTTTATATGCTAAAGACTCGATTGCGGATTCAATAATTAAATCACAACCGGTCTGGATCTTGGCTAACTGACCGTCGTAATTGGCATATTCGAGTATTTCACTCATTGTGTAAACCATAAATTATACACTCCTTTCATAAGGGTTTCTCGTTAGATATCTGTTTTCAGGCGGTATTTCGACAAAAAAAGAAACCTACCCAAAATAGGTAGGTTTCTTTTATAGAATCAATCTTTTAATGCTTTGATGATTTGCTTTCTAGCTCGTTTGGTTCCTTTCAGGTTCTTATGAGCTTCACGTAAACAACCCTGGATAGCGTTTAAACACTCGATGAGATCTCTGCTATATGGCTGGATATGACGATCTACTAATTCGGTTACAACCATTTCCAGATTCTCACGCATCTGTTTTGGAATCTGATCGGTATCTATATAGAGACTATGCAGCCCTGGAATCATTGGATGTTCTTTTAAGAAATCTGCATCAATCACTTTCATTTCATACTGACCATCTTTATCAAAGATCATACGAGATCCATAAGGGTAATCTTTTCTGAAATATAACACACCAGCGGTATACGTTGTGTGGCTACCCTTTTCACGCAGTTCTACACGTACCATGATGTCATCTGCTGTATTGATACAATGGTTGCTGACGTCTAAAATATGCGGGTAAGTTGTTGTGGTTTTTAATTCTTCAAGTTTGTCAATTAGAGCTTCGTTCTCAGTTCTTATTCGTTTTACCAGTCTTTCCACGGCTTTAATGTCACATACCATCATCTTACGAATACGATCATTAAGATCTTCTATGCCTTCATCGCCAACATCATAGATGCCATACGCATCCAGGCTACCATCAGGCATATAATATACCCCTGTTGTCTGGAATGTTTTCCAAGGTACGTCCGTAGATAAACATTCATCGATATCAACGGTAGAACCATCTTTATTTACAATGGAAAGACCAAGAGATGATAATCTCTGTTTGAATAACTCCGCCATTAAAGCAGCCTGATATTCTTTATCACGAAGTTGTGGATCAACTTCTGATGTAAAGTTTGGTTTCTCATCCTTATCTGACGTAGTTTCTTTAGAATCCTCTTCTGCTTTGTCAATTTTCTCATTTAATTTTGAGAAATGTTGATCCTGAAGTCGATCTTTTAAAAATGCGATAAATAATTTTGCCGAATCATCAGGTGTTCTATTATAAGGAGCTGTGAATACCTGGGTGGATGGTATTTCGGTATTATCACTCTTAGCACATTTATCAGTATCAGTCTTCAAGTCATTCTTAGATTCTAAATCGTTACAAATATTTGTCACATCAATAAATTCTATCGTAGCGTACAATTCTGGCAGTTCTCCACATGCATGGATTCGAAGTACATCTCTCGTACTTGGAATATCTTCTGTATTAATTTTTACAGCAGTATCTGTTACATATACCTCGTAACATAAATTAGATCCTGGAATAAGCCCAGCAACAAATCCACAACTTCTTTCGTAAGTCTCCCAAGTCATTGAGTTGGTATATTTCACATAAATTTCATAAGTATGTCCCGAATCAACAAGTGCAACAAAAATGTCGGGTTCACCAACAGCAGTCATAATTGAAGAATCTGCTGATCTGACAATAAATTTACTTGTGTTCATACGTAATGTTTTTAAACGTTTTCCTTCGTTACGACGTGCTCTTATCTCGTTAGTCATGATTAGTCCTCCTTGGTAAATAAGTTCCAGGTATACCTTTCGATATACCTGGATAGTTGATTAGTTTGCTGCTTTTTCTTTCTTTTTGAGATATTTCGGAGTGCTACTGGATACTTTCATTTCCATATGCTCTCCATAATGAGTGGTGAAAGTTCCGAGGAACTGCCGCTCATCTTTCTTACCCGGTGTGTAAGCATCTTTAGTAACAGATTTCTTCTCCACCTTCTTTGTGGAAAGAGTTGCTTCGAAATCCGGTCTGGATGCAAACTGGAAGTAGTTGCCAGCATTCATATACTCGATCATAGCAGTTGTAAAGAAGTCATAGAACGGATTCATATCGTCGATTACAAATTCGTCTGTCAGGATCTTCTCAGATTCCATTTTATCAACTCCACATTTTTCCACCTGCTTTTTCAGCCACTTACGGAATTCTTTTGTAACTGCGATTTCTTCTACAGTAAACTCGGTTCCACCGTTTACAGATTTTGCTACCTGTGTAGTAAATGCGGTATCATTAGCCAGTGCAGTTAACAGGTCTGCAAATTTCTTTTTGTTGAATCTGTTCAGTTTTACTTTTCCGTTATCAACGGTTGCTTTCATGTCTTCCAGTGCTTCTTTGAAATTTGTGTACTTACTCATAATTTTGGTCTCCTTTTGGCATTTTTTGTTTTCTCTTGTTCACGATCCATGGTATCCATGAGTCGCTCTGCTACACGATCCAAGACTTTGTCTAACGGAAATGAAACCGGTGACACATATTCTCTTGGATCAAATAAAGGTTCCTTATGTGGTTTCTTTTTTCCCATAGGATCTCCTTTCGTTAGAATAACGTGTGTTGGAAAATAAAATATTTTCAATTACACACTGTAGTAATTACAAAGCAATCGGAATCCAATCTGATGGAAATTACTTATTATTGGTAACACCTCCGATTATATATTGATTTTTGTTATTGCAACTGTACCTTCACTTAGGGCGATGGACAGAATGGACAGATGAGTGAAGGTTTTCATACTCAGTATTACGTTATCATCGTACATGTACTGGATTCAACTGTCTTCGTAATTCTTATAAATAATATATTAATGAATCTCTAGTGGCAATTAAGCTACTAGAGATTCATTAATCTTATTTTTCGTAAATCTTACGTAAGTATTCTTTAAATCCAACTACCAACTTATTAGCAAATCCCACTTCCAAAATAGACGGAGTCATACGCTTCAAGATGGAGTTATCTGCAATGATCGTATCATATTTCACATCTGGTAAGAACTCAGAGTATGGTTCATATCCTTTCGGAATAACTTCGCAGATTGTGTTCTTCAGTCCAGAATAGTTTGCAATCTTAGAAGCCACTTCCAATGGTTCCAGCTCTTCAATATAGAACTCGATCAAGACAGAATCTTCTACATTTTGTCCACGGATGTTACCATATTTATTTGGTTCGATCTTCTTTGTGGTCTCTGTAAAGAGAAGTCCACACTTCATGATAGACTTTTCGGCTTCCGGATCATAGGATTCCAACAAGTTTTTCTTTTTACGGATCTTACTGTAGTAGCCCTTAAAGATCTTCTGTAAGGACGGGGAAAGTTCTTCCATTTCCACAGTAGAGTACATCTTAACTGCAATGATCTTTCCACCGTATTTACTCTTGATGGTATTTCTGGATCCTTCGGTTACCATCGATTTCAGATCGTTGTCATCTCCTAATGAAGCCAGTAATACGTTTAAGTCGTTGTCATCATACGAGGTATCAAATGCAACCAAGGTATCTCCAACATGAACATGTTCTCCTTCTTTTGCAAGATGAAGTACGTTGGAGTTTTTACCAATTACTGCCTGCTTGCATTCTGTAATACGAGTACCACATCTCTCAGATAAGGATTCACTAATAAACGTAGCATCCTCATACGTAGAGTAAGCTGACATGATCGCAACTCTGGCAAGTGTACCTAAGTTTGCTCTACAGTTGTTATATTTAGAATTTGTGAAGAAGTTCTTATGATAAGCAAGAACGTCATCCTTCTTAAATTTGTCACCTTCTTTAAGGTCAGTGACAAGCTGGTTGTTTAAGTAGAAACCACCGCCACCATTTTTCACGATATTGGTATCGGTAGAGATTGCTCTTACTTTACCAGACTTATATTTTGCAATGACCAGTTTCAGATCTGGATCGACTTTTACGATCTCACCATCTTCATCTGCATTGACTACGAAGTCGGAAGATAACTGGAATCGTTCAATTTCTTCAAATCCATTTGATACAAGAACTGGATCGGAATCGTTAACTGGTATTACGTGTTTTGACTGCTTAATTGCATGCAATTATTCTTTGTTACGAATTTGCTCGCTACGCAAACCCTTCTCCATGTCACCATGGATGTTCAGACTATATCTTCATTCCGAATCTTTCTGTTACCAAAAAATTCGAAAGCCTCCTGTTTCGAACCCGCTTGAGTTCTACATTTCGCCCGCAAAGGGGCCTACTCGCTTATCAAACCACCTAAGTCCGTGAACTCATTTCTGTATTTCTACATGCATGGTTGTCTAGCTTTCCCTAGTCGTTGAACGTTGTATATATTTGATATTTGCTTTATCCTTTCTTTAGTTTATTTAAGACATCATATCTGCGTTTATTTTGCTAATCGTCTGGTAATCATGCTTCCATTGTAAAGACGTTCCGGATTCCAACGTTTAGCGTGACATTCACGTTTTGCATATGTAATCGGAAGCCCTACCATGATGGCAATTTCAGAAATGGTATATGTTGATGTCGCTAATAATTCACATCCTCGTAATACTCTACTTTGAATATCGGTTAATTTAAAATAAGGATTGTATAAAGTATTTATGTATTTTCATCAAGTATATCGTACTTCGAAAAATCATAATCTTTGACTACTCTACACCATGTTTCACCATCGCGTATATGTTTAATTGCTCTCCAAGACGTACCAGCCAACTTTGATATCTCTGTCATTGTTAACTTATTTTCCTCAAAGCACTTGGCAATCTTAATAGCAGTTGTATTTGAAATTGACGCATTAGGTTTTCCTTCACCAGAAGGATTCAGCCCATGATCATAACTGTGCTGTACATTATACGTACCGTCACACCATTCCAAATTGTCAACAGAATTATCAGACTTATCACCACTTTTATGGTTAACTTCTGGAAGATTGTCCGGATTTGGCAAAAACGCCATCGCAACTAATCGATGAACAGACATGTGTCTACGTTTACCTTTGTAGTAAATGAGTAATCTTTTATATCCAGCACGTGTGGTTTCTGGAATTATTAGTTGTTTCGTTTCAGTATTGAATACATTACCATCTGTATTAACAACGTATTTTGTCTTATGACCAAAGAGGTAAATCGATTTATATCGAACCTCGTTGGAGTATGTTAAATAAGGCATCAGTTTATAATTATATACAAATATCAAATATATACCTTCGCAGCTGATTGTCTCACAAAAATATTATATCATTATTTTTAATGAGGTGTTCCAGCATAAAAGAGGTATTTTTATACGGGCGGGCCATGATTTTTGCAGTCGTAAGTTAAAATTATATCTATCGCCTGCCCTAGATGGGTCATCATTTCTTGATGCTCCAGGCATAGTTAATTCTCCCGCAGAGAATAAGTTTATATCTTTTAAATCATTAAAATCTTTATCTGATTCCGGAACCTTTACATAGCCTCGGATATTTTCAATTTCAGGTTCTAATGTAAGTGATTTATTTAATCCACATCCAGCATCCGGTGAGGAGATTGGTGATATCGTTCCAGTCATTGATGGGTCATATGATCTCTTACGAATGGTATACATATCATCCAAGTTATTGCCATGGAATCCTTTGAATGAAACTCCATGTGTATTTTCAATCTCCAGTGTTGGATTAAGCGTTGAGATTTCTTCTACTGTCGCTACATCAAGAATTCCTTTAATAACGCAATCACGTTTCAATGAGAACTTCTTACGTCCAGATGCATTACGATAAATAACGTACTGAGATGCAAGCTCTCCATAGAATACCATTGGAATGATTTCAAAGGATCTGATACGTGAGATTCTCTGATTAAGGTCGGATGTGTACTGTGAGTCTGCAAGTAATGATACCGCATAAATTACCAATGATACAAGATCAGTTGGTAAGTTGATATCTTCCAAGATCTCTTTGGTTACTGGATCAATAAACCATTCATAGAAGTTAAATAACGCATTCGCAATAGATGCTTTTCCGTACATCTTCACGAAGTATTCGATGTATGGTTCTCTGGAATCAAAATCCCCGATGTTCCATTTCTCTGTTGGAACCATACGAATACCATTCAAAAGAAGTCCTGATTCCATCGTATCTTCATATACCAGGAAGGTATCTTTGAATCTGATTACGTTCTCTGAAGGTTGTACTACTTTTGGCATATGCGCTTCAAGCCGGTAATTCGCTTTGCATTTTCTTAAGATTGTGGTAAGACCTTCCCAGAATCCAAGTAACATCGCTACGGTAATATCCTGGTTCATGACCTTTACAGATACATACATCGATCGTTTCGGTGCACGAATCTTATAGTATGCAGCTCGCATATCTTCTGGTAAGGCATCTACAATTAAGTCACAAATACTCTGTCCAGCTTTTGTCTTCTGTGTTCCAGAATAAGCAACGTAGATTGGTTTGTCTTCTTTATCGAAACCAACACAGAAGTATCCATCTGGTGGAGTCAGGTTTCTCTTTTTAAGGATATCCTGTACGTCGTGCTGGCTGAAGTAGAGATACATCCCACCAGTGTGAATACGTTTCATGAATTTCGCTAACTCATCGTACTCTACGGATGTAATGAACTCACCACTCTTATTAACCGCGTTGCTGTTACCAAACTTGATCATCTTATCGGCACCGTCTGCCTGTTTTAAGAATCGTTTCAAACGTTCTACCGAGGAAGTAGACTTGGTGTCGATACGACGGATGTACATCTTGTTGTAGTTCGATACCATCTGAACGGTATCTTCTTCTGTTTTTACAACTGGATAGAAATACGATTGATTCTTGATGTTTTTCTTACCACCACCCAGATACATGAATCGATTTTCGATGATCTTTGGAAAATCTACTTTTAAAGTAGATCTCTGACGGTTTGCATCCTCCAAGGCAATCGTATACGTTTCCTTGTAATTTAATTCATCGGATGTATCTTCGATTTTTACATCTCGGACATATAACGGAATGGACTTTGTGTTTAAACAAAGAAGCGCATCCATAATGTCTTTTGGCATGACTTTCTCGATGTACGTCTTATTACGTTCATAGAACGTCATGGTCTTCATGTGTTGATTTGGTGTGGTGACCGCTTTGGAAATATCTTTGGATTTGACTTTGACCTCCTTGACTTTCATTTTGGAAAGCTGCTCGACGGTCATACCTTTGATTTCCAAATTCTTTTGCTCATCCATCAATTTCTGGTTACGTGCAGAGGATCTTGGTGATACTGGAACCTTCTCATGTTTCATTTTGTTGTAAGCATCTTCCAAGATCTTTTGGTCTTCATTGATGTCGTTATCGACCATCATCTGAACTACCGTCTTGACCTTACCCTCCTGACGAGATATATCCAATCTCTCCATCGGTTTCGCCTTTAAAACACGGTCCGCAGTAACAGAAACTTTTTGTTCAACGGATTTTGCGATTTGGTCCTCCTCTTTTTTGACCGTATCTGCTACGTTTGTAACGTCTGTTTCATCAATGATCTCTTTCTTATCTTTTTCGGATAAGCCCATCTTCGTTTTGGTCTCATCAATGATCACAGATTTGATATCTTCTTCCTGAAGTTTCTTTTCATCTAATGCCTGATCTGGAACTGAGTGCATGATTCGTTTCATCTGAATCTGTAATCCAGTCACCACGTTCTTTGGTGGCATCTTGATTGCAGAAGAAACTTTCTTTGCGACCACTCCAATGGCTCCATCATCCAGCTTCTCGTCTGGTAAGGCAAAAAACTGAGTTGGATTGATTTTTAAAATCTTCATCCCAGAGAAGAACAAAAAGTCGACATCCACTCCAACCAGACATTCCGGATACTTATACAGCGTATACCAGATCATATAGAGTGGATGATTTAAATTTTCTTGTAGGGTATCCCCTAAGTGAAACTGATCAAGATTTACTAAAACCATTCTGGTTTTTAAGGACGGAACGGTTTTAGTTAAAATTGGTTTCATATAATCCCAATAGGCACGTACTTTACGTGGAACGGACATCTTTTTGGAATACTCATTGATGATAGACACATACGTATGAAGATCATATAAGAGGTTCTTTTCCTCGTCTGGGGAAACGATGCGTGCAATATATGGCTTCACCGTTGTGGATTTTCTTACGGTATCATAATGAGATTTTCGAAGTTGCATATTACGGAACCGATAGCGTTTGTTCCAAATCATACCACGGTAGTCCTGTTGGTAGAAATACCATTTGTATTTCTGTCCTGGGATTGCATTGGTATGGTTCTTGATTAAGGCTAAAGAGTCCTCGAATTTCGTTGTATATAAGAAAGCAAGATTGCCAGTTCCGGGAGGGTGTCCAATTGGTAAATTAATTTTACGTGACATCACTTTTCCATACGGAAGTGAGTCTGGATACATAGCTTCCAGCATATAAACTTCTGTAGTATTTTCCATTGATTCTCTCAGAAGTTGCTCTGGACCCATCTGAATTTTACCGCTTGCGACGGTATCAAATAAACTCATAGTCGCTGTATCCTCCTTTCTGTCGTCGTTATATTGGTGTTTTGAGGCGTAAAACGGAAGAAGCCATCAGGCTTCTTCCTTATGTTTGCGTAAATACGTTTTAGAATATACACAAATATGTTTATGGTTACATATGATATTATCGAACTCATCTGACGTTATACGTACAGGTTTATTTCCATCAATACGACATCGATTATTTTTACTTGTACATAATTCTTTAAATATATTTAAAACATCAATATCATTGATATTGTAAATATCAAAACTAGAATTATTTATAACACACTTATGAATTGATTCCTTAAATTCAGCATATGCATCATTGTATGTATGCATTTGAGGCGGATTGATCATTTCATGTATTGTGTCAGGATTATCTAGTATGAAATGTATAGTCTCATCACTTAAGTCATAGCACCTTCGTAAAAATTCATCGATGTCTTTACGTGATAACTTCGATTTTATCATGGCATCGTATCTTTCCGTCAGAAACACATTTAATTTATCAACAAGATCTTTATCGCGTTTGAATTTATCCATTACATCTAGTATATCATTCAACCGTACCACCCCGCTATTTTAATGATTTGCTATTGCGCATTTCTGGATCTTTCAATGCTTTACTTCTAGCATCAATCTCACGATTATTTATCTCTCGTGCATATTTTGCTTTATTCTTATTTGTATTAGCGTCTTTGTTTTGCGGATTTTTCTTCTTAATATTTTTTACATTATTTGCCATTAGTTGAGCTTCTGTATCATATTGATTTTGCGCACGATCTTCAATATCTGATACTTTACGTTGTAACTTAGCCGACAAAGTTTTCGGTTTTGTAGGATGCTTGAACGTTGTGTCAAATTTTTCATTCGGATCAAAATTTACAGCATTCATCATTTTAGTATTATATAATTTCTTATCAAGATTACGAATAGCGGCATCTTTGGATTTACGTTTGGCGTTTTCACGCAATCCACGTTTGACTTCTCTTTCGTTGGATTTATTTGCTGCATATCGATCAGCCTCTATTTCAAGAGCATTTAGATGAGGATTTTCTCGATTACCTTTGAGTTTTCCAGCTAAATGATTAGCACGATTAAATGTGGCTTCTCGTTCATCGATATCATTTTTAGATGCATACTCTAATTGCCTAGCCTTATATCGTTTAGAATTTGGATTTTGAAGAATCATCTTAGCTGTGTTCAGTGCGTTTTTATTGGCCTCTTCATGTGATTTACCATTCTTAATTTGATCATCATATATCTTTTTCGTACTTTTTAAAGTTTTATATTGCAAAACTCATCTACTTAATTTAGTTTTATCTGTTACGGTTTCTTTTTCATCATCTTCTGGCATATCGGTAGTGTGTAAACGTGCATGGCCGATTTCATATGGATGAAAAATATGGTAGAGGGTGCGCACCCTCTACCATATTTTTTATTTTATAAAAACAAACGTTCTCGACTAGACTGATTTAATTCATCAATCATTTTCATATTTACTTGGATCATAATTGTCTTTGTGGTTGTAAAGAACTGCTTGTCCATTGCGTCTGGTATATCCATGTAAGTCATATGTCTTAAGCATAGAAGCACCACTAGAAGATAATGGAATATTTCGCTTATGATACAGCATGATTGAGTAATATCCAATTGCGCGTTTCGCATTTGGAGTAAACGCTTTTTCAAGAAGTGCTTTATGGCGTTGCATCTTTTCTGTAAGAGTCGCCACGTATAATACTGCATAAATCATATCGTCTTTGTGCATCAAGATATGGCATTTACATTTTCTGGACACACGATGTTTCATCCATGCTTCGGTTTTACCAAAAAGATCAGCAAGTTCTTTTGCCGTATCATCCGTAAGTTTAATCACCTTATGGGTACACTCTTTGTATGGAACTTCGACATGATACATAGATCGAGCCCATTTCTCAACCTTTTTGACTTCATGTAATCCTAATACAGTAGCGGCACCAACAGCTGTTGCTAATGCGGCAACATCGGCGGAACTTTCTGTAATTTCATATCCAATGATGTCTTCCATAGATTCAATAAAGATTTCTTCATCTGATGATTCATTGATAATATCATCTAACTCATCCATTTCATCATAAAATGAATAGTTCATATGTCTCTCCTTTCAATAGAAAAAGGAATCCGAGACAATTCCCGGATTCCTCAAGTTTAGAAGTTATCGTTTAAATCCATCATTAACATCGCCATTTCGTTGTCAATTACGGAATCAAAGTCAACAGATTCTTTGACGTCTTTTTCCTTATCCTTGGCATCTTCTTTTGGCTCGTCAATGACTTCCTCTTTGTCTTCTTTGGCACTTGGTAAGGAATCTACCCAACGTTCCAGAGAAGCCATATATTTATTCTTCCATTCGTCAAATGCGTTTGGATTCTTTCCGTCGTTGGAATACGGCAAGACATACAGATAGTCTTTTCCATCTACGGTTTTAAATCCCCAGTGCTTTGGTGGATCTGGGAAATCATAATCTCCATTAAACATAATACGAGCAGCGGAAGCTAATTTACCGTTTACGATTCCATCATCGTTACGGTCTTTCTTTCCGGAGTCTTTATGACCTGCACAGGAATACTTGGTTTTGTATCCTTTTTCATGAAGCTTAGAAAGAATCGGTTGCATTCCTTCATCTGGGTTACGTGCTTCTAACATGATTCCCATTTCGTTGGTATCAAGTTCGGTATCATAACCTTCGTTGAAAGCAGATTCAATAACAGCATCTTCTACAGACTCTGCTTTCATTTTTGCACGGGCTTCTTTTGCAATCTGTTTGAGTTCTTCTTTTCGTTTTGCTTTCGCAAAGTTAGACTGAAGTTTCTCTAACTTATCACGCATACGGTTGGTCTGTACGATGGTCTTATTTAAGACACCATTTAAGAGACTCTTTCCACGTTCATCTGGATTGAATTTCTCTAAGTTTGCTTTGATTTCTTTGACAGCTTTGACAATGACTTTCAAACCACCAAGCGCATCTGCAACGGATGCAATTGTCTGAGCAGATACCAAAAATGCATTCTGAGCAGCAACACTAGCAGCTGCAATATCAGCGTCTGGCTGAGAGGCAACTACACAGAAAGCTCCTTTAATTACTCCTGCGGATACGGAATCACCGACTAATGCAACACCGAAAGCAGATAAAATGCCTTCAATGATCAACATGACAGCACCTATTAAGGTACCCACGATATTGACCTTCAAATCATCTACTGGGTAACTCTTAATCGCATTTTCCATCCGTTCCACTTCACGGTTTAAATCGCCGATGTATTTGGCTGCAAGATTGAAGTCTTTTTTCTTAATGGCTTTTTTGATCTTTCTAGTCATTTTGGATGTGCGAATCTTTGCAGTCATTAATGACTGAAGTAAATCCGCATTGGCACCTTCGGTAAGAACGCCTTCGTCACCAAAGAGATCTTCTTTGGTAAACTCAGTAATTCCAAGATCGCCTTCACGAAGAAACGCATTGACTGCTTCTAAGACACCACGCTGTTCCAAATCAGAACTTACAGATTTAGTTACCTGGGAATCCAGTTCCTTGATCTGTGCTTCGATCTGTTTCTTTTCGTCTGCAGAGTTTACCGTATTCTGGATTCTGCGAAGCGCCTGTTCTACTTCTACCAGACGTTTCTTGTATTTTAATACTTTTTCCTGTTTGGATTTACGTTTGCTCATCCAAGAGATTTTTGCTCTTAATGTGGCACGCTCAATAGTCAGCTGTCTTACCTTAAATGGTAAGGTTGTAGCTTTTACGTCTTTGGCGTGTGCACTATTTGAAAACTTGTCTTTTACGTTATGTGCCATATTACTAATGGCTCCCTCAACGGCATACGTATAAGTCGCGTCTTCGTTGTATATAAATTCCATTAATTCCTCTGGAATCATGTCGTCAATCCCTTCTTTCTTTTTTATAATGGTTTTATCTGGAGGTACTTGTGGAAGCATGGCTCCAAGCGTTGCAGAGGAAGACTCCTTGGAAACTTTCATTCCCTGTTGAACTTCATGCACGTGTAAATCTTCCATAAAAAGTCCACCTTTCTTGTTTTCAACTTTAATGGATTGTCGTATCCGTAAATAGCACGTAGTTAGAAAAAAATTTAGGCTCTTACAATTCATTAGCGGGAGAAGTTTGGTTTTTCTTGACTTTGCATTCGAACTGCCGCAAAAAAAGAAGAACCGGCATATCGTCGCCCGCTTCAAACGCTAATATGGTACGAATACGAGAATCAGATGGATTCTCAACTATGTTTATTTAACATTATTTCATAGAAGACGTAAGGGGTTTATCCCTTACGTCTTTCTCCTTTGTCTACTGGTTCCAATTGTTTCTACGTGGTTCCCAATCGCTTCGATCAGGTTCTCCGAACTCATCTGTTGGGAAATAGGACATCGATTGTATTCCACAACTCCTATCTGCTCTATCAGCAATCGCATCCAATGTCATATGATACCACTCATGTGTTGGTGGCTCTAATAACTCTGGCATATTACTTAATGGATCATTCTTGAACTTATATTCTTTTCCATCCACATAAACAGATTTTGGATCCATTGCGATTTGCATCGGACGATATCTTCGGATTGCTGGTATGATGGCATTCATCGCCGTATTTATGTCCAAACTATTGTCGATGAAGGCATCTTCCGGTATTTCTACAGATGTACTTTCGAGACATTCTGGTTTTGTTTCTTCTGGTTCTACCTTCGGTTCTGGTACTGGTGGTTTCTTTACTGGAGCTGGTTTTGTTTCCGGTATCTTCTTTGGTGCTGGTGCAGAAACAGGTTCTTTTTTCACCACGTTCTTTACAGCTACATCTATCGTCTGGATTTTCCGCTTAACCACTTTTCGAATAAGTTTGAATTGTGGTCTTTGAAATCTTTCCAGCTCATACGGTGTACTTGGTTCATTTACCGGTATTGCCAGGTATGCAGTACCTTGGTTACGATTCACACGTAAGATTGTAACTTCTGACACCGCTCTCATCAATTCATACAATGAATGATATTCAAAGTATCCTCCAGCATCTAATACTCGTTTCACAAAATCACAGATCTTTGTAACTCGTTTGATAACTGCTGTTGGCATGTACTTTGTAAGTGGTGGATTTGTACCGGTACGAATCTGGTAACTGCACGGCTCCTTTTCTGTGTAAGGACGTCCTACATATCCATTACGCATCGTTTTGGAAAATGCAGATTGCGTATTGTTATATTCAGCCAAATCAACCATGGTTTTGCAGATCTCTTCTGGTTCAATTGATTCTGGTATGGGATCCAGATCACTATGGAACGCTATGACTTCGATTCCATGTAACACATCTGAGATCATCAGATCTCGATAATCTTTACATACCTTACGAGCTCTGGTTAAGATTGCTTCTGTATCCTCTTTATCCACACTATACAAATGAATGTATCGAAAGATATCATGTACATTAGCCATGTATGTTGCAATTGATGCTAATGATTTTGTTATTTTGCCACGGGTTAGTATATCAATAGCACTCACTACATGTGGATACTCGACCACAATAGCTAAGAATAACCATACGATATTGAAATAGGAAGTATCCTTTTCCAGTTCAGCAATTCTGTGATCTGGATGAGTAGCTGCCATATCATGTATGAATCTCTTTCGTATCGTGCTATCTGGTACAGAGATCTTTAAAAGATTAAACATATCATCCTCTGTGAGATAGTGATATCGTGTTTTTGCATATTCATACAAATCCATGATATCATGTTCACCTGCGATCATTTGGAGTATAATACCTTCATACATTGGGATGTATACTGGTTTCACATCAGATAATCTAGTGATACAATCCAAAATGTCATTCATACTAGAGTATGAGTTAATGGATTTTCCCGTATTACTTATGAGAAAATCATCACATGCATCGTAGACTTTCTCTAAATAGTTTAAACTTTCTTTTGGAAGTTTTACATCTTTCATATGAATACTTTTTAAATTTCTTAAATAATTCATGTACGTTTCCTCCTTTGTTTCATATGAGTAATTAGTGTATACATGTAAATGATGTATAAGTTTTCCTATATGAAAATACGTATTTAGAAATATTGCATGAAGAACATCTACATATTTAGTAGATATTATAGAGATGCTTTTATGAAGTAATTTGACACGTGTAAAGCACGTTCAAATTATAAATTATTAGCGCTCTAACAACCCCGTAAGGGGTTGGAGAGCTTAACGGATGCGAAGGCAGACGTTGTATTTATTATCTACTTAATACGAACTTGCGGCCGCAGAACGCGGTAGTAAAGTAACCCTATACAAAATACCTAAAAAAATATTAAATGATTCCTACGGACGCCGTTTCGTAGGGATTTAAATTTTTATTTCAAAGTTACAAAATGTTATATAATAGAATGGGAACCTCAGGTTCCCATTCTATTATATAAATTATTTAGATGTATAAACCGAAATAAAATTCTATTTCGGCTATACTTCTACGATCTCTTTGTAGTCTCCATGATCAATGGTTCTTGTCTCTACATATTTGATGTGAATTGGTTTTCCTCTATGGATACACCAGTTCATAAACTCTAATGTCGTTCTTCCAGATCTTGGATCTTTATATTCTCGTAATTCAAAGTCTGATACATGATCGGTCATATTTTTCAGAATATAACATACGATGCAATCAAGAGATGTACTGATATACACACCCTGAATTTTACGAAATGAAGATTCGATGTAGATTCCATACCCATCCATTATGACAACGGTGAAGGTATGTGTAGAACTCATCTTATCATGTAATTCGATATAAAAGTTTTGATTGATGATTCCTCTAAATCGTAAATACATATGCTGATATCGGGCATAATCCCAACAAACACCACCTTTGTATTTCTCGAATTCAGAAGGAGTCATGGTTCGATATGCGTTTGCAAATTCCGGACCGTCTAGTTTTACAAGTTGTCCATTTACTGGAACTCCGTATCCATAGGAGTTTAATCGCTTATTTAAGTTCGTACATATTTCAAGCGTACGCTGATCCTCTTCGCTGACAACGACAGATTCTTCTACCGTGTCAGCTACTGAAAATTTTCAGAATTCTCTTCAGCTTTATCCGCAACTTCATCGGTAAACTTCTTTAAGTAATCCCAATCGTTCCAGTAGTAATTCAATAATCCATCCAAGTACGCTCTGGACACATTGCTGTGTAACTTATCGGAACTCCCTTTGCCCTGGTCGCGTCCCACTTTGTTGTCAAAACTTTGCCTGGCATCTGTTCCTTTCATAACGAGTGGATAGTTTCTAATTTCTTCTGGTTCCATCGCTGCATAAATCGGAGTACCATCCAGTACGAAGATCTGATCTTTGTGTGCTTTTGCATACCCAATTGCATGTAAGATGAAATCATGATTACCCTGAAGCTTTTCATTTAACGATAAAGTCTTTGCAGTCTTACGATACCATTGTCCATTTGGAGTATTTAAGATATAACTTGCAAATGGTTCCCCTGCTCTACGAATATCGACATCGGTCATATTTCCACATTGATCAAAAATGTCAAGCTCTAAATGAACGGCTCCGTACTTCTTTGCGATCTCACGACCAATGGTTCCTTTCCCACTTCCAGGCAGTCCAATCACCAATATGAAATTGAATAATCCACTCTCAAAATTCTGTAAATTAATGATAGTGTCACCGGTAGCTGAGGTCTCCACTGTTTCTGTTAAAAGTTTCGGATTTACAATCGTAGACTCCTTTGTTGGCGCAGCCGCAGAAGATTTTTTAATTGGATCACTGATTTTTACCTCTGAGGCGCTGGTTCTTGTGGACATGAAATATTGGTTTCCGGTGTCTTTATAAACCTTGAATCCATTCTTTAAATACATATGAATGGCTTCAGAGTTATTCTTATCTACAGACAGGTCCGTGGCTCCTAAAGACATCGCTTTCTTTAAGAGTCTGGTTCCAAGACCTTTTCGTTGATATTCATTATTGACTTCCAAAGCTTGGATCCAGGTGAATCCATCGCTTGGGTGTTTTTCGATGTTGACTGCTCCAACTAAAATATTGCGGTGAATAAATAAAATACCTTTCGTATTGGAGCTACAACGAAAATGAGATAAGTATCCTCCGTATTGGGATTTTTTCCAGGTCTTTAAGGTACTTTCGTTAATTGGAACTTCATTTACCTGAAGCCCTTTGTCTTTATGATGCATGATGCCTCCTCCTTCGAGAATGGCGCGATCTTCTAATGTTTGAATAATCTCAGACAGCATGTTCTTTAACCCCTTTCTATCTTTGATTTAAGGGATTGTGCCAAAGAAAAAAGAAGGCGCCATTTAGACGCTTTCTATAAATGCTCTCTCCATTGCTGGTTTAATTCGTGATTTTCCTGCAAGATCTTTGGATCAACAGGATCACAGTCCATATCACGACGTTCTTCGAGAATCGCTATGGCTTTCTTTAAAATCTTAGTTTCATTTTTATCCGTTCCTTCATCTAGTGCAAGAAATGATAAAACTCCGATGCTGTTATTATAGCATTCACGTTTCTTAGAAACCAACTCCCAAAGATCATCTGCATATCCACGTATTGTTAATTGGTTATGGATGAATATAAGTTCCGTTAATTCATACGCATCTGGAGATTCTTTCTTAAATTTCTTTTTGGTTCCTATAAGAATCTCAAATTCGTTTCTTGTTTTATGCTGATTCATATAATCACATAGATCATCATAATTAGTAGACCAAGCGGCAACTGATTTATACAAACTTTGTTTACGATAACGATTCATCCTTGCATGACGTGGTATCAGGCAATATATGGTATCACATTTTTTGGTTTTCATTGATTTTCTCCTTCTTCGATTTTTGTAGTTCTTCTTTTCTGTACAGCTTACCATCATTATCAACAATTTTCATATTTTGAATCTTTTTGTTGCTTTTTGATGTTTTTAGTGATTTGAATAATATTGGTTTTACCATATGATCATTTTCTGGAAATTCTATGTCTGCATATATGGTATATCTACATGCAACTTTCGGACTCGTACTCCAAGCAATACAGATATCAGATGGATCGGTACTTTTGTTTGTTAATGGATTTACAGCCATAACTCCATAAATGATATCATTATCATATATCTTCATAGTGTATGTAAGGGCTATCCATACAGATAGCCCTTCTCCTTTCTTAGATTGCCATTGCAAATTGATAGATTCGTTCCATCTTCGCTAAGAACTTCATTGGAACTAACTCTCTAATGGTCTTGCACTGGAAGAATAAGGTGATCAAACTCGCAACCAATCTCGCAATCGTTTTTATGATTGGTCCTGCATTCTTGAATAATTCTTCAATGGTTCCAAGAAGATCGATTTTCTTCATATGCTTGTATGCATCCAGTCTTACTTTTTCCATCTCAGCTGTTGGAGAATATTTAGATAAGATTCCATTATAAGATTTCTTAGCTTTCTTTTTGACTTTCTTATCTTTTTTCTTGATCTTCTTTTTTAACTTCATGATCTCTTCTATGGCTTCGTCATGTTTCTCTGTAATGACATCATCCATAGTTAAATATTTCTCTCCTTTCTTTCCGTGTTTTTTGTTTTTGTGTTTCTTTTTAGACATGATAATAATTCCTCCTTTGTTTTCTGGTCTTCTATGAGATAATATATCTTTCATTTGAAGATCTGTATGGAGAAAATTTTTAAATTACTCTACATATTTAGTAGATATTATAGAGATTTTTATGGAGTGCTTTTAATCAATTTGACACGCATGAAATGCGTTCAAATTATAAATTATTAGCGCTCTAACAACCCCGTAAGGGGTTGGAGAGCTTAACGGATGCGAAGGCAGACGTTGTATTTATTATCTACTTAATACGAACTTGCGGCCGCAGAACGAGGTAGCAAAATAACCCTTTAAAATATACTTACCCTACTAGAAAAATAGTAGACCGCTTACATTCAACTAATCGAACTGATCAAGAAGTCCGGGTGGCGAGAGCGAGCTAGTTTTATCATACGATGGGATCACGCTACGTCCGTTTTCTTTTTGAAGAAAAGAATATGATGCAACAAAAGTTACGCGAGGACCGCCGATAAGCCCAACTTGATCATTCGAGGACGAATGATAAACTCCAGATACCAATTCGGCTGCTTAGAGTGTGCAGTAACGGGTATGACATGGAGAATCCCCTAGGAGTCTGATGAGAGTCTCCTAGGGGATTAATATTGCTTATTTCTTATAATCAACATGTCCAATGGTTCCACGAACCATTTCTTCGAAGCTATCAATCGCTTTTACCATATCATGTAACTCATATTCATATAAGAGTTCATGTTCTTCATCTTCTGGTTCACTTAACCAGTTGCCTAATGTGTTTGTGACAATTCCAAAGTCTGCAACGCTACCCATCAGGGTGTAGCTAATCATCGTCTCATACGGAATGAAATCCATCATACGCAATGGATTATTCTGATGATAGGATTCGATCAAATCCCAAGCTTTTTTTGTTGCCTGATTTTTACGAATCGCAAATCCTTCAGATCCCTCAATCGGAACTGAATCTGCTCGTCCAATCACAACCAATAAATCTTCGTAGTCATTGATCATATGTGATGGTAAATGTCTCACTAACCATAAGAACGTTGCTAATGAAGATTTAACCGTAATGGTCATATTGATTTCAGAACATAAGGTCATTCTGGTGATTGGTACCAGTTCATCTAAGGACATATCTGCTTGCATATTTGCCCAGTATTTTAATCGCCCAATATTTTCACCAACCTTCTCCGGATCTGCAGCTCCTAAAGAGATACAACCTTCTGGAAATTTGATTTCCTGTAAGACTGGTTTGTTATAAGACAAGCCGTTGTAAGACTGGAAATGGATGAACGCATTACTTGCAACGTCCTGACCTTTGATCATGTCTCTCCAGTATTTATAGAAGTTGGTTACCAACCCCTGGGCTAAGTAGTCTTCTAACGAAAGTTTCGGTTTTACCTCCGAAATTTCCTTGAAAAGATCAGTCCACAGAGGGAATTTTATCTCAGGAAGTGCGCCATCGTCACTTGGACGTGAAACAATTTCCTTTAACCAACCTTCAAAAAAGTCTGTCATATTCGTACAATGCATCATACTTAAAATCTGAACTCCTTTGAAACGGACAATGGCTTTGCAACGATCCATTGCCGGTACACAAACCATATCTGCAATATAATCATTTGCATTTTCATTTGCGATAATCTGTGCGTGAAAACCAAGGATTTTCGTAATCACATCTTTTTCTGCTTGTGGTATCTCGTCTGGTAAGGATTCTACGGATGAGAGCATTCTTTCTCCACGATAAACGGCATGTCCATCAGAGAATCCCTGAAGGATTAAAAATTCGATTGGGGAAATATCTGAAATTTCATAGTCAATTTCGCAGTAGTTTAATGCTCTGGAACGATTTGTAGATCCATAAACTCTTCGTTTTGTCCAATCTTTGTATGACTGCTGGAGATATTCATATACCTCCTGTAATCCACTATAAGATACATGATCAATAATCATAACTTTTCCCTCCTTGTAGTATCTAAGTATTTACATGTCATAGTACCTGTGACATACAGTAAATTCGGGCATCCAGTACAGCGTTGCACATCTTCTTCACTTTCCATAAACAGGTCGTAAATACTATGTTCCGTATAGTGATTTGCACAGTTTTTCAGTACCGGATCTTGAAATTCTTTATTTGCCATCTGTGGCACCTCCTTATTTATCGTTAAGAGAACGTCAGATCGCCAGTGTTTTACTAGACATTCTTCTAATGAACTTACGAAAGGAGACTTAACCATGAAGAAATTTTTGAAGTCTATCGTGAAAGCATTCTCAGAAGTAGACTGGGCAAACGTTCCGAAAGCGGTTTATGTACGTTACATTTTAGCGTTCATCGCAATCGTCAATAGCATCCTGGTTGGATGTGGCTTACATCCATTAGATGTTGCAGAAAACGATGTCTATATGGTAGTAAGCGTCATCTTCTCCGTTCTGGTTATCATCGTAAATACTTACAAAGATAACCCGACGTCTAAAGAAGGTATTATGTCCGCGTCTATTCGTAATATGCTTAAAGAGATGGACGACCTCAAAGAATCCGGCGTATTAGATGAGCTGGAAGAATGGCTTGCGTCCAAGAAACGAGACGAACCGAAAGAGAAGTCTGATTCCGAAGCGGATGTGAATATAAATGATAAAACAAAGCCCGAAGATGCTAAATCTTCCGACGCTGAGGATAAATGAGTTCTATAATTGAAGTATGGAGAGCAATCTCCATACTTCATTTTCAGTCATATATTATTTCATAGACATTGAGACATTCAAAGAAGTGAGGTGACTTTATGATACCAGGAGAATTACGAGATCCGGCAGATGAATTAAAAGCAATTTTAGAAATGATCGATGCCGTAGATGAAGATTTGATGCGAGAATCTTATACCAATGATCAAATCAAGAAAGCTCGTAAGCGAGCGAAAAAAGAATTGAAACTTCTAAAAGAAGGAAAAATTCACAAATCAAAATACTTAACTGAGGAGGCTAAAGACCTTTATGACGAATGACAAAACGTATACGTATTGGTTGATCTATCTAACGGATCCAGCGTTACATGACAAGTTCTTTAGTGGTAAGATGTCTACAGATCTCTATGCATATACAGACAAGAAAGAGCATTACAAGTTATGGAAGTCTCAAAGAAATAGTAAGGTTTTTGAAGTCAAACGAAAAGACTTATCTCAAGACGAGATACGATACTTAGCTTCCAAGTTTCAACGACAACGGATTGAAATCGTGGAAGGTGAAACCCGAGGACATGATGCGTTTCGATTATTTAAAGTAGCAATGACCGCACATGAACGAATCTATATCACAAGTAACATGGCGTTTTATTTAAATACGTTAATTCAACGAGAACATGAACAACTGGGATTTCTTGTAAAGGTCATTCGACCATCGTATCGATTTGTATTGGATAAATTCTGTTTATCTGATCTATTTGACACAGAGAAAGAAGAACCGGATTACGATAAGTTGAATGAGTATGACATATTCAAAGAATTTATTCACACATATAGTGAGCTATTAAAATAAGGGAGGTGAGAAAATGACCATCTATTTTATTTATGCATTTATGAGTCAGCATGATTTAGTACGGGTGAATCGATATGGGCAATATGACATTTTTAAACATAGCAAAGAACTGGATGGACTAAACTGTGTGCTCTGGGGATTCACAGACAGTAAGAAAATCAAAAACCAGTTCTTAGAAGAACGACCTGTAACACGACGGTATATCGTAGAAAAGAAAGAAATGAGTGAATCTGAGTACAGCAATTATATGATGGATCATTTTCGGTTTGAATTATTACCATCGTACTTAGACAAACGCATTAATATTGGATCAAAATCTGGTTACCAAAATACCACGGTTATGAAAACAAAGGTTTCAGATGCAGAGAATGATTTCTATATTAAACGCATCATTACCAAATATGAGTTCGATTATATCGTTAGTAATATGGGTGAAATCTGTACAACTATGGAGGAAGATGTGTATGCGAAGATAACACTTCCAGTTGATATTTCAGTTTATGTTTCTCCAGTCGCGAAATTGATGGAACTTATGAACTTCGAATTTGAAATGAGCCTCTATCAGTTGCCGTTCAATACAGTCCATACGACAGCGCAAGTAAAGCGTATCACAAACGTACGAGACACATTCTCGATAGCAAATCTCTTTTATTATGTATTTGCTGAGATGATTTACCGGGAGGTTATCGAATGAAAACAGTATATCTATTCTATATTAGCGAAGAAGGTTATGATACAATTAAAGACTGGTGCTCACCAGATATTATTGATCCCAATCCAGCAGTTCCAAGGGATTGGGAATTATATGCCCTAACAGCGGTACCAAAGTATGCAAAGGTCTTTCGGAAGACCAGGAACCCAAAATATTTCCGAGAGCGTCACATTCGAATTGACGATGAGAAGTATCAGGAATTTACAGTAACCTATTCAGAATACCTATTAGGAAAACATCCGATTCGCTGTAACATTGGACGAAAAGCATCCGTTGTTGTGGTAATTCCAGAGTTTGAATACCGGCATGTCAAAGAAGATTATTATTTATTACTCGGATCTTCTCTTATCACGGATGCTGACTATGCAAAATGTCGACCGATCTTTGAGATGTTGATGACGGATATTACTGTATTAAATCCAATCTTTAAGTTTGCGTTGGATACTGTTGGTTATACTGGTATATTATTTGATAGTGATGTACCATTAGAAACTGAGTTGGATAGCGTTGCTGATCAATTCAATGAGTTACATGGGTACTATGAATTATACAATTGCACATATACAAAGAAAGGAATCATGAAATTATGCGAATATGGAAGTATTATTTAGATCGAGCCGCTCTTAAGGTTAATGAAGGTGTAGCGTTTACCACAGCACGGGAACGCTACGCTTTATATGCCATCACGAATGATAAGAAGAAAGCCCAAGAATTCAAGGTAAGTAGAAATGAGAAAGCCTTTATTGAACAAACCGCGAAGGTTGACAAAGATGAATGGAAAGGTATCTGCCAAAAATATCGTGGATGTGTTTTACTTTATACAGATTTACTTACAAAACAAGACCGCGATAAGATTGAAAACCCAAGAATCCTGGATGATTATACGAAAACCGTTCGAATCTTAATGACTATGGATGAGAAGCTTCGTACTGAAACTTATGGAAATGGAGGTGACGATCTTTGCATGTTGCCAGTCATTAAAAAAGGTACGTTCGAAAATATGCCGTGCCCGAACATGTTTACAAAATTCTTTGATGGAATTATGCGTGAGATGATCTACCAACAGCAATACAAATTTGCGTTTGGTTACGGAAGTAATAATCCAGCATATATCCCAAATCGTCATGAAGATGACTATGCACCCTTTGATTTAAAGTTTGGTGGCGCCGAAGATTTCTACTTTGATGAACTTACTATGTTTATCTGGGAGTATGGAGATCTCTTTAAGTAACCTAGGATTCCCGCAATGCGACAATCTACATAACTGAAAGTGAGGTGAAGCATTGTGGGAAAATCAGAATTTGTTAAGAAAGTCCATATGGCAAAACCAGAGGGCTTTGAATATGTAACACAATACGAAACCACGAAGCAACGTAGAAGATTGATTAACGAAGTCAAAAAGTTGATTCGATCTTCTATGGAGTATCGTGATTACGTGCAATACTTAAAAGAGTACGTGGATATGGATTCCTGTGCTTTTTTTCGGAAAGTGACATCGAACCCACAGGAGAATAACGAAAACAAGAAAGTGAAGATTGAAATTCATCACGAGCCATTTACATTGGAAGACTATGTCTCTGTTGTACTGGATAAGTACATTGCGGAAGGAATTCCAGTGGATGCGTTTGATATCGCTGAAGAGGTGATGGAACTTCACTATACAAACGAGATCGGTCTGATTCCACTTTCAAAGACTATTCATCAGACCGTTCATAATACGGGAAAGATTCCGATCCCAATTTATATGTGTTATGGCAATTACGTGCAGTTTATCAAAGATTATCGTCCATACATTGACGATGACCTGATGGATAAATTGGAACGAAAACGCCAGCAAACAAAAGAACTAACACCAGAGAGCTTCGATGCCCTCATGAAGGAGTATGTCTATCTGGACATCGATGGACGTTCCGACGTTACTCCGATACCTGAAGAGGAAGTTGAAGCCGCTTAATTTTTTTTATATTGAAAGGAGAACCACATGGCTATTTTAACCAAAGCAGCGATTTTACAGGCAATCTTATACCAGAGAATCCGGATGACTCCATTTAACAAGGATATCTCCGATTCTCAGATTGGACCAAACTCTATCGACCTGACATTAGGAAATACAATTTCATTTTATCCATTCGTGAAGTTGGAAGATGAAGGGGAATTCTCCGGTGGTGGAGATACCATCACAATTGGTCAGACATCTGTAGATACTAGACCAGAAGACTATGGACATTTCGCAATGAAAATGCCGATGGATCCAGATGTGCAGTACTTACGTGAAATGCCGTTAATGGATCTTGGACGTTATCAGGATACTTACCAGACAGAGATTCCGGAAAATGGATTTGTATTATGGCCTGGAAACGTATATCTTGTAAAAGTCAACGAGACCTTATGGGCAAAAGATCTGGTAATCAAAGTATCTGGTCTTAGCAGCTTAGCAAGAGCCGGTCTTTCTGTAAACCAGTCTGCCGATATGGTGAACGTTGGAGATGAAGTACAGCTTGTCTTAGAACTGTCTGCTACTTACCCAACCGTAATCTATCCAAATATGAGAATTGCCGCTGCATATTTTGAAACAACAGAAGGTGAACTCTTACCAGAAAATGAATATCATGGACGCTATGAGCAGAAAAAACAGCCGAATCCAGGTATTATCGCAGGATATGTACCGGATCGTTGGTTAGTTGAGAAAGTTGCTGCGATGCGTGCACAGGCAGCCGAAGAAGCAGCCGCTGAAGAAGCTGCATACAGAGCAGCTCATCCAGAGGAATTTGTAGATGAAGCAGTTCCGACAGATGGATTCGTAGATGGAACCATCGGAATGCAGCCGGTATCTGAGGAAGTACCAGTAGAAGAACCGACTCCGTTACAGCCAGGAGAGAGCATGGATATGAGTGATCTCATGCCAGGATTTTCCGCTGAGGTTGTTTCCACTGAAACAACTGGCGAAGTAGCTCCACAGGAGTTTGAAGCAGAGATTACATCTACAGAAACTCCAGAAGCATAAATAAAACTACCTAGGGAATTTGTATGTTCCCTAGGTAGTTTATTTCTTTCGCGTGCAAGAAACCTCATTAATACGGTGTTTAGGTATTGAAATCGTATACTTTCGGAAACGATTTTATTAAACCAAGCTATTCTATCAAAGTTATACATTATTTTTGAGTATAGCAGGTACATCTATAACTATGAAAGGAGATGAGAACGATGCCATCAATTGGATTCGGCGATGAGGAAAAAAAGGAGCTCACCGAAGAGCAGATTGAGCAGCGATCCGAAGAGATCAAAAAAGCACAATCTGCGAAACCCGAAAGAGACCATATTAAGTTCTCACAAAAACGATTGGACAGATTACGGAGCATTTATTCCGAAGTTGTGGTCCATGATTATGGAGACAGCTACCATAAGTCCAAAGAAGAACTGAAAGATGAAAATCAGTTCTACGAACTCTTCCAGGAGATCAATGGTAAGAAACGAAATTACAGACGATTGCCAGAGTATATCATCGCATATCGTCATTGTTTAAATTTCTTACATGCCGTAGCTGCAAAGCAGGACGTCTACTCGGAAGAGGAATTTGTGGATTTGTACTTTAGAGGTAAGATCCACGTAACCGGAATGTATATTCCAGCATATAAGGGAAAAGACAGAAAACGTATCTCACAAGAGGCACTGATGGAGTACATCTTAAGTGATGGAGATCCGAACGAGTTTATCGAAAAGGATCCATTACCAGAGATTACATCCAAAGAAGAGCTGGATGAAATGAGAGCAAGAGTCTTTTCACCTGAGCAGTATAAACGTATGATTGAATCTGCGTTTATTGATGACTATCAGGATGTCGAGGATACTATGATCGATCCAGATAGTCCAAAGACCTATGAAGATAAACCAGTTGCAATGGATCTGACCAAGGAAGAACAGAAGAAGATCTTTAGTAAGAATCCGGGTCTTTCTATGATCGTTAAAGAAGTTGCAGATCGGGCAGAGCGTTCACAGGTTCGTGGATATTCTTCCGAGTATGTATTTGATTTCGAATCAGATGATCTGGCAACCTTTGATAAGTACAACCGTGTTTATGGTGTCAAAGATATGGATGAAGTTCCAGAATTTCATGGCAGTGTCCAGAGCAAGAAAGACTTCAAGAATTACTTACGTGACATTGAGGAATGGGAATTTCGAAATATCCGCGTGAAAGTGGATGGTCGTTATCGTACCTTAGAAGATCAGAACGATGCAGACGCAAAAGCAGCATTAGATCAGGCAGGATATAACATCCGTATGTTCTGGAATAATCAGGAACGAGATCGAGAGGTCAAGAAGTACTTAAAGACAGCCAAGCAGAAAGAAAAGGAACTTCGTAAGAGATTATCTACAATGGAATCTCTTAGCAAGACGACAGATCCAGATGGTAGAGAACGTAATCTTTCCGATTCTGAACGTTATGAACGTTGGAAGCAGTTTGAGAAAGACCAGAAAAAGAAAGAGAAGCGAAAATCAAAACCATCCAAGAAAGATAAAAAAGCAACAAAAGTTTTGAAAGATGGCGTGAAGAAAAAGAAGCGAAACGTTGATAATTTTCTCTTAGGCGTGTCTGGAAATGGAAATAAATCCATGAAAGAATACAAGAAAGAGAACCTTGATTTTACATCTAAAGGATTCAAACACTTCCAGATTCGGGAGGATAAATAATGGAAAACCAGCAGGAAAAGAAAAGCGTACATCGAAAGTATTCTTTAATTAAAGATACTTTCCCGATGGATGCATTGATTGAATTAACAGAGATTACCATGCTTGGTGAAGACAACAACACCAAGTGCGTTTATGTAAGAGAAACCTTGCATAAATATCATATTGAGTTCGAGGGCTTAGGTTCTGGAACGAATCGTTATGGAATTAATATGCAGTCTCCGATGGGTATGGTGGCTGTAAAGATCGCGCTTGATAAAGATGGCATGATTGACAATCGTAGAGAATTTCTCTATGGCCGGTATTTATACGAGCGTTATGATCGGTGTGTTTGTAAAACCTATGAAGCATTACCAAACGGATTGATCGGTGTGTTCGAATATGTACAGCCGTTTACGTTAGCGGATCTGCATCGATTTGAAGATAAGATCCGTGATATATTACATGAGATTTCCAATGTGTTTATGATCGGAGATGTCGGCGTAAATGAAGACAATTACAAAAACTGGGGCATCAGAATGGTAGATGGAAAAGAAGAAATCTGCATGTTAGACTTTGCATACATTTATTCTTTGAGTTATAAATTATTTACATGCAACTGCGATAACATAACTCTTGTGCAGTATGACAAAGACTATGTAAATCTGATTTGTCCAAGATGTCATAAAAAGTATCGATTCGCGGATATTCGTCGTAAGGTAACGACACAGGCACAGGAAGAAGAGATTGGTGATATCCGTCGTCTTGGTTATGTACTGCATAGTGCATCTGAGATGGTGGAAGATAATCCTGAGTTTATGCCGTCATTCGAAAAGAAGAAACCGAAGAAAAAGAAACTTACCGTACATGATAAAATTAAGCAGTACGATAAGGTTCAGAAGAAAGATCCGTATGGTGAAATCTGGGATCAGTTGCAAAAATCAAAATCAAAGGAGAACTAATTATGGGTAAGAAAAACAAGAAAAAGAAACAGGAATTTGTAGATCCGTATACCTTAGCATACATGAAATCACAGGGTGATATCGAGAATGTCAGCTGTGATGTCAGTGACAACGTAGAAATTGATGACGACGGAACTCCGTTTGTTGTTGATGATCGTGATGATTATATTTATGAGGATGCACCACAGACACAGTCTGTGGTGACGCCATCTTATATGGATTTCTTGATGCAGTGTGCTAAGAACGGCAAAAAGAAATCCAAGAAAGAAAAACGACAGGAAGATTACGAGGATCGTGATTTAAGTGAAGAACATCCGAAAGAACGTTCCGTCGAAGAGATCATGAATGAAAGATCTGTGGAAGTTTCTAAAGTAGACATTCCAGCTGATCTGGAAGAGTTATTCCCAGGTGCATTTGATATTGCCGGAGAGGAAGCTCATGTCGATATTGATCGTGATGAAAACGATGGATGGTTTGGACCAGCTGAAGCGTACGAGGATGACGATGAAGATGTAGATCCGGAAGAGGAAGCCGAAGAAGCGGCAGAAGAAGAACCAGACTATCAGGTTTCCCATATCGAACATGCATATCCGATTCCAGAGGAACCGGTGATTGAACCAAGTCCAGTAGAACCACCAAAGATCGAAAAACCAAGTTGGGTAGAACTCTCAAGATTTTGTGCAATGCATTTTGAGCCGATCGAGAAACTTGGAAGATTGATTATTGATGATCGTATCGCACCAACTTGTGTGATTGACAGTGTGATCAATATGAAGTATTTCGATATTGATTTGGATGCGGTTCGTGAAATGTTATATAGTACAGATACCGAAGGAAACGTAACGTTAGATCTTACGTATCTGCAGAAAGTGCAGGATGCTGTTTGGATGTATATCTTATCTTCCAAACATCCGGCTGCAATCTTTACACTCAAAAACTTCATGGAAGCATTTGAGAATATCGATCATATCGACAATAAGAATTTTAAGTTTGTTTATGATTCTCGTAATCGAGAAAGCATCGGAGACATGATCTATGCATATCATATTCCAGCTGCAGAGCAGAGACACTTTGACAACTATGTGAAAGCAGTATCCAAAGGATTCTTAGATGATGATGAGTTCTTCCCGGACAGAGTCATGGCAGAACGAAAAGCAATTGCGAAATTCTTAGTGATCGTCTGGATTGCAGAGCATTTACAGGAACAGCGTGAAGTATTCCCATCTCACGATGCAGATTATGTAACCATTTTCCGTACCACAGGGATCAATCCGGATGATGATATGAGCTTCCCGGCATTCAATAAGCTCATCGATTTCGTAACACTGATTCATGATCATCGTGCAACTGAATATGGTACACCAAAGACATATAAAGATCTGGATAACATCTTTGGAATCTATGATTTCGATATGTTAAGAGATGTATGCTTTGATGTCTTTGATAAGTTAACCCCAGATGAAGACGACGATGACGATGAGGATATTGATGAATCTGAACTGGAAGATGATACCGAAGAACCAGTACAGCCGTTCTTTCCAGACTTTTCAAAAGTAGCACCAACGACAGAATTAAAACCAGAAGAAATGGTTGGTACACATCCAGAACCATCTCAGGTAGAAACACCTGAGATCGTAGATGTGGACGATGATGTAGATATTGATTTTGATCCAATGGAGTTAACATCTCAGATCGATCAGTACGCAGAAGACGAAACAGATTATTCTAGTCTGATTGATCCGGATGCGAAAGAAGATACTGCAACTAGCTTAGCTGATGCCTTGTATCAGGATTATAAATCAGAAGTTGTGAAAAACGGTGGAAAGATTTTAACCAAAGAAGAGCTCGCAGATCAGGTTCGTGGCGGAATCGTTGGAGAAATGCATGTTCCATCTAGTGTAGCAAAAGCAGAACCAACACCAGAACCAAAAGAAGAACCGAAGAATGACATTGGCTCTTCTACTATGATGGAAGCACTTGCAAAAGCTGGCTGCAAGACAACAAAACAGGAAAAACCACCGGTAGCATCCTTGGGATCTGTACCGGTATTTAGAAAATAAGAGGAGGTGAGGGTCATGCTGTTCTATATGAATGGCAAGACCTTCCTTCAGACCTACTTAGACCGCGAAGAAGATTGGAGAATTTTGGATGCATATTATATTATCATGGCTGATTCCATCCGTGTCTCTGACAAGGAGAAGTATCCAACGATTATTTATGCTCCAAAATATCTCTTTCCGCGGCCTGAAGTATTATGGACGTCTGAGTGGGAAGAGTACAAGCGCGCATATATGAATCAGCTGGATGATTGTAGAAGTTTTCTGGGTACATTGGTACATGGATCTTTGACAAAAGGATACAACGTTGTTTTCTTATACAGCGAAAAAGACAAACGTGAAAAGTATCCAAAAGTACTGGCTCAGTACATCATGAAAGAGTTCAAATATCCAGTTTATGATTACTTAAAGTACGTCAAAGGTAAATGTAAGATTTGCGAGTATGACCCAGACGAAGTCTTTTCCATCGTTGAGCCAATCAATCAACAGCTCAAGGAAGATGAGAAAAAAGATCCGGCGTACAAAATGGAGATGCGCGAGAAGATTAAGAAGTGGCCGAAGAAGAAGCTCAAGAAGAAACTTGAGAAATTCGGTTATTATGTGGAACAAGAAAGCAAGCAGGAAATGCTTGCTTTATATTTATCATTAACTGCCGATGAATTACCGGCATTAGATTAGGAGGAATGAATTATGAGAGCAGACTATTATGATTTTAGTATGAGACAACTGATGGGAGCGTATGCAAAGTTACTGTATGAGATGTCTCCGGGAAATAAACCATTTCGAGCAGATGATATTATGACTGAGGCGCGTGAAGCGTTTCAGTCCCATATGGTAAAATCTTGTTTCTGTGATTTATTAGTCATCGAAAAAACCGATAGAGGGCTGCACGACTTTTTCCATAAATTATTTGAAGACAAACCTGGATTTCGGTTATTAAACTATACCAAGGTGATGATGCGTACCAAATTCAGTGATGAAGAACTGGAAACGAAACCGTTGGAAGAAATTTATAACGTAATGAAAACGGTTCGAAATGATGGATTCAAATTTACCAGTGCATACTCCAAGCCAGAGACTACACAAGAAGAATGGGACAACGATTTCATCGATCTGGATGCATTCATTGGAAACTTTACATACGCGCTTGAAACGATGGGTGAGTCCGACGATTGCTTCCTGTGCCAGCGTAGTAAATCTGAATTCTGTAAGCATTGCTATGTAAATGAAAAATTCAAATACTTCTACAAATGCAGTGTATCCTACAGTAAAGGACGTACCGTATGTTCCGTTGGTTGCCCAAGAGGATTAAAGATCTGCTGTACCGATTGTAAGACCGATGAGAAATACGGTAAATTATATACAGATTGTCCATATGCATGTGACGATACTCCAGATACTTGCAAGGGCTGGAGATTTAAAGATACCGTTGAAAATCCAGAGTTAATCGAGAAAGACAAGAAGGAAGAAGCCGAAGCGATTGCTGCTATGAAAGGAGAAGACACTGATGGATCTGATGACATTTGCCCAAAAAGACTCGTGGACGAATGCTACGATTCCGTTCCTGTTCAACCGTCAGATCATTGAATATGATATGAAACGAGCTGGTCTCTCTTTAATTAAGGAGTACCAGCTCCTTCCAAAAGAAACGATCAAAAAGATCGAAAGTTATCGATCCAAACACGAACAGGACGTCATTATTGGACGTATGGAACGTACGAATAAAGAACTCGTACAAGCAAAGAAAGAAGCATTCGCTGCAGCACGTGAGCAATTCTATCGTTTGAATGACTTAGAAGAAATGGATATTATTGATGTCCGAAAAGATGCCATCTTTGTGACCAGAAATTGTCCGCATAATAAATTCGGAGACTATATCGAGTTTCGGCCAAAGAATGTATATTCCTCGTTTCTAAGAGTTGGTAAACGAAAGATCGAGCTTTTCTATCGTGCACCAGATATCATCGATGTGAAAGGAATCAAAGATGAAATCGTTCCATTACACAAAGATGGGATGCTGACGTTCTTTACGATCTTTATACGGAAAATGGAAACTGGAAACACCATTGATGCAATCCGTTATCTTCGAAGAATGATTGATCATTATAAGAATCTTGAACTCCCGCTTGATTATTATCGGGAGTTTGATCAAGGATCTTCCTATCGTTCAATAAGAAATGAGACCGCAGAGGAGTGGTGGGATGACCGTGTTTCCGAACTAGATATATCATATAACTATCAGATTCTTTGCAGGTTAGCAAAGATTCTGATCTAAGGAGGTAATTATAAATGAAATATGAAGACGCTTTACGTACGTCGTTAGATAGTTGCTGGAGCTATGTATACCACAAGTATAAAGTTAATCCGTCCATCATGACTATGGCTATTACAGTTACAGGTTTACAGTACAGCTTTTGTCCATTTGCTTTAAACAAGCGTACCGATGGTGCGTTAGCTGGTTTGATAGATACAAGCGACATCACTGACGGGTATAACGACTTATCTCTTGAGGGTTCTTTGCCTGAAGATTGTACCGATGTAAATAGTGCATTAACGCTTTTACCGTATGACTTTCCAATTATCAATAAGGTATATAAACCATCGGTATACGTATCAACAATTCGCAATTTTGAACAGCGTACGAAAGATACGATTGCTATGATTGAAGTGGGAAGATTAGCATGCCACAAATTCTTTAATGGATTACGCATGCTTCCAGTGTATCATAAGTATACGGTAACTGCGCTAATGCATCAGCTGTACGAGCAGTTAGATGATGATCCAAACTTTGATACCAGTTATCAGGCAGAAGAGTTTCGCCGTATGGCTGGACCGTCTGATAAAGAGTATCTGTACTTATTAACGAAATTAAATGATTTACTGGTTAAAGAATTATATGAACCGCTTCACCTGACGGATCCGGATGCGATCTATTACTTGTATAGAGATATCAACAGATTTTGCGAAGAATATAGAATGGATGGGGCAAAACGTGAAGTGGTTAGTCTTTACAGAGACTGCTTCTTACCATTCTATCGAAAAATCTACGCACATGTCATGCACTATGGAAACCAGAGATTTCTTCGCATCGATGATAGTAGAGAAGAGGTTCTCAATGCTTTACGAGAGATGAAAAATGGATCCGACTATGGAATCACAGTAAGTATGACATCTCTTCCAAAAGGTTCTAATAATTTAAATGATGCGGAGTTTGAGGGATCTGATGCTATTGAATACAATCAGGGCCCATGCTCAGTCGGAATGAGCAGTATTTATTTTATGAAATTGGGAGGCAACGATGAGTCGATTTGAAAATCAAGTCTCACTTTGGTGGGACTATATTGATCATATTGCATTGTATTATTTACGCTCTCCATTGCCATTTTCCGATCCGACATTTGCGATTGATCGTGAAAACCAAGTCACATCGACCGCTCACTTGATTAATTGGTATTCACCAGTCGATCGTATTGAAAATGCAAATATAAATGCCTTGATGACATTTATGATTCCGAAATGGGATCGTGTGGTTCTGGATGATCTGATTCGATCTGGAGAAACGGCTGATCACCAAGATCCTTCCGGTCGATATGTTGTATATGGTCATATAAAAGAATTAACGAATTTTGGGAAAGACATCTTTAAACCAATTGATGTTGCAGTATATCAATATTTGCAGAAAGTTTATGATGCCTTTGAAGAATTGAAGCCAGCGAATGCATGGATACGAATCGCACAATCGGAAGGACCAGACTCCAAAGCATCCAGGATTGTGAATGTGCTAGACAATCATGATTCCCCGATTTCGATGTTTAGTGGACTATTTGGAAATTATGACTTGTATACAGATCGTTTGCTTACAATGAAAAGTGAAATACTTAGTATCTATGATGCACTTGGTGTAACTAGACAGAAAACCCGTGCAGACTTATACTTTAAGGGTGTAGACTATGTGATGAAAAAACGTGAACGTGAATTACAGGATGATATGGATAAGAAACTTTTCAAGTGGTACAATCGCATGTATACAATTTTATTGGATTTATTAACTACCTACGTTCATATATGTCGTCCTTTTATTCACGATCGTATGTATCGTTTAATTCTTAGAAAGGATTTGGAAGCTGTTGATATTGACAAGGTTTCGATTGTATTTGATACGGACAGAGAATCTTGTTGTCGTTCATGGTGTACATCAAAACAGTTCTACGAAAGTGGAAAAATCGAAGATAGGTTAACTAAAGCAATACAAATTATGGAAGATACAGTAGAATCAAAAGATGGATGTACACTGAAATTTCACTTCCCATGGGAAGTTCGATTGATGCGTTTTAACGATGGAGGACCAGAAAGTGAGTGCCATAACTGATCGATTTTATATTATTTTACAAGAATGCTTTACAGAACGTGATGCATATGATTTAGTCAATGAGAATAACCGACGCCCAAGAGAGAAACGCTTGGATTTTGTAGCTAGTAAAATGGAACGTATTACACCGGAAGCCAGAAATATCTTAAAAGAAAATGACATTCCGGTTGTCTTTTATTAATGGAGGTATCCCTATGAAATTATTTAACGTACACTATTTTCCGAATATTACAAAACGAAATCGATATATGAGAGCACGATTTCGTAAAGCAAATCCGGAAGAAGGATTGAAGTTATCTGATGGATATATGACTGAAGAACGATTAGCGCTTACACCGGTATTAGTTTGCCCGTTTTGTATGGAACGAAACCCTGTTGAGTTTTACACCAAACAGAAAGAGAAGTTCTTAAAGGCCCAGGAATCTGGGAATACTTCAGAGTTTAAGCGTGACATCTTGAATATGAGACGCTTGGGCGAATCCGTGGATGAATACTATAATCGTGGATTACTGGAGAGTGAAAAAGAAACGTCAGCGCCACATTTCTGGCAGGCAGGAGAGTCGTGGTTTAAACGTGATTTTATATGTATGACTTGTGGGTCTGCTTATGAAACAAGACCATACCGAAAGGATCGGTATGTATCACTTCGATAAATAGAAGAAGAGGACATCTGCCCTCTTCTTTTTTTGGGTGATTACAATGATCTAATAAACTTAAAGGAGGACTACCAACATGGAACAGATTGTTGACGGTGTAAACATCCTCGTGGATGATGAGAATGAACCGGTAAATACAATTGTCGATGAAACCCCAGTAGCAAACGGAGAACCAAAAAAACTGGTTGTAGACCCAAAAATGTACGTATACTTTGATTGTGAGTTTACAGGACTTACCAGAGATGCGCAGCTTCTTTCAATCGGTTTATGTGATGCGGAAGGACATTCCTTTTATGCGGAGTTCACAGACTATGATATGCAGGTGATCAGCGAATGGGTATTCAAAAACGTTTTGCAGAAGATGTCTAATCCAACAACTGTGCTGGAAGGTGATCATTGGCAGATTAAGGGTACATCCAAAGAAATTCGTCAGAATCTCTTAATCTGGTTAGACTATGTACATAAACATAGCCAGGCTGGTATTCAGTTTGTATCAGACTGCTGTCATTACGACATGGTCTTATTAATTGACCTTCTCTGGAAATCTGCTCTGGATATGCCAGAATGGATTGCTCCAGTTGCAGTGGATATCAATATGGATCTTTCCAATCTCTGTAAGAACAATGCAGATGAAACCAACAAAAACATCCCAGACGGATCTGCTACTTATGCATTTAATCCGTATTTTGAAGCATTCAACTTAGATCGTGATGAGTTCGCCTCTCATATCAAGAACGCTCCACAAGGATTAAAGCACAACTCCATGTATGATGCGTACGTAATTCGTGCGATCCATCAGTTCACATGGCAGTACGATATCGAAGCAACTCCATTAGTCACAGAAGGCTAATTTTCTACTTTTGGAGTAACGTTATAGTAAGTGAATAACAGACTTATTTACTTTTATATATCTAACAATGTACAATCTTTGTACGTGTTTGATTATCCTTCATACTGGGATCAGATGGGTCCCTACGCGGTAATTTATAAAGTTACAGTTACTAACATTGTGAATTAGAACCAAGAGATACGCTCTCTTGGTTCTAATTCCTTTATTCATCAGTCATAGCCTTTTGCCTACGACTTCCGTTGTATTCACGAGCTTTGTCGATTAATTCTTGTGTCATTACACGCATGATGTATTGCGAGATATAGACATGCGTGACAAAGAGGTTGCTGTCTAATAAGTTTTCTTTGGATAATCCATTCATCACATTGGTGGCTCCTTCTTTGATATCGACATCTAATTTCTGTAATGGATATTCCTTGCTAATCGTTGTATAAGAAAAAAGAATTGCTGCGACTTCGTTTGCAATCATTGCATCAATTAATTCAAATAGTCTGGTGGTTCCTTCCATTCGTACATGCACCGGATCCACACGCTTATTTGATGGATTCTCTGGTCCAACGACCCATTCATATTTCTTGATCTCTAATGCAGATTCAGAGATCTCATGTGTTGTTTTTGCATCAAAGTATTTCCTAATTGATAATAAAGTCATAAGTACTGCAAGTATCACAATGGCAGTGATAATTGCGAATAATCGGTTCTGTAATAAGAATTTGTCTACCATTGATAAAACCTCCTTTGGTTAATTAAGAAGCTGTTACAGCCGTAGAGTCCTACCAGATATTGATATATAATTTCCGTGAATCTGTGAAACCAAATAAAAATTTTACATAAGAAAAAGGAGGACATCACCATGATGATGACAGAGAAAGAAATGAGAGCACAGAGAGCAGCTGCAGCACGGAGACGTGAAATGAAACGTAAACGTGTAATGAGAAACCGGATGATTTTAGCTGGTGTAATATTTGCATTAGCTTTAATCATCGCTGGCGTTACTATGGTTATTCATACAAATAAAGCCAACGCAGCAGCCGAAGAATACGAATATATCCCAACTCATAATGGGACATTCGTAGAATTCACCCACGTTGTAAAAGGTGGAGAAAGCGTTGGAACCATCGCTGCTAAATACATACAGCAGTATGGATCTGACGAAACAGTCGATGATGTAGTTGATAGAATCATCAACTACAGCGGCTTAGATCGCAAAGAGGCCACATATCATTTGCAGCCTGGTGATCAACTGATTGTACCACTGTGGATCGCTGAGGACAGAAATCCTCACCACAGTGGTACAGTAACATGTACAGAAGAGTCTCAGAATTAACTGAGACTCTTCTTTTTTTTATTCTTTAACGTCGTTTTTAAACAGATTCTTGCTGAGTGTAAGTACGTCGTTATCATTTGTATCGTGAAGTAAGCATTTATCCAGATACCGATTGATCTTGTACTTGTAATCATCACTGATCGCATCTCGATACTTATTAATAAACTTATTCATATCTCCCCATGCCTGATGATAGTTGATGAAGATATTATGTGCATGCACTTCTTGATGAATGGTGGCACTAAGCATAACCACCTGAATCATATTATCATGGTGATCCTGTAAAACTTGCTTTGCTACTCGGAATGTATTTGTCTTCCATCCTTTTTTTAGGAAATATTCGGTTACAATGGCACAAACATCAAACAAGGTTAGGATCGGTCCATGATGCATTTCGATATCTGCATCATCATCGTCAATATTACGAAGTACCATACAATGATCCAATTTACACTCTTTTTTTAGATAAGAGATGTATTTGGAATATTTATCAGATCCACGAACTTCTCGTTCCACGCCTTTAACGAAGTTTGTCCAGTTAGATAAACTTTCAAAATATTCTTTGCTTTTGTTGAATGGGATCTGGTAATATGATTGATCGGAGTCTACAACGGCAGACCCATCACGTTCTTGTTTGTAGATAATGTCAGGTAATGTGATTGGCATAACTGATTCCTCCTTTACGTTAGGATATTGTGCCAATTATAAATACGGAGTTGAGACCAGCTACCACGAAGGCAACTGGTCTCTCTTCTTTATGGAAACAAATGATTTTTATATGAGCAAGTATGGGAAAATGATTCCTCGAAAGAACTATACTTATACAATCTTCGTACCTTTAAGGAAATATTCATATACTTCTGCAAGAAAGCAAGGGATCCAAAGCTCCCTAGTATGAAAATTGATGAAATCAAAAAAAACCATACTCGCTTAATAAATCGTTATCACTGTTATAAGTTCTTAGTGACAGGAGTGAGACCAACACCATCACACGGTGTTGGTCTCTTATTATGTCTCAAAAATGCCATGCGACCCCAGATCTCGAAACTTTTCCAGATACATTCAAATCACTTGAAAGGAAATTCTTGTTTCAGAGGCTAGTAATCACGTTCAGCAAAGCGCCTCCGTACATCCACAATTCAATTATTTAAGGAGCTCCCGCTCAACAAATCGTAGTGTTTTGGTTCATATTGACCGAGATGAGTTATATCATGTATATGGTCGCATTACCTTACAGTTACAAATAAAATTTATTATCAAAATTTGGATTTCGAAATCTGGCACAATCAATTAAACGTACAAAAAAGGTGGTGAACAACTTATGACAAAAAACATCGACCTTGATAATACGAACCCTTTGGAGGATTTATATGAAGACTTTGAACGAATTGTAAAACAAGCCGTTATCAAATTTCAGGTAAAAGCCGAGATGTACGAAACCATGGAGACAAAAATGTGGGCAGATCAGTACATCGCTGCGAAGAATAAGACTGATACTTTCTATTCCTATACAGACTATGACGAAGATGATGTACGAGAAGCAGGACTGATGCATTCTCTGCATTTAATTGAACTGGTACGTGAGGGACGCTATACAGAGATTCCCCAGATGTATCATCAGCCGTTATTGGAAGTTCGCCGAAAGAATATCCTGGATACCTTCGAAGAGCAAAACGAATATTACCGATGTTTAAATGGTCTACCTCCTCTTGACCGTGAAGCAAAGTTTTGGTATTACGTTCCAACATCTATTGCGAAACGATACAAGATTGATATAGACATCCCGATACATGAAATCCAAGATCATTATAACGCTATTGAACCAGGTCATGGCGATTACTTAATTCATGCATTAGAAGGTCTTGGTATCTTAGATAAAATCTACAAAGAGCACCCTTATGACGAATATGTACGATACATTGGATCTAAGCGAATCAGTATTGAAGATGCCAGAAACGCAAAGAACTTTGAGATCATGTACATGAATCAGGGTGCATTAAAAACCATTGAATACGACGAGTTTAAGCGTATCTATGAAGAATGCCGGTTATATTTTATGACCGTTATTTATCAGAGAGAACACCGAAAGGTTATCGAATACTACGATAACTTCATTGGTATGTGCATCATGCTGATGGCAATCTGGCATCTGGTTCAACGCGCAATGCCACTTGGAATTAACCGTGAATTTTTTAGAGATTCTGGTATCCGTATGCTGTATGAAGCATATGGCGTTCCGTATGATATGAGCATTGATGACATCCAGCAGAAACAGATTACGCAAGATCTGAACTTATTGATTCAGTGGAAAGCAACGAATAAATGTCTGTATGACATTTGTGACCTTCTTTCATTTACTAGAATCAACATCTATAAGTATTACTTATGCAAGGTTCAGAAATATGATGTCTACGGTGCACCAATCATCGCATACAAAGAGATGTTTAATAACGATACTGGTGAAGTAGATACTGTCCCAGACTACGATAAGATGTTCGATGTGTTTTTCCAGAAACTGGAACTAAACGATGAAAATTTTATGGAATCTTTCTATTCGAACGTCAATCGTGAAGATTACGACCAGATCACAACCGATGATCCATTCTGGTGGGAAGATTCCAAACTCTATAAAGAACTTTGGGAAACCCAGTTTAACTACGTGGAAAGTAAGTACATCAGTCTTGGAATTAACTACTCAATGACCGAGATGATGTACGAATGCATCATGGTGCTAAAGATGCTGATGAAATTCCGTGAAGAGTTATCTAGTATCACATTCACATTATCAAAGATCGATCCAGATCTGAAAGTCACGATGTTTGATTGTGTAATCTTACTGGAGTGCTTATTCTGTAAAAAGCATCACCTGAGGGGAGAAATTATTGCGATCCCGACACAGGTTTTGAATGTCCTTGAGTATATGCACGACATTGATAACCAGGACTTTACTGTTGATGCGTTTGGATTTGACTTTGATCTTCTTCAACCAGGAAACGAAGAAGGTGAAAAGGTTCTTCGAAACGTCCTTGATAATCTAAATGAAGACGATTACAAGAAGTTTCGCAACTACTTATCTATTCTTTCAATCGATGGCGATGCAACAAACGAAGAGAAAGTCAAAGCATTCAACGAGATGTTTAAGAACTTACGTGGATTATCTGACTGGATTTCATATAAGTTATCTGAAACACATTCTCGTCAAGAATATGAGGCATTAAAAGAGTTTTATCGTACAGCGTACTATGCTCGTGAAATGAAAGAGATTTTCACAATCAATTCCGAGGATGAGAAAAATGAACGTACGGCATGGACATACTTTGAATATCTCTACTATATCAACCCGAAGCTTTATAGCTGCTTATTTAAGGTAGACTTAGAGAATCAGTATGCGAAGTATCTGGAAGACAAGAAACTGGATGGTGATAATTATACCATTGATGACTTCCAGAAAGACATTGATTATGGAACGATCCAGATCAACTATGATACCTTAAATACCGAAAACGAAAATATCCGTGTTAGCGAAAATATGCTATACTACTACATCGATCATATCATCTTCAAACTGGAAGATTACATCGATGATATTGATATGCTGTACTTACGTAATGATACAGAGACTCCTCTGGAAGCGTTATTGATTAAGATGATCCGGTATTTTAAATCTTTAACGGTTGATCTTCTTGGACTGGACTTAATCTTTATTTGTGATTTCAAGAACGAAAACATCTTGAGACTCTTTGATGAGATCCCTTACATGAAGAAACTTATTCAGGTAGGAGAACACTTCAACTTTAAGTTGTCTGATGTAGTTACTCGTGCAATCGCAGAATACAAGATGAAGGATACGTTAAATATGCGAGACATGTTTGCAATCATTTCTTATCTGTATTGCATTGATCGTACGGATATCCTCTTTAATGGTGATGCAGTCCGAGTGATCGAAAAATATATTCAAGCAGGTGCTCCATATGAGAATGCCCTTGGATTATTTGATACCGCTCACTTAGAATCTGAAGTACATGCAACCGACAAATTACAACTTTCTGACAAGATCGTTGCCAAATGGTATAGCGATTGAGCCAAAAAACATTGATTTTAAGAAAATAGAACTTGAAAGGAGTTATTATGGAACTTGAAGTTAGACATGTAACGGTACCACGTACCATTAACGTAGATGACAAGCTTCATTTTGAAGATAAGGTTCTCTACGCAAAAGAGAACGGTCCACAGGCAACTCCGCATAGTGGCATGTGGAAACGCACCGAGGTTATCGGTGGATTTGGAGACTTTGTAAGAGCACAGTCTCCATTCGGAAAAACAACTTTAACAGATACCTCTTGGCATGAAAGCAACATGGTTGTCATTGGTGGTGTTCAGTGGACTATGGAGCAGATATACGGTGAAAAATGCACCCAGATCGAGATTCCAACCCTGTATTCTGAAACAGGTATCGGACATCCAGATTCTCTGCCTCCGACAGATACATATGAAACCCCAGATGGACCAAAGGTAACTCTTTATCGTCCAGGTAATCGTGTTTGGTTATTTGGTGTTGGTATCACTGGAACTGCTGAGAATGATATCACTGTACATCCGACAGACTATCGTGAGAAATCCATTGAAATGGCGAAGGTTTCTTCTGATGGTCTGACTATCCGTGGAAATATGGTTCCATTTAGATATACTGCAGCGCAGTTAACCGAACTGGAACGTAAAAGATACTTCGGAAAGAAGACTTTTACAGATGGAACCATCGGATATTACTTAAAGAAGTTTGAACAGCCAGCTCAGATCAAACACATCTGGAAGACTGGTGAAGAGTACGAAAAAGAAACTCTGGTTTCTTCTGCAGATGTTTGGGAGAATAACACCGGTATCAATGCCGTAGAAACCTTTACAGAGATGCTTTTACGTGTTAGTAAAAAAGACGTCAAAGAGTGGTTTATCAATCTGGAACAGAAAGACAGAACCAGAATCAATACACTGGCGCTGTACTCTGGTGAGTTCTATCGTACAGACGAAAACGACATCGATGGCGATTATCGTGACGTTCGTCTGTTCTCTAAGCTCAACATCCCAGTTGAGTTCCTTGTCCTGAATAAGGACCTTAACATCATCTATCGTGTTTATGGTAGCTAATTTCTTGCTTTTACGTAAACTATATGATAGCTGTCATTTAAAGAAAGTGGCCTAAAAACCACTTTCTTTTGATGGTTATACATTATTTTTGTGCCGAGAGAAAACCAGATACATAATCGGCAAATAAAATCCACAAATTGAAAGGAGATATCAAACATGTTAAAAGTTGGATTTATTGGAGTTGGAAACACAGGAAATCAGATTGCGGCAATCGCACAGACAAAGATTGCTGACCTTCCGGTAGTAGCAATCAACTCCTCACAGAAAGACCTGGATACCATTCCAGAAACCGTAAAGAAGTTCCTGATCACCGACAAGAAAGGTGAGTCTCAGGGAGCTGGCAAGAACAGAACTCTTGCAAAAACTTATTTAAAAGATTCTATCCTGGCACTCATTAACGACCAGGAGATGAAAGCATTCTGCTCCACATTAGAAGTCGTATTTGTATGCGGATCTACAGGTGGTGGAACAGGATCTGGTGTTACACCGTTACTCTTAAGTGCTCTGTCACAGATTTATCCAGACACTCTGTTTATCTTAATTGGTATTGGACCGGTAGAATCTGAGGCACTGACCGCACAGGTAAATACACTGGAATACTTAAAAGAGCTGTACGGCAATATTAAGAATGTACACTATATGCTCTATGACAATGACAACTTTGATAACATGCCATCTCATAAGATGATGGAACATGTGAACAACGAAGTTGTAGAAGACATTAAAGTGTTAATGGGCCTGTACAACAAAGAAACTCGTTATGACAGCATCGATACCGAAGATGGACTGCGTCTGATTTCTTCACCAGGAAGAATCGTAGTTGCTCGTGTGGAAGATGTAAAAGAAAAAGACCTTGATCAGGCTTCCTTAGAGGAACGTCTTATCAAAGCTATTAAGAACAATGCACATATGGAACTGCAGCGTGACCAGAAAGTTATGGCAACTGGTGTCATTTCTAATCTGTCTGAGCAGTTCTCTGCAGAGTTCAATGTACACATTCCTCGTGTACATGAACTGATTGGCGAACCCGTCAATGAGTTCCTGCACACATACATCAACGAGGATAAGAAGGAACCAAACTCCGTATATCTTATCATGACTGGTTTATCACCGGTTAATGACAAGATCACAAAGATTACAGAACGTATCAATGAGATCGAGGAACGCCAGCGTATCCAGGAAGAAGCGTCTGCGCTCGATGAAAGCAAAATTGATACTTTAAGTAACATGGTACGTTCTAACACAACCAGAGACAGCAAGGATGAAGAAGGTGGAGACCTGAATATGGACGACCTCTTCAACAGCTTCGGAGTTTGATGTAATAATCTGACATCAGTGAGATCTCCGATAATAACTTATCGGGGGTCTCACATTTGTTTAACTTGAAACTATGAATAACCAAAAAGGAGAACTAATCATGAGCAAAAACAACAGAAATCGAAACAACGGACCAAGACGTGAGGACGTATTCAACGACGCAGAAATTTTCGCAACTTGCGAGTTTAAGAAGTTCTATAAGAAAAACAAAAAGAAATCCGGCTGGGATTCCAAGAAAGAAGCAAAGAAAGAGTTCTTTGATCTCCTGATGGAGAAATTTCCGACAGTCATTTACTGGATGCTCCGTGAAGGATTCAAACGTGATCAGAAGACTAAAGAAATCGCAGATGGAATCCTGGAGAAATTCTCAGATAAGGACTTCGTAAAACGTCTCACCAAAAAGGTCCAGAAAGGTGAGGATTACAGAAACCTCGAACTGTTCCCGATCTTCTTACGTGAAGCTATTAAACGTACCAGCGAAAAGAATGCCAAACTCAGATCTGAAGGAAAAACCAAAGAGATGGTTTCCCTTGATATGTATTATGATCTGATCGATGAGCTGGTCGGCAAAAAGATTAAGAAACTTGTCAAAGCAGGTGTTAATGAAGACATTGCAAGAAACCTGCGTGAAGTAATTCCATGTGAAAACGCCCTGCGTTATTCTACATCTTTTAGAATCAAAGAAGTATTTGATGTATTATACAGTGCTGCTAAAACCATGGAAATTCCGTTTGACACTATCGTTAAACATGTGATTCCAAATGAGTATTGGACAGACCTGATTGTCATTGCTCTGCTGGAAAAGAAAGAGTTCTACGGCGGACTCAATGATTCACAGAAGAAATTCTATGTAGATGTAACAAACTGGATCTTCAAGACCATGAACGAAATGGAAGTTCAGGATATCCAGGAAATCTTACGTCTTTATGTCGCTGGTAGAAAACGTGATGACGCCAACGGTAGAGACTGCAACAGAAGATACTCTCTTTCTACATTAGGAGAGAACGAGTATAAGAACATCGTGACTTGCATTAAAGCCATGATTGTGAAAGACCCAACCATCGAGAAATTCATGTAATTCATGGAGACTGGCAGATAAGAACAAAAAAGGGGACTCGACATCTATGCTGTACAACGTGGTGTTAGGAGACACAAGACATGTCTCCGATAAATGGAAGCTCATCAAGGAGGGTGACTTCTACTTTTATGAGAAAGCGGATCTGGGGCAAAGGATCCGCCTCTCACAAGATTTTGAAAATCCAGATGAATTGGTCTATGAATGGGGAACAGATTCAATTCAGTGTTACAATTTTGGAAACGACAAACTCTGGCGTAACAATACATCCAACATGAATCCGATCTTTCGTAAGTTAGATCCGACGAAAGCAAGAGATGTAAGCGAACGCATCGTTGTCTACGTGACAGTAATGAAAAATTACAAGATCGTGGATTTTAAAACGAATTATCAGATCCGTTATACATATCACAAGAAAGGATATTATCAGGGTTGTGCGATTGTCTTAACCAGGGAGCAATTAGAAATCCGCGGTGCCAAAGATCTGTTGACGCTCTTTGTGTATGACAGAAAGAAAGATGCTGCTAGACAGATTTCCATTGGATTTAAAGACACCAAAGATACCCACTTACAAACAAAATCGGTGAATGTAAAAGATCCGGACGAGAAACAGCGTATCATCGAACGCATTCAGGAATCTCGTGCAAGAGATCAAGAATCATTATTGGGCTTTAAATGCGTGTGTGAAAAGAATACCTTTCTGACTTCCGTGTATTTCACGACGCCGGAATACTACGGGTATTTAAAGAAACGCGTGCGCATTTGTAATAAAGATGTCGTGTGTATCAATGAGGAAACTCTAAAAGATCGTGACCGCCTATTAGCGGTGGTCCGAAAACATACACACGGTAAGCAAGTACGTGCCATCACACAAATGGGATTGAAACTCCCATTACAGGTAATCAAAGGGGCAAATATTTTGTATGTATTTAACCTGTATCAGGATAGAGATGGAACCGTACATTTAAGCTGTATTAAATCAAATTGAGATTTTAAATACAGACATATATTATCTTAATGAATCAAAAGATTCAAATCACTTTATTATATTTAAGGAGGACTCACAAATGAGTAGAAATCGTAATCGTAAATCAGGTAGACAGAAAATGATCGTTTACAAACAGACTTTAAATGCAGCAAAGCACGTAAACAAGCATGGTGAGATCAAAGTGAAACATGCTTCCAAGAATGAGAAAGAACGCGTACTGACAGGCTGTATGCATCATGATCTGAAAAAGAATGGTATGCCGAAGTCTCGTGTTATCGTACACAATGATGGAACTTGCACATGCAGAATGTGCCATGAGACATTCGCATACAAATCCAAAACCAAGAAAGAAATGAAAGATGATGTGAAACCAGTAAAGAATACTATCCAGCTGGCAAAATGGACCGCTCAGGCTTGCGGAGCAGTAGATCAGAAAACCGTAGATATGTATCAGCAGTCTTTAATCATCTTAGATAAGCTTCCGAAAGTCATTGCAAGACAGAACAAGATCTATAGCAAGACAAAGGCAGCTAAAAAGAAAAAGAGAAACAATGGCTATGATTCCAAATCTGGTTCCGCATACGGACAGTGGGAGCGTAGCTGATAAAGTACTTATTTGGGAAGATGGACACATTTGTGTGTTCCATCTTCTTTTTATATGTGCTTTCTACTCACGGTCTTAGGGGTTGCTAAGGGTTAGCATATTATTTTCAAAACAACAAAATTGTAATCCTGAAATACAGGAAATACTAGAACGTGAGGTTACAAAACAATGTCAGATGTAAAAATGTTCTACATTGAAGACGATATTTCCAAGATTCAGACCAAGACCAATCTGTATATCAAGCAGTATGGTCCAGAAGGAGCCTTCCATCTTGTTCGAGAAGTCGTACAGAACTCTATCGATGAAGATATGGATAAAGATTCTCCAGGTCAGGAAGTACTCGTCACATATGATACAATTACAGATAAATTAACTTGTGAAGATGATGGACGTGGGTTTCCGGAAGCGGATTATCCCATGGACATCTTTTGTACGAAAATTCAGTCGGGATCAAAATTCTTCCGTGATCAGTCTGGAGTCACATCTGGTGAGTTTGGCTTGGGGTTGACAGCCGTAAACGCACTGTCAACACATTTCTCGATTGAATCCTGCCGTGAGAAAGAAAAGGTTCGACACTACATCGAATTTAAAGACGGCACAAAAGTGAAAGATGAAAAGTTCCCAATTAAGAAGAACGACAAGAAACATGGCTGTGTCATCAGTTTTATTCCGTCGCCGAAATACTTGGGAGCAAATACTCAGATTCCATTCTCTGAAGTGAAAGAATGGATTGAATTACAATCGTACCTGATTCCAACAGAGCATAAGATTAAAATCGTAGTTGAAGAATGGAAAGGTACAAAACTTCTTAGCCGAGAAAAAATAAAAACCCAGCCATTTGAGAATATCATTAAGAAAACCGTAACAGATGATAAGCATTCTTCTATGTGTCACATGACTTGTCATAACGAATGGGCAGAGCGCGCAAGATCCTTCGTCTTAGATAAGAAAGGCAATCCGAAGAATGTAACAAAGGACGTTACGAGAGTCTTAGATTTCGAGATCGTGGCTTGTTATATTCCGGATAATTCCGTGCAGTATGACTCTTATTGCAACTTTACACATACAACGCAAGGAGGTATCCATCAGGATACATTCGATGAGTTGTTCTGTCGTTACATCATCGCTGCCGCAAAAGAGAAAATGAGTGACAGTGATTGGGAAAAATACAAACCAACTTGGGATGATGTTCGAACCGGTTTGGTTTGTTGTATGAACTTAAATACGAATGCAGAAGTTGGATTCGTTGGAAACGTCAAAGAAAAGATTGACAACAAGAAACTGATCCCTTACATTAAGGAGGCACTATCGAAGGCCATTGATCAGTTCTTTTCCGAGAACAAAACGATTCTCGATGAGTATGTAAAGAACGTACGTACTAGCGCAAGACTGCGAATCAATCTGATGAAAGAGCGTGAAGCTTCTAAAGTGACACGTATGAATAGCTTTGACGAATGGGACATGAAGAATCTGATTCCATGCAATAATCGTAAGAAACATGATTTCCGAGAATTATTCATCGTAGAAGGAGAATCCGCGGCAGGTGGTTTATCTTCTGCATGTGATCGTGACACCCAGGCATTCTTTCAGCTTAGAGGTGTTACGAAGAATCCGTATAAATGCACCTACTACGAGTTTGCAAATAACCCGGAAATGAAAGCATTAATCAGTGTTTTGAAATGCGGTTCTGGTCCAAGTTTTAACTTGAACAACTTATGGTATGAACGGATTAACATCTTTAGTGATTCCGATATTGACGGTTACTACATCACACTTGGTGTGTTGGGAGCCTTCTATAAATATATGAGACCAATCATTGAGGCTGGTAAGCTGTACAAAGTTATGGCACCATTATACCGAATCAATGAAGGTAAGAAAGAAGACACCTATGTCGTACGTCGTTCAGAGATTACCGAAATCTTCTTTAAGAATGTCGTGAAAGCTTATAACGTAGACTTACTTCAGGGCGCTGGATATAACAAGACTGCCATTGTGAAAGAATCCTTAAACAAGAGCGGTTTGTTCCAGATGTTAACAGATCTGAAAAACTATCGTTCCGATCTGCAGTATGTTGCCGACATCGTCGGTAAATTGGATATGCGATTTATGGAGTGTGTACTGTCACTTCTTGGAATCGTGGGAGGTTTCAGCGGCACGGTCGAGGCCAAGGTTTTAAATGAAATCCTCTTTAACCAGAAGTTTGTCAAATCCTTTATGAGCAAATTGCAGACATTCTATCCAGAAGTAAAACTCGAAGGCAATCATCTGTATGGTCCTGTCAATGGACGTTACTGTAGTATGTCGATCAATCCAAACCTTATGAAAACCGCAGCAAAGCTTTTCCCGATCTACGACAGATATGGATACAAGATCCAGATTCAAAACAAGAACGGAGGAGATAAAAAGTCAGTTACCTTGTTGGAATTTCTGAACTTAACCGCAAGATATGAACCAGCCATCCGAGGTAGATACAAGGGACTCGGTGAGATGAACGCAAGCGATTTGAAGAAAACTGTTATGGACATCAATACGAGAATGTCAATACAGTTCACTGTTGATGACGTAGAAAATGAACTCGAAGTCTTCAACAAACTGCTTTCGGACAAGAAAGCCTACGCTGAAAAACGTAAGCGTATGATGGAAGCTTATGTCATCGACCCAGAAGATCTTGATAACTAAGGAGGACTCATATCATGGCTAAGAAGAAAGAAATTAAAATTGATCCACATACAATTGATGACGTGGATGGAAAGTTACTCGCAAAAGTATTAGATACAAACAGCAAATCATTTCATGATTTGATGGACGCTGTAAATAAAGACCGTGTTGCAACTATTAACGTTGCAACTGCGGCAGAAGAGTTCACTTGTATCTACGGAGCAAATAAAAACCTGTACCGTATCTCACCAAGTTTACAAGATGGATTACGTCCAGGAAAACGTAGAGCCCTGTATGCATTATGGGAATTAAACAACCGACCACAAAATACAAAGCCAGAGACTTTAAAAGCATTAAAGAATAACACCAATAAACTATTACGAGTAATTGGTGACACATCTGGTAAGTATCATCCACATGGTGATACCTCTGTCGGTGATACCATCTGTGCAGAAGGTCAAGGGTTCCGTAATACCATCAACACCATTGGTCCAGAAGGTTCCTATGGCAACATTAACGGACAGGCTCATGCAGCATTCCGATATCTGGAAGCTTATATTCCAGAGTATATGATCGATTGCTTCTTTGATGATTTTGATAGCTATTGTGTTCCTATGCGCACATCATACGATGGCAAAGGTAAGGAACCTGAGTACCTACCAGCAAAGTACCCACACGTCTTATTCAATCCACAGTTCAGTGGCATTGGATATGGACTCGCATCAAATATTCCACCATTCAATATCCAAGAGGCATTGGAAGCAACGATCAAGTTAATTAAGAATCCCGATGCAAAAATCATGTTGATTCCTGACTTTAAGTTTGGTGTCGACATCGTTGATACCGGATATTTTAAGGATATCAATAAGAATGGCTCTGGCAAACTTACGGTTCAGGGTCGTTATACCGTAGATGGTGTGCAAAATACAATCACCATCTGGTCCCTACCGTTGAACGTATACGCGCAAAACTGGATTAAGGGAGTTGCAACCGAGTGCAAAAAAGGCGGTGTTTTAGAAGGTAAAGTAACTGGTATTGACAACTATACCGGTGAAGATCAAGTAAAAGTAATCCTTCATCTGGCCCCAGATGTTAACTCAGACGAGATCATCAAATGGTTGACCGAAAAATCAGGCATGAAGACAACACATGCCGTAGCCATACGTGTAGTTGATAATTACGTGTCCTACTTATATGGCATTAAGTCGCTACTTAAGGAATGGATCGACTTCCGTAGAGATTGCCTCAGATCGATGTGCAATTATAAACTCGTACGCAACATGGAAAAGGAACACTTAACGAAGGTTCTGTTAATGCTTTGCTCAAGCAAGGCAAAAGCGGAAGAAGCAATGAAGATTGCAAGGGAATCCCAAAACAAGGAAGAGAACGTGCAAGCGTTAATGAAGAGATACGGCATCACTTCTATACAGGCTAGAGAGATTGCAGAAATGCGACTCAGCCAGTTTAACAAAGACCGTACATTAGAGTACGAAGAAGTCTTAAAAGAATGCACCAAAGAAATCAAACGTCTGAATAAGATCTTAACAGACGATAAGCACATCGACGAGCTGATGATTGAACAGCTCGAAGAAGGTATCAAGAAATATGGAGTTCCGAGACGATCCCGCATCATTCGTTTGGATGATGAGCTGGAGATCCCAGATACATTACATCTGGTTGGCATCTCAAAATCCGGTTACATTAAGAAGATTAAATACAAAGCCGGTAAAATTGGTGAAGTCGGCAAAGATAATAGAAACGTGACGATCTTGAAAGCCGGTAATAGGGAATCCGTGTATGTGATTTCCTCGGATGGAACCATCTCACAAATCCCATTGTCATCTATTCCAGATATGAAGGTCGACGATATTGGCGTCGAGATCAAACGCTACTTCGGTGGGTCTGGAGAGATCGTAACTGTATTGAAGGTTCCGACTAAGAAAGAAGCCTTAATTAGTACGGAATTAGAATTATTAGTCATTACTCGTAATGGCTATGCGAAACGTGTAAAATTAATAGACTTGAAACTCAAAGACGGTAAGGAGCAGAAGATCTTAAATCTCAATGAAGGTGACGAATTAGTTAAGGTCGTTGCTGTTCCAGATAACTCAATGGATGTTGTCATTTGCACAAGTCTTGGAAACGGAATTCGATTACCCCTTGATTCTATCAAGACTGCTTCCAAGACAGCAAAGGGACAACGCATCATTACCATGTTCCAGGAAGAGGACGTTACAGGCGCTAGCATCATTGATCCGAAGATCAAACACCTGCTATACATTACATCTTCCGGTAAGATGAAGTTAACAGAACTTAAGTATTTCCCTCCGGTGGAACGTGGTAGCAAACCAATCTCCTTAATCGCATTAGATACGATGGAACGTTTAATCGGTGTCGCATCCGCCAAGAAATCCGACATGATTAAGCTTTATGGTAAAAAAGGGGGAGATTCCTATGATCCTGCAGCGGTTTCTGAGATTCCTGTAAGATCCAGACTTGCGAAGGGTGAAAAGATTATTAAGACTTTAAGATCTGACGTGATCGTTGGATATAAAGTCTTCCAGGCATAAATAAGAAGAACCATACGGAGATAATCCGTATGGTTCTTTTTTTGTATCTCCATCTGAGATACGTACCCTAATAAAAGAAAATAATACAATTATTGTATATGGGTTTCCCCTTTCATAATCGTTATCTATTTGTAGGGTATTGAAGACGCTTCTATCATGCAGAAGCTTCTTCTGTTTTGTACCACAGGCAATCTTCTGTAGGAGTAGCTGCCTGTACGTAGATACGCTGACAAGCGTTTAACTTCTTAAGCATTTCGGAGCTCATGATACCATCATGCTCTTCTGTAACGATAGATGTTGTTGCGATTGTACCGCCAACAACTTTCTCGATATCCTCTTTTGTGATCTCAGCGATGATCTCACGAGCAGTTTTGTTCTCAACTTTGCCAAGTCCTACATCTGCAGCTGTTGTGCCATGAGGATTTGTGCCTGTTCCCGGATGAGAATAAACGAGGATTTCTGTTCCATTGATCTTGATATAACCATTCTGCTCAGATTTCTCTGTCAGTGTAGCATCTACACGAGCGTGCTCTGCCTGAGAGTGCTGGTAAGCGATGTTACCGAAGTCACCACGGAATGCTGTAGAAGCTGTAATACCAAGAGCAAGTGTGTCGGAGATAACTACGAAAGCTGTTCCAGACCATCTGTATGTTTTACCATCTTTAAGGTCTACATAGATTTTGCCTGTTTCACCAGCGATTTTATCACCAGCGTCACCCTCTTCTGTGTACAGAAGTTTGTCTGTATGCATGTAACCTTCTACAACGTCATCAACGAAAGAAGGAAGCTGTCCAGCCGGGATAAGACCTGTAGCATCCAGTGTAGCAACACCGTTTGCAACACCCATAAGTTTTGTTTCGATATATGGATGCTCATGGTTAGCTTTATCGTAAGCTTTCTTTACAGCTGCAAGTGTAGCTGCTTTTGTAGAATCTTCCAGAGTTACGGAGTCAGAAAGCTGAACAACACCTGCTGCTGTAGTAGATGCTGCCTGAATCTCTGCCCATGTGTTGTCACAACGAAGGAATTTAAGGTTGTTAGCTGTCTCAACTTCCGGTACATGGTTACCGTGTGTTTTGTCTGCTTTACCTGCAAGTAACTCTACAAGAGTTGTGCCATCGTCGTTACGAACGTTAGCTGTCTTGGTGATAGGATAAAGCGCTTTAACTACTTCACCAGATTTCTGGTTCATTAAAAAGGTAAGTCCTGCTGCTAATGCTGCTGCCATAGAAATACCACCTTTCTGAAAAATTTTCTTAAGCTTTCCATAAATATACGGATGGTTCGCCCCATCCGTTATTCATTTAAAAGACAGTTCTTTTATTTTCCGAGGCAGGTGTTTCGGCTTTCCACCCTAAAACAAATAGTTAAACTACGTTAGTAAAGGAGGGATACCATGTCCTTGGATTATGATCAGATTCTCCATGGGAATCCGACGAAGAATCTTATGATTCGTCACCGGGAATTACAGGAGAACTACACTGAAGAAAAAGCCCAGGATTACTCCAAGCTGTACACAGGCCAGCCGCTCTCCTTTCTTCTGGAGAACTCCAGATTCGTGTTCTCAGAACCTACCTATGGATATCCGTATTATATAGATCAGGTTACCTCAAAAGAACACATGCTGGAATGCGTACCCGCATATCCGGAGGAACACGAAAAGGTCCATCTTTTTTTGGTGGAACACCGTGACGCGATGCAGCCTGATCAGATTGAGATGTTTGAGTCTTTAGAGAACCGCTTAGGGGAACTCTCTGATAGTACCAAACATCTTCGAATGCTGTTAGAGTATATGACAGAACGATTTGGGGAAGACGAGATGGATGCAACCATCACGACTCATCCAATGGTGTATCTGTCCTTAACACCGTTCGAATTAATGAAAGAAGACGCGGATCCAGAGATTCTGGAACGTGTCCACGAAATCGGTCAACTTCTCTTAGTTGGAAGCAACGATACCGATAAGTGGAAAGAAATGTTCGAATCTGCAACCACTGCTGGATTGCTGATGCAGGATTCTGCATATGTAGAAGCAGTCAATGCTATGCCGAGAGATTTCAGAAACGTGGTCAAACACTTATCCACAATCTCCTTAGGTAATCAGATTCGCTCTATCAACGATGTCGAGCAAAAACCCGATGACATGTTTATGCGTGAGTATGTATCTCCGGAATATGCAGTTGAGTCTATTTTTGGACTGATGAATGATTCCGAAGAATACAGTGAAATCTTCGAAGCTGAACGTGCTTACTATGGGGATCTTGCTGGATATGCTTATGATCTCTTGAGTAGCCTTGCTACTTTTGAGTATACACATTGCGAAGATCCTGGAAACCCGATTACTGGATTCCAAGGTATCTTTGACGAAAACACAACCGTAGAGGAAGCTATGAACTTCCTCGCTTCTCAGGCGTCACAGTACGAAGCCTACACCGAAGCCTCTAATGACGATCTTGGAGAACCTTCTCCGACCGTTCGAGACTCCGCTGGCTCTTATGGTGAAGTCGGAAAAAAAGCGGTTCCCCCATCTCCTAAATCTGCAGCTCAATCCGCGCAGTTCAAAATGATGGACAAAGAAGCCAAGTCATATCAGTACATGGCAAAAGCGAAGGCGAAGGGGGATGAAATTAAAGGAGCTGCAAAGGCGGCATCTGCTATCCCAAAGAATATCAAATCATCCATCGATGATACAGTAGACGAGTGGGATAAAATGGATGATGAACGTCGACGTAAATTCATGGTAAAACCTGGATATCGTAAGAAGATCTTTCGAAAGATCAAACTGGCATTGCTTTACGGAGCATCCGCTCAGGTATCCTTACTGATGGTGCCAGTTACTATGATCTGTCGACATTACTCCAAAATCAAAGATGGCCGCATTCGTACTGAACTCGCTCGAGAGTTAGGCACCGAGATCCAAGTTTGTCAAGCTAAGATCGATGATGCAAACTCTGAAAGCGACAAAACAGAAAAATACAAACTGATGCGTATCAAGAGTAAGTTGGAAGCCGAACGTGACCGCGTGAAGTACAACAGTCATTACCTGTAGAAAGGAGGTACGCCAGTGGTTGTAAAAACGCCAAAACATCCAGGATATGGAAAGTATTTCCTGGCAATGGAGGCACCTGGTGACCCTCCCCTTCGAAAGAATATGAAAGTGATCACGGTTCGACCTAACCGGCGAGCTAGAATCGATTTTACTACAAACGATCTAGTAGTCTCAGATGAACCTGTACCGGAACTTCCAGAGATCGATGATCCTGTGGATTCGGAATTAGATCTGCCTGATATCAACGATGGGGACGTAGGTGTTGACGATCTCCCAGAGATTGATAATGATCTTTCTGATCTTCCGGACATAGATCAAACTCAAACTCAGAGCGATCCGGACCAGGCACTTCCTGATGATGTACCTGCAGATATCGATATCCCGGACATAACTCCGGACGGTTCTTCTGTCGACGTGCCGGCAGACCTCGATGAACCAGATACAGATGTTGATATAGATGTACCTGACATCGATGATACTCCAGATGTAGAGTTACCAAATGACATTGATACAGGGGATGTAGATCTCGATGATTTACCGGATGACGTCCCAGATGATCCAGATCTGGATATTCCAGATTTGGACGATGATACGATTGCAAATTCTTTACCGAATGTAGATGATCTACCTGAAGATTTCGGAGATCTTGCAGATCTTCCAGATGACCTTGGAGATGATCCTGATGATTTGAATCTTCCTGACTTGGATGATGATACCATCGCAAACTCCTTACCATCTGTTGGAGATGCTGATCTTCCAATTGTAGATGATCCAACGCAATCTACAAATATCAATGTAACTCCCGATACCAATGGAGAAGAGGACTTTACTGGTACTACCGATGTACCACAGTCTACAAATGTAGCGGTTACTCCAGATAATGGAAACGGACAAGAGGATTATACTGCAGAACCGGAACCTGTACCAGATTTGAATACAGAAGTTCCACCAGCAGACAACCAGCAAGGTGCTGCGCCTGCTCCAGATGACGGAGCCAATGCGGACAATACGGATTATACCCAAGCCCCTGCTGGAAACCAAAATGATCCAAATGCGCAACAACCAGCTACTCCTGACGCAAATCAGGATAATGCAAATACTCAGAAACGTGGACCAGGATTGGAATACGATTCTGTTAGAAAATACAATTTATATAAAGAATTTATGAAGCTTCGTACGGCGGTCGATGGTTACATTACCAAACTCGAAGCTTGTATATCGGATGACCCACGATCCAATCAGGTTATCAAAATAGCAACTACGAAGTTTCGTGAGCTTTATGATCTGATTACGGATTATATGATGATGAAATATGAGTTATGTACTTATATACAAAATCTCTTATTTTATCAACGTCAGGTTGCAACCGTTCAGCTGATCTTTGCACTCTTAAAAGAAACCAATCAGATGCAGAAATCCGAAGAAGAACTGGAACAGAAAAAGAAACCGCGTAAAACTACGCAATAAAACATTCGATTAAAAAAGTCTAGTTTGCGAATGCGGGATTTTCTGCATAAAACAAACTAATAAAGCAAGAAAAAGAAAATACTCAAGTAAAGGAGTGACAATTTCGTGACTAAAAATATTAGCTTTTTAGAGTCAGGGGATACATTCGAAGAAACAGCGTCCGTCGGCGGTTTTATGACTGCTAAAGCTGGTACTAGCTTCGATGACATCTTTACTGAAGCTGCCAACAACATGATGGCACAGAATGTGAACCCTCTGAGAAACATCAATGATATGATCAATGCTCCGGCAATCATGGAATCTTATAAAAACGAACTCTTAAAAGATCTTCAGGAAAAATGCGAGCAGTGGGCTGCTGATGATGCAGCAGATCCGGAACATAGCTGCCATGGTACACATGTTCATCTGTATGAGCAGGTTTCCGACATGTTTGATAACTGTGTCGATGACCTGATCAAAGAATCTACACGTGTTGGCCAGTTACTTCCGATCAAAGCTATCGATCTCCCGATCCTGGTTAAGCAGCAGCTTAAACTGGCTACAAAGGATATCATGCAGACTGAAGTTGTTAAGAGCCCGATTGTCAAGAAACATCTGGAGCAGACTTACATTGTGGATAACAACGATCCTACCAAACGTTGGAAATTCCCACAGTGTTTCTTCGATGGAACATACCGTGAATCTTGGGAAGCTGGTAAAGGTTTTCCGATCAAAAACGATGTTGTTAAGATCGAAGATCTGAAAAACTTCAATGTTATTGAAAAACTGACAGACGTACCGAATCCGGAATCCTACAGAGAAAACATCACAATCGCTTTCTCTGCACCGAAGGTAACTGTTAAAGACCCTGATGGTGGTGAAGACATCACTGTTACATTAAAAACACCGCTCCGTATCAACCTGTCCGACAACGCACTGCTTGGTGGACTGGTAGATCAGGACGTTAGAAGAGCAGATGGAACTACATTCCACGTAACAGATCAGCTTGCTGGTTTTGCTGATACAGCAAAGAACACAGTTAGCATGAAAGCTCTCAATGATCAGATCACAGGAGTTATCTTTGAAGGATACATCTCCAACGAACTGAACGAGCGTTCCATCGGATTCGATTACACACGTGAAGAACGTGAATGGAAGATCGAGGATGGATCTCGTGCGAATATTTCCTATTCTCTCGAGCAGCTCGAAGATACAAAAGCTCTTATGGACATCGATCTGTACAGAAAATCCTACAACAACCTCTCTGAGTGGATGATTCAGCAGGAGGATTCTGATATCCTTAGATGGCTGGATGAACAGTTCAAGAGATACAAAGGTGTTGAAATGGATATTCTGGATTTTGATCCATTTATCCTGGAAGACCAGTTTGATTGTGATTCTACATCCATCACAACCGCTCTTCCGAATGAATACATCAGCAAAATGCTGAAATTCAAGATCGACCGTCTGATTACAGATATCGCCGACACAGCTAAAATGGACGGCTTCACATTTGTAATCTATGGTAACCCGAGATACATTTCCTTCTTAAATCCGGAAGTAAACTGGGTTACAAGACCAGGAAATACAATCAACGGTGTTAAACTGGACTACAGCTACGGCATCATGACATCTGGTGACGTTAAAGTTCAGGTTGTTAGTACAAAGAAAGTACTGGCTAAATACGACAAAGTTGCGAAGATGCACAGAGGACTGAGAATCATTCCGTTCCCAACATCTCCGGAACAGTTCACATTCAAACATTACAAATATACTACTCACATCTTAACAGCACAGAACAGTGCGTACAGAGATCCGAACAAACCGGGCGGATCCATGACTAACCTGACGGGTGTATCTCGTTATACAAACGCAGCCATCCAGGGTATTCAGGCTGAAGTCGACATCGTTAACGCTGAGCAGTATATCAATATGACATATACTCACTAAGAGTTGACAAATGAGAGTGATGGCTTCGGTCGTCACTCTCATTTTTAACAGTATAGTAAGCTGGGAATGGCACTCAGCTTCCATAAAGCAGGGAGCATATGCAGGGAAATGCTCACGGTGCTTCTTTTTCCATGCGATCTTCACACATCCTGAAGATCAGTGGTTCTCCTTTTTATGTACAGATAATTTTACCCAAATCATTAGTAGCAATGACGTGTCAGGGCGTCATTGCTACTTTAAAAGTTATATAAAAAAAGACAGTCTGATAGGAGGCGATTACAAAAAAAATACGGGGAAGACAAGCCTCCCCAGATGATTATAGACGCTGAACCATGTTCCTAGTTGGAGCATATGCGTCCATTGACTTGGAATGATTGGCATTGGTTTCTCTAGTCAGTGCTTCATATTCCAAATCTGCGTAGTCTGTATGACTACGTGTCATCATATTATGTAGTAAATATGAGAGTTGGAAATTAGACATATGATCGCCTCCTTTCTTTAAATATTCACATAAATATTATATAAACATATAAACTGACTTTTACACTTATTTAGGAGGCGAGAACAAAAAAATACGGGGAGGACAAGCCTCCCCATACTTTCAGATGCGTATTACAGACTGTATGTCGGGATAGCATCTTCACATGCATTATCCTGCTGAGACACAATCTCATCGATGAGATCGATTTCATATTGCATATCAGCAGGATTCATTGGACCGTTAGTGCAAGTCCGCAGAATCATACGTTGAAAAGAATCTGTACTCATATTCTCGCCTCCTTTCTATTTGAAATTCATATAAATATTATATAAATCAAATTAAGGAGGAATACGAATGGACGACGTGCACGTACGTATACCATATCTTACACACAACGACGATGGTAAAGAAAGATGCCAATCTCATACCGTTGGATGCTATACAAAAGAGGGTTGGTTATCTGATATCGAAGGCTATGGATACACTAGAGAAGAAGCCTTCGAGGAATTTAAAAAGAAATTAAATGACCGATTGACCCAACTTTGCGTTCTATGCAATCAGGTAAATCATTATGAATTTAATGCAGCATCTAATCCAATCACCATGCATTCTGTAGATTGGAAAGGCGATATTATAGATGAATAACGAGTTTCTCGCTCGTTATTCATCTTCTATTCTTGCAAGTAAATGACAATGTATTAACGTATTTAAACTTAGAAAGGAGGCCGGAATCAAATGAAAGATCATAACATGAAACCGGAGCATTTAAGAACTCTGGACAACGCTTTTAAGGTACTGATGGAATATCCAACCTCTCGATCTGGAATGTCGTTAATTACAGACACTCTTTGTGAATGCTTCGGTGATGATTTTTCCGGATCAGTTGTATCCACACAACCAGATGTACCGCTGTTTGTCATGAGCATTTTCCCAGAGCGTTCCACTACCGATAAGATCATTGAATCTGTCGCTCGTGGAAACAGTGATTTCAAAACTATTCAGTCCTTATGGGAGAAAAACTCCAAATGGACGATTGAGATAGATGAACGCATCTTAAAAGGTACGTTTACCACCAGAGAGCTGACCGCTATGGTGTTACATGAAGTCGGACATTTAATCCAGTCGAAAACGATTGCTACTCGTATTATCACTGTATTACAGTATGAGTACGCAAAGACTTCTATGCAAAACAAGATGTTACTTCGAACAAAAGTATTTCGATCCATCATGGCGTTACCGATTATTAATAGCTGTATCTCAGATCAGAAGGGTTCTAACCTGAAAGAAGAGATCAAAGCAGATCGATACGCAAAGAAACTTGGATATGCCAAAGACTTAATCTCTGCAATGAATAAGCTTTCCAAACATCCAAGTTACAACTTGAAAAAAGATCCTAATGAAGCAATGAAGACAACCACTCAGTTTTCCTTAAACACATTACAGAACTTCCAAAACCGTAAGGATGAACTTGTAAAATCTGAGCTCACATCCTTAAAAGAAGCTGTGCAATCCCCATATTTGGAGAGTGTGTTAGTAGATATATACGGACAGTGGTTTGTAGATAAATCTGCATTTAATGAATCTTCTCAGCTTGATTATTTCGTTCGGCAGAACAACAAGTCTCAATTTATCGATCGAATGATGAAAGAGTCCACGGATTCCTATATGAGAGAATTCGGTATCTTTGGAAAAAAGAAGTTACAGCGTATTGACCCTGCAGATATTGACTACATCACAATTAAGATCGATCAGATCAACTCTGACTTGGATAAGATGATGCTTGTCTCATATATCCATAATAAGATGGATATGGTCAACTTCTATTTGGATTTGTTAGATGATCCATCCGGTAAGAAGTACAACGTTCCACATTCTCGTAGTTATCTAATGAGTGTGCAAAAGCAACTCGAGATGTTACGTGAAAAAGCCTTAAAGAAAATCATTCCTCCAAAACAGCCAGATATCTATGTTGGATATCCAGCTGGCTACGAGGGTTAAACAAGAAGGAAAGTCCGAGTGGCTTTCCTTCTTTTTCATATCGATCCCGACAGGTCTCTAACTATATTTAAGGAGGTTTATTAATATGAGTAGAAACTTGTCGTTTGATTACGTTATTAAGAACGTAGAAGACAGAGAGCATGTTGACATTAGTCCACTTTTATTAAAACAAAACAATTCACATATCGTTCCACAATCTCCAGATGAGATGAGTGATGAATACAAAAAATTATCTGATGCACACAGAGAAATCAGCTTGGCTCATAGTGCCAGTGGAGATCCCTTAAATGCAGAAGAACATCACACAGTTGCCTTGTGGGGACAGTGTCATGACCGTTGTCAGGAAATCATCAATGAAGCTGCGGATAATATCTGGTACTTCTTTCGAGAGATCTTACGAGTTCCACATGGACTGAATCATCATGGAATGATTCCAACTGACATGAGAGAACCAGATGACATGCATTTTCAGATGACTGAATGGGGTGTAAAAGCACTCTGGGTATATGAACATGACTTATGTGCCGAATGTGTACGATTTAATAGTATGCAACAGAGAATCTTGATTGCCGGAATCGTGACTCATAAATTATTCAATGCCGCAATTTCTTGGATTCGGAATTCTTCGATTGAAGGATATGAACCACTTGTATGGCTTGCAATGCTTAAGAATGCCGCTTACGTATACACTGAAGATGTTGCCAGTTTAGTATGGATTATGATCAATGAACTTGGGCATTACAGCTTCTTAGAGAACATCGTAGAAGCAATTTATGATATCGTGGATACAGATAACGTCGCATGGAATTGCACGAAAATGCATCCTTGGATGTTTGACGTAAAAAAATCACGTATGGAAGACACTTCGGATGTCGCAGCGGAAACCAAAGGATTTGTAATCTCCAACTACGGAAAGGTTGATTTCAAGTCTCATCTTTCATATACGAAAAAAACAGGAGGCTTATTAATCTTTCATTCAGCAGACACATTCAATAATGTGCTTCCAGAACTCACCTTTGAATTGATTATGAAAGATCTGGATGCAAAAATGGCAATCGCGAATCATGCAACGTACTTTATCCCAGCTAGTATTTCGGAATTATTAACCAAACGAATTCCACTACAGAAAGAGATTCTGATGTCCATGACTCATAGATTCAGTGCGTACGCATTTAATCGATCCTTACCACAAGATGTGAGATCCAATGCCATAGAATCATTAAAACGAATCTATGCCGCAGAACTCGGCGTGTTACCAGATATTGAACGTGAAAATGATGACTTAATTGAGTATTACTTAAAACAACTTCAATACTTGCAAAAGAAAGCAAGTGAATAAAAAAAAGAACGGAACCCGATAAGGTTCCGTTCTTTCTTCTTTCTGCTTCCTCAGCAGCTCTGAGCATAGCTTCATATTCAGCCTGCTCTTTTTCTCGTCTTGCCATAACGATTTTATTTCTTTTTTCTTTCTGACGAGCTTTGAATGCTGATGATCTCTTCTGGTTGACGTTATCAAATTCGATAACTAATCCATCACCGTAGAGATCCTGGAACTGATCGGAGAAGTCTACAAGTTTCATCATATATACGACTTTCTTCTCGCCTGACTTTCTAACCCTCTGTTCTGCAGTATATACCATACCGCCTCTTGCGCCATATGTATATACCATGAAGGTGAAATCAGCTAAGCCTTCCATCTCTAATACGTTGAGATGGTCTGCCAGGAAATCTTTCTGGAAATTTCTTGTTCCAGAAAGATCGGCACCGATGCCGATCTCTAATCCCATTGACTGAACGTAGTCTAACAGGATCTGTCGGCGACCACTAACAAGATACCCGTTCTCGTCGGTGATCAGCTCCAGAAACATCCTTACAGCTTCGCATTTAAACTGGAATTCCTGTAGCTCACATTCTGAAAGAGTTTTTGCTCCCCAAAATTCTTGCTGCCAAGACTTAAAGAAGTAGCCTTCTCCACTCTTGTCAAGGTCCTTCTGTTTTCCGTCCATGCTGGCCTTTACCTGTCCAACTCCTTCGTTGAATTTGTTAATGACGTCCTGATGTCCTAATAAGAAATCGAAAATCTTCATGATAAATACCTCCTATTTTTTTTATTTTTATATGAATTATCATTGGATTCCACAGAAATCATATATAAATATCCAATATCACTCTACGCTTAGAAAGCAATATTCTCTACATCATATTAACCGACAACTAACAAGAAAGGAGGAATTTGCATGACAACACTTGGTACTGTTCCAGTAGTTCGACGAGCGTCGAATCCAGGACCAAAAAGAATTATGCGAATCGGTTCAAAGTTATATGATTTTGGTACGAGAAATCGAACCTTTCTGCAAGTCGCATCAGACTTAAAGAAATTAGGAATCAAGAATTGCTATTTTATGCTAGAAGTCATAGATCCACGAGTGGTCACCATAGATCCTTTCGCCGTAGATAAGGAAGGTCACTCAACCCTGACGAAAGAGCAAGTCTCAATCATCATGGCTGAGTGTAAGATCAACCCATGGTATTACTTAAGAGAAATCTCACGTATTCCAACGCAGGGTGGAAGTGGAGTTCCATATAAAGCAAATCGTGGTAACATCGCACAAGCATGGTGTATCATGCATGGATATGACAGCTGGCTTTGCCTACCGAGGCGGACTTCTGCCTCTGCATGCGGCGACGTATGTACAAAACCTCTTTAATTGCGGGGATATCTTGCTAGGTCTTAACTACCAAAGCGTAACAACGTTAAGAATAGAGACAATCCGCAGCGAAGCTCTTTGAGAACGTTCAACGATCAGGGAAACCAAATTAATTTGGGAGTAGGCCCCTTGCGGGCGAAATGTAGACGTATGTCGAAACGGGAGGCTCTCGAGAAATCGAGATGAAGATATGATCTGAACATCCATGGAGACATGGAGATTAACACACTTTGAGAAAGGTAAAACCCAGTCCGCATTAGCAATTCAGTTATGGGCGTATTCATTCGGTACTTCAAACTCAGAGTTCATCTTTGTCAATAAAGATGGTGAGAACGCTAAGACTAATCTTAGACGTATGAAAGACCAGATGGAATTACTCCCCGAGTATATGCGATTCCCATGGTATATCGACGAGAACGGAAATAAGATCAAACACACCATGAATGCAACATCTATGAAGCATCCAGTTACAAAGAACGTCATTACAGTTAAGAGTAAGGCGACATCACATGAAATGGCATTGTCCCTTGCCCGTGGTCTGACATCTCCGATTCAGCACTTCGATGAACCTGAGTTCACCAATCATATCGACACAATCGTATCCAACTCATATTCCACGTTCGAGCAAGCTGCCAAGAACTCGAAAGAGAATGGTGGTATGTACGCACGTATCTTTACGTGGCAACGCGTAGCCATATGGGTGACCATATGGAGCGTCCTCTCTTATGCTGGGACGACTCACGTAGTCTATCAGCTGCGAAGACCATCCTTTGATGGTAACGTTCAACGACTAGGGAAACCAGTATACTGGATTGGGAGTAGGCCCCTTGCGGGCGAAATGTAGAACCAAGCGGTTCGAAACGGGAGGCTCTCGAGAAATCGAGATGAAGATATAGTCTGAACTTCCATGGTGACATGGAGAAGGATCTGAGTAGCGATCAGATTCGTAACACATTTGGTACGCCTGAAACAACTCCTCCGGGCGTAATGTCTAGTGATAGACTGGGGCAAAACCTCTCTAATGCGGGAAAAGCCTGATTATGACGAATTACTAACTACAGGTAGAGATACACTGTAGGGCAACGGGTAACGCCGAAGGTATAGTAAAAAGATTCGTTCTAGGGAGAATCCGCAGCGAAGCATCTGAAAAGATGTGCGCTCAACGACTAGGGAAACCAGAGTACTCCTCTGGGAGTAGACGTAGGACGAAAGTCCGAAACGGGAGGCTCTCGAGAAATCGAGATGAAGATATAGTCTAAATTTTGGGAGATCTTGATACCTCGCAAGGACAAGCTGCACAGCGAATCCTTGATAATACACAACAATGGACCGAGAAATGTTATGATTGGTCCGACGAAGAAATTAATAAATACATTGACAGCAAAGGCAAGAACTGTAACCGTATTTTATACATTGAATATCAGTACTATCAGATTGGTCTTTCACAAGAATGGCTACAAAAGACTGCCGCTGGTATCGGTGATCCATTAACCGTACGAAGAGAGATTCTTCTTCAGAGACTGCACGGTTCATCATTGTCACCATATCCGCAGGAAGACCTTGAGTACATTGCTGAAACCGAACACAAACCAATTAAGGAACTCTGGATCAATGAATACTTCAAATTTGACGTTTATGAAGAACTCGATCGTCGTATTCCATATCTAGTTGGTGTTGACTGTTCTACAGGTACAGTAGGGGATAATAATGCGATTACCATCCTCAATCCATATACCTTAAGACCAGCTGCTGAATTTGAGTGCAACTATATTGGTGAAACTCTCTACATTGCTGTCATATCTGAACTTGTAGAGAAACACATCCCACGTGCTTGTGTATGTATTGAACGTAACAGCATTGGTGATGCGATTATCGACTTCATCTTAAATTCAAATAATCCACTAGCGGCAAATCTCTACTACGATAGAGATAAGAACCTTCTTGAAGAGCGATTAAGAGAAGTACAAGATACCACATCGTTACTTCAAGCACGTGCAAAATCAAAGAGTTATTACGGTGTATATACATCTGGTCAGTCTCGTGAATCGATGTTTGCCATCCTTTCCAGACGAGTATCTGAGAACAAAGATGACTTTATTACGAAAAACATCATTCGTGATCTGTCGCGGCTTGTTCGTCGGCCGTCAGGAAAAATAGAAGCACAAATTGGTTTTCATGATGACAGCATCATGAGTTACTTGATCGCACTGTACGTATACTATCATGGTGATAATCTTGGAATGTTTGGTATCACTCGTGGTGCTCGTGATGAAGAGTTAGACAATAGTGGACTTAAGAGACCAGAAGAGATTGATCCTAGCCTTGTAGATCCAGCTTTAATTGCTGCAGCTAAGAAGCGTGAAGCACAAGAAGCTGAGATGTTTAAGTTCGAAGAAGACATGAGAAAAGCGGAACTGGAGTCTCAGCGTAAAACGAGAGAACTTCATAACGCGGGGCTCATCCAAGGAGATATCTATGATCATACTCCAGAAGACATGATCGATGAATATGATAGTATGGGTGAAGTAGATTTGAGTATTTTTTAAAATAAAAAAAGAAGACTATACCGTTGATTTGGTATAGTCTTCTTTTAGAAACGTAACAACTTGTAACCACGCTCTGATAACGTGAGCTTACAAGTTACATGTCGCGCGACTAATTTATTGTTAGTCGCCAAGGACGGTGTCGTCGCACCAACAATCGTCATCATCTCCATATTGTCTGATGATAATTTTGCATTTCGTTCTGGAAATAACTCGAACTTTTCCTCCTTTGTTGTTATTTCCTTTTGTGTTTTTAACAGTTAATTTTCTCATTTTTTGTATCCTCCGATATTTATTTTTCTTTTGATTCACATAGATAATATATAACATTTTCAGTCTAAGTCTGCGAATTTTCACTGTCAGGACAACACACTAATAGAGACATAAATAAGGAGGTTACAAAATGGAAAATACTTCAACTAACACGGATTCTAGTATTCGTGAAATCATGAAGATGGCGCGAGAGTCTTACAACACATCTATGAACCAGACCGCTAGTCTTATGGAAGCATCTTATAAGATCTCAACTGCATTCTTAAAAGAAGCTGCCAAATGGTCAACTGAAGAGTTCGATACCATGAGTGATGATGATATCAAAATGATCTACAATAATTATTATATTGGATCTGCGGAAGCAAAATTACTGCAGCCGGAAGATATGCGTAAGGACCTCAAAGCTTGTAAAGGATTATCCAATACTGCATATGAAATGCAGAAGTCCTTTAAAGAAGTCCAGGATCTCTATAATGAATCTGTGGATGAAGACTGGAAGCGTCGTAACAGCAAAGAATACCGTGATGCCACTTTAAACCGTATCGAAGAATGGAAATCTGAGATTGAAAAAATGGATCCGGTAAAAGATGCAAAAATGATTCGTGACCTTCGCCAGAAGGTTGAGTTTATGGAATCTACCATCACATTAGATTTCATCACTGAGCGGATCAAACACGTAGAAAAAGAGAAGTCTACCATCATGAGACAGTTCTTCTCTGAATCTGAAGGATCCTATTCCTTAAATCGTTGCAAATCCAGATCCCCGAAATTTGGATTTGATGCAGATTGGTATAAGTTCTTCTTTAATCTGGAAGAGAACTTCTTACCGGAAGAGTACCATGCATTCAACAACTTATTCTTATTTAACGTCATGCGTTTCATTGGCTATCAGGACCCATACAACGCCAAAGATCGTGGTATGGTACAGGCCATTGTAAGCAGCTTAACAGGTTTAGTTTATCATAAATTTGCCGATACCGAAATGGAAAATGTCATCATCTCTTTAATTAAAGATTATGACTCTTATTTCGAAGATCAGCGTGAAAAATTCATGAAAGACAACACCACCAGGCCAAATCATCCAGTTCGTCTGGAACAGAGCAAGAAAGCCGATGCGGATCGTAGAAATGAGCTCTTCGCTGCTATGGTGAAGTTCAATTTCGAAATTCCGGAGAATGCCACAGAGATCAGTACTCGTGACTTACAGGAGTACTTTAATAACAAAATGGAAGAAATGGTATCCAAAAATACCAAAGAAAAAGAACTCCATGGAGATGCTGAGACAACAGAAGAAGATGGTGTAACAACCATTCGTCCGACCTTCTTAAAGGATAAATACCGCAATCCTGTTGACTTAATCGATGGAAAATTCTACTATTTTAACCAGGATGAAGAAGGGCAGGAATCCTACAAGAAAGTCTTAAACTACTTTAAGGTGCATGATTGCAAGATTGGATATCAGATGTTTGAGTTAAAGAACCCAGACGTCCGGACAGATGTATTTGCAGACGATCTGACCGATGGTGAAAAGAGGGCAATCCTTGAAGAGTGTACCTGGAACTTCTGGTTCTTCTGGAGATATGTATTAAAACTGCAGGTGAATGTAAATACCTTACTTACCATCGATTCGATGTTAGCAGACCATAATACACTGGAAGAAACTATGCGTCAGTCTGGAAAATCAACTACAATCGAGGCATACGCTGCATGGGCCATCTTGTTCCATAAAGATCACTATCCAAAGGTAGTATTAGTTGGTCGTGATACTTATAGTGCTGCAAGAATCGGCTCACAGGTTGAATACAAAACAAATGATGCTCCGGGATTTCTTAGAAGCCATGTAAATCCAAACCCGATTCATTTATCTGGAACGTTGGAAGATGCAACTAAGTATCTTTCTGAAATGGATGACATCCTGGAAAACAGCCGCGTACTGGTGATCATGGATGATATGGAGCATATTAACGACGTTGAACACGTAGAAGACTTAAAGACAATTATAAATTTAAAAACACATGTAATCATGTCGTCTATTCCAAACGATCCAGACAAGATTCCGAGATTAATGGAAAAATTCCAGAAAGATCGTGAATTGATTTATTATCCATATCAGTTAAACAAAGATACACATTGTGATTTCTTTACGGCAGTCAAACAGCATAACTTCCAGGATACCAATGCGATTGCTTACATTACCGTATGCAGTAGACGTCTTCGTACAACTGAAGAGATCAAATCATTGGTAGAATCACTTAGTAAGAGTACCTCTGCTACAAATGGATGCATTGTACGTGAAATCTGGTGTAAACATGTCAGTGATAAATTCGTTCAGTTCTGCAAAACAAATGGTATTGATGTCACAGCAGAAGGTTATGACCCGTTTATCTCAGATACCTTTAAAACTGCATGCGGAAAAGAAATCAAATCTATTACTGGAGATGTGGGACAAATTCCGGAGGCATGGAGATCAGAAGATCCAGAGATCTCAGCTCTTAATAATTTCGCATACATTCATGAGGATCCTGTGTCAAACGATGCACAGGTATCCACTCATACACAGCCAGATATCAATAATGCAATCGTTACTCCACACATGACAGATGCCTTTAGTTCACCATCTATCAATCAGTTGAAAGAAAAGATGGATAATGAAGGTACTTACAGTGTAGCTGATGCATTATCTGGAAAAGCTTTGAAACCAAGAAAGTGATAAATAGCATTTATCCGCCCTAAAAACAGTGGTATAAGACAGGCCATAGTGTCTGTCTTATACTATTCTTTTGACTTGAAAAGAAGAAAGGAGAGCCTTTTTATGGATTATAAAACCGTGTTTGCAGATGACAAAAAAGGTCATATCATCTGCAACGTCCCATATTTAGAGATTTATATTCCCATGGCGTTCTTTGATAAATCTGGTAAGATCGCTGTGGATAATGGAGATACGATCACGTCTATTGCGTGTTTACCAATTGGACTGTTTGAGAATGGTAAACTTAAAGAGATTCGTACGATCAAATTAGGAGAACGTATGAACTTCTTTGTATATGATAGTGAAGTGGTTAATATGACTTTGCCAGGATCTCCAGAAGGACCTGTAAAAGTCTTAAAGTACTTTAAAGGTCATGAAATTTTTAATGATTATATCGTACAGAACTCTTCTTCCATTCAGGCATATATCGAACTGATCTTGGGAGGAAAGATTCCGTCAACTTTATCGTATTCTGCCATCAATACGATTTGGAATAAGAACTTGGAAATGAATAATGGTGGTCTTGAAGTTCCTGCTACAAATAGGGAACTTGTATTATCTGTACAGTGCCGTGACCAGACGGCACCGACTCGTATTTTTGCAGAACGATTAAACGATACACCAAATGCAACCGAATACGAGTATGCGATGGTAAATATGCGACAGATTTGTCAGTTTAGTTCTACTTTCGCAGCGCTGACCTTTGAGGACTTTGACTCCATGGTTACCTCTTCTTTGAAGAGAACCAAAGAGCATTTACCGGAACCAGAGTCTCCACTGGAGCAGCTAATTAAGATGTAAACGAGGTACAAAAGATGCGTTATCATAATATTACAACAGACGACATGCTAAATGGCGATGGACTCCGGACAGTCCTTTGGGTTGCTGGTTGCACCCATTGTTGCAAAGACTGTCAAAATCCAATCACTTGGGATGTCAATGGAGGAGTTCCGTTTACGGATGAAACCAAAGAGGAACTTTTCTCAAAGTTAAACCATGACTATATTTCTGGAATTACATTTTCTGGAGGAGACCCTCTTCATCCACAAAATAGAGAGATGGTCACCCAGTTAGCGAAAGAAATCAATGAGAAGTTTCCAGATAAAACCATCTGGTGTTATACTGGCTTTCTCTGGGAAGACCTTCAGAATGAAGAAATCCTAAACTACATCGATGTCTTAGTAGACGGAGAGTTCATGGTTGACCTGCTTGATACAAAATTGAAATGGTGCGGATCTAGCAACCAAAGAATTATAGATGTACCAGCTTCCTTAGATGCTGGTCATGTGATCTTATATGTAGATAACAGCGAAATCACTGGAAACAACTAAAACAAATATATAAAGTTATTAAGTCTTGAGAGGGTTTCACCCTCCGTTAAAGAAGATAAATAAGTCATAAATTAAACTGTAAAGGAGGATTATCTTATGCCTGCAGTTACACAGATTGTCCCGGAATACGGTTTTCCATATGTACAGACATACATTGCGGATAATACCGAGATTACCGATGACGCACCAAGTACTGTAGTCGCTGATCCTGCGATTGGCTACATTTTTGCCTTTACATCTGACAGAGGCATCGACAACCGTTGGGTATTAAAGCGTACACAGCAGTCCTTTGTGAGAACGTTCGGAACTCCGAACTTTAAAAAATACGGTCAGCCAAACTTAATGCCATACGTACTTCTTGGAGATGGTGGTGCTAAAGTTTGGTGCATGCGTGTCATGCCAGAAAACGCAACACGTGCACATGCAATTGTTTCTCTGTTCTACAAAGCCGATGGCGAAGATGTAGATGTTATGAAACGTAAATTCCGTATTAAGTACACAAGCCGTTTTGTAGATCCTGAAAAGGCGAAAGGGGATATTACAAAACAGGTTATCACCAAAAAAGATGCTACTAAAGTTCGTGGTCAGCTTGATGGTGAAAAAACTGGCGGCGTATACAAAGATGGTGAAGGATATATCCAGGCTCCTGGTGTATTCGTTTTAACCTCTAATGGTCGTGGTAAAGGTGGTAACACCTTCTCCGTACGTATCGCAAATAACGTCGCTTACGAAAAGAACTACGGAATCAAAACAATGGCTTACGAGATCCTGACAACTGAAAAAGGTCTGATCAAGGAAGCTGAGTACATGGGTTCCATGGTTACATCCGTGAAATACAACGCTGCTACATTTATTAACGATGTATTGGCAGATACAGATGATGGCGTTGCACCAGTTGACGTCGACATCGATGAAGAGATGCTGGAAACAGTATACGATGCTTATATCGAATTCTGCAACAAACAGCATGAGGATCTGGAAGCAAAACTGGAAGAAATGATGACTGCTGACGGCATCACATTCCCTATGATCAATGGTATTGAAGACGTTCCATCTGAAAAAGCTGAGAAAGTTGCTAAATGCCGTGACGTCCAGGCTCTTATGGAGTCTTGTGATGAATCTGTACTTCCAGAGTTAGATGGCTTTGACCCGATCTTCGGTCTTGCTGTTGGTTCTACAACTAACAAACAGCCATTCATTAAACTGGTGCAGAAATTAACTGACACCGTGGATACAACTGCAGATGACTATGATGCTGCAGATTACACACAGAGTGACATCGTATCTTTCGATGACGTTCGTGGTGTAAGACTCTATGGTGGTACCGATGGATATTTTGAAAATCCACGTACAACTGATATTGTAAACTCTAAAGGACAGACCGAACATCATGTTTGGACAGTGGAAGAGGAATATGCAGATGCTTACTCTAAAGCATGGAGCGGTTCCCTCGACAAACGTATCCTGACAGCAAAACGTATCGATGCTGACGCCATCTTTGATGCAAACTATCCGTTTGCTACAAAATGTGAGATTGCAAAACTTGCAATTGCACGTGATGACTCCATCTACTACATGGATACAGGTATTCGTACATCCTTTGGATATGATGAACTTAGCGCTATGATCAAAGATTATAGTCAGTTCGCAAATCGTCTGATCTCCAAGAACGTGCATCACTACTACACAAGAGATCCGATTTCTAAGAAACGTATCCCTGTCACAATCACATACTTCTTAGCTAATCAGTTCTGGAGACATGTTATCAACAACGGTGCATATATCCCGTTTGTTAAATCTAGTTGCCAGCTTACTGGTCATATTAGAAACTCTCTGGCTCCGACAGTTGAAGATTACGAGTTAGAACTTAAGAATAAACTTAATGAAAATCGCTTCAACTACTTCGAGACTGTAGAAGACAACGTATATCAGCGTGCAACACAGAATACTTCTCAGACAGCAGATTCTGACCTTCTGGAAGAATCTAATGTACATCTTCTCTACAAAGCAAAACGTATTATCGAAAAAGACATCCAGGCTAGTCTGTATGACTTTAACGAACCTGAAGTACGTAACAGATTCAAGAGCTATGAGAATACAAAATTCTCTGATTGGAACAGCCAGTATGTCAAGAGTATTACTATTGACTTCAAGGCTAATGCATGGGAGATTGAGCATTCTATCCTGCACTGCTATGTAACTATTGTATATCGTGGTATCTTCAAACGTGCGACAGTTGAGATTGATATCAATCGTCGTGACTATGATGCCGATGCTGATAACTAGGAGGAGGTGACAGACGATGGCAGAAACTGTTAAAAACGGAGTAGACACTCCAAGTGAAGACAGCACAATTCAGACTGGTGCGAAAGAACACGAAAGTGAGAACCTTATGAATTATGCTCTCTTTGTTGGTGGCCTGAATGTCACTCGTGATGTTCTTAAGAATTACGATCCACTTAGAACTGGATATGGCCGTCTGTTCATGGTTCGTGTACCTGAATGGCTGAACCTTTCCATTCCGAACAAAGTGAAAAAATTCAAACATATCCTGGAATACGGTAACACCGCAGTTCAGGGTATTGGCGATATTGAAGTTTCTTTCAATGACTACACAGGTGGTTATGCAGGAAAGAGCTTCTCCATTCCATCTGTAGCTACAGATGGTACAAACACATTTACCGTAAACTGCTATGAGTTTTCCGGATCTCCGATTCGTGAAGTAATCCATACATGGGTAAATGGTACAACCGACTTACTGACAGGTCTTACACATTACAACGGACACGCAGCAACTCAGGGTCATAGTGAGAACGAACCGAAGATCCTTAAAGCCCTTCAGTCTAACCAGACTGCTGAGTTCATTTATGTATCTACTGACGTTACAGGTACTATGGTTGAGTATGCTTGCTTATTTGCAAACTGCTTCCCAGCTAACGTGCGTAATGAGCAGTTCAACTACACATCTGGTTCTCACGAACTGGTTGAGTACAACGTTGAGTTCCGTTGCACAAAATATGAGTCTCTGCAGATCAACAAACTTGGTCAGGCTCTGTTGAATAAGTACAAAGTACTGGCGAACTCCCTGAACTTCTTCAGTGGAATTAAATCAAGTGAGTATGTTGGAAATACTACTCATGCAGATCAGTACTATGATATCCAGACAGGACAGCTTGTTAGCCAGGGCGGTGTTACAACAAACAACAATGCACCTTTATCTGAGTCTCAGCTTGCTGCACTCTAAGGTGTTTAATTGGACTACTAGGATTTCTCCTAGTAGTCCAATATTTTTATGTTAATTTTGAAAAGTCTACGTTGTTTAAGTCTTCGTCGCTGATATCACCAATATCGTCAGAATCTCCATTTGCCGGATTTGGTTTTAACGAATCTTCGGTTGCTTTGATCTTAGCTTCTTCATAGAGATCTAAGACATGAGCAAGTCCTAACTGTGGCAGATATTCTTCAGCCACTAAAGATGTGAAGTTTCTGATAATCAGCTGGTTATTTCTATCCTGTGGATCGTAGTTTTCACCAAGGCACAACTTGATATAGAACTGCATCATTCCATCGAATGCCTGAATGATCTCATTCTTGGCAACCTGAGGAGTCGTCTTCGGTGCCTGTAAGGTGAACTTAAATTTATCTACGATTTCCTCTGGGATATTCGTAGCCCATTTCATAATCTTCTTATAAAGTTCTGTAATGCTTGGATTAAAGTCAAGCTGGTAATTGACAACTCGACCCATCCATTTGCTGTTGTTCTGTTCCGCAATCTTCGCAAATTCTGGTTCGTTTAAGTAGTTTACAATGGCTGCTGGAACACCAGTTCCTAAGATGTATGCGTTTTTCAACATCTCAAGAAGTTCTGAGTTTAACTGTACATCTTGCCCAGCCAAGATCTCGGTTTCAATCGGTCGTTCACTGGTTCGTCCAGTCGGCACATACATCTCGCTACCAGCACCGATCTTATTAATCAGCGTTGAGTAGTTGTAAAGATCGTACATATTAATCTGTCTGGACTGCTTACGACGAATGATTTCTTCAATCTTGTTTGCAACATCCTTACGGAGTCCACTCTGTTTTACATAGTTGACTCTAGTATCGTTGCTATATAAGATGATTGACATAATCTTGAACATGAGAAGCATTTGATACATCTTTGCGTAAAACAGAGACTTCTTAACCATGGATTGTCCATGACCATCAATGTCTTCATCAATCTTGAATGTCTGGATATATTCGACAGGTACATACTGGAATTTGATTCTGTTTTGTGTGACGTTGAAGTAGTTGATTGCATTGACAATCAACTTCTTGAATTTCACGTTGTTTTCCAAGAATGGTTTGTCAAAAGATCGTACGATACGTTCACAAATGTCATCAATAAAGGTAACACAGTTTGCAGGAGAGTTTACTCCCTGGAACGCTAAGTTCGAAGAGATGACACCGCTCATCTGAGTTGTTTCTTCGGCATACACAATGTAATATCCGATAACTTCATTCATGACTTCTACTGGAATAATTTTCGTAGGGTCAATCATCTGAATGTAAACATCTTTTAAGTCTTCGAATTCCGTGTCGTTCTTATCAATTCCATAAGCACCTTCCACGGAACGATTCTGCTGGATTGCATCAAATGGATTTAATTTCTTTTTCTTATTCGCTGGATTCTTTAAATTGATCGTAGCAACTCGTTGACCTTTACTGTTAATACGAGCAGTTGGTTTATCCGCTTCTGTCATCATTTCTTCCACAGATTCAGTATATCCATGTTCGGTAAAGTAATTGTCTGCGAACTTCTCGAAGGATGCAGTTCCTTCTTCTACGATTGGTAATCCAACTGGTTCATTGTTGATTTCGATACGCTCCAAGATGTTACTAGCATCTTCGTAGAATGCATCTTTTAATGTCTGGTCTCCAGCACTTCCAAAGTTACGGGATACGGTATTTGGTTTCTTACCACTACTGAATTCAGTGGATTCCATATAGTGGGTATATGCCTGTTCTAGCCAAGTGTTATTTTTTACACGTTTGGCTCGGACCTGTTTTGTCTGTGCAGGTTCTTCACCAACTACACTCTCGTATAATGAGGTAGCCTCTCCATATCCTTTGACACCTCCAGCACCATTGATGATATCTCTTTTGTTTCTCATAAAGTCTGAAAACAGCTTGGAATACGGAATACAATAGACATAAAATTCCCCATACTCCAGAGAGAATGGGACGATAAAGTTTTTAATTTTTTCCAAAAGTTTAAACTTGGTCTCCATCTGTTCTACGACGGGAACCCAGTCTTCTTTGTCATCTGCACCCTCAAACTCCAAGGTACGATTCATTCGACCTTCGATGATATCTGGGGAGATGATTGCATCACGAGTGATCAAGATGGCTTCTTGTAACTCAATTAGCTGGGAGGATACCTGATGCAAATCCGATTGCTGCATCAGACGGTTCCGATAGACACCCTCAAGGAAGCTGTTCATTGCTGAAGCGGTACTATCGCCAGCAAATCCATTTCCAAAACCATTCATAGAGTCGACAAACTTACTTGCTTGTGCATTCTCTACACGGTCGTTGGAATACAGCGTTGACAAAAACGAAGTAGTATCCATGGTATTATTATTGGTAATCTTGTCGATTTCCGTCTTCATGATATCATGGAACGTGTTGTCTAAGGTTTCGATATCGGACGTACGATCCGAGCCATTTAGCGTAAGGTTTGATTGCCCCATCAAGCCATCAATCTGATGTAAGATATTCTTAACACGACGTCCATCAAGGAAACCTCTGCCCATTTTGGAACCAAAGACCGGTCGTCCGTCAGGGTTTCGAGTCGCCGTGGAAACGTTGTTGGAATTTCTTGCCAAAACGAATTCCTCCTTTCGCTCACGTTATTCGAATGTTTTGGCTTGGAAATCATCGGGGAATCTACATATTAGTAACACTCTATGAGTGTTGTTTGGCATTATTATCGTATTTAGGATGTATCAGACATGCTAAATAATAACCTTCATTATTGATTGATATGTGATCAATACGTACTTGTACGAGATGCGTACAAAAAATATAGACTATTGGATATTCTCCAATAGTCTATATTTACGTCTACAGTTACCTAGAGGTGAAACCAAAAAAATGAGGGTAAAGTGGGTACCCTCATTTTTCTTTTCAAATTAGACGTGAACTAACGCGTTTCCATTTGCATGATTAACGACTGCGTCTTTGTACGCGTCATAATCTGTTACGAACAGATGCGCTAACTTATCATCTAACTTGCATTCTGATAACGTCTGATGCCCTTTATGCATGACGTCACGGAATAAGAATCTGAGTTCTCGTTCTGACATGGTTCTCACCTCCTTTTTGTTTTATTCATGTAGATATTATATAATCATAATATCTAAACTTTCAGAAAAGGTGAAGTTCTTGTACGAGATGCGTACAAAAAATATAGACTATCGGATATTCTCCGATAGTCTATATTTGCTTATAGATCCAACCAGTGATACTCTAAGTACACGGTGGATACATCTGTCTCAATTCTTACAATCACATGAATCAAATCCCCTGGATAGTCGTGCTCGTCATTTGTCATCATCTCCACATAATAGGATAATTCTGTGTTTGCTTTCTTGATTGTGATAGTTGGAAAAAGTCCTTTCGTAATCTGGATCTTCTTTCCAGGTAAGATCTCGTATTCAATTTGTTTGGATTCGTTAAAGAGATCATCTAACTGATCATCTGTAAAATCAAAGGTCTTCCATTCCACATCCAGATAGTCATTGAAACGATCCTCAAATCTCATTTTTTCAGCTGTTTTTGTAGCCCTGTTAGGTACCACTTTGATATTATGCTCTGGATCGTCTTTTGCGTTTCTAACGTTGATAACCTCCAGTAAATCCGCATCAGGATATGCTTCTCTTACGATCTTAGCTGCATCTTCCGTTAAATATCCATATACATTTGCCGGACTGAGTCGTAAGGCATCTTCTCCTTCGATGAAGCATCGACCATGCAAAATGAAGCAGTCTTTGGTAAACCGCTCCATTTTCATTAAAACATCTCGTAACGTAAGTTCTTTCTTTTTTGCCATTATGCCGCCATAGCTCCTTTCTGTCTGCGACTTAAGATCTCAGAATAAACATCTGATACGCTTGGGAAGTTCATCCACTTATGCGCAAATGTCAGATAGTTCTTGGTGATAAAGTTATCCATTACTTCTTTTGCGATGTCACCTGTGAAGCTGTCCGTGTTTTCTTTTACCAGCTGAACGTCGGTAATACCATTAAACGGAATTGTTCCACCACGCACATCGTACTGTGCAGATGGAAGAATCATCTTAAAGATCAGACAAGTTGGGTAAATATTCATAGCACCTACAGTTGATGGGTAGAATGCTGTCATATCCATATCGATGGAGAATCGGAAAATGTTGTTGGTTCGTTTGCCATACAAGGTATCTCCAAAGTAATTGATTAATAATGGGTTACCTACAAGAGCACCCTCATATCCGACATCTTTGCCTTTCTTCTTTGGCTTACCGTCAGACTCTGCGAATGGATCTTCATCCTCATCGTCTTCTTCCTCTTCTTCGATGTTACCGTCACCATTGATGAATGCGTTGACGTTGACACCTGGTACTAAGCCTTGCGCTAACCAGTCACGATACTGGAAGTTACGAAGTTTTACGGTCTGTTTAAAGACGTTTTCGTACTGGGTAATATTCTCATAACTGTAGATGTAGAAGGTTTCCAAGTCATTGGTCACATCTTCGATTCCGTACTGTAAGAGAACGTCTTTGATGTTGTAGAGAAAGTATTTTAACCAATTTCTGTATGACAACGTCTTGATGGTACCATCTTCCGCATAGTTAAGTTTCTCATCCCCGATTTCTTTCTTGGCGATATAGGTCAATTTGTTGTTACGAAGTTCTGCTTGACCTTTACGGATGGCTGCGTAATTGACCATCTGATCTGCATAGATTGTCATATCAGACACACGAAAGAAATGCGTCTTATTCTTAATCTGAAAATGGAAGTTGTCATGCTTAAACATGCATTCCTTATTCGGAAAATCCGGGTGACAGATGATTTCTTTTGGATCTCCACCTAAATACTTGATACGATTCATCAAGTACGGAATATCGAATGCGATATTCCAAAACATCATAAAGTCAGGGCTTAACTGGTGGATTAACTGAAAAACATGCGTAATTAGTTCCAGCTCGTCATCATACCAGTAAGCAGAAAATTCGAATCCCGGATAGGATTCATCAAACATTTTGTGACACTCATCGATCAATTCATCATAATGTGTTCTCCAGTATTCCTGTTCTTTTAGTCTGTGTGCATACATCTGATGTCTTTGAAAGTCTGCGTCAAGTTCAATCGAAGACATACTAGAGGTATCCTTTTCTGGACACTGAACACCGGTCAGAATGAATGTATAGGAGTGTTTCTGGTCCTGATCAATCACGGTTACTAGATCGATGGGGTTCTTTGTTGGATCCGCTTCACCGGAAGCTTCCATGATATCAACCTCGATATCTCCAAAGGCTTTATGTATATGCTTTGGTTTGTCGTTATCGAAGTGATCCAGCCATAAGTTTCGATAAATGGTTCGGATGTCGTAATCATGTCCGAACGCATATCGACTTAATTTGACACGATCTAAATCTCGAAAGTTTCGATTCTGAAAACACTGGTTGATAAAGTTTTGTGCTTCTGGTCCATCTTCTTGCGCGACTGCATAAATGACGTTTTTATATTGCACCACCTTTTTATCCAGTTTATCAAGACTCTCTTCGGTCTTGAAGTAAGAATGATCGCGATACTCTGGTTTTTCAAAGTATACATTAATTGGAGGATTTGGTATTTTCTCCAAGTGTTTCTTGCCACTATCGATCTCTTTCCAAATTAAGTATAAATAATCTGGTTGTTTGTTTGCACGATCTTCTCGTACATATTGAACGTCTAGTAGCATGGCATTTTCTTTGTCAATTTTCATTTCGGTCACCTCATAAATATAGTATATTACTAAAATGATTAAGAGCTTGTCAACCATAAAATCTGTACTTATGGATCCAGCATGAAAACAAATCCCTAACCATGAAAGGAGGACGCACTATGTCATATGATCGAGAACCTGATATCGACGTCGATGATTTACGTAAAGTAGATGACCGAGATGACTTATTAGCAGACTTAGAAGCGATGTCTAGTGATGACTATGGAAATGCTTTTATTACGGACGATTCTCTCGTCGGTAAAAAGAAATCCAAAAAGAAACGCAAGAAAGAAGAAGAAACAGAAGCTTCTCCTTCTGGAAGCGGAGATTGGTTTACAGACTTTATGGATAACATCCATGCTGCAGAAGTAGGTGCTACTAGAAAGCCTCGTAGAGGAACCGATATCGAAGACATCATTTCCGGTAAGAAGAAGAAAAAAAAGAAGAAAAAGAAAAAGGACGGGGAACCAACTGACTTTAAAAAGGAATTTGAAACAGAAAATATGCTGTATACAAATCTCCTTCGGGATCAGACAAAATTCACCGCTCAATTACAGGCAACCTATGATGCCCTTGCCGGTCGTAAAGCTTCTGGTCGTGGTATGACCAAAAATGAACAGGACTTGATTGCCAATATCACCTCTGCAAGATCTTTGTGTACCCAGTTGGTAGACAAGAGAGCAAACCTGAAGAAACTGGCTACCGAGCTTTCTATGAAAGAACGGAAAGAGCTTGGAATCGGAATCGATGGAGAAGGTGGAGGACTTGGAGAATTTGGTTCTGCTTATCTTAAGAAACTGATAGACGAACGTCATATGTTAGAACAGGGAGGCTCTGATATCATCTATGATATGGACGAAGATGATGTTGCAGATGCTCTGCAGGATCGTTTGAATGCCCCTGTGGATGAAAAGGACAAGGATCTGTATACGGATACAGACCGTACGGTAGAAAGTGAAGCATATCTTCGTTATGAGAATGCAAATATCACAACCTACGTATCTATTAACTCCAGTGACGAAAGTGACTGGTATTATCTTGCACGAGATCCAGAAGGAAACGAAGTGGACGATTATCCATTGCCGTGTTCTTCAATTGGATCCATTAACCGCTCAACGAATATCATGACCGATGAGTTCGGCCAGAAATATCAGATTGAGTGGCGTTAAAAGAAGGAAGCAGGGAATTATCCCTGCTTCCTTCTTGATTCTCCATCTGAGAATCGTACAGCAAAAAACTTACAGTATAGATGAACATTTAAAATGCTCGTCGGATACTTATGAACAGTCCCAACTAACGCCAGAAGGACCGTTACTGTAGTGTAACAATCGATTTAGAAATTTATTGAACAAATTTTTACATCTAGGGACCCATCTGGTCCCTGTACTCAAAAGCTATATGTATCGTGTCTATGAGCACGACAAAATATGAAAAAAGAAATGAGACAAATCAGTTCAAATATGAGAACATTTGTCTTATTGTGGTATTAGCTGAGTTGTACTCAGCTTACCATCTTGTTTGTCTGCTTATAAATTTAAATCATTGATATCAATTGGAATGACAGAGTCATCATCGATCATCTTCTGAAGTTCTGCTTCCTGTTGTTGAGCTTTCTTTTGAGCTTCGTCAGCTGCCACTTCTTCTGGTGTCTCAACGTCAAAGACGATACCCTTAGGAAGAACAACAGAATCGGTTACATTATCAACTACATCGACGATAGACGGTGGTCCGATCAGAGTACCATTTTCGACATCGCGTCTGATCTGCTTGATCATTGCGTTGACTTCGTCTTTGGTGTAAACACTGTTCGGGTTTACAGAACCTCCATTTGCAGATGGATCCCAAGATCCACCAATCTGACCTTCTTCGTCCATATGAGAGTACTTTCCTAATTGGGCAGCACCTTCTACGACAACGACGATCTTACTGGAGTTTACGACGACTTCATCTAAGTAGTTATCCGCAACTACTTCAGATAAGTACAGATCCACATAGATTTCTTTGATATCTTTATCTGCAGAGATATCTCCATAGCTGATGTTTTCAAATGAGCGGATTAATCGTTCATCATCACACATCTTCATGATATGAATATCTACGAGTTCATTCACCATCATCTTAAACGGTAAGGAGACATGTAGACGAACTCTCTTATTATCAAACAAGTCTGCATTGGTAGTGGTTACTTCAATACTTTTTGTCATTTTAAATGTCTCGTTGTTATTAAGCCAAATACGCCATCCCTGTAATCCAAGAATGTACATCTGACCTGGTGGTAACAACTTGACTGTTTCACTGTTTAAATCTGTCGGTAAGACTTTTGCATATCCAAACTTCTCAGAAATAGAACTGGATACACAAACGTCTGTAGAACGGACCTTGACAAAATAAGGAACGGTAAACCCTTCATCATTTTGACACAAGATCCAACCTCTTGGACACTTCATAGGTTCCCCTCCTTATAAGAACTTTGATAATTCGGCATAGAAATAATTCATGCCTTTCGTGTTTTTCAGGATTTCATAAATCACCGGTTGGTTTGCAATGAAACTTCCAAGCATGGAAGAAGTCATCGCAAATAAGAAGTATGGAAAGACATCCATACCAAGTACGACCGTAGATTTATAAGTGTTCATGTAATACTCTGTGAAGAATCGGATGGATAAGTTTCGAAGTCTTGGGAAGTGATCCCGTAAGAAATTCATCAACCCATCTAAGTCTTTAATGTCTGCAGATTCCCATTCATCCTGCAGTGTCACATAATCCATACGATTTGGATTCAAAATTGTTCCAATCGCATAAGAATGTGCCAGTTCACCACTACTGATTTCCCAGAGACGCTCTAAGAAGAATCTCGCAACGCAGTAGCTAACTTGGTTATACTCTAGTGGAGCCAGAGACAATGCATATTCCTTATTCAGGATACGCAAAAACATGTTTGTGTATACGGACACGCAAAGCTTCATTAGACCCAGGTTTTTTGAGAATAACTGTGGAGTCTTGTAATACTGTAGGGTTATGTACGCACCCTCCATTAACGCATACAGATCCTTCATACCAATATTGAAGACTTTCTCCATATCGGTTGCTCGTCGCGGTACCGCGTAGGTTCCATAAGACTGGACGAATACGTAGGCTTTCATGCTACCAGCGGTACCTGCTACAATGAATGGTACAGCCTGAATTACCCGTACGGTATCCGAGTATACGAGGACGATATCTCCACGTTCAAACGCAGAGACAACATGCTCTGCGATCGGAGAGATACGTGTTTTATGAATTTGAAGGATTTGCTCCTCTATGTCTTTCTCAGAAAGTTTGGTTCCTGTCTTAATTGCTTGCAAGATACGGGAAGTAATTCCAGCACCTTGGTCCATTTTCTTCATCAAATACGAATCACTTACGGTGGTCGTTTCGACGATTAATGACATAATTTTTCACCTACTTTCATGGGGTTTCCTTAACGGACTGTTTTTGGGTGGGTTTCGAAATCCGTAAAGTAAGTATCTGAATTTATATACTATTTCCGTGAATCAGAGAAATAATATAAGCAATCCGTCCTATAACTCTGATCTGAAAAATGCACAGTGTTGAGACTTTAAAGAGTCAACAGGCACAAAGGGTCAAATGATTTCCCATAACCTTTTGGTTATAAAATGTATGATCCGGCTGGCGGAAGTCGTTAAGAAAGGCCACTATGGCAACATTATTTGGATCAACTGACAGATTTATCGACACACTCCGTACTCCTCACACCAAAGAGGCTGCAGAGAAAAAACTTGCTACTCTTGAAGAAGAACAGAATAGCAGGATGCATCGTGTTTCCAATGTGGCAATGAAAGTAGTTGCCACCGCGACAATGCAGGCTGCAACACTGAATACCGTTTATTCAATCGGAAACGGTATCTCAGAAGGCTTGACTGGAGAAAGCTTGCATGGCGTAGGCCTTGCGGCAACATCCATTATTGCAACAGGTGCTGCGTTTGGTGTGGGTATCCGTACATATACCGCGGTAGATGACGGATTAAAAATGATCGATGACTACAGAATGCAGAAAGCTCATGAGGAGTTTCATTCACTGGAGTCTATGGATTTCAGTGAAGATCCAAACGAAGCATAATAAAAGAAAAGAAGCGTTTCGGCGCTTCTTTTTTTTGATCTTATTTTTGTTGAAACTAAAATGTAAAATACTTTTAGAAAGGTGGTATTACTAATGAATTACCCGATGTTACACGGATCAGATGATATCCGTGATACTTTTTTATGGCTTGGAGGAACGGCTACAGAAGACTGGGATTGGCGTAAAGAACTGATTCCATATCTTGATAAAAGCATCGTTTATTATGATCCCTATATTCGTCCAGGAGATAATTTGGAATGGGACGAGACTGCTCGTAAGAACGAACAGAAAGCCAAAACATATTCCCGATGTCAGGTCTATGTAATTGCATCCGGAATGAAAGGATGCTTTAGTATTGAAGAAATTACAGAAGCTGTACTCACTTCCAAAAAAGGAAGTGTTGCCGTGGCAATCTTAGATCGCGATAATAAATTTACCCCGGAAATGAAACGTTCGTTAGATGCGTGTATGGAACGCTGGGTGGAACTTGGAGCAGTTCGATGTTCGACACTGTTTAGCCTCGCTCGTTTTGCAAATGATTACAAAATTTCTCAGACAGTCGATTTATTCACAACTTCGAGATATGTGCCTCTCTGACTTTATGAGAATCGAGACAAGTTCACACTTCTAAGAAATAGAGGTATATTATTTTTTTGCGTTCACGCAAATACATAACAAAGGAGACTTATTATGCCACGAAAAAAGAAAGAAAAGACTTTCCAGATCACTGGAGATACCGGGGTGGATACTGCTCTGGATGACTACGATGAGAGCGACGAGTTCGAAGATGACGAACCCGAAGCTCCGATTATCCAGAAGTTAAAACCAACCAAACAACATGTGGAGCAGTACTCGATCACTGAGGAACTGCTTCGTTTAAACCGAACCATTCCAAAGACGGCGCAGGGAAGAGCGTCTTGTCTTGGAACCAGTGCGATGACTTATCCGTCATCAAACAACTCCATGCGTAGTAACATGTTTACTTCGCATATGAACCAGTTCTTAAACTTGGTAGAGCCTGAAGTACCATTCATGTTTACAACGGCGGAGAACGTAGCGGGAAAACACAGCAATTCCTACTACAAGACAAAAGGGGACATCGAGGTCATCCGTAAGATTGTAAAATATGATGGACTGGTCCCGAATCCACAGGTGTATTCTCTTATCATCTACGATAAGAAGAAAGACAAGTATGACATCATCGAACGTCATCCATGTGAAAACCTTGTGGAAAACTTTGGTTATGAAATCAACAACGATACCATTGATGCTCTGGAAGAGGGAGATGAAGTCAAAAAAGATACGGTACTTTATAAGTCCAAATCATACGATGAGTTCATGAACTATGGTTATGGCTTGAACGTCAATGTACAGTACACGTTAAATCCGTTCACCGCAGAAGATGCTGCGCAGATTTCTGAATCCTTGGCAAACCGCATGGTATCCATCGAAAACGAGGTCATCGAAATCAAGTTAAACGACAACGATTTTCTCTTAAACATCTATGGAGATGACGAGAACTATAAAGTTATCCCAGATATTGGAGAATTCGTTAATGGAAAAGTCGTTGCTGCATCCAGACGTCTTTTCAACGATCAGGTTCTTTATGACTTTAAGAAAAAGAATCTTTCTCGTTTGATGTCTGGTGATACTCGTTATTACGTCGATGGAAAATACGAGATTATGGACATCGAGATTTTCTCCAATAATGAAGAAATCCGAGATACCGATTTCAATGCGCAGATCAATCGTTACTTACGAGCACAGAATAAGTACTATGAAGAACTTCATAAGATCTGTAAAGAAATCAGAAAGTCCGGCTCTAAGTATTCCAGAGACATTGACTACATGTACAAACGTTCTGCAGACATGTTAGATACGAAGAAACGTTGGAAAGAAAACGATTCTGCATTCTCTAACATGCTGATTCGTATTAACGTAAAGAATCGTTGTGGACTTAGAAAAGGACAGAAAGTGACTGGTCGTTATGGAAACAAATCCGTTGCTTCTGTTATCGTACCAGATTCTGCAATGCCAATGACTGCAGATGGAAGACGTGTGGATTTACGTCTGAATCTGTTAGCAATCATTAATAGAACGACCGCAGGTCCAATCAATGAAATCTTGATGACTTCCATTGCATGGAAAGCTCGTCAGCAGATGGCACTCGCTCCAACACTGGAGATGAAAGAATATATCTTATTCTCGTTACTAAAAGATCTTAATCCAACATATCATGATTCCATGTACGCAACGTATCAGGGACTCTCAGATAAAAAGAAAGCAGAGTTCTTAGCAGATACCATCATGGATGGTATTTACATGCATGAGAAACCAATGTATGCGGAAACGTATCTGTTTGATCGATTAAGAAACATCATCAACAAATACGATTGGATCTTGAAAGACGATATTTACATTAATAAGTTCGGACGTTTGATCCGTACACAGCGAAAAGAATTTATCGGTCAGATGTACTTAATGAAGTTAAAACAGTCTGACCGTAGAGGTTACAGCTCACGTAATACAGGAGCTGTTGATATTACAGGTTTACCAACCAGACGATACAAATCCAGATCTCATCTGGAACAGACATCTTCAACAGCAATCCGATTTGGAGAATATGAAACCCTTAACGAAATTGGGGGCGCTGCATAGTGATATGTAGATGAAACCAGGTTTTTGCGGGGAACTGATGAGACTCCACTCATCTACATCGAAAGATGTACTCGTTAGGCAATCACTACTAACTGCGAAAGCAGGGCAACGGGTAACGCCGAAGGTATAGTAAAAAGGTGATTGATAGAGACAATCCGCAGCTGCGAAAGTGGCTCAACGACTAGGGAACACTAGACATCCACAATGATAGAAATATCGAAATGATGGTTACACATCAGGTGGATTGAAAATAAGGCGAAGCACGAAGTAAGTACCTTAGGACCCAAGTGGGCACCGAAATGCCTGGCTCTCGGATATCTGGTCATAGGATATCCAAGATGAAGATATAGTCTACGATCCTGTGGAGACACAGGGACGTTCACCAAGAACTGTGTGAATTAACGACTCACATGAATGCTCGGGAATTTTTCTATCGGTTTGCTTCCAGAAGATATCGCTATCTTCCATGCATTATATAGAACATCTATTAAGGGACGTGGAGACCTGTTAAAAGCTGTTGTTACGAATAAACGTTTAGGTCCATCTCTTGATGATGTATACATCTCACGAGTAGCTGAAATCTTTAAAGTTAAGATGAAAGCTCTTGGAATTGAAGTCGCATTCATCGATGAAGATGATGATTTACTTACCTTTGACGATGAGATTATGAGTGTCCATCATTTCAAGGGAAAAGAAATCGTTTGTACGAACTATCAGTTATTCGTATTGGAACAGGAAGACAAGATTCGTCAGGAAGTTCTTACAGAATATCCTGCAATCATGCAGTCTGACCTGATTAAAGAGATTAAGAAACGTATTGATGATCGTTTCTATATTACAAATATTAAATACAATGAAGATGGAACTCTGTTATTAGAGTCCATCGGAAAGGATTACTAATGTACGATTCAACTATTGACGCACATTATCATATCTACAACATCCAGTGGGTGTGGGCGAACTTGGTTCGTCCCGCTCTGGATGAAAGATTTGATACGCATGACCAATCAAAACTGGAGTCTCCGGAAAGGGAATGTTATGACAAATACATTCCGTTATTAAAGAAATACAAATTCGGAACCCCAGAGTATAACCAGGTAAGAGAAGCAATGCGTAAAGAAGGCATGGCTCATCATATTGAAGTCAATCGTCATCATCCAGAGCATTTCAAGAATGGAATCTCGGATATGAATCTGATTGATTTAATTGAGCACATTTGCGACTGTTATGCAGCTTCCATGAACTCTGATACTGGATTTGATGCCGGTATGCAGAAAAATGCAGAGCGTTTCCATTATCCAAAAGAGCTTCAGGAGATCATACATAATACTTCCTCTGAAGTCTTTAAAGGACAGAAACCATCCGACAATCCATATCCAGCACATCACGATTAAAAAAAGAAGACCTACCGATTAAGTTCGGTAGGTCTCTTATATTTTTTTATTGTGTAAGATCGCACCATCTCTTTTTTGCGATCTCAACAGAATCCATGGCCCACTGTCCCAATTTAAACATCAGATCAAGGAAGTCAAGATCTGGTGTCGCATTGATAAGTTTGGTATACATTTCTCCATCATAAGGAATCGTTTTTAATGGAAGTGCTCCTTTTGGTACGATGACACTTCCACCTGTTTTCATAGTCATATATCCACTACCAGATAACATGTCGATGCTTACATTATCTCCAGCAGGAACTAAGTATGTTTTCTCAGAAGTATAACATAAACGAAATACGTTTGAATAATTCGCAATGGGAAACATTGCTTCTCTACGTTCTTTGTTTATGGCATCGTGCGATAATCTATTTAATACTTTATCAGGATCCGCCAATATCGTTGGGGTAAACATCATATGTCCCTCACTTACAAATTGCGCATCTATATATTTATTGGCTTCCTCTATGGGATCAAAATTTTCTATTGGTTCATCTATTAAATAAATCATTTTGCCTCCTATGTATGGGCTGGATTAATTACTCCAGCCCTGTCGTTCTAATAATAAGTCAACTAAGTTTGAGCAACACTCATCATTTAAGATGAAGCTCAAATAATCCAATGCGTTACAACCCATTTCCAGATATGGGTTTGTTTCGACTTCTTTGATACCATAATAAGTCTTTGGCATCGAATCCATGAAGATCTGGAATCCTAAGGATAGTTTTCGGAAATCCTCATTTAAGAGGACCTTTCCAAGATAAGCAATCTCATAATTGAAGTTATCCTTTCCAGGTACTTTATTTTTATAATCCTTACGTTTTGGGATGTCTTCACAATGTCCATTTCCCAAACATAAGAACAAGACCGCCTGGAACACAAATGTCAATTGGGTTTCTCGGTCTAATAACGGTTTTACGAATGGCGCTTTATAACAACCATCACGTAATTCCTTTAATACCTTCTTCATCCCAGAAACCATATTATTTGCTTTCGATTTCTTATTGGTTCTAAGAAGATATGTGTACTCCAGGATTTTTTCGATCTCGAATCTCCAATCGTTTCCATTCATGAAACGATTAATAAAATCACGAACTACGTTCTGGATCTCAACCAGATAAAAGTAACCGTGTTCATAGATTCCAACTCCCGGAGTATAATATCGATAAAGTTTCTCACACAATGTCCCTAGATTATTTGTGATTTCTGTGATCAATAATGTGAGAAAGCGACATCGATAGGTCTTGGTATCGATATCAAAATCCATTTGATCATCCCATCCTAATTTGGATAAGTGGATCATTCCCTGATATGCGGTACCAGGCGCGACACCATTTAATGCTCGCACCAGTTCTGTGAAATACAACTGCATATCGTGAACCGCATTATAGAACTCGATATCTGGATATTTGAAGTATTTCACATTTAAGATCTTCGGTCGATATTCGTTATCAACTCTGATCAGTTCTTCTTTGATGTATTTTACATCATCTTTGTTCATGTAGTTCACCTCCTAGATCTACAAAAATAATATATAACTTTTCCACCAAGGTTATACAGTAATTTAGGAATGAAAAATTCATTTCTAAGTACATAATTACCTTCAAACAACCAATTTCTTTTGGTTAATTGCATTTTTAAACTAGACACGTACGAAGGTCAGATGGATCTTCAAATAGAGATACACCCGTGATGGAGTGTATCTCTATTATTTACCGTACACTAAATTAGGAGGCGACAAAAAAATACGGGGAAGACAAGCTTCCCCATATCGTGTGTTATGCTACATAAGCATCTCCAACAATGGAATGCATAGTAGCTCTAGCCATATTATATGCATCTTTATCGGTCGCATATAAATGAGCCAGCTGAGAAATCACGGTTGAATATCCTGGGATTCTCAGCTCCTTATCAAATACATGTCTAAGCATGTATCTAATTTCGGTAGAATCCATATTATCGCCTCCTTTCCTATAGATTCATATAGATATTATATAAATAATCAAATAGAGGTTTACACTTATTTAGGAGGCGACAAAAAAAATACGGGGAAGACAAGCTTCCCCATACTTTTGATTATGGACAGCAGCATTGAAGCTGATATCCTCAAAATCAGAACGCGGAACATGGTGAGTCATGTTTCGAATCAGATATTGATATGCATATAAACACATACCTCGCCTCCTTTCTATTTGAAATTCATATAGATATTATATACGTATAATATCACAACAATGCAGGTTGAGTAGTAGGTTTTTAGCCTACTACTCAACTTTACGTATCCGACATTGTAATAACGAAGGAGGTGCGATTTATGTATAAATGGCAACGAGATCTTCATACGAAGAATGACCCGTTTTATCAGATGATAGACATTGATGACTATGAACGTGCCCGTGGGCAAGCCGCAACTGGTGAGAAAGTGGAATTCACTTCTATTATGGGAAGTGCGGCTCATACCTATGGAAACGTCTTAGCCTTTATGGAAAAATGGATCTTAGATCTTTTTCCCAAAGACTTCTTTAAGACAATTCATATTAACTCCAAGATTGCGCATCGTCAAATGATTCAATCGGATGTCCGTGCTCAAAGTAAGAAGATCAATCCAAAAATCATCTTTAGACCAAGAGTCTCTGGATTAGATGAAGAGCGCTTCTTAAAAGGAACCGACTTCATTGAACGACATACAAATACGATGCCCGCATGGGGTGGTGGAAACTTGCAGCCATTCATGGCAGATCCTGCGCACAATTATGAGATCAAATACTTGATGAATCGATCCGTTATGTATATCGATGTGACTTGTGTGTTTAATACGTATATCCAGTTGTTAAACTGGATGAGCTATCTTCCAAATAAAGTACCGGTCAATTGTCCAGGAAAGCTTCCAACTTGTCTGGAAAGTTACATTCCAACTAGCATGATCAATATCATTTCTGATATCATTCAGTTACCAGTTGTCGATGACAATGGTTGTACAAAAGCATTTATGGATTATATGAATGGACACTCTGAATATCCAATCACGTATAAGTTATCCGGAGCAACCGGTAACCGAGAGTTCTATCGGTACTATCCAGTCAATGTGGAATACTGGATTAACGACATCAACGGAGATGAAGGTGAGAAGGTCGGACAGGTTTATGACAAATACCAGATGACCTTTACGGTCCGTGTGGAATTTGAAAGCACTGGTTTTTATTACATCTTCGGACATGAGTTAGAGAAATACAAGTTCCGTACTGTAGATGATGAAGAAGCGTACTCGAATGGAAATGTGGTACCAGTATTTACAGATATTACCTGTAAAGAAGATTACAACTTAGCACCAGGATGGACACTCTATAGTCAAGCTTCTTGTCGGCTGGAAGAAATCAATGATCATATCAATATCAAAGAAATGATCAACTTGTCGATTCTAAAAGCAATTGAGTATCACGAAAAGAATGGATTACCAGTATTAGACTTCTTGGATATTAAAGTAAGACGTCAGGGAGATCTCCTGATCGAGGGAAAAGACTATTACATCGATTATCATACCTTGGATATTTATTTCCATAATGATACGACATACTTCACATACAAGATCATTGTAAATCTGAACGTGCAGTATATCAATGAATTAGTCAAAGACTTGTACAAATTACAATAAAGCACTTAAAAGGGACTACGCGATTCACGTTCGCGTAGTCCTATCATTTTAAGGAGGTAAGAGCCGTACAGAGATTAGGCTCTTTCAAAAATGAAAAACAAAAGTAGTTAGCTTCCGGTAGGCATCCATCTGATGCCTGTATCGGCTATTTATCGTTGTTAACCTAATTTTTTCGGTAATCACTTGGGAGTCACTCCTTCACGATCGTAAATACATCCCATAAGATGTCAGTTGACAATGCTTAATCAATGACAAATAGTGATTTGGTTCGGTAAGGTACTATCATATTCAAGAGTTTTAGGTAGGCTCGTATGGCATAACGTTATCCCACCAGTACATATACACAAAATCCTTATAGGAGGAAAAAAACGTAATCAGGTATAGCATTTCTGTACTTACAGAAGTGCTCCCAAGTATTTGAACAAGCATTTCACGACTTGTTCAAAAGATCTATGTAAACATATCATCCATCGAATCGATTTAGCTTAAGTAGTCACATCACGTCAATTACTCTCTGAGCATCATCGAAAACCTGCATACAGACGCAACGATCCGTCGATGTTTTACAGCTCGTCCACAAGCAGACGTTTCTTGATATGACTTATATATTACTTTATTGGAGTACGAAAATGCCATACTCCATCCGATTTCCGATATGGAATTTTTGAGCGGTAAACCCCTAATGTTTACCGTAGTTAATAGTATGTTTAAAACTAGATTTCAAAAAACGTACGATTAAGCAACAGGAGGAACCAAAATGAAAATTACAAAACTCATACTAGAGAACTTTGAAGCAATTCAATACTGTTTAGGAACGTCCTACTTAGAACTAGACTTAGATTATTGCGAGAATAATATTTGTTTGTTGATTGGTCCAAACGGATCTGGAAAGACTACGATTCTTTCTTTACTGACGCCATTTTCCACAATTGGAAATCTGGACGTCAGAGATGGATATCATTTAGTTACCCCGCATAAAGAAGGTAAAAAAGAAATCTGGTATCAAAAAGGTCGAGATACCTATAAAATCCAGCATTACTATACACCAAGTAAAGAAACACATACAACCAAATCGTTTATTCAATTAAACGATCAAGAATTGAACATCAATGGAAATGTGACGTCGTTTAAGGAAATCGTCAAAACTCACTTAGGAATCGAGTTATCCTATATGAAGTTGGTAAGACTTGGACCAAACGTTAAATCTTTAATCGATTCCACATCCACCGACCGTAAAAACTTCATGGGAAAATTACTCGATGACATCGGGGTTTACCTGGAGTATTACAAGCATGTCAATAACAACTTACGTACCTTAAAAGAAATGATTTCTCACGCAGTCGATCAATCTAAACGTATGATGTATGAAGATCGAAAGGAATACGAAAAACAGATCAAGGAATACACTAAGGTGATTGAAAACATTGAAACCAAACTTCGCATCTATCAAGATGAACTTGCGGTATGTAGATCCAAGATGGAAGAATTAGGAGATATTTCTGAGATCCGAGACTCATTGGAGAAGTTCGGGAAGACCTTTAAGAAACTACAGAAAGTCAGAGATCGTCTTGGTAAGGATATAAAAGATGCAGCATACTATAAGAAACTCTTAGAAACCACCTGTGAATCTTTGGCAAACCGGGAGAAGTCCTATAGTACGACCGAAGCATTATTAGAACGAGAGTTAACAAGTCGTAACGATTGGGAAGATCGGGTTCATAAACTAAACGTCCGATTGGACAAAGAATCTACTGTAGATCAGGAGCTGAAACGTCTTTACGATTTATTGAATGAAACGATTGAAAAAGTCAAGAGTCATCAAAAGATCCTAAAAGACTTCAAATCTGATATCACGGTCCATGATTTTGAAAACTTCTTAGTATATCTGAAGTCATCCCAACAGACCATTTCTACGTTGTATGAATTTGGAAATGCTCCTATGAAAGAAGTTGTGGATCTGATACGAAGAAAGCAGAACGTAGAGCATTATATCAGTAGTGGTCTCCTAGAAGGAAATAACCAGGATGATGATGAAGCATTCTTACGAACTTTAAAAAGTATCATCACAAATGGCGATCCGATCTGTGATAAGAATCGTTGCGCAGGACATCGAATCGTGACGCATATCAATAACCTTTTAGAGGAACGTGCTCAGAAAGCCAAGAAAAAAGATGGCGATTATTATCAGATGATGCATCACATCTATATTGGGTTATCTCCAATTTTGGAAGGGTTCCATCCATATGCGCAAATCATTTCCAAGTTTCCAGAAAAGATCCAAGAAGACTTCAAGATGTTAACTTTGTTATCTCATCTGGAAAAAGGAGAACCTATATACGATGCAAAACGAATGGATAACTTCTATACGCTTTTAAAAGAACAGGAAGCTCTTAAGGAACGCATGGATATCCAAACGGATATCTGTAAGCAGATTAATACATATGAAACCTTTTCTGAAACGCAAGGTTTACGTGAAGATCTCGCAGAAGCAACTACAAATTTGGAAGATTGTAAAAACAAGATTATGGATTACCGCGAGGACATGGCTACATTACGTGCTGAGATACAAGAATTAAAATATACGAAAGAATCGCTGACAGAAACCGTAGAGAGTTGCGAAGATTATGAATCCGTAAAAGAATCCTTAACACAATATCAGGCTAAATACGACCAGTATCATGAATGTATGAAGCGATCCAACGAATTACAGATTAACGTCCGAGGATTGATGAGTGATAAGACTCGTGCAGAAACCGAACGAAATAAATTACAGTCGGGACTTACTTTGTATCTGGAGAATAAAGAAAACCTAGAAAACTACCAGATGCACTTTGATAACATGAGTTGGGTTCGTCAGAGTCTATCTTCGAACAAGGGTATTCCGACGATCATTGTAAAGCATTATCTGAAAGATACGGTCAAAATGACCAATGATTTACTGGACGTCGCGTACCATGGAAACATCGTACTGGCGGATTTCGAAATCAGTCCAGATGAATTTATGATGCCAGTCTATAACCGTGGTAAACTATTACCAGATGTGAAGCTTTTAAGTCAAGGAGAAGTCTCTTTAACATCCGTGGCTCTTTCATTTGCATTGGTGAGTCAATCCCTAAATGGATACAATATCATGTCGTTAGATGAGATTGATGGTGCACTAGATAGTGATAATCGAAGGAACTTTTTATTGATTATGGAACGTCAGATTGAACGAATCGGTTCCGAGCAAAACTTTATGATTACGCACAATGATGCGTTTTCCTCACAACCAGTTGATATCATTGACTTATCCGGACACGAGGATAAAGAGATGTATCCATATGCAACTTTTATACCTATTCACAAATCAAAGGAGGAAACAAAATGAACTTATTACAGAACGAATTAGAACCCTTATTAACACCGGGAACGATTGTCGCGCATTTTAAGCGTGACGCATATTTGAAAACACACCGGTTAGATGCAGACTTTGATAAAAATATGTATCTCTATCAAGTATGTGGACTTGCAACGGATGTTAATAATATTACCTGTCATTACGTCGTTTATCAGGCAATATATGGTAGACGTGAAGTATTTGTACGTGCGATCAATGACTTCTTGTCTCCTGCGGGTACTGATATAGATAAAAGACATGTACCGAGATTCTCGGTGTATGCCGAGCCTGTAGAAGTTATTAATCCACAGATACCAGCACCAAAGAAGCACAACGAAGCAAAGAAATTGCATAAGAAGATTAAGAATTTGGCTGCAGAAGTAAAAAAGCTTCGTGAAGAAAATGACCAGTTAAAGAAAGAAGCTGCTAATACACATGTATTAAAGAAATCTGTGAAGAATCCATCTATATCTGTAGTAACAGATAGTTCTGGAGTTGTAAGTGAACAGGGTAATCACATCAAAGAAGATGGTACCTATGAATCAACCACGTCTCATACCGTGAAGAATCCATCTATATCTGTAGTACCAGATACTGTAAAGGAGGCTTCACCAATATGCTCAACAACTGGTTCGTACCCACGAACAATTCCAACACTTGCCGATGCACCGGCTGACCCGCTCAGTGTAAAAGCGAAAGAAATTGCGGATAAAATGACTGATAAAGTTGAAGATATATTAATGCAGGAAATGCCAAAAGAATTGGTGAAATGTGAAAAGAATTGTTAATATGCTAAGAAGAAGCACCAATTGGTGCTTCTTTTTTGTCCGTCGGAGCACCTCCTAACAAGTATTTAATGGGATACTCTGCAAAAAACAGGGTATCCATTAGGTAACTCGTAAACCCTATTTAAGAAAGGACAGATAGTATGGGAGATCCTGCTGGTAAAATGGTTGATCTATTGATGACCGAGGAAAGTGCTCGTATAATTCTGATCGCTTTTACTGTCTTTGCAATTTGTGTCGCCTTGTTGTTTGCATGCATCTTGTGGCTTTGGAAGTTACGTAAAAGCGTCAAAGGAGAATCCAGAGAGGAATTCGAGAAGGAGCAAGAACAAAACGACTACAATGAGAAAGTGAGTTCCACACAGAGTGATATTGAATATCTTTCTGAACTAATGGTGAGACTCACGGAGACTGTTAACGCATCCAACACACAAATATCCGCAGATGTCAAACGCCTGATGGACAATATGGAAAACAAAACAGGCGGATGTGCATATGGACATGAGTTGGAAAAAGAAATCAATCGCATTAAACGAGATGTATTAAGTGAACTCTCAGAAAAAATTGATCTATTACTGGATTCAGACAAGGAATCTATCAAAGGGTTTATCACCAGCGAATATCATTACTGGATGAGACTTGGGTATATCGACATCTACTCATTGAAAGTTATTGATGAAAGATTCGATAAGTACAGGAAAGAAAAAGGTAACACCTTTGTTGCTGACATGGTAAGCGAGTTACACAAATTGGATCGACAATGTGTAACTCAAAATTGTACGTCCGCACGTCTATTAGAAGAACGTGATCGTGTAGAGGTATTACCTTCTGAGCATTTCCATCATACCGAGGTTGAAGTGGTTGATGAACCAAAAAATACGAACGAATAGTGAATGATGATACAGATACCAATTACGGATATCTGTATCATCATTCCTCATTTTTTTGGATCGTACCGTTTTAAATCAGCGTATAGGCGAAATGTCCTACCTACGAATCTGGCTAAGATTAAGATTGTAGTGATATGATACGGAAGACGCATAAACCACGGTCGGTCAATCACATATGGAATAAATAACACATATTGAATCGCTAATACGATTGTGGTAACAGCCGTCTCTCTGTAGATGTTTCTTTTTTGACGATACCACTGATCTTCAAAAATGTCATCCAAATCATATTTCTTTTTGTTATGTACACGGAACAATTCCTTTGCTAATCGGTCAACACCAATCCAGCTTGGAAGATCCTTGTAGTGATTGTACGTAGCAGTTACGCGTATTGGATCATCTACGTTTACGTGTTCGTTTTTCATAGTGGACATCGCGTAAGATACGTTTTTGTATATAGTAAAATGGGGCTTTCCTTCACGGTCTTGATAAAAGAGGCTTTCGCCTTTGATATCGTCGGTCATATGAAGTGCAGACACGAGCACGCTCGGAAAGTAGGTATGCCCATCTTCAAACTTTTTCTTCTCTAAGTTCTCATCGTAGTAGTAATAATCGTCAATGACTGCAGTAAGAAAACCACCACCAGCATTGACGATCATTTTCTCGCCTAACTCTTCGATACTATCTTTTGGTGCTTTAAGCATCCAAGACCCCCTTCTTTCTGTTATTATTTCTTGAACCATCGTTTCAAATCAGTCTCGTCTGAAAGATGAAGTGCTGATTCCAACGTAATCGGAATCAATATGAGAGTGATCCCACATGTAATTAGACTGCTCAGCTCTTTGGTTATGAACGTTGCAAATCCAAATACAACTGCACATACAGAGAATCCAAACACCAGATTCCACATAATATTTCGCAGTATGATTTTTCTACGGTAGTCACGAATCGATTGTTCGTGTTTCTTTTTATCTGACGGTAATCGTAATGTCATCGTTGTCACTCCTTTCACTTGATCGATTTTCGACCTTTATTGCTACGATATACAAGGTACAATCCATATACACCCAACACGGCAGGTCCAAAAAACAACTTGAACGGATCATGCGTTACGAGTACAATTTCTGAGTCAAATAAATGTAAGAAACGATATCCCAAAGTGCCGACCATGATCAGAAGTATCAGTATAATCCCGACATAACTATCGCAGATACGTGGAAATGCATGGAGCTCTCGGATTGTACAATGTGCGTCGTGCATTTGATCTTCAATCGCGTGCAAATATACTTGATATAATCCTCTTGAGCATCCGATCAACACAAACCCTGCGAGTACACAAACAGCACTCCCCAAGTAAGCACATGGGTAATGAAACGAGATATGTACTAAGATGTCAAATACGCGGTCGATGCCAGTCGATACAAAATGGGTTCCCAAACTAAGCGCAACTGCATAAGCAAATAATATGCGCTTTGATAGAAATCGGTTATTCAATGAAATATCACCTCGACTTTCTAAATAGTTTTACAGAATTGTACCTTACGGCTGGCAACAAAATCTTAACTACGAAAGGGGGACACGATCAAATGAAATATCGGGCAGACCCTGTGATCTATGCAGATGAACGATATAAACACCCCGTCTTCGAACAGGAAACATTATGGGATCTTGAATTATATCCCCAGGTAGACTTCGAGTATTTATGTGAATCCACAGACCTTTCCAAGTCTTACATCATTCGTGACGGGTTGTATCAGAAAGTAAGAGCCGTTTTAAAGACACCAGCTGGTGACATGCGATTTAAGCAGACCGTTGGTCGATACGTAGATAAGAACTCACAAAAGCTTCACACACCAGGTCCACAATACTTAGTCCCATTTGGTGATATTGACAAAGGGATGTTTTATAAAATCTTTGACATCACGGAAGAAGAGATCAATGCTTCTAGTAAGCAAATCATTGCGATCTTAAAAGGAGCTGCAACGAATACAAACTTTCAGTTGCTTAAAAATAATCCAATCTTCTTCTTGTTCTATTGCTGCATCAGATACTACACCATTGAAACCAAAGATGAACGTGGATTAAATACGGCGCTGATTATCTATGCATTATCCGTATATCCATCCATATTTTCGAAGTACTTTAAGTATGGAGTCAGCGACGTAGGTGCGATGTTATATACCGTTGATAACCTGACCGAGAAGTTTATCTTAAAGAAAACCGGTCATGTATTTGGTATGTTGGCGACATCCATCCAGTCATCCTATTCATTTCTGAAGGACTTCATGCAAGATGGATCAGATAAAGAAGTGGTTCGATTTATCCAGCGTATCCGTAATGACCAGAACTCCTTAATCAAAAAGATCTGTGATAATTACACCAAGAATCATGCAGCTGGGAAAACTGTCACAACAGTCAAAGACCAATTTGGTGATTCTCCAGTTATGGATGGTAACGAGAATAATACGACCTTAGTAAGCACGATAACTTCTAAAGTATCGATTCCGTTAATCACAAATGGTATTGACTTAAAGCGAGCAGAGATTTGTGCAAAGCTTGCCAAGATCTCTATCTCCGATACCAGATTCTATTTAAGTAAGATCGTCTCTGGAAAAAATGAATCCTCTATTCAAGGATTTATCGAATCTATTCTGTTCTTATTCTTGTATACAGACCAGAAACAACCAGTGGATATTAACAGCTCCTACTTCCTTACCTGGAGTGCAGAGCTTTTTAGAAAAACGAACTCTAACGATGCCAATATTGCACGTATCAAAACCATTTTGGATCAATGGGCGGAGAGTTCTGGTGTTCATGCCAAGTTTAAACGAGAAGCCTCACGTATCAATTATAAGAAAGCGATCTTTTTCTATTTCATATTATCGATTCAGGCTTACAACAACTAAAAACAGTAGGGAACTTTTTGTAAGTTCCCTACTGTTAGTTTTCTTAAGCTAAATCGTTCGATAGATATATGTTAATCTGTCGACCTTATTAGTTTGTTTTAGCCCAACTTTTTCACAAAGTCGTCATAATTTCCAATTACCTCAGAACCCTCATTTGCCGGTACTCCAAGATAGATACGTCTGCTGTTAGAAAGATCAACGAAGTCTTTTTTGATAGTATAGACAACGTCCTTGTATAAGATTCGGGTGGTTCCCTTATCATATGTATTTACTTCAATCAGGACTTCAGACTCAACTAAACGATCTATATTTTCATGCACAAAATTCCATCCAAGATTTGATGGAACTCTTGTTTCTGAGAGCTTCAGAGGAAAAAGATAATATTTCATGTGAACGCCTCCTTTAATTCAATTAAAGGACTGTCCGGAGACAAAAAAAGAAGAGTTCTTAGAACTCTTCTTTTCACTGTTTAGATGTCAGCTGTCTCACCATCGCTCTGGATGTCGACATCCAGAGAATGCATGAGTTTTTTAGCTTTCTTAGCAGCAATTTCTTCTTTGGTTTTCTCTGTCATCAATACGCTATTCATTGCGTTACGTGATACAGCGAAACCTCCGACGGTGCCTGTTGCTCCAGCTACAATGCCGACTCCATCAGCGACTTTGTTGATAGTGTCTGCATGTCTATTGGTAAAGTAATTTGGAATTGCTTCCTTGAATACTTTACCACGGTTTACAGCTGCAAGGTATTCGGATGTAGAAATTTCTTTCCACTTTCCGAACTTGCCTTTGACACTTACAGTTCCTTTACCTGTAGCGAAGTTGTATTCGTTACAGATGACCTGACTGCCCACAGTTACTGCATTGTGAGCGCCTTTAGCTGCTAAGCCACCGACTGCAAGTCCAATACCTGCAGATGCACAGTCAACAGCTACTTCACGTCCAGAACGAATTGCTAAGCTTCCTAATTTCTTAGGACCAGCTGCAGCTTTGTGAGCAATGTTTTTAACACCCTGCATCTTAGCTTCAAAAGCTTTCGGTTTTCTTGCTTTCTTAGCGTCTGCCTGTGCGTTGTTTGCTGTTGCGTTTGTTGCGTTTGTAGTTTTAGCCATAGATGACCTTTCTTAACGACTTCCGCTAGCCGGATCATACACTTTATACTTCTTGTACGGGTGATCAGTTTGCCCTTTTGCTTCTGTTTCAAAGCTATGAACTTTTCCAGATCAGAGATGAAATGCGGATTACTAAGTATAGTTTTTCTCTGATTCACGGAAATATTGTATAAATATCCGTATTAACTTTACGGATTATTAGACCCCTTACAATCTCCTAAAGAAAGAAGGTGCCTTATGGTTCGAGTTGGAAAATTCAAATTCGTAGATATTTACGCAGAAGATCAACATAATAAAAGCTCTTCTGAGACGTACGTGGTGTACAACACTAGGAAACCATTCAAATCTGGACATACACATATTCGAAACTACTCCACGGCAGAGTATATAGCAAAACTAATTGCTTATCATAAGCTCCCCAGAAATTGCGATAATAAGTATCTTCTGGAATCTTTGATACGACTGGAGACAGACCCGGATCATATCAAAATACTTCAATCAAAATTAAAAAAGAGTCGGAAGCACTGATGTGCTATCCGGCTCTTCTTCTCTTTTAATAGGTTTCTACGGATTCTTGAAAATCCCGTGGTGCAATCACAAGCATCTGCTGTAACAACAAATCCATCACCTCTTCGTGTGTATATGTCGTAGTACTTTCATCCACAAGCTTTAAGTATCTTTGAAATGATTTTAAGAATTTTTTTGTACCATCTAACATTCTCAGATCTTTTAGTGTTTTCTCCGTATAGATACGTCTATTGTATATATTTTCAAAATGGGTCAATAACGCTAATCGTAAATTATTAAAGAGCTTATACGGATGATTCTCATCCGAAGATCCAAATAATTCTACAAATCGATCACGATCTATCATGATCCGATTTGTATATTCTTTAGATTCTTTAATCAGTCCTTCAGATTTTAAACATAGTTCGGCAAAACTGGTAAGAACCTTAAATTCCATTATCGTAACTACATGATTGATGAGATCTACTTTGATGATGTATTTCAAAATCCCATCTCCACCAAGAATAGATGGATCATATCCGTAGAGTGGCAAATATGGAAATGCATGTTCCTTGAAATAACTAACATCACCCGTAATAGAAGTGGTCATGAGATGACACGCAGCATACATCAAGTAATTCATAATTAAATCACAATCATATTCATCCATTAGTGATTCATGTTTCATTCCTTCTTCAGTTTTGACTGTAAAGGTATCCTTAAAATCAGGCCAGTAATACTTCTTTTCAACCATAGTGGTTCCTCCTTATATGTATGATAATATTAATGACCAAATGGTCATACATCCTAAAGTGATTAATATCGCTTTCTCTGTCTTTTGTGAAACAGATCTTAATTCACGATGCACTGCGTATGCCTCGATGATTCCTAATAAGATGGCAATGATAAAACTGCCAAGCATGAGGTATACCAATAACGTATGAAGAAATTTCATAGTCTCTCCTTCTATTGTGTGATTGTGAAAACGGTTGCTACAATTCCGAAGACGATCAACGAAACACCGAAGCATACCCATGCATTTGCTCTGGTATCGTTTCCGTATTTGCTATTGTATGATACAAGCAAACGTACAAAACAACACCAACAGGTTAATCCAAATATAACTACTACAATGCGCCCGGCCAATAAAGCATTCATTTTTATATCCTCCTATATTATGCGGTTCCTGCCATGCATTTGGCAAGTACGATTAGTACAACGCCAATCACAAATAAACATACCAGCATCAATGTTAATAATGGGAATCCCTCAATCTCATGTTTCTGGCAAAGATCGATCAAGATTCCGATTAATCCAATAAGTATAAGAACACCAAACATTGCCAGGAATCCCACCCCTAATGATTGCATCATTTGTAACATCTTTTGTTATCTCCTAACGTATTAATATAACAATAATAATTTTATCATAAATATATTTGCCGATACAAGCATCATAATAATGCAAAACACCAACAGAATTGCAACTTCTATATACACGGTAGAATTCTCAAGGTCTTTTATAAATATCTCGGCACCAAGTATGCTTGCTACAAAGCTGATTCCAAATACAGTGTACCAATAGGTTACATCCATAAAATCACCTTCCCGATGAGACAACAACAGCTTACAAATATCATTAAAGACACAAGTGCTCGCATACTTACGATCATATCCGCTAACCGAGCTTCTCTAGCTGCTGTCCATTTCTTTTGACGTTTCAAACGAAACATGGTCACGTATAAGTAGAGCTGGAATGTTAACATTCCAGCTCCAACAAGGATGACCACGTCTAATATCAGATTAATGATGGTCATCGTCTTCTCCTTTCGTAATCGGAATATCAAATTGCATAAGCTTCCCATTCTGAGATAATTTCTTCACGGTTTTATTTGACTTCCTTTTGCGTTTCTTTGATGGTTTATCTAAATTATAGATCTGCGGACCACCATTCTTCGCACGGTTTTTCAGTTTTAAGTCGTCAATCTCTTCTTGAGAGGGAGTCTCGAACAAACGGTAACAGTTGCCAATTTCTGAATAAATCTTTCGATATTCTTTAGAGAAGACATCCTTAAAAGAACGGTCACCAAGAAGAAGGATCGTTTTTGGATGATTTAGTAGATCCACCAGATAGGACGCGAATGCAAATGCTTCTGACGGAAGCAGAACATATCCAAGGTCGACATATTTGACATATAAACTATTTGGTGGATTAAATAAATAATTTTTGGTTTCTTTTGGATACAGCTCTTCATTGATAATTGGATCGATTCCATCTTCGGCATGAGATTCACCCATCGTATTGGTATTTACAAGAATATCAATTGCAAACATCCCAATTCCAAGTGTGACAATCTCAGAGATTATCATTACAAGATTATATTGTGGTTCGATTCCTAACCAGCTGCAATGAATTGCTGTCATAACGACGATTCCAATAAAGAGAATCGCCATGCATCCCATCGTAAGAAGACGCCCCTGTTTGATGCTATGACGTTCTCGATCTAAGATTCGTTCGGAACGTCGCAGAGCACCGAACTCGTTTAAGGCGTCTAAACGAAATAATGCTCTGCGAAATTCTCGATTGTGTTGCATTAAGTATACCATTTGTTTGGTTTCTTTTCCATAGCGACTTCCATGGTGATCAGTAACGATCTCTTCTAAGCGGTCTCGTTTGATACATAATCCCGCTTCATGCATTTCTTTGATACAGGTCTTCACCTGATTATAGACGCTGACTGCGTCCAGCTTTGTTTCTTCCATGGTGTGTTCTCCTTTGTATAGTTCCTTTTAAATCTCAGTCTTATCTGTGATTTCTTCTACGAATACATGTGGTTGAAAGTATTCGGAGTAATAGACATTAACTGTCAATGGATTGGTTTCTCCAGTGGCATTTTTGATGATCTCATCGATCTTTGTTTTGAATGCCAACGGAGTTCCCGGTGCAGGTTTTCCACTATCTGCTTTGCTACGAAAATATATGAAATCGATTGTGATAGCTTTTGCCCGTCCGTTCAACTTTACCGTCAGAAAATCAGCAAATGCATCCGTTGCATAAATCTCCATGGACGAAAAATCTTTGTCATCTCGATTAATACGTGCAATGGATATGTGGTTTGTAATGTCTCTTGGATGTTCCAATTTGTTAAATGCTTTTACCAATTTGATGCAGGCAGACTCTGTGTAGAGCCCGCCATTCTCAAATACATAAAACGTATACGAATTAGACCATCTCATACCAAGACGTGTACGATTTAAAATCACCTGGTCACGAGATTCAAACTGTTTGGTTCTTTCATTAAATTCTTCACATTGTATAGTGAATACCAATGGTTCTAAATGCCCTTGGTAAATCATAGGGCGCACCTCCTTAATTATTCATCGTAGTATGGATCATAATCCTTGGTACGTAACATGGAAAATCTTCGATCCAACCCATCTTTGAACTCTTTTGCGTCAAAGAGTGGATTCTCTTTTTCTTCAAACTGCTTAGTGACAGCCGCTGTAGCATCCTGATAATTTCCAATTGCCAATGCAGTCAAAGTCTCTTCATCCAGATCATCGACCATATCTTTAAAGGCACGTCTGGCTTCTACGACAGATGGTGCAACGTCTAAGCAATAGTCGATTGTATTTCGGATCGTCATACGTGCTGCATCCAGTTCATCTTCACGATCTATTACTTCAAATTCAGTAGGTCTTTCATAAATCTTTTCTGCATTTTCACGAATCTCATCTTTCAGCTCGGTGCTTGTATAGTAAGTCCATAGACTTGGATACAGATTTAACACATCGGTATAATGCTGATATCCATGTTCTTTGATACGCTCTTTACTTATATAGCCGCGTCCAATCTGGTTTATGTTTCCGATCCGATCAATCATGATCGCGCTGCATTCATAGCAGATCCCGATAGAAGTTGAAACTGGACGTAAGTACTGCGCGTGGATTTCTTCAACAGTTTTATCTAACTTCTTATTACCAAGCTCCACCCGGCTATCATCCCCATTCACAGTAAGTTTGAAGGTACGTTTGATGTACGCATCATTTTCGTCACCCAGATAATAGCCAAACATTTCATCCCTCGTACACAGGGGTCGTGCTTCTGCAATTTTTGTTAACTCTTCTTTTGTTTTCTTTTTCTTCTTCGGTACTGGACGGAAATGATTGAATCCACAAAATGGTGATAACATGTGCATGGACTCAAACTGTGTTAAGACACTTTTAATGGTCTTTAACCCTTTTGTGAGATTTGGGAGATCTTCCTGTGAAATATCACAATATACCGGACTTACAATCGCTACCGTATCACTGATTCCACCAACTAAGTCTGCATATTCCAATGGTATTAAAACAAACGGATTTTCACGATCCATAAAGATGCCTGTGAAATCACTACTTTTATCCAATGGCGCATAGTCTGTAAACTTATGTCCTTTTGCGTCCACGTTAAAGCCATGCAGGACAACTAAGAATTTTTCAGAATCTCCTACATAATCACCGCCAATATCATGGTTTAATGTAAATAATTCGTAAGTAGATTTTTTCATAACAGCACGTTCTCCTCTCTCATTTTCGCAAGCTCTTCTTCCTGGATACGCATTGCGGTTTCAGTATTTGGCTTTTCACCTGGTTTTCTTGGTTCATCTAACAGATGTGACAGACGAGTCCAAAGCCATGGAAAATGATGGAATACGTATCTAAGGCATCGATCATCTCCAGCGTGAATATCTACTAATCCAGTAGAAACAAATCGTTCCATCCAGAAGGTAGATGTCAAATCAAGAATTTCAATAATTTCCATTTCACTTGCAGTCACTCCAGGGATCATAACAGTACCCTTTTCGTTTTCTTCTTTGAAGCGCTCGCGCATAGTTAAGTTAAATGGTCTTACCATTGCAAGTAATGGTCCTCTACCATAATCACTTAAGACATTCTTTAAGAAATACACATCGATTGGTGTATTCTCATCTGCACATACCGGCACGTTCTTTGTACCAAAGCTCACATCATGTTCTGTTCGAAAGTCGGATAATAAGTATACGAATCCAACTTCTTTTGTTTTCGCAATTTCGAATGCGTTTACTGGTTTGCGTCTTGCCATTTTGTATATCCTCCTAGTCTCTCCTTTGTGTATAAAAAATTTAAAGTTTTCTTTTTTACGAGAAAGTGACATTCACAATATGGGGAGAGGAATATCACTTTCTCATTGGCAGATCGTCTCTTCCATGCCCAAAGGAGTAAGCACAGATCAAGACCGATACATAATTGTAGAATGCAACATAAGAGTTCCATGTCTGATAGGGGAATCAGATGAACTCTGTACATGACTGTAAATACTTATAACCTGAAAGTATTTTGCAAGTTTAAAACCATATTAAACTAATATACACTAATTAGAATAGCGTTGCATTCTTACACGTAAATAATATATCACTATATTTAAAAAGATCAAAAAAAGAATCGGATGTATAGTCCGATTCTTTTTCTTTTACTTTCTTGTGTCTGGGACGTACTGTGCCCTATGATTAGATTCCAGTTTCTTCTGACCAGCAATCTTCATCGCCGTCCAGACTTAGTTCTTCGTGTTTCTTCACTGGCATACAGCATCCAATTGTTGTTCCAATGTTGTGAGCATACACATATGTCATGTATATACACAGTAGAATGTGAACAAGCTTTAATCCCTTGCTATCATCCTGCTTAATTGCTGGAATCATTGCTTTGTAAAACTTTACAGCAAATTTAATCTGGAATGCGATTCCAACTGCTCCGATACTTCCACAAGCAACGTTCACGAAATCCTCATTGTTCATAAGTTCTGTAGCTTTGTTAACGAGGTTCTGTTTCATGTTCTTTAATGTGTACATCATAGTTTTACCTTTCTAACGACTCCGCCTTTGGCGGTTTACCAGATCATACATTTTTGGTAATCGAAAGATTACCCAGGAGATCAGATACCTGTTCGCTTCTGTTTCAAAGCTATTTATTTTTCAGATCAGAGATGCATGTTTTATTCTATATTATTTCTCTGATTCACGAAAATTATATATCAATATTGGGAACTATTTTACGGATAAAAAAGAGATACCCACTCGTAACGTTGGGTATCTCTTTTTTGTTTAAGCGATAGCGAATCGCTTCTTTAATTTGGCACTTGGTTTGAAAGGAATATCTTCTACTTCTTCCATACGTGGGATCAGTGTCAAATCTTCTTTCTGCATGAATAACTGCAGTTTCGGCTGTTCGTGCACAACAACCTCTTCTTCCCATTTCTGTTTGGTTAAGATCTCTTCTGGGAAGGTTTCAGGAGTATCATTCTCCTGTGCGCCGCAAGTTGCGAAGTGGTACAGATCGATCTTCTGTGATTTCGTAACTGCAAAGTAATCATTTAATAATCCTGTATCACGCGCAATGATCATACGTGTGAGAGGGTCGAACTTTCTAAACATATAACGAATCGCTTCATCTACGATAGCGATCATATTAAGAATATCCGTTGCATTCATGTGAGTCGTTACTTCACACAGTTCTCTGATGAACTTCCCTATGTCACCATAGGATACTAGACTATATCTTCAACTTATATATCCTGTGACCAGATATACAAGTGCTCCCCATTTCGGTGCCCACTTGGGTCCTAAGATACTCGCTTCGTGTAGTCATTTCAAACTACCTTATTTTCAACCTGCCTGACGTATCGTCATTTATGTATTTCTACAAGTACAGATGTCTACTTTCTCTAGTCGTTGAACGTTATCATTATCATTGTAATGATCTTCGCGGCTGATTGTCTCAAATGAGAGAGTTCCCAGCATAAGAGGAGTTTTTCCAACAGGTCACCCTGTCTCGTGGCTTTTCCCAAACCATCAAAGTCCAAAGTTTTAATAACTTCTGACTATATCTTCAAATATAATATCCTGTTACCAGATATTATACAGCCTACCGTTTCGGACTTTCGTCCTACCTTTCGCCCACAATCGGGCCTACTCGCTTCGTGTAACTATTTCAAGTTACCTTATTTTCAACCTGCCTGACATACGTCATTTATGTATTTCTACAAATGCAGTTTTCTAGCTTTCCATAGTCGATGAACACACATCTCATCATTGTAAGATGCTTCGTTGCGGATTGCCTCACTGTACTACCTTGTTACGATACCTTGGACGTTACTCCTTGCCCTCATCTGCATCACTGCGATGAGTACGTAGTAGCACATTAATAAAACTTCCCCGCAAGTTAGATAGGTTTTAAAACACCCACCCTGAGCGTTTAAACCGGGAAGAATGCTAAGGGGTACACTCAAACAGTAATCTGTACCACTTCGTTTCACCTTCCGGACCTTAAGTAAAAGCATACTATAATAATTCCAATGCTCAAATACAAGCATCTGACTATCTCTTTCCTATGTAGTCCTGTTACCAGACTATCATAAGACCTACCATTTCGGTTTCCCTAACGATACTTGCTTCGTGTAACTATTTCAAGTTACCTTATTTTCAAACCACCTGATCTCTCATTTACGTATTTCTACGATTGTGGTTGTCTAGCTTTTTCTAGTCGATGAGCACACATCTTATCTTCGTAAGATGCTTCGCTGCGGATTGTCTCTACATTCACATTGTTACGATACCTTGGACATTACTCCTTGCCCTCATATGCATTGCTGCTATGAGTACGTAGTGAATGATTATCGAGATGCTTCCCCGCCATTAGATAGGTTTAACGACACCAAATTATGGCTAGCGTCGGATTTCGGTTAATTAAGAGACTGACGTTCTCTTTCTCAACGATCATCATCATTATGTCGTATACTTTCTCATTGAAGATCCAGGAATCTTCCCAGATGTCTTCTGCTTTACTTAAAGGAATATCTTCATAGACCTTTAAGTAGTTGATAATTTTTGGTTTAAAAAGTTCGCGGAATGTGTGATAAGAAAGGTCAACTTCGTTATCACGTAATGTAGGATCAGGTACGATGACATTTCTGGCAGTATAATTGCAAATCGTAATTTACACATTCAGACTATATCTTATGTCGTAATGACACCCAACCGTTTCGGCGTTAAGCCTACCTTTCGTCCAATCGGACCTACTTGCTTCGTGTAAGTATTTCAACTTACCTTATTTTCAGGACGCGTGCTTATCCCTAGCTTTCCATAGTCGTTGAGCCCACATCTTATCCTACTAAGATGCTTTGCTGCGTCGATATTCCAAACATACAACCTTGATTACCATACCTTGGGAGTTACCCCTTGCCGCCAGTGTATCACTACATTGGTTTGGTAGTTGTCGTTTATCGGAAGTCCCCGCAATTAGATTGGTTTTACGTCTCCCAATTTTGTTAAGAGACCCACCAAGTAACATGTCACGAATAATACCTTCTTTTCCATGCATAGACGTAAAATCATAGTCCCATAACGCATTGACTTTGATCTGTAGTCTTGCCTGGAAATTATCCCACTCGATATCTGGACAATCTTCCAAATGCTCAGATAATTTAAAGATGACGTTGATCATCTTGTCAGCACCCTGGAAATAGAATGTATCCTGGGTGATCGACTGTGGTCGCAGATATGTAGAGTATACCGGAATGTGCTGGGTAAAGACCTGATCTTTCTGTGCCAGCAGTAATTCGAATGTATGAATCTTATTCTTCTTACTGGACTGGTGCATGTAATAATCAAGGACTTCTTCATAGCGATCCCGAAACTTCTGAATTCCAATGCCATAAAACGGATGACTTGGAACAAAATCCAAATCTCCAGGTTTTAATTCGCTCTGGATTCCGTTGGTATCTACCTTTTTCTTACAATTGACAATCTCTGCGAACTCCTTGCCAATTGCCTGTGCCAAGATGCGAAAATAGAGTGGCTGAATCACAAATGCGCCGGATTTCACCAAAGAGATCCATCCACAAATATTGATGTTGGATCCTCTTGCTTCTACTTTGCTATGGCAGAATGGGCACTCTTCTCCTTCGTATGCACGGGATTTTTTACGTCCACATTTACATCTCCAGCGTTCGATGAACTCTCGTTCGTCTCCATAAGTCGTTCCATATAATGGCGATTGTGGTCCATACATGGATTTTTCTTTGGATCCGTCTAAAGATATCTCTGCTGGTTCGGTAATCTGAAACCCCACATCATTTTGCATGTCTGCATAAAATGCAGTATCCCAGTCCATACGGGCTAACATTGCACGCTTCTTTCCCATTTTCGTAGTGCTCCTTTCAAGTCGTTTCTCTTATTTCGAAATAAGAAAAGTCTCTGACTTTTCAAACCCCTATAGATTTACGACGCTTAATCTGCAGTGATTTGGTCAGAGCAAAAAAATAATATATCACGAAAATCTATAAGGGTATTATTCTTCTGTGGTTGCAAAAATGGAGTTCTAACGTTCAAGCCAAAAACAATCTGGTAAGAAATTAACCCGAAACGAGGTGTAATAAATTGCGTACAAATAAGCAAATTGATGACCTCGGGTTTGTTTATCTTTGCGAAAGTGCGGACACACCGCTTACCAAAGTCGGCGATCTGAAGATCTACAATGACAATAATATTTTCTTTGTCGAGTTTGATTCCGTTTTACAGTCCTTTGGGGTTGAGAATCGTAACCACCGATATTACACCGCAGAGAATGTCTGGCAAGCAATACAGTCACCAAAGATTCAAGATTTATTATCTCACGACTCCTGGTTTGGAGAACAGAACCATCCAACACAACAATTTACGGATGCAAAGTTAACTCCAGAAAGAATCCGAGATGTGTGGATGCCGAATCGATCACATAAGATCATGAAACCAAGAATCGATGGAAATCTGTTAAAAGCACGTATCCAGACAGATGCTGGTACAGAGGCTGGTATTGGATTTGCAAAAACGATTATCCAAGGAATGGTTCCACGTTTTAGCTGTCGTTCTATTGCAACGTTACGACAGATCAATGGACGACCAACTGTAGTCATTCGATTACTGGTAACCTACGACTGGGTATTCTATCCAAGCCATTGTGAAGCCGAGATGATCGGTCAGTTACAGAAACCTATGATGGAGTCAGCTTCTGGCATCGTTACTCCTGCGGATCCTTCCGTGACACCAGACGACATTATGATTCCTTTACATGAAATCTTAGATCTCGTTGGCAATAAGGATACCAATACGGAGATTCTTCTGGAAAGCTTTGATCTTGACATCAGTGACTTAGTCGGATTTGATAAGACTCACGAACATGCGATCATTAAAGATCACGACAACATGATTTATGCAAAGATCAGTCCCGAGACAAAACATAAAGTAGATGACTTCTTTACGTCATTTTAATAAAAAAAGATACCATACACTAAATAGTGTATGGTATCTATAATTATCCATAATAGAACGGAACCCCATCCAAATGGTAGGTATCGTCCCATTGGCGTAACAATTCAGTTCGATCAGACTCTGCATTGGTCCATGTATCAATTGGTAACCGGATGGTTCCATATACGGTGGACTGCTCCTGATATTGTGCAACGGTTGGATATAGGTTTTCTTTTACATCCAAGAGTGCCAATTGTAAGAACGATGGTAATGCATCATCTGGAATTGTATTTAAAGATTTTGAATGCTCAAAACCCCATTCAATCGTAAACGTATTAGTCCAGAACGCATTGTATACTTTTAACGTTCTTGGCGGTTCAAACTCAAAGGTCATCTTTGGAACCGCTGCATTGATCATACGAGCGGTCATATTACTGAGCATCATTTCACCCATTAAGGATCCTTCTGTCATAGAGAACGGAATCGTTCCTGCATAATAACCTAAGTTGGTTAATGCATCCTCGTTGTTGTACATATCAAAGACATACAACAATTTTGGGTCTTTAAAGTCCGGTAATAAATAGGTGGTATGAGAGGTTGTCTGATTCAAGACTTTGAAACTCTCTTTGGCATTGACTGTACTGATTTTCTTATCGGGTACATAGATCGAAAAGATCGGAACGGTAAATTCCTGAATGATATCTACGATCATCTTATCCAGATTATCGAATGGCAATGCCATATTTGCGATTCCTAATTTGAACTTAATACGTGATACGACATTTGATAAGTTCAGCATATAGGATTCACCTCCTACTGCGCAACAGGTTTTGTTTGAGCCAGTTTGTTATTGAATTTTTCTCTCGGAGCATTCTTGAAATCCTGTGCGGACATTTTCTTATATGCAAAATTTGCATCGCTTTCCAGTTTCTTTGCTTTTGCCTGAAGCTGATTGATCTCACGTGCAGTTTTCTTTGCAACGATCGGATCAATGTCACGACGATCCAGTACCTGTTTTAATTCGTTGATACGTTTTTCGGTACGTTTTACTTCCTGCATATTGGAAAGATATTTTGCACGTAACTGCTCCACAGAACCAGAGATCTTCTGATTCTGAATCTTATCAGAGATTTTCTGTAACACACCTTCTTCAATCAGATCTGCGTTTTCTACCATGACACGTCCCTGAGCGGCTTCTAATAAAGCTGTTCTTTCTTCGTAAGTGATCTCACCGTTGATGAATTTGTCCGTAACCTGCTCACAAACGTTTGCATAGATCTGCTCACCAACAGGAGTTTCAGAAGATTCACCCACCATACAAGCTTGCATCTGTTTGGAAAGTGTATCATTATTAGAAACGAGTTTCTGAACTTTTGCCTGAAGACGTTTGATTTCATCCGCACATTTCTTCAAAGTAGTTGGATCAGATTTCTGAGCCTCCATCTTTTCAAGAGATTTGATTTTTGTGTTAAGACGGTTGATTTCAGCGTTGTTAGCAGCATAAGCGGCTTTTGATTTCTGGAACTCAGATTTACTGCAAGATCCGGAGTCTTTTTTTGTAAGTTTTTTGATAACGTTATCAAACAAGGATTCCTGAATCAGATCCATATCATCCCCAAAGAGACGATCTCTGGCTTCCATTAAAGCACCTTCACGTTGTTCCAGAGTGATTTCACCATCTACGTATTTCTGCATTAACTGCTCACGTACGTACTGATAAATCTTATCATTGTCGTACTCAATACCAGCAGATTCTTTTGCAATTTTTGCTTCCGCTGCAGATTTTGCTTTCTTTTCTGCATCGATCTTATCTTTTTCAGCCTGTGCCTGTTCCTTGCGAAGATCCTGAAGTTCTGCTTTCATATCCTTACAGAAAGCTTTGATTTCTGGTGTGGATACCTTGAATTTCTTCAGCATTAAAGCAGCTTCGTAGAACTCTTTATGTGCAACAGCTTCAGGACACAGCGCTTTGAAGTAGAATCTGGTATTGCTGTATGTAGAAGCACTGCCTACTCCATCAGAAGTGATGACAGCTGTGGTGCTACTAGCAAAGATAGATGCAATCACTGCAAACGGTTTTCCACCATGTTTTGCCAAGAAGCATTTACCAGAAGTATTCAGGTTTCCATCTACCAGTTTTTTGATCTCTGGAATATACTGTGATCCAGTTTTCTCAATACTCATCTTAGATATTCTAAGAGATTTAAACTTCACAGCATCTGGATGTAACTCTTCGTATGCTTTGATCAGTTTAGAACCTTTTTTCGCATTGATGACTCTACCAACTGGAATAGAGATAACAGCTGCAATACAAGCTAAGTATGCTCCAATTACGACGCTACTTAAGATAACTTCGCCAGCACCTTCAAAGTAAGTTGCAGTTTCAGCATTAAAGTCATTTAAGCCATTCACACGTTCTGTGTAATCGGATTCCTCATCGCTTGCGCTTTCGTTAAATGTCTTAATACGGTTAAAATAACGATTCATTGCTTCGGATACGGTGAACTCTAAAGTTGGAACTTCTCCATTCTCTAAGTATTCCCCGTGCTCGTACATCTGGACATCATAGAGCTGATCCAGATAGTCTAAGCCCATCCTAGAATCCTCTAAGCTAAGGACACCTTCTTTGTATAATCCAACAATCTCATTCTTCATAGCCTTGAATCGATTGTCAATATGAAGACCTTCGTAATACATCGCCTGCTGTGGGTTTTCTCTGTAATATCCAGAGACGATGTTATCCAGTTCTTCACAAGTCAGTTCACCTTCACAGTATGCTTCTACAGCATCATTTACTTCGGAAGTAAATCGCTCTGCAGATTCTATGTAGGCATTTAATTTTGCAAGAGAAGCTTCGCGCTGTTCCAAGGTGATCATTCCTGCATTGCATTTCTCATAGAGAACTTTGCGAATCTGATCTGCATTTCTCACAAATTCCTCAATTGGAGTTTCTTTCATTTTAAACTCTCTCTCCTTTCGTTTCTGAGTTGTGACGATTTTAAATATTTCAGTCATATCAGCTAAGAATTTCTGATATTTACTATTCATATCAATCTTTAAATCTCGGATGTCATCTCTGTATTTGTTGTAAATGCCAAGCCATTTCTTTTCGTCGTCCTCGTCTTTGATGGCAACCAAGAAGTCTCGGTAGATTTCGTTATATTTCGTCTGCTTCGTAAAGGAGTCCAACTCCTTATATAACTTCACGGCTTTTTCTTCTTTTTCTTTGAGCTTGAGCTCGTCACGGTGACCTTCGAAAGAATCCTCAAACCAGACTTCTCCAGTTTGATGAAGACGGATATTTACATCTCTAAGAGACTGCAGTCTCTCATAAGAATACATCACAACACCCTTGATCTCGTCTTGTAGTTCTCTCGCATAATCCATACGAGACTTAATTTTAGACAAGGTGTAGCCCCCTTTCTTCTTCGTAAATAAAAAAATGAGGGAGGCCTCATTTCCGTTATTCGACTGTTTTAAGGGCAAAACAAGGTACGGGACTCCGTGACTGGGAATCCTCGTACCTTGTTTTAAAGTTATAAGTCTTATTAAGCTAAAGAAAATATTTGCTTTAAAGGAGTGTATATCGCCTGCATTTGCATCAGGTGATTCTGAATAAAAATTCTTTAATTTGCAAAGAAATAATTAGGATAACTGAGTGGTTCACGAAATGAAATCCCATCTGGCCATTCAAGCCATTCATATGAGTCATTCGGTTCGTGACCCGAAAGTTCGATGTACAATTTGTCTGCTTCCTGTTTATCGAAGTCTGTAAACATCCAAGGTTCCTGTTGTTTTGCATTATCTGTTGGTGAATAATGATAAGTCTGATAGGCGAATAACAGATTCTCCACTTCACGTTCAGTAAGTTCAACAACAGTATGGTTATCAAGGATGCAATAGGTATTGACGTATCCGTCAAAATTATTACGAATCATAATGATACGCATAGGCCCGTAACAGTCATTGCCATCATATCGCCACATGTATTCTTTGAGGCCGATCTGATACATACCCTTGATAATCAAGCTGGAGTACAAATCTCCAAATTCTTCAAATGTGAAAGTTTTTCTATTCATTACTTGTGTGTCTCCTTTGGTTTAGATTTTTATTATACTTTTGCAAACTCAGAATAATCATGTTCATTTAGATCGAAGAAGGAATCCGCCATATCCTCAATTTCTCCACCTGGGACGTCTCTGACTTTACGTTCAGTTGCATTGGTTGCTCCACGTTTCTTATAGTTCTCTGGAGCGAACTCGACACTTAAGGATAATAATCCAAGTGGTTCATCCAGATCAATATCATCCATAATACGGATTTCATTACCTGCTTCGAATGGCTGGTTGAAGTAGTCAAGCTGTCTCATCTTCTCGGTAGTCTCAGAAGATCTATAACGACGTTTCAGTAACTTGAATACGAACCATAACGTACCATCATCTTTCTTTCTCTGTGGGTTTACGATGCACGTCCAGTCGGAGTTCTCCTGAATTTCCCAAGCACCAGCGATGTTCTCTGCTCCAACAAGTCTGGTGACATCTTCTTTCTCTGCTTGTAGAGCTGCATCAATAACTGCCATACCAGAACGGTTAAGCTGCTGTGCGGTGATAACCGGAATATCAAAGAATTTGGCAACTTCTTTTAATTCATTGGTGATGTTTTTAAGTTCTCCTTTTTCATTGTCCGCTTTCTCTGCAGGACGAATACGTTTCATATAGTCAAGAATCAGACCGCAAACTTCAATTCCCTCATCCGCCAGGTCATTAATGATACCATATAGATCATCGGTATCAATCTCACGGTTTCTGTATTCTTTGATGATAATATCAATGGAAGATTTTCCAGTTAACTTCAAACCACCTTTTTCACGCATGGCTTGAATAACCTGGTTTGGTGTATAGTTACGAATATCATCGGCACATACGGTCATATTGAACATACGCTCGATGGTCTCAGGGATATCATTCTCTAATGTCAGGAATAATATTGCTGGTCGTTTCTCTGGGTCTTTCGTCTTGAAGTTTGGATTGTATCGTCTCATATCCAGAGCAGACTTTAACAAGATCGTAGACTTTCCTTTTCCTGGAAATGCTAAGTAGGTATACAATCGCTTACTCATATAACCTGGAGAAAGCATTGCATTTAAATATGTAGATCCAGTTAAGAAGATACGGTTTCTATCTTTCAGTTTATTGACAGCATCTGCAATGACTGTTTCAAACTGTTCCCCATCCAGACTAAAGGTCTGGTCTGCATCCAAACTCTTGGTTTGCCTGTAAATATTGATAATTGATCTGGCAATTGTAACCAGATCTTCACTGTATTTTTCATAACTTAAATAGTCACTTGGATCGATACTTTCCAGGATCTCCATCATGAGTCCTCGACATGTCATGACATACCCATATTCCAGCATGTTATCGATCTTTTTAACTAAGTATTTGCTTTCTGCATATTTGATCGTAAAACTTCCCATACGATCAATCAAATCTCTAGTATACTCATCTTCTGCGTGATCTCGACAGTATACCTGGATAAAGGAAGTATCTTCGAATCGTTCTTCCAAGATACATGTAATTATCTGCTGAATGACACGTACTCTGGACTCCAATTCTATGTTCCCCTCATAAACGATTGGGTCAATGGCGTCCATCAGCTTATCTATATTATTAATCGTCTTTCTCGTTCGTAAGACGCTGTCTTTCAATAAGAATGCGATTACCATATCTAACATCTGGATATCTAGGGCAATCGGCAATTTCTGCATTTTGATGGCTCCTACTTCGAGCCGCTTTCGTAGTGGAATCTTTGACGTCGTATTCTTAACAGGTTCATCTTTGAGCGTGTACTCAAAGAAGTTCCCTGCATGTTCGTATGATTCCGTTGCTTTTGTTTTTGACATTTTCTTTGTCTCTCCTTTGTTTAGCGTTACTGGGTTGTCATCATGTAGATAATACATTACCGAAAAGTAAAAGTAGGATTAGAACCCGAAGTTCTAATCCTACAAGTATTATTCCACTTTTGTTTTAGACGGATCAATCTTTGCCCAAAGGCAAGCATGGTCCGGCTCTTCCGCTGAAATAAACGGAATATCTTCCATTTTGGCGTCGCCACCGTTGTCTGGTTTTTCTTCGACGTCTTTGTGGAGGATCTCATCCAGAGTTTTCTGGTTACCATCTTTATCAACGTGTACGATGGCAGAGGAGATGGTCTGTGGGAATAAGGTCATTCTACTTCCATCATCCTGTACTGGAGATTTTAAGGTCGTTACGACCGCTTTCTGCTGTGCCATAAGAGGTACCTCCTTAAATGATATTTCCGCACATCGTACGAATTGCTGAAACGGTTAACTCCACTTCATCTGTCTTGAGAAGTTGAAATGGGGCAGAACCTTTAATCGTGGATGCGGTTACTAATGCTGGAGCTCCAATGATGTTTTGATAACGTGTAATTGGAAATCCAAGGTATTCTTCTTTCTCAGACGGCTTTCCATGTAAGAGGATATCCGTCATTGGTAAATTCGGAATGGTTGCCATTATTCACCCTCCTTCACGTCGGTGCTATCTGGTGCATACAAGACAAGACTTGCATATAATGGTGCATCAATTGGGACGTCATAAGTAATTTCTTTTTTCGCAACAGCGGCATATAAAGAAGCTGGTACGTCTGCCAATTGACTTTCTGATTTCACATATTGACAGTTGTGAACACCTCCACGATATGGAGACTGTAGTACTTCACTGCCTGGATCTACAGAGTATAAACTGATTTCTTCCATATGGGTACCTCCTATACCTCGTAAGTGATTTCACGACGGTCATCAAATAAGAAGTCATCATGCTCAGATGGTAAGAACGTAAATCGTCCATGATGGATACGGTTTGGTCCGAAGACATCTTCCAGATCACCAAGACGACCAGAGTTTTCAGATCCTGTATTCTTAATGTTACCGTTGGTATCAATGATACGAACCATCTCAGCCCAAACACCATTAACTCTCCATTCATCGGCATATGGTCTACGAATAGAGAAGATGAAATCTCCGTTGTTCGTAAGAGACATCATCCGTCCCATATACTGATGTAAATATGGGGTATCAATAAATGCAAGAACGATCTCGTTTCCAAGTTCTTTCCAATCTTCTGGTTTATCGATAAACTGCATGACGTTCGCTACAGATACTTCAATATGCCCATCTTCATAGATGTATTTGTCTAATAAAGTTGGGAAGGTACCTGCAACCAGATCCTTATTGGTAATCATAAAGTGCAACTTATCAAATGTAATTCTGTCAATGAAGACTTCGATTGTTTCTGGTCTTCCGTTGAAGTCTGTTGCAATATCCAAATCTGGAAGATCAATCATACTTTGCTCATTCAGACGGATATTAGACGTACAACCATACGTATGTGTGGCTTCTCCTTTTGTACAAACGCAATGATAATGAACCACTGCATTTGACTGTTCCCAGCTGGTGACACGGAATTTGTCTTTCTCAGCTAAGAAAAGAGGAGAATCCCCAATGTAGTTTTTAAATGCTGTGTTGTAGTAATTGGTGATTACTTCAACGATCGGTTTGTCACAATCTCTAGTATCCACTTCCATGAAGAAGCCATTGCATTCTGCAGATAACTTAAAATGGAAGGTATACATAGATTCTGTATTTTCGTTATTGATCTCAATATCGTCATTGTAGATATTGATCAGTTTTTCTTTATTGATTGCTACGAGGTCGTAGTTGGTATCAATAAAGAATGCATTCTCCAGACCAGCAGGATAACGAAATCCCATATTGGTACTAAGAAGCACACGAAGATCTAATACCAGATCCTGCATACGTTCTTTATTCTGGAAGAAGCTTACAACTTTGCCGTCACCATGACGTTTATAAAAAATCTCACCAGTGACATCATCTTTTAACAGCTCTCCGTTGACCGCATTAATACGATACTTGGTTGACAGAGCGGTTGTTGCAAAACGCTGATTTGGTTTGGTGATTATGGTTGGGACTTGCCCTGGCTGTGCCGGTGTTGGCATGGTTAATCACCTCCTATTTTGTACTTTGAGTTATTTATAGTAATCGTCTCGTCTACGTAGTCAGCAGCGTCATCTAATGGATGACCTACCATATAGACATACGTTAAGTTTTCCTTGTTTTCACCTTTCACGATCGTGTCAGGATCTAACAACATCGCTTCTGGAGCATCTTTTAACGCTTTTTTTTCGTACTCCGTTCGTGCGAATTCATCACCTTGATGTACGTAAGTCTCGTAGACAATCGGATATTCTTCTGAGATAATCCTCTTATTGAACTGTAACACCGACGGATTCACGAACGTCTTCGGAATGAGCTCATTCCAATAGAATGCCATAAGAAGCACATACTTCCTATCATCTGTCCAGTCCTGTTTTGGTTCTTCGTTCGTATTCGGATAAATATTTAATCTCGGATCTTTTTCTGCTTCGATGATATCTTTGATGAGATGGTTCTTTTCATCTTCAGATACCCAATCTTTCTTAAACAGATCATCTGGTGTAAAGAAATAAATATTCTCTTTGTAGTTTAATCCATAATATTCCCAGTCACGTTCTTTTTCATAGATCGCCAGGTTATATTTGGATTTTAAGTTCACCATAGTCATTTCCCATGGCGTAATTGAGAATAAGTTATTCATGGATAAACGACGTCCATTCATATAGACATCGTAGTATCTCCAGTCAAATGGTTTTGTGATGATGTTACGAAGATCGATTAAGGTCTGATGCCATTCCAGTTCTTCCTGGTAATAGATCATCTTGTATCTAAATGGAGTGATATCAAAGTAAATGGTATCTCCTACATCAAACCATTCCATCATCTGAATACGTGGACACTCGAAGGATGAATAGAAGCACCACTTTACATTTGGAAGTAATCGTCCATTTCTATACACACGAATATAGTCTGCAGAGTAGTGAAACTTACTTTCTGCACCGACTAATTGCAGGTATGGATATCCTGCTGTAGTGATCTGATACGGGAGTCCCATGGGATGCTTGTTGATACATAAGTTGATGTCTTTATTTAAAACAGACTCATCTGTCGGTTGCAATTTGAACTTCCGTAAACGAGTAAATCGAATTGGTTTGTCCTTATCGATTGTTTTAACCTCCCATTCACCTTCCGTATAACAGGAAGTTACTTTGAAAAATTCATTCAAAGAGTTTTCATACAAATGGGTATACTCGTCTTGTTCTCCAGCTTTCAACATCAGATACGCATCCGCATACGTAGGCCAGATATCTCCTTCGTCTGGTTCTACGATCGTTACTTCTTTCACATCATCCATGGATTCAAACCGAACCGGTTGTTTGAAATCGTATCTTGGGAAGACCTCGATCTCCAAATAGCTATCATCTGTCACCATAGAAGCTGACACATATAAATAGTCCATAAACAGATAACGATCCTGATACATCTTCTCTGCGAAGATTCCATCAACAAAAAAGCGAATATCCATGTAAACTGGATATTCCCTGGTGTTGTTTAATGCAAATACATACATGGGTTCTTCGAACTCATAATCATAATGCAATTCCGTATTTGTGTTCGTACGGAGTCTGGTACTTAAGTCCAGTTGGTTGGTAAACAGGTGATAAATTCGTCCGACTTTCTTTTGTTCTAAGACGTAATCTCTCAATAACCATGGATCATCTCGAATCCATTCTTTGAGTTTTCCCTGCTTGTACATGAATGGTTTTCCATCAATATCGTTGAAGTCATACGAATTCGTATCGCCTTCCAAGTAATTATATAGAAAATCATTCTCGGCGTATTTGTAGTGCTTATACAGATAAAAAAGAATCTTCTCAAATGTCTGTGTGAAGTCTTCAATCTGTGCAACGGTCCATCCTGGGTAGTTCATCTTACCACGCCAGATTCGATCAATGACTTCTTCCATTGTCGTATTCTCGTCCGGTGTCATAAAATGCATCTTTAAGAAACGATACCAGAAATCATGGATACAGGTGTACTTCAAATACGTGTTATAGTGATAGAAATAGAATATTTTAAACTGATCCCCGTCCACCATCGTCTTATTTGTGATACGATAGATGTTTGGATAATATAACTTGATCCATTCTGTATTTGGTACAATCGCCGGAATATCTTCGTCTTTCTTGGTACGGAATACCATAAAGTTTTCTGGCGGAACTGGAGACGCATATGGTACGAAATCACCATCACGGTTTAATACCATGAGGTTGCAATCGTTTGCTTCTGCAGTTGTTGTATCCGAACCAGTATACCAAATCTTTCGATGTAACTCATTGACATATACAAGAGTTACCGAAATATCTTTGGTATAGTTTTGTACCTTCTCAAATACCGGATCTGGTAATGTACCAGTAAAATAGGTTTCTTCTTCGTACAGGTCTACAAGCTGAGTAAACAAATACTGTGCTTGTAATCCATCATCTGGGAATGCCAGAGTTACAAAGTAGATACCTTCTTTGTTTTCGCCAGGGAGTTGCTGTTTTAAATATTCTTTCTGGATCTTGATCGTTTTTGATTCATTATCCAGATACAGATTCATACGGTTTAAGGTCAGTCTTTCAAAGTAATCATTCTGAACGACGAAGACCTGTACTTTATGATCTACATAGATGATCTCATCCGTAATTGGATCACGTTCGTTTTTCAATACGAACTGTCTACGGAATGGCTTTGGCATACGGAACTGGATCGCATCTTTCGAGATAACTTTCAGTTCCCAGTCCCAAACCACCTGATCATCAATAATTACAATAGGTATCCACTGAAAGATATGACCATCATCGATCATTTCTTGAAGTGTGAAATACCGAAGGTAATAATTGGAGCGCTTAAACTCCTCGCGGTCACAGACATGAATAATGTCTTTGTCGATATCGAAACAAGCACGGATGTTAGAATCCAGATACAAGTGTCCAATAATGTCTGGGGTTTTACCGGTTGCATCATTAGAGTAGTAGTGGTATTCATCGTAAAGAATCTTCTCAATCTGTAATCTGTACAAATAAGAGAATGAATTTTCCCATTCTTTTTTCAGTGCTAAATGTGTCGATTCATGATCATACGAGTTATTTAAAAGCGCTTCTCTAAGCTGATTTTGTATAGCTTCGGTCAAGATTTTGTCCTCCTTTCCCATAAGCTTCAGGTTTAAAGGACTGTTTTCAGGTGGACTTTCTACGCAGAAACAAAAAAAGAAGAGTTGTTAAGACTCCTCTCTGTTCACCTCCTTTCCGTTTTCATCGTATTCTACCCTATCTGCATTTATGCAGATAGGGCAATCAACGAAGTGGCTGTCGCAGAGTGTACACTCTGGACAGAAGGGTTTTGGTTCAAAAACGATTGTATGTTTATTTGTTGCCATGTTATCGCCTCCTCTTATAAACGCTCTGTGACAACTTCAATTTTCAGGACACGCTCCCAACCTGCGTGGACAAATTTGAATTCATCCTCTAATTTTCCAGTTGCCGGATTAACCACCTGCTGTCCGGTTGGAACACGGTTAGCGATCGCACGGATAACTGGTTTATTATTATTTCGCGGATTTGTCAGATCTGCGAGTAAAGCAGGTGGGAGTACTACTGCCAGTACGTCATCATTTGCTCCCGCCTCTACAACGTCTTTCCAGGACGCTGCGTTAGCAGATACATGGTGAATTGTGATGTCGGATCCGAAAATCCGTTTGAGATCATTGATCTGGTCATCAGTCATGTTATGTCTGGAGAACCATAGTACGGAGTTAACAATTGCGTTTGTGTTTGTTGTAGTTGTCATATAAGACCTTTCTTAACGACTTCCGTCAGCCGGATCATACACTTTATAACCTAAAGGCTATGGGTGATCGTGTTGCCCTGTGGATCTCTTTCAATCCTATGAACTTTTCTCGATCAGAGTATGTACGGATTACTTATATTATTTCTCTGATTCACGAAAATAATATATCAATATCGAATATCATTTTACGGATAAAAAGAAAAGCCAATGAAGGCTTTTCTTATATGTAATTATCTTAATCCCCAGCTAATGCATGCTGTCATCAGCGCTGCTAATATTAAAACTGGCAAAGGCCCGTTCAGAAATCTATTCATAGTATTCTCCTTCCTCGACATCATACTTGTCGATTCTGGTATCCTCGTCAACATGAATCAACCAGCTGAGTTCTGCAATTGCATCATCAGCGTTTTCATAGATATCCTCAGGGAGTTCTCTCATAAACTCAGCCAGCTTATCGAACGCTTCGATATCCTTGTAATCTCTCATATCGTAAGCTTCTTTGATCTCAGATCGTTTCTGTGATATGTACTCGTTGACATCCTTTGATAACTGATTCTGGATATCATGATACATCATCCAGAGTTCATCAGAACCTGCAACGTCCTGTCCGTTCTGTGACGCTCTATAGATATCAAGAACGGTTCCGATGTCCATATCCTCATGATCTAAAGTTTCTACTAATGCCTCCAGGTTTCCGACCGGCATCAGGTCTTTCTTGTAGTAGTTCCATCTTGGCATAATTATGCCCTCCTTTGTGTTTAATATGGTTTTATCCTTATGGATTCATAGAGATATTGCATAAATAAAATCCTTATACTATGCGGATAGAAAAAGGAAGACCAATTACGGTCTTCCTTTCATTTATTTAGTTGGCATAAACTCGTCTAAGATACGATCAGTCATAAACGGTGTGATAATTTCCTGATCATCATCTGCATCTTTTGCATACCGGCTATCCGGTAACGTAAAGATGACATCCGCTTTCTTCGGATCTCTAACGATATGTCCACGTACTTCTCCATGTAACCACATCAGATCACCACAATACAGATATGGTTTCTCTAATAAGGCTTTGATCTGAACCAGTGCAGACAGTTTGGTTCCATCTACGTTGTTCTGTTTTGGAGAGGTATTGATATACGCCTTAAACGGAGTTTTATCTTCGGTACCCCGACGCTGTTCTACTGGAGCATCCAGATAGTTGTATTCAGTTGCATAATCATAACCAACCATACGAGTAGCAAGATCGGCATACCAAACAACAGAGTTTACAAGATCAATCACCACATTAATCATAGAATCTTCTTTTCCACGTAAGTTGGAAGTAAAGAGCGTACGATCTGGACGAATCAGTGCTTTACAAGCAGTGTCTTTTTGTCCATGATTGATTAATTGTGCATACTGCTCGATCTGGTGTTCCCCGTTTCTTTCCTGAAGATATTCGAATCCGAAGAATGCATTGGTATTTGCAAGATCCTGACCAGTATATACATGGGTGTGAATTACTAGATATCTTGCTTTTAATTTCTCAACTGCATCTTTTCGGCGTACAATGAGATACTCGGCAACGCCTGGACCATCGTACGGACCACCAGAAGTGAAGTCACCTGAATGCGTAGCAATAACGCTTCGGTCTTCTCCCGATCCCGCAGATAAGCAGAGATTTCCATAACTACATTTACCAACGTATTTAAAATCGTCGGTGTAGAAACTTCCAGATAAATCGAGGTCCACGCGGTCACCCATACCATCTTTTCCATTTGTCCAGTGAATATATGGGACAATGATGTCATGCACCTGTTTAGCAATCTCAGGAGCAGATTCCACGGTTGGTAAACGAAAGTAAGAACCTCTACCAACGATATGCAGTCCACTATCGTTCGCTTCACGTAATTCAGTAGGAACTACAACACCCCAAGCAGCTTCATCAATGAAGACTTTTCCGAGATACGGTTTGTCTTTGAATCGTCTGGTTACTTCGTTACGTAAAATATTGACGATCTCATCATAGAAGTCGTTTAAGTATGTCTTCTCACAAAGTGGTTCTGCTGTTGGCTTCAACGGCACATATGCACGGCTTCCTTTCGGTTTGATATAACGAAGATTAGTGTTATTTTCGTCATGTCTACGATTCTGATACAGGATCAGAAGTTGGCATAACATCTTTGTGGATTCCACCTGGGATACCACACGATATAAAGAAGTCGTGACAATATGCTGAAAATGTCTGTTTTCCTGAAGATCATCGCTGATCTTGCTACCATAGGTACGGACATATTTATCAAAGTATCTCATATAAGTACCTGGGAACATTTCCAGTTTCTTAAGACCCGCTTCGAAGTCTTTTAAGCTATCTCCAGCATGAAGAACTGCATTTTCTGCAATACCTTTGACTGTCTGTGGTTTCTTTCTGTGATACAGATTATCCGCAGCTTCTCTTACTTTCTTAAAGCGTTTATGTAAAAACTGCTGTGGTTTTAAACGTTCAAATGCACGTTTCCACATCTCTGGGTATAAGAAGACATCTGTATCTACATGATCTGCATGAGTCAGTAAGATCATGAAGAACTTACGCTCGTCGTGATTTAAGTGATTCTTGAATTTTGGTTTGGTTGTTAAGGAACCATCATATGTCGGATCTGAATATACAGCAAATGCACGTAATACATCAGTTGCATTGTTGATATTCTTTGCCAGATTGGTGGCATTGAAACCATGGTGCAAGTATTCATATACCAACATCGCAAAGGTTTCTTTACATGGAACCGTGAACTGACAACGATCCCAGTTGTTGATTTCTGGAGCCACATATTCCAAGAATCCTTTCACATCGGCTGTCATCGTCTCACTCATCGGATTGTTTGATGCAACTAATGAAGTGAATATTGTAACAGCATCACCGATCATATCGAATCCGATGTTTAAGCGTTCTTTACCTTCAATATTGGTAGCCAGCTCATCTAACAGATTCGTCATATAAGCCGTTTGATCCTTGTGTTCATCATTGAAGTATTTGGCTTTTGCTTCCTCAACTTCTTTGACGTTCCGATCATCTAAGAGATGATAGCTTTCGCAATCATCCACGCCCATAATCTGAGTCAGTGTATAATGTACGATCTGCACCATATATGGATCGATTCCTGCATTCTTTAAGTCTTCTGCAGTCACGCCATCTCCATATAAGGTAGTATAAGATCTGGTAGCACCGGTTACTTCTGCAAGATAGGCATTTGCGTTACGTAATGTAAATACCGCAGTTGCTCCATCCTGTTCCGTAACGATACGTTCCAGTAATGTAATTAAATCATTTGGATGGATATAGTATCCATATTCCTGAAGAGTCCTAGCCTCTTTTAAAATCCCCAGTACTGCTTCAGAGTCTGCCAGGGTGACTTTTTCTGAGCTATATGGGTTGATCTCCTCTAATGTCGGGAAAACAATCGTATTCCTGTACCGGAGGGTTAAGTTGTTTGACGCTTTAATTACGTCCATCAATAAGTGTTTCATTGAGTTCTCCTTTCATGTTCATAGTTTGAAGAAAAAAGAACCCATTGGACAAGCAGAGTCGATGATTATTCACAATATTAGCAGTATTGCGGCTTCGGTAGCCTTGATAGAAGTAATCAACTCTATACGTCCAATGGTATAGTTCTTTTCTCAATGTGCGTGGTTCTCTTTTGACAAGCAGGTACTCTATTTGTATTCCGATGTGACTCGGAGATACTCCGGATTTGAACCGTTATATACTTTTGTACAACCATTTGATAGAAGTAAGAATACCTATACGCCAATGACCACAAAATTTAATTTGTATCGCAAGCAGCCTCGGTGAGGTTCTTGGCAGGGTGTGCGCTCCTGCGGCACGTAACCACAGGCACTCCCTAAATTTTCTGTTATATAAGAAATAGAAGTAACCAAGACTATACGCGATGTTAAGAATGAGCTGTCAACCTTGTCAGACAAGCGAGATCGGTGATCATTAGGCAGCGTCGGTCCTGTCCTATATTTTGGGTTTTCAGGCCAATAATTAATAGAAGTAACCAATCTCATACGGGTTCATAGCGACAGTCCCCATTAATTATCTTGTTAGAACCCTTATAAAAAATTATGTCACCTAATGCCAGCACTGAATGCTAACACTAGGTGAAATGATATCATAATCCGTTCGCGAATCTTTACCCCAATTTAAAAACTACACCACGACCAGACTTACTAAATTGTTTTAGTAGTCAAGTTCTTCTTCTGGGATTGCTTCAGTTTCTGGATCTACGTTTGGAATACGGGCATCCAGAATTGGGATAATCTGGCTATAGAGCATTTTGTAAAGCTCTCTGTCGTTTCTGAAATCTTCTGTCATATTACGAGCCGTGAACTTATGCTCTTTTCCATTTTCAAGATTTGCAAAGTAATAACCACCACGGTTACCACCAAGCAGACCCATTTCTTTTGCGAACTCTACAGAGGTTCTTAAGGAATCAAATCCACGCACCTTATCATAGATAACATGAATATCCATACCATTCGTAGATGTACGAGATTTGATAACACGAATCTTCGCACCAAATCCGTCGATTCCGTCATCTTCCACGGTCTTCTTCTCAGATCCACATGCAATGAATTTCAGGAGCTGGTTTGCTAAGTACTGTGGAGCTAATCCACCAGGAGCGGTTTCGTCCTGATTTAAGTAAAGCATTTCTGCAGGTGATGGCATACCACCAATATTACCACGTTTCTTAATCTGGTTGATTGAGATAACGATGATATTTGCTTCCTGTTGATACGGACCGATCTCACTGTAAAATCTGGAGATTTCACCAGTTACACGCATACGGTCTGTCTGAGAGGAGATATCTTCTACTTTCGCACGGTCTTTCTTATCATTTAAGTTCACATCCGTTGATAACTGTGGGATGGAGTCAATGATAATTACAGTTGGTACGTACAGAAGAATTGGTTTTCCAAACTCATCCAGTTTTCCCGTATCGTATTTGTACTTTTTCGGGTCAGAGACTTTCTCCATGTAGATCTTCATCAGAAGTTTCTTGATGTCACTAATGGAGTAGCTACCCTGTTTCAGTATGTACTTGTCTTCTTTTTCAATCTGACTCATCTTAAATCTGGTCAGATTGATAATACGTGTATAGTTTTGTGCCTGTTCAAGGTCGAAGTGATACACGTTTGCATTTGGAATATTTCTTACAATAGCCGCTGCTGTCTGGACTGCCCAGGTAGTTTTACCTGTAGACGGCTTACCAATACAGCAAACCTGCTTTCCTGCAGCAACTCCAAGAGCTGCATACGAATCAACTACTTCATCGTTCTCGTTAAAAACGTTGACACGATATCCAAGGGAATAGTCGATGACCGGAGATCCAGTCTTATATGAATAAGATGTGGAATCCGGTAAGTAGAGTCTTTCATCTTTTGGATCACTCTCTAAGAGAGCTTGTACAATTGCATTTCGCATTAGACGTTCACCTCATATTTCTTTTTTAAGATATTTGCAGAAGTCATGTGTACTTTCATCAGTAACGCACTCTTCTGTCCATCAGATAATACATCAGTATTTTCGATTTCTTCGAAAAGTTTGGTTAAAGTATCGTCAAATTGTGCATATAAGGTGGAATCGTTTGGAGTTTCTTTTTCTGCAGAGAGTTTCTCTTTGACTGCGGTTGCAAGAGCCATTGTCTGGGCATGACTTAATCCGGCTGTAAAATGAGGTTCTTCATTTACTATCGTAATGGTAGGTTCCGATTCGATAGTATGATCGGTCCGCCCGTCATTGTTTGTTGTCATATGTGCGCCAAGAGGCTCTGTTAAATGCCCACTTAGGGTATTCGGATGCATCATTTGTGCAACTTCTCTAGGAGTTAAGGCAGCACCGGTAGGAAGTCCTCCTGAACGGTGTACTACCGTTGATTCTGGAACTGGTCGTGGTACTTCAATCAAACCAGCATTTTGTAAACTATCTTTCATCCGATCGTATGTTTCGGATATCTTTAACGGATCCAACGACTCTAAGGTCGTTTTAATATCGTTCATATCCATAGTTGTGTTCTCCTTTCATAATCTGTAATAGATTGTCCTCCGGAACATACAAAAAAATCAGGGGTTATTTAAAACCCCTGATGTCATCGGTATTTAACGTATCACCGAAGAAGTGGATGAAAAGTCCCAGCTGGTCAACTTTCATTCCATCATCTTCTAAAACAGCAAACCCATCAAATCCGGAGAAGAGTTTTTCTTCTATCGATATCTCTGGATACTTGCCTTCACTGTCATTGGTAATGTAATTATGAAATCTTGCGATCGGTGTGATCTTTAAGATTTCTAAGACTTTTTGAAAATCTTTGTTGCAATTTTTTACCACTCGATAGTAAATTGGATCTATCGTTTTTCCAATCTCAAAGAATACCTTGTCCGTTTGAAGAAAGATAGTCTCTTCTTCATCATAGGTACAAGGGATCGTTACAATCACTTCTTTTTTTCTTAAAGGATTCTCACTCTTTGTCTCAAAGCCGCACATTCGTATGTTGTTAGAACGAAAAGTATCTTTAAACTTGAGAGGATCCTCGATGTAGCGTTCCTTATAATTGAAGAAATTCATGTTTCGTGTCTTCATGAATTTCTTAGCCAACTTCTTATCGAATGTGTATGCATATAATTTCGGTACCTCATAAAGTCTCGTTGGGGTACCGATTCGATAAAATAAGTATGCGATATGACCATCTGATTTACTCATTTAGACCCTCTTATTGATGTCACAATCTGCAACAGATGGATTGTTGTAACGTTCCAGGATAACAGGTTTTTCGTACTCTTTCTTCATTGTAATTGCAAAAGGTGATCGATTCAGTAATTTATATATAGGTAACATAAAATATCTATCTGTATCACAATTTGATCGATAGCTTTTGTAGAACGCATGTCTGCGTTTAACACCTGCAAAACGCAATAATCTCAAAGCTGTATTTTTGCTGCATTTTCTAAGTATAGCTCGCTGTGTAGTTCTCATATTCATATCCTCCTTAAAAATAAAAGAGGACTGAGATTTCTCTCAGTCCCCAAATGAATTATTCGTAAATTGCAGTTCCGTTTTTATCGGACTTGATGTTTAACTTGTCTTCGATTGCTGAAATAATCGTAATCTTATCAACACCATCATCCTGTCCAATACAGTCAACTGTAATACAATTGCAGAAGTTGATCATGAACTCATCATCCTCAGATTCACGTCTACGGATCTTAAGATAACTGATGATGCTTTCATAAATGGTTACAAATAACGGGAATACTAATTCTGGTGAACCCAGATTAATATCAATTGCTTTCAATGACTTTAATGCACGATTTGCAATTGTTAAAGTATCTTCTGGATTCTGAATCATATTCTCCTGATTCCAGTTACGGATATATTCCTTACAATGACCATCCAGTTTGATATCATCGTCATCCTTAACGGTATAATGTGGAATATCTTTTACATATGGACAAAAGTTTCCATTCTTCTCATCTTCGTCATTATCTGAATTTGAGAATCCAATATTGATACGATTACCAATATTGATGTTATAAGTTGCATTGGTTGCTCTTCGGTCCAGAAGCTGCTGAATGATCGCTCTGAAGGTCTCTACAAAGATCATTGCAGTCATCTTATAGTAACTGAAGAACGGATCATCCGGACGTCTTAAGTTGACTCTGAAACGATCGTAGATCACCTTATTCGCAGTATCACAGATCAATGCAATATCTTTCTGATTCTCAAACGTTCTGCTGTCATATGCTTTGATCAGTTTCTGCCAATCTTCCGGAATCTCTTCCACTTGTTCTTCGTTGTCGATTTCTTCAATGGCATCATCCATTGTGATTGTGTCCTCCTCGTCGGTTGTGATTTCGGTACCCTCCGTATCGAAATTTACTTTAAAGACTTTCTTCTTTGCCATGTTTGTATCTCCTTTGTTTGATTTATGATGTTTAATTACACCATAGAAATAATATATCTCTATGGTGTAATCGCATCATTCAGTTACTTTCCGCTTTTCGCGTATTTGGCTTTGATTTTCTGCAGCTTCTCATAAGTACTATTACAGATCTTATGTAAGTAATCTTTTTCTGTCAATTTGCTCTTGATCTGATCAAAAGTACCAGCAGTACTATAAATTGGTGCAAAGCCATCGCCAACGTCATTGATGATTGCCAGAGTGATCTTACGTCTGTTACGATCAGTGGATGCTGTAAAGAATAAGTCTTTGTAACGAACGTCGATCTTCTCATCCATCATATGTACTTTCATGGTGACAAATCCGAATTTCTCATGTCCTTTATTTAAGGTCACTTTAATGCGAACACCGTTTCCTTCTTCCTTGAATGTGTCAGCACAATATGTCTGAATCTCTTTGGATAACGTAGACAGAAGCTTGCTTAAAGCATTCTCTGGACCAGGTGCAACTGGCTTTCTTGGCATCGGACGTTTGCCACCCTTAAAACCAGGTTTGCCATTCTTATTAAATGGCTTCTTGTACGGTGGTTTAGATCCACCATTGTTGTTGTATTTACGATCGAACTTTGCAGGACGTGCTTCTTTGTCTTTGTTTACAAAGTCTTTATGATCGTTTTTGGTATTTGTTGGGACCGCAGAGCTATTTGCCCATTTGGTCCCGATTGGTTTCTTTGGTGCTTTTTTAATTTTTGAGCCCATGATTAACCCTCCTGGATTTTATTTTTCGTTAGAATCCTGTTTCCATCCAGATAGGATTTCAGAAGGATTATTTTTCAGGTTCATTTACGAATATGTCTGTATATGCCGGATAAATCGGATAATAACGTAACTGTGTTTTATAAACCTCTTCAGGGTCTGTGGTATCTAATGTGATGATTGTCTCTTCAGAAGCTCCGATCATTTCATCGATCTGATCCTTTAATGTATGCGGATAATCAGAATAGATACGTTCTGGACCATATTCACAATCATTCATTGCAGCAAGTGGATCTCTCTTTTTCAGACACTGACCATGTTCCAGCACATACATGAGTTTCTCTTCGCGACCAAAATTGATGTATTCGTATGGTTCTTCATCTTTCGGGATCGCTACATAGGTCTTTGTCGGAACTTCATCTGGTGTATCATAGGATTTCGCACCGATCATATAGAAGGTATACAGTCCGTTTTTGTTATACTTCTTATAGACATAGGGAAGTCTATTGATATCATGGAACAGAATCTGCTGGATACGGCAGATCTCCGGATATAAGCATTCCAATAAGTTTTCGAAGTTTTCTGGTATACAACTCTTACGTGTTGGAACAAAGTCTCCCTTGCGATAATCTTTGATCAGACGATCACGGAATGCAGATACATAGGATGCTGGTACTGCTAATGCAATTGCAAGTGCATATGCCTGACGAGGGAATTTCTGTACCTGTGTGGTAATAGGATTCTCAATTTCACCAAGGAGATTATAAACATTATCGTGAATTTCTGTATACATCTCGTTATGAACGATTTTGAAGATGTCACGTAATCTGTACGGTTTCTTGATTTCGTCCAGACGTCTGAAAGCATATTCGTCTTCCAGTTCAATTTCACGGTTAACCTTCGGTCGTAATAGAGCCACTGGATATGCGTAATCTGGTCCTGTTGGTTTTTCTGGTTTGTCTTCCTTGGTTTCTACACCGTCTACTTTCTCAGCCAGTTTATCAATCTTAGTATTAATATCCGTAACGATTGTAGATAATGTATTTGGTTTTACAGTTGCAGGTACAATAGAAGATGCTTCTATTGGTGTTGGATGTTTCAGCTGGAAAATCTCTTCGTTCTGTTTTCCAATCTGGATTTTTAAGTCTCCAACTTCTTTGGTTAATTTCTGGATGGTTCTATAATCTTCTGCAGCTTTATCGTATGCGTGTTTCAGCTCGGTTTCTTTTGCTTCAAGATCAGCGTTCAGTTTCTCGTATGATTTCTGAGAACCTTCCATATCACGCTTAATTGCTTCGATCCGTCTTTCAAGTTCCTTGTTCTTCTCATATAACTGAAACAGCTGTTTATCTTCTGCAGTAGTTTTATGCAGTACAAGTGCTTTTCTTTCGTTTGTAGTATCGATGTAATTATCCATCTGGCGATCAGCTGCTTCATCCAGATCAATGCCCTGCATTTTTGCGTAATCCGGTTCTAATTTCTTGGATAATGAAAGTTTTGTACTTGTTACGTATTTCAAGTCAGTACCGTCATATATGCGTGCTTTAAGTTCTCTCATATCAATTGGGTTTATGAAATCATAAGTAATATCATTATTCAAAGCATGGTACGTCTTTGATTCCATCAACTTATTCAGATAATCCATGATACTGTGATTATCCGTTGGTGCTTTTGCCGTGTTGATCACTGCAAATCCGTATTTACCAGAAATGACAGAGATTCTGCATTCACACGCGCTGCTGTACTCGCTCATGGAATCGATTAACTTGCTCAGTCTCTTAGCTACGTACTTTTCGATACTCTTGTTTTTTCTTGACATAATCATGTCCTCCTTAAATAATTAGTGTAATCATTAGTCTAATGATTCAATAAAATAATATATAACCGTTTTAACTAAAACGAATAAAAAAAAGAAGGGACTATTTAGTCCCTTCTTTCAGTCCTGTGCTTTGTATCTCTGAATGAACTCTTCAGCCGTATAGATCGGAATCTTGTGATTCTTCGCATATACTGCTTTGGTACTATTGATGTTATGAGTTGGAACAACTAGAAAGTTTGTTCGACCACTGATACTATTACGAACGACACCACCAGTGGATTCCACTAATTCTGTAACGGTCTTCTTTCGTTCGTCGTTTGCACCAAACGAGCTAAATACCAGCTCAAACTTTGGTTGTATTTTCGTATAATGCCGAACCGTATACGTCTTTTTCAAGAACTTCAAAGTTTCTTTATTTGACTTTTCTTGCAATCCATCTATGATCCAATGAGCTGTCATTTCTCCAATCCCAGAGATTTTCTTTAATGCATCATAATCTTCATTATCGACCGCATCTAACAAATCATCTTCCGTTATCTTATCAAAGATCTTTTGGAATGTAGCAGTTGATAGGTGCTTGATGCATAAAGAACCATAAAGTCTCGCTTCATCAATTGGAGTATCCACTACTCTCTGAATCGAATTGATCAATCGTTCGCATTTCTTAGCACCGAAGTTATCTAAGGTCATTAATTCTTTTGTGACCTTTCGTAACTTATAGATATCCGGAATGTCATCTACCAAATGTGCATTGTACATCTGCTCGATCAAGCTGTCTCCTACATACGCAATATTCATACGTTCAATATGAGATTTGATCTTTCCCATCTTCTTGGAAGGGCACTCTGCATTGTCACAACAAGCAGTAACTTCACCTACCTCTAGGGGTTGTCCACATAACGGACAATTTTTCGGAACTTCGATTCTCGGATTTCTACTGTGTTTACATTTTGGGTCGTCAGGATCAAAAGTTGCAACTGGGATGATATCGTAGCCGATCTTGATAATATCACCAGGGCCTAATTCCATCAGCATCAGATTTCCAATACTGCCTAAAGATGCTTTCTGAACCATGTTACCTTTTAGCTGAATCGGTTTGAAATGAACCACTGGCGTGACGTTTCCGTATAAGCCTAATGAGAATCTCACATCGGTTACTTCGGTATATCCATAAACTTCGGTAAACTTATAAGCTACTTCGAATTTTTGTTTGTTATTCTCACGTCCTAAGATCTTTTGAATCTTCTCATCGATGATGTAAATAACAGCACCGTCACAACGAAGACCACCAATCTCGTGATGTTCTTTTGCGAACTCTTCGATCTTTTCAAAGTCGTCGAGATTGCAGTACAGATGCGGATAACTAAATACACCTGGCTCTAAGATCTGTAAGCTTTCATCACCTTCTTCCAGATAGGATGCACGAAGTGGAACCGGAACTAAATATGGAACTAATTCTTTTAAGTCTCCTTTGGTTTCACCATTCATAATCGCAGAAGCAAACGCTCTCGTATTCTTATATGGTTTCTTTGGATGCTCTAAGTTGTATTTCGCAAGATCATCGGATTTGGCCATAATCTCGAACTTAACACCAAACGGTTTCCCGTTTCCGAATGGAGAAGTTCTATGCCCGATTGTCGGAATCGTTTTTGCCAATTCTTTAAACACCGGAGTGACAATGATCGCTTCATTTAGCTTTGTATATCCACGAGTCAACGCTCGCTGTAAATCTCCCATCTCATCATACTCTAAGATCGCAGAGACGCCATCCCATTTCGGGAAGATATACACATGAGTATCCCATAATGGATATGCTTCTCCAGTTCGTTCTTTAATCGTATTTCCAGAGGTATTAACCCAATCACGTAAACCTCTTCGATTTGAAGTATCTAGTTTTTCACCTAAGTAGTAAATCTTATCTAAAGTTCCTCGTAGGGATGGATATAGATGATATCCTTTTGGTTTATTGGTTACGACCGGTTGTGTGATATCCAGGTCAATTCTTAAATCATGTAAAAGATCTAGTTTTTCCCAAAGTTTATCATACTCAGGATCTTCGATATGTGTATCCATCCCAGTTTGTTCATAGATGATACTGGCAGCTTTTAAGATCGTTGCCAGTTCTAATTCTAAATCTAAATTATCTCGTAAGTCATCAAGACTAATCCCAAGAAAGTAATCTACAAACGGTCTGGTTTCATTATAAACCACCGTTTGTAGATCTATTAAGTCTTTTGGTTTTGCGTCTTCTACTACGCACTTGTCATATAAGTGCTTCACTTTTTCAATTATTGGATCCATGTTAAATCTCCTTTCTTGTTTGGTTCTATGTAAATAATATATCGTTTCCCACAGTAAAGGAGGTGGCAACAATGAGTGATTACACATTTCATAGAATATTGCAACGCACATGCAGCAATGGTCCTATGACTAACGCTCAAATGCAGGACGAAATTGATATGGGGAAGCTTCTCTTCCCCGTATTTTTTTTATAGTTGTCACCTCTAACTGACTGTATCTTCTATAATAAGCTTTGATAGATATTACATCATGAACTCGGAAATCCGAAAGATTCAATGATGTAATATCTATATGATTACATAGTAAAGGAGGTGATAACTATGAATCAGAAATCCATCAATTATTTGATGCGATTTGCATTACATGGCGGTCATTACAGCACTAATGACTGTCGTGAAATTGAGCATTTAGCTCAGTTGTATGGTACAGATCCGGATGCATATAACCAGGCTGTTGCAAATATTCATGCAACGAATGGTTCAACATACCCGATGTACTAAGCATCAAAGATATGGGGAAGCTTCTCTTCCCCGTATTTTTTTATAGTTGTCACCTCTAACTGACTGTATCTTCTATAATAAGCTTTGATAGATATTACATCATGAACTCGGAAAACCGAAAGATTCAATGATGTAATATCTATATGATTACATAGTAAAGGAGGTGGCAACTATGAATAATCACACATTTCATCATGTAATGAGTTATGTGATGAATAAACCGATGTGTTCGAAAGAACAAATGCAGTTTGAAATCGATTGTGTTGAGCGTAAAGTTCAGTCTATACAGACAAGACCTACAGACGCTTACGTTACAACACAGCGATGATCAAACAAAAGATATGGGGAAGCTTCTCTTCCCCGTATTTTTTTATAGTTGTCACCTCTAACTGACTGTATCATCTATATTGAAACAGCATTTGATCCATACGCTAAGATGGCGTATGGATCGAGGTTTGATTGTTCCAACATCTTTGGAACGTACTTGAATTTACTTTGGTTTTTCCAAGACGGTTAATCATGTATATAACCTAAGTGATTTACATCACTTACTCTAATGTAAGCGTTCTTTTAAATTTCCAATTTTTTTGGAAGGAGGGAGAGACGCTCACATCTAGCGTCTCTCCATGTAATGAATATTGAAGATCCGTCTGATCTTCGTACACAACCGTTAAGATTTGAAATTCTCAATTGTAGAAAAAGAAAGAATTTCTAATAAAATGGATATTAGATGTATCTACACCCTAGGGCAGGTAACGTCCGCCCTACTTAAATGTAGATGTAAAAATAAAACCACATACGGTTCACGGTCCGTATGTGGTTTTATGAGAATCCATCTGATTCTCGTACGATTTGCACCAATATAGTTAACAAGATACTACATTGATTAAAATAAGGTAGGTAATAATGCTGTCCTAAGCATTACCCCAGGGCTATTGTGAGGCCCTATCTTAATGTACAAATAGTGATAAAAAGTTAGTGAATCTCACGACTCACTAACTTAGTTAGAGGCCCTTCTGGTCTCTGTACGCATATAGTTCAAATAAAAAGACCTCAATTAAATAAAAGGACTTTCGGAGAATATACCTTCTGATACATCTCACATAATATTGTGGTATATGAGTAGGACAAAGATTCTTGTCCTAATATATTGTACCTATGTTGATAAAAGATAACCAGGTCGTAACCTGGTTATCTTTCGAGGGGTGTGGGATCCATCTGATCCCTGTACGGATTGTGATTTGTCTATAGCGTTTCTACAGGAGGATGACCTATATGATATGAAATGGCCTCCTCAAATAACTGTATATGATCAAATATTTTCGTAGAGTTGTCCACCCACTGGACAACTCTACGAAAAATTGATTCTCCATCTGAGAATCGTACGGTTAAGTTCATGAAAATAAAATTTTATCTATATACATAAGAAAGGAGCACAGTTCTATGAAAAAACTGTACAAGTATTATCAAAGAAATTACCGATATCACTCGAAATATCTTTTACTTAAATGTATAGACAAATGAAAATATAGATGAGCACGGGTTCCAAACCGCCTCATCTATATTCCTGATCACCCACTCTGGTGATCGTACACAACAACATTACCATTGTCTGAATCAGCCAGACAATTTAGCGGATCTTTTTCAATCCTACTGTAGTGTAATGTCAAAAATAATTCTTAAATCTCATAAAGGATTCATAATGGTTATAATTTAAATTAAAAGCAATCTTTTTTCTTGGGGGATCCATCTGATCCCCGTACCCATGTTTTAATCATATAAAGATAAAAATGGTGTAACCCGAATGCTTTATCCGGGTTACTAGACAGTTTGATTTCAAATACTTTATTAGTTGGGAATTACATTGTAAAGGGTTATTTTGCTAACGCTTCCTGCGGCCGCAAGTTCGTATTAAGTATTAGTAAATACAACGTCTGCCTTCGCATCCGTTAAGCTCTCCAACCCCTTACGGGGTTGTTAGAGCGCTAATAATTTATAATTTGAAACGCTAACGCGTTCCGAAATTATAAATATTTACATGAATGAAAATCTCTATAATATCTACTAAATATGTAGAAAGTGTAAGATAATAAAGATTCTCTATACATATAAAAGCACTCTATAAATAATTAAAGCATATCTTCAATAATCATAATCTCATTTAAGATATCCTTCATATAATTTGGGTCATAGTAAATTAGATCTTTGTTTGGTTTTGGATCAAATTCTCTAATAGAAGTACAGTTGTTAAGAATTAAGATATCATTCCAAAACTCGGTTGTTCCATATACATCATAGGAAAATGACTTTGGACGAAATCTGTAATTTGCACAATCTTCTTCTAAGAGCTGTACATATACAAGATGTTGAGATAAGAAATCTCGATACTTTGCAGTTAAGGAAGAAAACGGTGTTTCTATGATAGTATCAGATTCCCGATTGTACATGACTAAAGCTGGATGAAGAAGTCGATAGGATAAGTCACGTTGTTTAATATCTTTGATTTGATCATCCGTAGTTGCCGGAATTAAAAGACTCATGAATTTCACCTCCAATTGAAAATCCGCATAATCAATAATTGCAGTGATGTAATATTTCCGTGGAATTCAGGAAGTTCGAGATCCTGCAATTTTAGGGAGCTCAACTCCCTTGATCAAGGTTTTTTTATTTTTATCCAAGAATCTTGCTATCTTGTAAATGAGAGATCAGATTATCGACATGATCAGATAATACACCGATCTGCTCTGGGTCAGATACATGAACATGATTCATATCTCCAGAATAGAGATTGGATGTGTTCTTATCGCTGTTATAAGATGCATCACGTGTAGTTTCAACAACTCCATGTGAGAGTAACCCACCAAGAAATTCTGTATTGACCTTCGTACCAGATTTTAATTCTCGATACGCAATTCGTCCACCACCTGTCAGATAAACTTTATCAATCCCATCCCAGTTCGTATTTTTGGAACATGCGAGAGTCAAATAGTTTTGACTTTTTAAGGTGGTCTTAAGGGTTGGTTTGCACTCGCTTGCATTTTTTAAAATCGTTCCTCCCTTAACTTGGAGAGTAGAGATTTTTGGAGTGCCAGACGAAATCTTCGTCATCAATTCAGAAATATACAGTTTCATCGGATCTCCTGGAGAAGGTGTTTTCATATCCGAATACAGTTTTGCTGTAAAGGCTTTGTCATTTAATGTGACTGGTGGAACCAATCTGGATAACATCTCGAAAACCTCCTTTCGTCGTTAATGAGGTGTTTTCGATCCGCAGAATGATTTGCAGTAATTATATATGATTTATGTGAATCAGAGAAATCATATACATATAATCCGCAAAGAACTCTGATCTGAAAATTGCATAGCTTTGAAACAGAAGCAAAAAGGTGTGTTGGATCCCTGTACGACAAGTACAAAATGCTATGATCCTGGCTAGCGGAAGTCGTTAAGAAAGGTCTATATGAAGACTATGACAACAAAACTTATGGCACTCGTAAACAAAGCAAATGATATGATGTCAATTGATTGCATCAGATCGTCCGTCATGAAACTCTTTGACTTAGAGGTTGAAGCATTAGCTTTAATCCTCTTGGCCAAATACGCGATGTTTGCAACAACAATTATCGGTTCTAAAGGAGCCGTTATTGTAGCAACCATTTTGGTTGCAATTAATTTCGTTATTAGATTAATTGCAGCTATCAAAGCTGTACCACAAAGTATCCGTGCATATGAAGCTTGCAAACGAGAATACGAACGTTACAAAGCTTGGTGTGAAACACAGAGCGAAGCGGCAGCTAAAGCAGCAGAAAAGAACCAGGAGTAATCCTGGTTTCTTTTTTTGGTTTCTTTGGATTTGACAGTGGATTAACACAGACAGAAAGGTGTGACAACAACTATGGGTATTGAATTAAATGAAGACCAGCTCTTTACCGCTATGGATATGGAGCATTGGTATCATTCAGGAACCAAACAAACCTATGAGATTTCTGGTGCCGCTGGTACTGGAAAGACCACAATGGTATTATATCTGATAGAGCAATTGGGATTATCCCTAGACGAAGTTTTATTTATGGCATACATGGGAAAAGCGGCTACACAGTTGGCCCGCCATGGGTTGCCAGCAAAGACCATTCATTCTTCAATTTACGATTATGAAGTCGTTCCCGTCAAGGATGAGAACGGCCACAGAATCTTTTTATCTGATGGACGCGTCAAATACAAAGGTCAGTTCGTTTTGAAAGATCACATGAAGAAACGAATTAAGCTCATTGTTGTCGATGAATGTGGTATGGTCCCTGTAGATATTGCCAAAGATATTCTAAGTTATGACTTGCCAGTCATTGCGTTAGGTGATTTGAATCAGTTACCACCAGTCTTTGGAAATCCTTATTTTTTACAGAAACCAGATTCCATTCTAAGAAAGATCATGCGTCAATCCGAAGGAAACCCAATCGTTTGGCTATCGCAACAGATTCTACAAGGCAATTACTTAAAACCAGGTGTATATGGAAAATCCGCAGTCATTCACCGAGCAGACTTAAATGACTTCATGTTTAAGAATGCAGACATCGTATTGACGGAACGAAACAACATCCGTACTTCCGTGAATAACTACTATCGAAAGTATCTGTTAAAATACAACAACCTACTTCGTCCATACATCGGAGAAAAAGTTATTTGTCGTAAAAACAACTGGGATCTATCGTTAGGTAAGGGTGTCTTTTTTACCAATGGTTTGACTGGTACGTTAACGGATGTCAACATGTCATCATTCAATGGTAAAACGATTAAAGTTGATTTTATGCCGGACTTTTTAGATAAGTCGTTTGGAAGTGTTCCGGTTTCGTATAACCATCTTTTCAACTTAGATGAAACGATGACGGACAGGCAGAAAGCTGGTGAGCGTTACCTTGACAAGATTGAGTTTGCCTATGCAATTACCACACATTCTTCACAAGGTTCCCAGTATCCAAACGTAGTATTCTTAGAAGACGATCGAGGTGTCTGGTCTGCAGATATGAGAAAACGAATCCATTATACTGCCGTTACCAGAGGTATCGATAGCGTCACATATGTATTAAACACTTAAGAGGAGGGACACGAAAATGGGTTGTCTATCAGTTTTATTCGCAATTGCACTGATCATTACGTTTGTTGCTGTATTTATTGCAATGATTCCAGTAGGGTTGACAATTATTCTTGTCATGCTTGGAATCATGGTCATATTTGCAACCATTGGATGGATCATCATCTTGATTGAGAAAATTCGATGCAAATCAGGACATCATAAGTTTAAAAATTATCAGTACATAGATGGTGTCAAATATGGATATTGTGAAAATTGCAATAAATTTTATCGTTACAACGACTATGATCATGAATGGGTCTATGTCGACGAAGCGACTTATAAAGAAATGAGAAGACGAGAGATATATAAAGATATTACCGGAGGATCTGACGTATGAGTAAGAAACCGAAATTAGAAGGAAAACCAATTTACGATACACCAGTCAAGATGCTTCCGGATATGATGCATTGCTATCAGTGTATGGATTATCATTTGGATGATGAAGAAGACTTAGATTGCGAAAAATGCAAATCTTCCAGATATCGGTATGGGTACTTACAGAAAGTGGAACGAAAATTACTATCTGATTATGGAGTTGTTATCTTTGAAGATGGTGAAATCGCAACTGTTCCCTTATGCCGATTAGAAGTCTTAGGCGTTCCGAAAGTAGAACGTTAATTATGTGAGAAGAATATCTTTAGGGTATTCTTCTCACCTTTCGTTCATATATTATCTATATGAATAAGAAGCAAAGGAGGTTTAAACCATGAGTGAATTTTACGATTTAGACAAGGAGGAGACTCTATATAATTATATCATAGGTACTCTTACCACAATAAAAGCGCGTGAAAAATGGGATAAAGAAACTCAGAGATATCTATTCAAGAATCGAATCCCAAACTTTCTGTATACGCTTCGATGGTCGAGTCGAGATAAGTGCGAAATTACTTATCGTAACACAAAGAAACTCGTCATTGACATTGAAATTCATTACGCTGGAAAAGATAAATCTTGGGGAGAAACTATCAGGTGTGATGACTTTGAGAACTTTTTCTATGAGCCTGACTTGGAGATTTTAGATATATCCAGTTATCCAAGACAGGACCAAAAAGAACGAAGTGTACGTGACGATATCCATGACATCACAGACTATGTACATAGTTTTATGGAAGCATACCGTCAAACGTTTACCAGGTGGACGATTAGAAAACAAAAAGATCTCCTAGAAAAACTCAAAAGAGATCTTAATATCATGATGATCTTACGGCCAGAATATGAGTCGGTTTCAATAGAATATGATCACACGGTTAGATTTGGAAATAAAATACGATTTGACGTTAAGATTCACCCGACGGATCATGGCGCTGATGATATCGAATTTCAATTAGTTACGGAATACGATGAGTATTGGTAGAATTTTATGAAAGTTGGAGGATAAGAGACATGGCAAATGAAATGATTTCAAAATTGATGTCACTCTTTGATATTCCAGATATCAAGATTGGTTCAAAAATAAAGGATGAAAAGTTCGAGTATAATAAACATATCGAATCACCATCCAAACATTTATCACGATATTTCTCAGAGGAAGAATGGGAAATATTACGTGCTAGGAAAACGATCAACTGGACGTATTCCGATGATACTTGGATTTCGAAACGTAATTACTTGACACGTCAGGACTACATTGAATCGGTCCGTGATCGTGGTGGGATTCTTGGATATAGTGATGGGATACGATACGAATCCCTTACAGACGAGGTGCTTGGTATGTGTCTGTTTGATATCGGGGATTATAATTCACCAATTACATGGGGAAGTAAACGCGCCCAAAAGACGTTTAAAAAATGGGTAAAAGAGTACAACATCATTGAATCAATTTATAGACGCTTTATAAAGATTCAGTATGCGGTACTTGCATTCTACTATGCTTGTGAGGATCGTTGTCTTGGAGTTTGGTTTACAACAATTAATCGCTATCACATGGCGGTTACATTAGATGATTATCTCAAGGTATTCTATGAACCAACTACGTATAAAGAGAAACACGTAGTTGGGATTTATACATGGCTACCACAGATCATCCCATATATTCGATTTCAGTTAATTGATATTTTGGAATTGATGGGACGCTCATATTATGATATTCCATGTATTAGTCAGACAAAACCATTTAATCGATGGGAGGATCCCATCTTAACACTGTTTAATGTGGTATTCGCACAGTTTCAGAAAGTTCTTCGAGCATTTAAGGAACCAGAAATGGTTCCATTCAATGCTATGATTATTCGAGATTTCTTGAATGAAACTTATCCTGCATTGATGGGAGTGAAATTTGAAACATCCGTCCTATTCCGATACAAGAATCTTTTCTATCATCATAATATGATGGAAACGATTCTTCTTATGGACTACTTAGCTGGAACGATCCGGTCATTCGAATTTCTCATGGGACGTCCAGATGTGGATGGTGAATCTGCGATCCGTTGTCAATTAGTTGCGCTAAATGATTTGTATCAAGCAATTAAAACAACGGTTGAGCAGTATAAAGAAATTGACCAGTATATTTTCAATAAGCCAGGAGAACTTACTTGGCATCGTGGATTAATATATTGCACGAAATATCGCAATATCAGCATGGATGAGTACTTGAAAGATAAACGATCATTATTCAAGAAACGTGTGATTAATCCAAACGGGCTGTATCAAAATCCAGCCACATACTGGAGTACCTTATTTACTGACTTTGAACGTCAGATTAAAGATATACTAAAATAGGAGGATATATCAAAATGGCTAGAAATAGCGTAAATCAACAGATTACATGTTTTAGCGTTCCAAGAGAAGCATTCTTGGAACGTGTCGTAAACAACGACGAATTAGATAAGAAGCAGCTTCGAGTCGTATTGATGTTACTTACAGAACTCGAAGGATGGCCGGAGTCGAAAACCTATGCAGAGAATGACCCGGACAACTTTAGAAAAGTCGAAGCCGATGCAATTGCTAGAACACTCGGAATGAAAAAGTCCGATGTCAAATGCATCTTGGCTGAATTAGTAGACCTTCACATCATTCAGGAAGGTCGTTCCAAAACTGTGAAAAAGGGATACAGATTCACGTTCTGATCCCTTTTCAATAAATACTTACAATCAAGGAGGAAACAAACATGCAGCATTCAATTAATTTATTAAAGGTTTACAGAAATCTGGACCTGGTATTATCTGAGTTAAAAGAAATTAGAACACATAATCGTCCAGGATTTCTTGAGGAACTTGAAAAGACAAGTGACTCAAAAGTGGTACATGCATCGATAAGCAACATGACCATGGTGGGGGTATCATACAATATAGTTACCAGCATGATGGAGCAGATTCGTAATCTTGGCAACCTCGTTCTTTCACATGAAGACTTTGATTTTAAAGTATCCGAACCATCATTCGACGACTTATACAAAGAGTATCTGGAGTGTGGTCCAAATGACCCATGCGATGCTGTTGAATTTGCCGAGTGGTGTCCAGATTTCATATTTGGTTTACAGTGTACCCATACTGATGCAGATGGTTATGGATCTGCACTACCAATGCAGGTTGCAGATGCGCACGCATATTGGTACTTTGATACTTACAGATACACATTCGTGATTCCATGCCCGGAGAATTTCGTGGAGGCTTACATTCTTCGAGCACTGGATGCGTTCGCAGATATGTTTGGTCATGATATTCCAGATGTACGTCCGTGGACCTTATTAATCACTGATGTTCCGATCCATGATCATACGTATGAAGAGCTGAGAGATGACTATAGATTTACATGGACAGACGTATTCTCACCGCAGCTCGTTCATGGATTTAAAGCAGGAAAACCTTGTACTGATTGGTTCGGTGCACCAGAAGAACACTTTGCGATGTACATCGACCATCACAATACGAATCCATTCTACAGGGATTATGTCGATAAGCAGAAAGAACTCCCAGTTGGGGTGTACACCTTCCCGACTTTTGGTGAGCTTAAAACAATAAAAGGCGTCGGAATTCCTGATGGATTAACTAAAGCTATCAACGAAGGTACTGATGAACTGAAAATTGCAGCAACCTTTATTACGGCTGCAATCTTAGACCCATTGGTTACGAATGCAACATGTATGGAGATTATAGATACTGCAAAATATCGTGAAAAATATTATGAATTTTGTGTGGCAATCTCTCAGTGGGACACATTTGAGTGGAGAGACCACCCAGAATTTAATCCTACATCTATTACACCAACAATGATTGGAAACATGGGATTTGAACGTCCGGTATATGCGGATATCAATGACTTAGTTGACCATCTCTGGCATCGCGTGGGAGGTATTCACCCAGAGCGTGACTCTTTCATGCCTCCAAAGTATATGGAAGCTTTAAAAGAGCACGATGAACTTCTGAAGAGTATGGCTCGTAAATTATGGGCAATCAGTTCCCACGTGAGCAGTATGAATCTTGGAATTCGTGGTCATAATGCGCCAGACCTTTGGGTAGTAATTCCGTTCTCGACAGTCGGAAACTTCTCACTCGTGTGTCACTACATGATGCAGCTCGATGAATATAAGAAACTCAAAGAAGACTATACTGTTGGTGTTATGGCATTGGATCTGATGGATTCTACTATTAGTTTCCGTACCGATGAGAAGATCGAAGTGGCTCGTGTTGATAAACTTGCAAAATACTATGGTGGCGGTGGACATCCACAGGCATCCGGTTTACATCATGATGGATTTGCAAGTGCTGTGAAACTCTATTTACAGAGCATCAGTGAGTTTAGAAAAGACTTCATGAAACATCAAAAAATGTCAGAGATCTTCAAAATGGGTCGTGTTGTAGAACCAGTTGAGAATATCGAATAATACACATACCGAGGGAATCTATAATAGATTCCCTCTTTTTTAGGAGGAAAATACTATGGAATTTAGAAGAGTAAAAAACACAAGATGGCAGAATCTTAAAGCAACTATCAAAAACTTCGTATATGATTACGTAAAGGCACACAAAGAACAGCTTGAGAATGGAGAACCAATTGCCGATGATGCATACCTCGAGACTAATCAAAGTACACTCCAATTATTTACTACGGATGATTCAGACACTCCAGCATTTGGAATCATTTCGTTAAATGACGTTCTGATGTATTTAAGCATCCAGCTGTCACTTTACGAAAACACGAAATATTATGATAATTGCAAAATGGAAGATGAATCTTACGAATCAGCGATCCATATCGGTGACAGCTTATCTGATCTTGATTTGGGAATCGTTGCTCGTTTATATGGAGATGCTATCTGGAATGCAGCTACATATGGCATTGACGATGGAGATGAATTACCAAAAGATTTCCGAGATTCCATGAAGATTTGTGATGTTACCCTTAAGGGTAAAAAAGTTCCAATTTATCTGGGATCCTTATACGATATGATCGATGCTAAAAATGATTGGTGTTCTAAACTGGTGATCAACTTCTATGCAAATATTGCGCGTCACGGATACTTTGTAAGTGAATATATGACGCAACTCGTAAAATTGTTGATGATGATCCCATATAGAGACACCCAGGAGGTATACTGGGAATATATCTCTGAAAGTAGCAATCCGAAAATGTTACGATTAGTAACCACACATAACCGAGATGCCTTGCAGAAATTCTTTATGAAAACAGTGCTTCTGATCAATCCAGATCCAAACTTTATCCATACCATGTTCAATATCGAGATTCCGGAACAGGTGATCGATGATCCATCCAGATATTATCGCTATATCCGTGACTTCTTAAATGAGTTATCGGATGCAGGCATCAACATGGTAGAATTAGCAGCTGGTAAAAACTATCGTCAGTTGTTACAGATTGAGAAATTTGTAGACTGTGAACGAAATGTATACCGTCTGGCAGGTTGCTTATCTGGATCTGTAATAAGCAACCTTGGTCGTGATGTGATCGAACAACTCAACGAATTTATCGCGGTTTCTGCAGAACGTCATGAACTGCTTGAAGATAATCCGTCGAATATGCTATTGACTCTGCAGGGAAGCGTCCTTGCCCATTTTGGTGTAACGATCAATTCTGATATTAGTGGTTATGACCCAACTATTTTCAGTACTTTAGAAGCGAAGATGCGTGCAGAGGATCTGAAAGTGGAATCAAATCGCCAGAACATCCACACGGTCGCATCCATTATGGATTGCAGCACGGAAGTCCTTACTTGCTTAGATGCGATGGAAGGATTGCTCTTATCTTCATTTAAAACCGATGGTGATAACGGTTATCTTATTGATCGACTTTCTTTACCGGCATTTATGACATTCATGAAACTGTATGCCCATACAGCATGCTACACCTATACTGATACCTTTAAGGAATCCGTAGGTGCTTACAAGTCAGATCCAGAAAAAGAAGTATTGATTCCACTTTTATTTGAATCTTTCCGCCTCTATTTCAGAAATAATAAAAACCCGTTCAGATATTTAAGCTATGTCGTGGATCCAGCGTTATTGATGAAATTTGTCGTTCGTCGAATCGAACTCGTATCCGACACTGAGCGATATGAATGTGACATGCGTCCGATCTGCAGAATCTTTGACATTGCTCGACTTGCAAACATTCGTCCATATGGGCAGATCTTTTCGAACAATGAAGCGGTTATAACCAATCCAAATCTGATCGTACAGTTCTTGGTATCTGGATCCTGTAAGCAAATGGATCCGATGTATCTGAAACAGTTCGTATTTCCGTCTGAGCCGGGTGCTCCACGTACCAGATTCTTAATGCGTTACATCACACAAGAAGAGACAAAGAAGCACATTCATTCGGACAATCGAAATGCATTTCGAAATGATCATATGGAGGTACATCTTGAGGCTTGTGAAACCATCGCAGATACCATTTTGGATAACTGTAGATATTGGTCACTGTTTCAGTCTGCTCTGTTTCATATTACAGAGCTTTTCCCATCTAACAACGTCATTGCCGTAATCAACTATAAAGAGGCTTCAAGAATAGTAAACAGAAACTCGATTGATCCAGCAGCTATCTTGTTTATGGATTATCTGGCGATGCACCATAGAAAGAACTAAGAAAAGAACCCAGACCTTAATTGGTCTGGGTTTTCTTTTTTGCCGATATATTATTTTTTTGGTCTGCTGAAGTTTCATTTCTGTAGATACTTTTAAAATAAAGGAGGTGTGTTATAATGGCAATACAACCATGTAGACAATTTTGTCTTCCCTTAGAAGGCAAGGATTCCAATAGCCGTAATCACGTGTATTCCGTTTATAATACGTTAGATTATCCTATCGTAATTGGAAAGCACTTTGTAAACATGTATCAAGATTACTCTCCTATCTATTGGGAACCAATCCAAAACTACTTAGTTGAAAACGAGGATGGATCAACGGAGGTACACCCAGACGTTGATGAAGATCTGGATCGAATGAGTTCATTGGCACAAACAGCAAGAGCATTACGCGCACTTGTAACGAACTTAATGCCAGTGATCTCCATTTATCAGTCTGAGCACAAATATGAAAAAAGTCATATGGAACGGGTGGATCTATTAGACGATTTCAATAAACGTATTGGAACGATCTATCCAAAGTATTCTGCAAAGGATCGATTCTTAGTACCAATGGATGTCTATGCAATTTATACGAATCTTGTAGATCAAAACATCCAGGTACATGAATCTTTAATTTGTACGCATACGTGTATTCCAAACTATGGACGACCACCATTTCAGGTAAGAGAACCTGAGAAAAAACATAATACATATCCACCAATCTCATTGAAACGATTGAATGCGAATGGTATATTTATCTTTGGTCAGCATGAAAAATAAGGAGCGAGTGAAATGAAACAGTATATCCCTAATTATACGAAGGACTGCGTATTTGAAAAGCACTTAAATACGGCATTGATGACGAAGTCTGCAGACTTACCGTTAGTAGAGTTCGTCAAAGAATCTTGGAGATCCTTGGAGGTTATTCCAAATATTAAGATTATGAGTTTCGAATACACCGAAGAAGAATCCGATATCGAAATCAACAAGCACATCTTCAAGCGTGAGAAAAAGAAACGTAAGAACGAACGTTTCGATTATAAGTACGTAAACGATGACCGGTACGGTAAGCTGACCACCAAAATTCATGTCACGGTTCGTGAAAAGAATCCTGACACTGGAGAGATGTTCGAACACGTCTATCCAATCACAAAGGCGATGTTGATCCCACTTCAGGATGAAGACGGGTATCTCTACATCAAAGGCAAAAAATACTACTTGATCTATCAGATGGTCGAGAAGAGCACCTTAAAACGTGTGGGTGCCTGCATGGCGACATGCAGAAAAATCCTCATTTAATTGACGGGGACGTCCTTGGTATGATCCAGCTACCAACCGAGAAATCGGGGCAAAGGGTAATTCCGGAGATATGGTAAGTAAGGCTGGATATAGAGGCAATCCGCAGCTAAGACAAAATCTATCTAAAATCTATATACATACGAAAGGAATGATCCAATATGAACAAAAGAGACTTTGTACGGAGACTTGGTATTGCATCCAATCCGGAGAAAATTAAGCAGTTATTTATCGACGACGAACCAACACAATACTTCATTAGTTCATATGGATACATCGCAGCATTAAATTACGCAGGTAAACAAGAAATCAAAATTCTGTCACAAGGAGTCAATGGATCTGGATATCTATATTCTACAATCTCGTACAAAGGTAATGTCTATGCATTACGCATCCATCGGATGGTTGCAGAAGCATTTATAGATAATCCGAAAAATCTACCGCAAGTGAATCACAAAGATGGAAACAAAGAGCACAATCAAGAATCGAATTTAGAATGGCTGAGTGCATCTGAGAATACCAAACATGCGTACGATATCGGGCTTTGTACGATTCTGACTGGAGAAGATAATCCACATTGCAAGATCAGTAACGAGACCGTTATTCAAATTTGTACGTTGCTACAAGAAGGAAAACTTTCTATTCCAGAGATCGCAAAATGTACAGGTGCTCCAGAGTCAACGATTAAAAATATCGTTTACCATCGTGCTCATAAAGGTGTTTCTGTAAAATATAGCTTTGGAGAATTCTTTAATCGCTACGGTAAGAAGAATCCGTACCGAAAATACACCGATGAGCAAATTCATACAGTGTGTCAAGAACTTGAGCGTAATAAGCTTACCATGCGACAAATCGCAGAACAGACAGATGTACCATATGATATGGTAAAACAAATTCGTTCTGGCAAATGCCGCCAGAAAATTGCTTCCCAGTATGACTTTAGTGGTTATACGAGATTAGTTTCATAGATAGATTTTGTAAAGTTCAACGACCAGGGAACGCGCCTATGAAGTGAATCATAGGCGTTAGTAGGCCCCTTGCGGGCGAAATGTAGGGTGACGCCGAAACGGTGAGCTCTCACGTATGTGAGATGAAGATATGGTCTACCCCATGCTGAGAAGTGTGGTAGGGTTTGAAATGACACGTCAAGCCAGTCAGTTGTTCTGAAGTCCCTGAACTGTGGCATTGGGGACTCTAAACCTCTCTAATTGCGGGAATATTCATAAGATTTGGACTACCAACCAATTGTAGTGATACATTTGGGGCAAAGGGTAATTCCGGAGATATGGTAATCAAGGTCCAAATTGAACAATCCGCAGCGAAGCTCTCACTACGGTGAGATGAACGTTCAACGACTAGGGAAAACAGAGGTACTCCTCTGGAAGTAGGCCTCTAGCAGGCGAAATGTAGGCTTTACGCCGAAACGGGAGGGTCGTGAAGACATCTTGTCTTCCTTCATGATATAGTCTAAATAGGATGCCAATATCAGTTAAACGAACGCCGGTAAACATTGAACCAGTTACCGATATTACAACTCCTGTAGAAATTCAGGATGTATTAGAACCATTAACCGATGCCGATCCAGATGCAAGAGCCGATCGTACCGAACGTGTGATTGCAGACGTTGTCGGCAAGTCTTATCATGTACCTGTATACTACATTTTTGTGTTCCGTAAAGAGATTCCAGTCATGCTTTTCTACATGTCCAAAGGAATCGATGTAACACTTGGTGAACTCCAGGTACAGGATTGCATTGAATGTATTGAATCTTATCCGGAAGAACCAGATCCGGATTATTTATACTTTAAGATTTCTGGTAAATGCTATTTAAAAGTCTTAAAGTTTGTATTTGAAAAGTACCCTTATATTCAGTCTGTTGTTGGTGGTATTATGACCGTTGCAACCAACCGTACTACTGTCTCTCAGTTAGAGGATGGAAAACAGTGGGTGAAACGTATTTCCAATCCGCCAAACTACGATAAGGGTAAAGACACCTTAAAATTCTTTAATCGTTTATTGGATGACACCACTACAAGAATCCTGTATTTGTATCAGTATCACAAGAAAGATATCTATACACTTCTTCGTTGGATTTGTCAGGAATACAATACGTTACGATTAAAAGACAATTTATCACTGGATAATAAACGACTGCGTTGTGCAGAGACATGCAGTTCTTTATTAACCGCAGAATTCTCTAAGAGAGTCTCTCGTGTGATGTCCCTTGGAGATAAAGCGACCATCGAGAACTTCAAAGAGATGTTTAAATGGTCAGGTGATCTCTTGATCACGAAGCTGTTTCAGTCAGGTTTATTAAGTTTCGATGATTCCGTAAATGATTTGAATTTCTTTAAGAAATTCAAGTATACGACTAAAGGACGATGTAAGTTGTCCCAAAACAGGGTGACCTGTTGGAAAAACCTCTCTAATTGCGGGAACGACATGTTACGCGTTATCTACCAAGCCAGAGCAGTGATGATCTGGTGGCAAAGGGTAACTCCTAAGGTATGGTAAGTAAGGATAACGATAGTGTCAATCGACGCAGCAAAGTATCTCAGTATCATCTTCAATTAAAGGAGGTGTTACATATTAAAGATGAAATTTGGAAACCAATAGTAATTGACCGTCCTATATTGACGTATTATGATAAGTCACTATATGAAGTATCTACATATGGACGTGTACGAAATACACGAACTGGTCATATACTACAATCGTATGGTGGAAACTCAGCTAATAGTAAAGGTCAGCGATGGCAACGTGTTACGTTGTGCCTGGCCCCAAATGAGAAAATACGTATGTTAGTGCATCGATTAGTTGCGCTCGCATTTATTCCAAATGATGATCTTGTAAATAAAACACAGGTAAACCATATAGATGGTAATCCTGAAAATAACTATGTCGACAATCTCGAATGGGTGACACCAAATGAGAATATGCAGCATGCATTTTCCCATAATTTAGTCACAGTCCCTCAGGGTAGTGATCGCAGCAATGCAATCTTTACTGAAGACGACGTTCGAAAAATATGCTGGCTCATGACACAAGGACTAAAAGCAAAACGAATCTATGAAGTCATGTATGATGAAAATTTATCATATAATCCAGAGTTGAGCAGAGAGCGAATAAATCATTTAATGAAGCATTTGCGTCATGGTACTCACTGGAAAGCAATAGCCAGAGCATATAATGTGATCGAAGCATGATATATGAGATATGAGTTCAACGACTAGAAAAAGCTATATACCAGTTAAACTGGTTGAAAATAAGGTAGGCTGAAATACCTACACGAAGCGAGTATCTTAGGACCCAAGTGGGCACCGAAATGGGAGGCTCTGTAGAAGTAGAAATACAGATGATGATATAGTCTAGTATCCGGCATCAATAGATGTTCGTGGAGACACCGGGAAGTTCATAAGAGAACTGCGTATAAGTGAGATTACATCAACGCTATACGTGAATACACGCACAGTCATTAGGAAACAAGAACGGCAATAACGTAGGAGTCAGATATCGAAGTATACACCCGTCTTTTATTGGTAATATTGATATTCTCGTCTGCGGAAATTCAGATCCTGGAAGAAATGGATTACTCTCTCCGTGGGGTAAGATCAAGGGTTTGTACTTTGATGACTCTATGGAAACAGGCAATTTCTTCTGGAATTTACAGCATGACTTGAATCAGTACTTCCATGATAAAGGCAAGATTTACATCATGATGGAGTTTGAGAAAGAAGAAGACTATTACAGTGCTTTATATGATCTTCAGCAGATGAACGAAGATGTTCATTGTTACGGTACTTCTAAGGAAGGACATCTTGGATTAGTTATGGAGTCCTTTGATTACTATAACGATGACGACAATGGAGAGACTGAAGAAGCACGTAAGAAAGCACGTAAAGCAGCAAAAGAAGCTGCTAAAAAGAGACAAGCAGAAGCCTAAGCGCTTCTGTTTGTCTTATTTAAAGAAAGGAGCAAGGTTAATATGGGAAATAATTTATTTACAACAATTGACAACTATGAGGTATATTTAACACAGGTAGCATCCATGGCAGAAAAAGAAACCTTTAAGATCGCAGTAAAAGAGTTGGTAGGAGCAATTAATAAATACACCAAAGAAAACGCAAAGTTGGTTACCAATGAATTAATCAATGCAGATATTTCATCCGTTACCGCTAATAAATATGTATACTTTAATTTAGCGGCATCCGATACTTCGGAGACCATGCCATCCATTTATGCGATCTTATTTAAATGGCATCCATTTCATCATATTGAAATTGTAAACGCAGATATTATCCCTGTTGATATGATTGCTAAATGTACCCCTTATGTACGTTGGATTGATGGAGCATTCCACACTTCATTTTCTGTAGGATATCTGGATGATATGACAAGTGAGAATTGGATAACACGTACATTGGATTCAAAAGGATATTTCAATAATTTAGATGAGACCCTGTTTCACATGTTTGATGATACATACTATGAATATTGTAAAGCAAGATCCTATCTTGGACTTCCGTGTGGAAACGATCGCAAAGGGATTGTGGAGGGGCCTGCGATAGATTCTATCGCACATGTGTTTGTAGATGCCTCTAAATTATTATCTGAATACCCGAAAGGCATCAAATATAAGAGTCATACTCACACATCGGAGTGTTCAAAAACAATGTGGTACTATGATGCGTTAAATAAGATCTTCACCACATTGGAAAAGGAAGACAAATTAGATGCCGCGTTCTTTTATGTTGCAATGAGTGACTACGTGAAAGAACTTGATAAGAGAAACTTTGTAGCTACTACCGTGAAAGAAGAATGATATATTATTTTCATGGGTAAAGAAATATAAAGTTGGAGGTGATACCCATGTACAAAGCGACTGTGGAGTTATGTCGCGTTCATGCCTCACTGTCGCTTAAATTAGGAGTGATACTTGAGGAAGACGAGATACAAAAGATTCGTAACAGGGCGATGAACTGGGGTAACGATGAAGTGATTCATAAGTTTGCATATCGAAACAACTCTTATATTCGAATCAATCCAAGGCCCTTTCTGACGATCGATATTACAGATAAACGATCTAAAAAGACCGATGGTTACGATCCAAATTATCAATTGTCCTTTGGACAAAAAGGAGTCTTTATTTTAAAATTAAGACTTCGGAAATTATTAGCGGCTTACCAGTCAGAAAAAGATCTGTTCTACAAATACAAGTCTGGTGAATTAATGGTAGACCGAGAATTAGCAAATCTCCATCGAGAGATTGCGATGGTTACAAACACCAAATCCATTATCTTAGAGCCATGTGTCGTGCAAGACGAGAATGAAAAAGATCTCTTCTACGAAGGATGTATCATGGCATTCAATAAGATGGATTACTTTACATATCTAACATACGAAGAGATGTTATATCTGTTAGATACTTTGAATACCCTGGATATGACGGCATTGGCACTTCAACTAATTGATAGTGAGATTCTTTATAGTGCATTACGAGACACTGGAAAGATAGAAGAATTAAAAATTGGAGAACCAATCAAAGAAGATCCAGGACTAGATAATAGTCCAAAATTTGCGATCCCAAAGAAAGCAAATAATATACCAGAAATATAAGGAGAATATACATGTCAGATTATATAACCAGAACCGATGATGACGATGAGGAAATCCGAGGTTCCTCATCGGTGAATCGAAATAACAGTTTTCCAGATGATATCTTGAATATCACAAAGTTTCCGACATTTATGATGCACGCAGTAGCGGAGCATTTCTATACAACTTTAAAGTTTAAGATCTTTTCTACGGTTAGTAGACATAACCGTCCAACCGATCAGGATTATATGGAATATATGGTGGCTAAGATGATTCAGCCATATTATCCAGAAGCAGTATCTGAATTTAAAAATGCGAGTGCATTTGGACGAAGAATCAATCTTAGTATTAGTGGAACCACATTCTTTGTTCCACTTAAGAAATACATCAAAGGTTTATATGTATTTATTAGCTTATCTTCTGAGATTACCGATCGTAGCTGGAGAAACGTTACCTATACCATGACGTTTGTTGGACGTGGGCATGAAAAGTTTGCGGAACGCTTTAACGATACTTACTGGGCATACTATCGTGGAGACAAGAATCCATCCACCAAAGATGTTACCGTTACTCGTATTATGAATACGGGTGATGATAATTGTGAATATATCCCAGCACGTGATTTATCCACAGTCATTATGGATGAGGAGACAAAGACTTCCGTTCTTAATACATTGAAACGGTTTTCTTCTGAGCATACTCGCAAGTTCTATCGTGATATTGGAGAACCATGGCATTACAACTTGTTGTTGTATGGAGAGCCTGGTACCGGCAAGACATCCTTTGTTACGGCGTTAGCATCTGCATTAGAGGTGCCACTGTTGAAAGTGGATGCATCTTATTTATCCAACTACGGATCCACAAATAGTAAGTTGGCATCCCTTTTGAATATATCAAATGGGTATGGAAATTGCATCATCTTAATTGATGAAGTTGATTTATATACCTATAATAGACAAACGACGATGATATCCGACGAACGTGACCAGAAACAGGCATTGTTATCTTCGTTATTGGATTTCTTAGACAATGTTACTTGTGGACATATTGTGGTACTTTGTACCAACCATATTGGCCGCTTAGATCCAGCGCTTATCCGTAATGGACGTATCAACCAAAAAATCAAGTTTGATTTGTGGAATTATGCACAGTTTTCTCAGAAGTTAAAACAGAACCACATTACGGAAGAAGAATTCCTTGCAGCGGCTGCTGACAACCAGTATTCAACAGTCGTTGATGATGTAGAAAAATTCTATCCATCCACGGTTTCAGATATCTGCAAAACTATCTCCATAGAGAGATTCTGGAATCAGGATAAGAATTGATTAATATATTATTTATATGAGGAGGTACAAGCAATGAATAACGAAACCAAAGAATTAATCGAACCAGTCTTAACAGAGACACCGGATGGTGAAGACTGTTCACCACAGGAGGTACATAGTGGTGACAAACTTGGGGATTGTTATCTGAAGTTAGGTTCCTTAAAGACCGTTCAGGTAGATGCTTGCGCGGACTTTAGCGATCCTGCTTTAGTTGCAGAGATTCATCCAATCCCTGGAAAAGGCTATGTAGATATCAATACCAATCAGGTTTGGATCTACAACGAGGAACAGCCAGAAGGAAAAAACTCTTTTTATCCGATCTTCTGGTTTGAAAACAACGGTCTTCGTTTCACAACCATTACAGATGAAATGAAGAACAAAGCAAACGTAGTCAATATGGTTTGCTTAAATCTGCAGTATGTCTTACCGACGATCAGCAATGATTCCATCGTGCAGAACCAGAGAGTCAAAGACTTATTAAGCTCTGGATCTAGTATGGTTCTCCCAATCGTCAAACAGGCAGACGATGGATTAAAGAAAATGGTCAAATGCGAGTTACGAGAGATTCGAATGAGTCTTTCAAACTTACCAGTTATTGACAAACAGCATCAGACAGCTAACATGAGTTCTGCATTGAAAAACGGTACAAAAATGTCTGTTCCATATTTCCATTTATGGCGAGAGCTCTTAAAACGAGAAGCGTTTGTCATTACTGGAAATCTTGATCCGAATGATGATGGTTATCATGCATTAGTCTATAACGACAGTCGTGATATGGTCGGTCACATTTCAGATCAGCAGTACAAGGAGCTGTTAGAAATCATCAATAGTGCCGTTGATGATGAACATGTAAAAATCTTAGCATCCTTAACACCAGAAGAAGATGAGGCACGAGACAGTACAGAGGTCATTAACTTCGGAAGTGATGACGACGAAGAATCGCAGGACCTCGAAGAATAACGGAGGGTAAACACCATGGGAATATTCAAGAAAGCGGAGATTTCAAAGCCGCAGACATCAGTTATGAAAAGACAGTTAGAAGACGATGAATACCGTCAGATAATCGAACGGATTGCCAAATTCATCGAGGTGACAAAATGGGAATCTCAGCTTGCCGGATTCCAGATTGGATTTGTTTCTAAGAATCGTAGATTTGTAAAAATGGCAGAACGCAACGCAGGACAGGATCTGGAAATTAAACGCAATACCAGACAGCTTAGCCGTAACGAACGTGAGATGGAATGCGTTTATACGATGCTGTTAAATAAGAACAAACAGCTTTATCGTATGCAGGTCGATGTGATTGTAAAAGTATTCAGTGACAGAAGTCGTGTTACAAGTTTATACGACAATCAAATTCAGGATATCTGTAATCTGGTTACTCTTGGATATTTAAAGAAAAATTACCCAGACATTCATACGTTATTTACAAAATCCTTGGATGTTCCGACTGCCAAGTGTATCGAAGATCGTTTACGAGAACAGATTCAGTTTGAGATGGAAATGTCCGAGGAGTTTTGTTTGCATGGATGTATGTTGGTACACAAAGACACTTCATGGTCTGTACCAATTACAGATACCAATAAGATGTTAGGCGACACGTTTCAGTTTCGCAAAAAAGTCATGATGAGCTAAGCTCTTCATATAAATTACTATTTAAGGAGGATTACATTATGAACACAATTGAAGCAACCACAAAATTAGAGGATTTAGCATCCCAGAAAAACAAGATTCTTTCACAGGCAGCAAAGACCATTGCAGATTATGCCTTAAGCTCTGGATCCGGAGATGGAACTACCAATCAGGTGTTAAACATGTGCAAAGGATTTTCAACGGAAGATACCGTAAAGATTCTGGCAATGGCCATGGAATATGTTGCAAAACGTACCACTGGCGGTTCCGACAAGCCATCTAAGAAATCTTCTAAGGGTTCCTTTACAGGAGCTGGTTCAAGTTCCGGACGTTCCTTCCTTGGAGGAGACTCTTACGGAAGTTGGACAAGATAATCAATACTTCGAAGTACAGGTGTGTAAACAAAACACACCTGTATTTTTTAAGGTTAGAAAGGATTAAACAACGATGAGAGAACACCAAATAACGATCTATCAAACTCACATCGAAGTTAGTAACTACAGACTTGGAGATCTTCCGGATGTAGAACTGGAGATGTCCAGAAAAAACAAACCACTTCATTGTCTGGAACCCATCGGGTATTATGTAGATGAATCTACAGATACACTTCGGTTACCGAAAGGATATAATATCCAGGTACTTGAACGTGTCACTCGAAGTACCGCCAGGGTCATCTCTTGTGAACATCCAGTCACAAAAATGAGTGACGTAAAAATGGTTATGGCTCCCAAAGATGAAAATCAGCAAAACGGAATTGATTTCTTAACAGAATCTGGAGTCTATGAATTGCCACAACATCATCCGCAATTGGGATTAAATATGCCTACCGGTCATGGAAAGACATATTGTGCAATTCATGCAGCGGTAAAAAAGAAATATCGTCCAATCGTTATCTGTCATACGGAAAAGATTCGAAAACAGTGGATCGAATCCATTGAGGAATTTACCTCTGCAGGTCGAGACCAGATTTGTTCCATCGAGGGATCTTCTATGATACGAGCGTTTATGGATGATGAAATTGATCCCTTACAATATGACTTTTTCATCATTATGCATCAGACGATTACATCATTTACCTCAGATGATAACTGGTGGCAATTACAACCATTTTTAGACAAGCTACAGATTGGTGTTAAGATCTTAGACGAAACACATCTATACCTACGAAATATGTTGATGATCGACTTCTATACAGATATTCAAAGAACCTGGTATCTGACCGCCACATTTGGACGTTCTGATGTGCAGCAAGATATTATCTATCACAAAGCATATAGTACGGTCTTTCGTTTTGGCGAATGTATCGCCAGAAGTCGACATACAATTTCCTGTATCGTTTTGATTGATAGCAAACCGGATAATGCAGCCAAACGAACCGTTTGTCACTCCAATGCATTTGGATACTCTGCTCCTAACTATATGACTTATGAATATCTGGAAGGACACGAGGATATGATGAAAGCCATCAAGAAGTGTTTGGATCATTCCAAGAATTTGGATGGCATTCGTATGATCCTCTCTGGATTGCAGGCATCTACGGAAACCGTCCAAGAAGAGATCCAAAAAGAATATCCATCTTGGGATGTGATCGTCAACCATAGTAAGAGTCCTGCTACGACTGAGGAGATGGAAGAAGCAAATTGCATCTCTTGTACGAGACAGCTGATGGGAACAGGAGCTGATATCAAAGGATTACGAGTTGTCATCTTGACAGAACCTATGGCGAGCCGGCTCAATATGATTCAGACGATTGGACGTTTACGTCCTTATGTAGATGCTGACGGAAAGCAACGAGATACCGTCTTTTACTATATCGTAGATATGGGATTTCAGAAATGTGTGGAGATGTATGAACGTATCTTACCAGTTATCAGACGTTCTTCTAAGTCTGTGAATGTATTCGACTTACGATAGAATTGTATTTCTCATACCAACAATTAGGTAGGGAAGTATAAATGATTAAATAAGTAAGACTAGCCTTCATCCCGAGGCTAGTCTTATTTTTTCTTATCTATCGTATAACATATAGGCAAGGGACGAACTTGATTGTATAGCCTTTGTTTGGTGAGCAAGTTTTGTTTTATTCGACGCACATAAGTAAATGATATTTTATCCATTTCGTACTGATATCAGATGGATATCAACTATTTTCCTCGTCCCATGATATATCCAATAGCTGAACGTAGAATCAATTTTCTCGTTCAGCTATATATTATTTATTTAGTAAAAATCTTGATTAAAAAGGGGGTCAAAAAATGGATATTTTTGATTCAAGTACACTGCAACCTGAAATGCAGCACAAATTGGAGTTGTTATCAACAACAAAAGAAGACATCGTAAAAGCTGGCATTGCGAAACTGAAATGGTACGCAAACGGAAAGTTAAAAGACATCTATGTACGGATGTACAACGATGCAATGAAAATCATCGACGACTTTTCTTTTTTTAGAGCGTTTACTACGGACTTAGATTCCGAGACAGACGAAGTCATTCTTCGCGCTCTTCGTCAGATTATTTATCTGGCTAACAAAAAGAAACACGACTATCCGGGAAATGAATGGAACTTCATGGTTATGGTTTATACCATCCTTAGATATGATGACCTGATGGTTTCTCACAAGGATGATGAGATTTATAAAGACCTTCCAGAGTTTCGTAGACAATACGGGCTTCGTAGAACCTCTGCAGATATTGCTATGATGTACTTCGATCGAACAAATAAGTTATTACATAATCATCAGACAATCTGGTTTCGATATATCGATGATAACTGGATGTATACAGTAGCTGTTCCGACAAAAGGACAAGGACGTTTGTTCTATGAAGCTATTGATGATGATACAGTAGAGTAAGAGGTGAAACACCAAAAGATATGGGGAAGAGAAGCTTCCCCATATCTTTTTGCCTAGATGCTCATTGATGCAATTGACCGACTATATGTAGGTCTAGCATCTTCACAAATCATTTCCTGACGTGAGAGCTTGTTCGCGATACACTCAGCTTCATATTGAAGTTGTTCGTCAGTGCATTTAGGCATACAGATAGCACGTCTAAATACATGATTAAATGCAGATTCAAACATGGTGTTTCACCTCCTTTATTATGGATTTCACATAAATATTATATAAATAAAAATAGCGTGATTTACATGTAACTAAGAGGTGAAACACCAAAAAAAATACGGGGAGGAGATGCCTCCCCATATCTTTTTGTTTAGATGCACATTGATGCGATCGTCTGACCGCATACAGGTTGATCATCCTTACAAGAATGATTACGACGATATACTGATAGATCAACACTATCAATTTCATCCTGCATTGCAGAAGCGGATGTCGGTCCGTTTGTGCATGTGCGCTGAATCATTCTATAAAATGATTGGTTGGTCATGGTGTTCACCTCCTTTTATTTAAATTCACATAAATACTATATAAATAAAAATCAGTGACTATACACTTAAGTAAGTGATAATTATCATGATAAACCTACACGGTTTATCTCTGGGATGTTTAGTACTCGCCTCGTCGGGATCTTACCGGTAAACAAGAAGACTCTCCTGACAACGCTTGAGGAACGAGTCCCTCCTATGTAAAAAGTATCACCTCTTTTCTTGAAGAAGGATTGGCATAAGAGGCCAGTCCTTCTTCTTAAGTGTCGCCACAATTAGATAACCTATGTGAAAGGAGGTTTACAATATGGCAGCAATTACACCTTCCAATGTATTGGCAGTTGCCTTAAATTGGGATAACTACTTTGAAAAAGCATCCATGGGTTCCGATGCACAATTACAGAATAAGACATGGAATCCAGGCTATGCAAACATCACTTGGTTCTGGGTACAGCTTCAACGTCTTGGCTACGGAAACTTACAAGAAGAACCTTGGTGTGATGGATTTGTTGACTTTTGTTTCATCGTTTGTGCCGGAGCAAACTCAGCAGGATATGCTCGTGCAAAGAAAGCATTAGGTGGATTCTCTGCATATACCCCAGACAGTGCGCAGATGTTTAAGAATTTAGGATCTGGTCACTGGATTCCTGCAAATGGAACTCCAAAACCAGGAGATCAAATCTTCTTTAAAGACTCCAACGGAACGATTTGTCATACTGGATTGGTACTTCGTGTAACCGCAGATACAGTTTATACTATTGAAGGAAATACTTCTTCTGCATCAGGCGTGGTTGCCAATGGTGGATGTACCAGACAGAAATCCTACGATCGTACATATAGTAGAATCGCGGGTTATGGTCGTGCTTTATGGGAATCTGATGAAGAAGCTCCATTAACTGGAACTACAGTAGCAGAGCAGGTATATAACTGGGGTATTGATCATGGATATTCTCCAGAAGCGATTTGTGGTATTATGGGTAACATGCAACAGGAATCTGACATGGATCCAGAATGCTTACAAGAGCCAACTCCTTATGCAGCTGGTATCTGTCAGTGGGAACGTTACAATACCAATACTGGTAGATTTAAGATGCTTAGCAGATATGCAAAATCCAGAGGTAAGACTTGGAAAGATCTCCTTTGTCAGTTAAACTGGTTAGACAAAGAACTCTCTGGTGGAGATGTGGAATACGGTGGAGATGGATACACCGCATCTTTAATTAAGAAATATGCAGGTAGCTTTGCGAACTTTAAAGCTTGCACAGATGTCCATAATGCAGTAAAGATTTTCCATGATGCTTTTGAACGATCCAGTATTCCAAACTGGCCAGTTCGTTATTCTGCAGCGGAAAGTTTCTATAAGAAATATGCCACTGGAACCAGCAACTCATCGGGATCTTCTAGTGAAATTCTTCGTTTAGGAAGCTCTGGAGATGCCGTTAAGAAGATGCAGCAAGCATTACTTTCTCGTGGATATGATTTGGGTGACTATGGTGCTGATGGAGACTTTGGTCAGTCTACCTATGAAGCTTTAAAAGAGTTTCAGGCTTATCATAACTTGGAAGTAGATGGTGAATATGGTCCAGCGTCTCGTGCTATCTTAGAGAAACCATTCAACCGAGATTACTTGCAGTCTGGCGATAGCGGAGAAGCTGTCCGTACTATGCAACTTCTGTTATTGAAAGCTGGATACTCTGTTGGATCTGCTGGAGCAGACGGAGATTTTGGTTCTGGAAGTGAAACCGCATTAAAGAAATTCCAGACAGATGCGGGATTAAATGCAACTGGAAAGTACGATTCTACAACCAAGCAGAAATTAAATGATAAGGTCACACAGATCGAATCTGGTTCTACCGGCAATAAAACAGAGGATAAAACCACCACGGAAGATACAAAACCTTCCCAAAATACCCCTACGTCTACTACCGGTGACACAGTCTATAAATATGGTATGACAAACAACGTTATCAAAGCATATCAGAAGATGCTGAAAGAGAAATGGAAATATGATATCGTTGTATCTGGAACGTTTGGTGAAGCAACTCTGGAAACTCTGGTTCATTTCCAGACCTATCATGGATTGACTGCGAATGGACAGCTTAACAAAGCAACTATGCGTAAGATCAAGAACGAAGAATACCATGAAGTACCAGATAACTACATCAGTAAATACCAGTATCTGATGAACGTCAACTGCAATGCGAAGTTAGATATTACTGGTAAGTGGAATGAAGAAACAGGAAAATCTGTTTCCACGATGAAGAAAGGGGATAGTGGATCTTTAGTAAGACTTTTACAGGAGATCCTGGTAAAGAAGATCAAACGAGAACTGACGATCTCTGGATCTTATGATACCAAAACGGAAGAGGCAATCAAGTTTGTCCAAGAGTATTACGGTTTAGAGGAAAACGGAACCGTAACACGTCCAGTATGGAATGTCTTATTATGTTGCGATTATCCTGTTAAAGCCTAATAATTTGGGAGTATACCATTATAGGTATACTCCCACTTTTATAGCTATATATTATCTACGTGTAACCACAATAAAATATAAATCAAAGGAGGAATTATTATGCGTTACAATTGTAAGAAAATCTTAAACAACATAAAGTCTGTAGTACCACATCCAGATCTTGAAAAGATCGTGAAAAAGGATCTGACGATTGCAAAGCAGAAGGTCAATAATAAACACTTTGCAATTATGACAGGAATTGCAACTGGTATCATCAATGAGGAGATGGGATTCAAACAGATGATGATGTTATACGAGGAAGTTGACGACATGCTCTCTATGTGGATTGACCAGGTCAACAACATGATTGAGTTTCTGGAAGACGTAAAAGAACAGCACGGCTTTATTGAGTACATGAAGTTAGATGCTGATCAGCAAAAGATGTTTGATCACATCCACAAAGAGATTCTCAAATATCAGAGACTAAATGCAGAAATCATTGGTCTCTCTGTGTACATTGATACTTTAATGGGTGAATATGGTTTACTCGACGAATTCCTCGATGGTATCGGTGAAGATCCGGATGAAGATGAAAACGATGAAGATCTGGATGCAGATGAGGACGATGAAAATCTGGATATTCTGCATGAATCTGATAACATGTGTCCTGATAGTAGTAGTGCGACGGATATTCTGAAAGAAGCTGAGTCAGATTATCTGGAAGAAGAGGGAATCGATCAGGACTTGTATCGTGAGTTTAAAGAAAAACTTACGAACGCAAAAGAAATATTCACATATACACCGACAGATCCGGACAGCATTGTTGTATCTATTACTTACTTAGATGGTAAGTATCAGAGAGGATTCGCTATTAGATGTAACAGAGATGATACATTTGAGTTTGGTGATAACGCCATTGGATCACCATGGATCATCCCACGCTTCAAACTGAACATTCATCAGTTTGAGACTATGATAAACGACATCGACGGTGAAGATAACCCATTTGTAAACTGGTACTGTGGAGACGACAAGAATGGTTTTCCAGAGATCTATAAAATATGGCATCCAGACGATGCAGAATAATTGTCAATAAATTACGGGCACTCAAATAAGAGTGCCCAATAATAATGGAGGAAAAGACCTATGAAATTATCTAAGAAAGCAAAGAAACATGTAGAAACAGCTAATAAGGCCTTTGAAGGTGCAAAGGCTAGCATGAAGATTTATGAGAAAAGATTCTCAAAGGTTCTTGGAAAGTGCGAGACTAACGCCTCAGATGATCGTATGCCGTATATTCAGGATGTAAGACGTATTACTAAATACGTCAATGAGGGAAACACATTAATCAGTAGTCTGCGGATGTACTTTAAGGATGTTAAAACTGCATCTAAAAGATTTAAGTACATGAGTTTCAACGAGAGTTGCCAGCTCGGATTAAAACAGGATGACATTAAAAATATTCGTCAGCGATTAAACAAAATTGCTGATGCATATCCGAAGATGATCACAGAGGTACACAAAATCCAGTTCGACATGATTCGCGAGACTCTTACACGAATCAATGATAATATCATGGTTAGTTTAGATTCGGATTTCTATGAATGCAAAATTCGTATGTTCCGAACACCACTCGTAGACATCGATTGGTATTTGAATGGAAACTTCATCTGCTCAACAGAGGAACGCCCATATTACAAGAGTCTCTCTGCAGACCCTGTGAAAGAACCTGTAACGAAACCACTACCTGCACTAGATCGTGATATTAGCAAGAAATTGGATACATTGGCAATGGAAAACTGTCGCAGCAAGGAACCAAAAAGCTTTGTAGATGTATTGGTTGATTGCGGCGTGATTCCATCAGATGTGCCTGGTGAAATTACCAGTGCACCTAAGACGGAAGAGATTAAAGCAGATACGGAAACGTTAAAACAGATAGCTGCTGAAAAGTCATTCAACATCAGTGACGATAAGAAGGAATAATCCTGAAAACAAAGAGGCAACAGACAGCAAAACTCTGTTGTCTCTTTTTTGATAGGAGGAAAACCTTATGAGTTTTACAAAAGAGATGCGAGACACGTTTTCGAGACACACTCTTCAAATGGAAGATGCGCTCGCAAACGTCTATAACTTATTGGATGTGTCCCACCATAACGTGGAAAAGATTTACGCAGATGCAGTCCAAAATAAGATCGTAGGAAAAAATGAGAAAATGTTACTTGATGCGTTCAACGATGTGCTACGATATATTCCTATGATTCGGACATATATGGAGCAAAAGATGAAAGGCTTAGAGAGTGCACAAGAGTATAAAACCATGCAGAAACGCATTGATGATTACGTGTTCTATGTAGAAGGTTTACGTATGTCCATCTATCTGATTCCAGAAGATGAGTACATTTATCGTGGTGCTTACTATGCAACATTTACCGAATGCCCAAAATTAACGGGTGTTGAGGAATGGACATCTAAGATGAGCCAATTATTAACCGAATGGAACTTTTGGCAAGCAACCCTTGCAGGTACACATGGGTATCCTTCCAAGGCATTATACGGTCGTGATGCATCCTATAACGTATTGGGTGATTATGCATATAAAGTAATGCAGTTATACGATGAATTGGAATATTCTGAAGAAACTGCAAGTGCCTTAGAATGGGCAGCTAGCATGATTTCAAAATTAAGACATAACAACATCGAACTTATATTGAGTTCGTTTTATGAGAAAAACTATTTTAAGAATAAGGACGGTAATAAAAATGAGAATAATCGAAGCATTGAAGAAAACCCAGACAAAAATGACCCTCAGATCCATTCTGACAACATGGAGTGAGAACGTCGACGATTATATGGATGATTTCCTCAGAGAAATCAAAGAGTCTTATCGAACCTATAATCTGGTTGCCACAGCGAATAAAGATAAACCAGATGCTACACCATTTAGCAATGCGAAATATCAGGAAGACCTGTTATCTATTAGAAAATCAATCCTTAATAATCTGGATATGGCAAAAGTGCAGGTAGACGCTCATCACAAATTAATCGATGACATGTATGCACTTGGAAAGATTGATGAAGACTTCTACGATGAAATAATTGATGAGTGTATCCAGCTTACCGATGAGATCGGATTTGATATTGTGCAGGTTGGTATCTACTATGCAAGATACAAAGGAGCATCTGGTATTGATTTAAGTATCAATTTCAAGGCCAATGATATTCACGTATCTAGCTTATAAAACTACAGGAGGATATACAAAATGAGTACATATGAGAATACTATTAAATCTTTAATCCGTAGCATTTGTCAGGAGTTCTACGATAAGCTTCCATCAAATATGACTGTTTTAAAGACCTTACCGGTCTATGCGGAAAAGGTTATCAAGAATTATATTCCAGGAGACACCCACACCAAACAAGAACTCAACAACCAGTACAATATTTGGAAAGGGTTTGTATCCGTTTATAAAGATACTTGCACTATGTATAAAGTAGGTGATGAAATTCTGGAACGAGGGTATCGATTAGATGCCCTTGTATCTGGATACCTTCAGAAAGCAATCGATGTAGCGCACCCAAATAGAGGCAACAGAGAAAAATATTTGCCGTGGTTGTTTGATTGGCTGAGCGAACTCGATTATCATAACTTAACGATTCGTGGTCTTACCGTAGAGACAGTCAATTGCATGTTCCGATTGCAGAAAACTGTAAACGATGTCGTGAATGACATTCTTGCAACCTGTCATGACTATGATTTAAATACGGCAAATATGATCAATGTCTTTCTGGGCGAAGATGTCTTGATTGATGTGATGCAATCTTACGAAAAATTCATTTGTTATCTGAGACGTGAACAGCCGGAAGAATATCAGAACTTTATGGATACCGTGGAAGGAACTGCTTTTGAAAGTAAGACCTTGCGGGAACATATCAGAGAATTCATCGAGCAGGCAAAAGGCACTACGTACGTGAATTGATATACTATTTAACTGAAACCAAACAAAGGAGGAATAAACAATGGGAAACGTAAATGTAAATATGGATCAGTTGAAAAAAGAAATGGAGAATGCTCCATCTATGGATGAGGCAATAAACTCTATATTCGGAAACGACGATGAGGATCTGCAGAAAGAGATGCTTACCATATCAAAAGAGGTACAATTGCTGAAAAATGGTCTGACTACACCAGCACATACTGCAAGCATCTATGAATACACATATACGTCATTATCCACAGAATTAACAAACGTAATGGATGACTGGACGAGCGAGTTGTCACATGATATTATCCAGAAAAATCGTGAATGTGATTTCGACAAATATCTGGATATTGTCGATAATGCCGTTAAAAATTTGGCAGAAATACTTGGAGATTTCATTAGTCGATATAACGAAATGAGCAATGATATCCCGAATGCTGCTACAAAATTAAAAAGCACCCCGCCAAAACTGAAAAAAGTAATTGATGTATACGCCAGACTCCATGAGGATTTAAATAATGCAAGAGAGCTTGCACATCAGATCGTTGGAATGCTCGGCACAGATCCAGATGATTTCGATCATATGGTTATGAAACGTGTACTGGAAAATGCATCTAGCCCAGCTGAGAGTGCAGGTGATGACGATGCACAACCAACAGAATAAGATTCAACTTCGAGAGGCTATCAAAGAGTATTGTCAATCCGAAGACAGTTATTATCGTGAAGTTGATGATCAACGAGCGTTGATTCGTTGTCCGTTTTGTGGTGACAGTAGCAACCAGCATCATGCGCATTGCTACATTGTATTTAATACGGACAACGATTATAAACCGGGTTTTATCTGTCACAAATGTGGTGAACATGGAGCGGTTACGGAAGATTTCCTAACCGCTCTTGGTTTGTCTGATGCAAATACCAAAGCTCTTGTTAGTGGAATTAATAGCACTTCCAGAAAACGAGCGAAGAATGGATACGGCGATGAAACTGAACTGAATGTATTTGAATACAAACGACCGCCAGTTATTCGTGGGCGTAAGACAAAATACATTGAAGATCGACTTGGAAGAGCGTTTACCGATCAAGAACTTGTAACATGCAAGACGATCACATCATTACATCAGTTCCTGGTGTTAAACAAGATTTCAGCAGAAGAATATCGTTATCCGCTCTGGCAGATGAATATTCTCGAACGAGATTATGTTGGATTTCTTACTTACGGAAATTCGCATATTCTCTTAAGGGATATCACCGGTACTCATGAACTCTCTTGGGTGAAATATCCGATTTCGTCAGAGTCATCAAAAAACCGTGTCATCTACACATTGGAGACTGCATTAGATCCATACGAGACTAGACCAATTACGATTAATATTGGTGAAGGAGTGATGGATATTATATCAGTAGCATATAACTTAGGGTATAATAAAGAAAATACCTTGAATGTATGCATTACGGGAAACCATTATGAGCAGTTCCTGATCTTCTTAATCGATCTTGGATTTATTGGCTCCAACGTAAACATCAACATCTTTCCAGATAACGACGCTGCGTTTAACCAGAAAGCCAAGAAGAAAACGGATCTGTACTATTTTCAGAAGCTGTTTCGAAAAGCCAAGTATCTCTTTGGAGACATCTACGTCTATTACAACATCATTGGAAAAGACTGTGGAGTTCCGAGAGATCAGATCAAACTTAAAAAATTCAAATTATAGAAAGAGTCCTAGACTCTTTCTATTTTTTTATTTACAGTCACCTAATCGGTGAAATACACCAAATAATCATGAAAGGAAACAACAAAATGAGCGAAACAAATCAGATCGATGCACTGTATCCAATGCAGTACACTGTAACAAGACATGAGGTTCCGATTTATGATAAGAATTTAAGTCAGATTGGAATGGCACCAATCGGAACAAAATTAATTAGTATTAGACATCGGACTTCCGTGGATGGAGAAAATCTTCAGATCTTACTTGGTTCTACAGAGAAACATATTTTCGTATTTAAAGATGCAGATTTTGTAAATGGAGATGCTTCTGAAGTTGTCGCAAATGACATTGAAACCAACGTAGAACTTACCAATGTAGCATATGGAGAGTTTCATGCGAATGCCCGTGTAAAAGACATCTGTACTACTTTGTATGGTCCGGGAAATGAATACTTTGAGTTTGTCCGTCTTCAGAAAGGTCAGCGTGTCATTATTGATGGACGTCTGGCAATGACATCTCCGATTCGTTCTTGGGTTGCGGTTTATCAGAAATCCAAAAAATCCGATGATTTAAAATATCTTGGATTTGTAAATGAAGAATCACTGGAAGTGGAAGCATCTACAGAAACAAAACCAGAACCAACTCCTGAACCAGTGGTTGAACCAACTGTGGAAGAAAAAGTGGATCAGGTGGTACAGATGCCAGAGGGTCCAAAAAAAGAAGAACTCAAAGCAGAGATTCGTGGCGACCTGTTATCTCAGCCAATTACCGTTATGGGCTTTAAGGTGGATACCGATGTAAAACGTAACAACGTTTACAAGAAATTGGGAGAAGTCTTAGAAGATGGCTGTGTGATGATCGAACTTGGAGATGGAAAAACCTATTCTTCCTTAATCTCTGCAGGATTTAAGACCATGCCAAGTGACTACAAGACAACCTTATATGTCATCGTTCCAAATGATCTTGTAATTACCCTGAAAAAGAAGATGGTTGGACGAGGACTGAAACCGATAATTATTACAAGAGGATAACTACTATGCCATTAAAACAGAAGCGCAAATATGTGATTGTTTTAAGTGGGGAATCCGGTTCCGGAAAGACCACAGTACGAAACAATCTGAAAACTTTATGGGACACTGGATCTGGAAATTTTTTTGAGCATTTTCGCGAACTCTATGATGGTGCGTATGTGCCATATAAGTTACACTTTGGTTACGAGTATACGACTCGTCCACCACGTCCAGATGAAGTTGGTAAAACCCCTGCAGAATGTGGATACAAGTTTGTGTCTGTAGCAGAGTTGGCTGGGAAAGCTCTCGATCCATCTTTGATTCGAACATATCACGTAGTCGGAGACAATGGGACATTACAAGAATGGATGTACAGTTTCATTCCAGAAGATGAGATGTTCGACGATATTAATAGTGACGATATTGAAGTTTGTCTGTGCTGCTCGAACTTAGATGCATACCTGATGATGCATGATAAAGTAGAGTTAGAAACAAACTTTCACATTAACGACATTCATATGGTTGTACCGTATGAAGTCTTATTATACAGAACCATTTCCAGAGAATTGGAATACTACGATCCACTGTCACAAACCACACGTATTGAAGAAGTTCTTCGTAGATTTTCGGTAGAAAGTAATCCTGGTATTTATACCAAAGGATTCAATGCGAATATCTACACCACAATGCGTCAATGGTTAGGACCATCTGAAAATGTTCAGATCATGAACACCAACGTGGTTCGTATCAACACCACGATTCATAATGACGACGAGAACGCAAATATGAGAGTAGTTGCACAAGAGATCTCCAGAATTGTAGATCACTATTCTATTTTCTAAACATTATGTTAGGTGACTGGTTGTCACTGATGTACAACATTTTGTATATAAGTCCTGTTAAATCGTGAAAAAGTTCTAATATCGGAATGTACGGGTTTCAGATGGAAACCCAAAAAAAGAGGTACCGGCTGGATGCTGGTACCTCTTAATGCGTTATTTATGAGCGTGGTTGCAGATCACTGTGATCAGTTTCCAGAGTGTAACAACTCCTAAAACTTTTCCAACAGCGATTGCAACACGTTTCATCGTTTCTGAATCCATATCTTCACCTCCTAGTCTAATAATAACTGAATATTGGTAATCTCTGTAATATCCGGATATTCATGTACATACATGCAGATAAGTCCAGAGTTATAACCAATTTCTTCAGGATATACCTCAGTGGTATGATTCTCTAAAGAATTGATGGTCATTAGATCGTCCTCTTGACTGATCTCAAAAATGGGAGCAGTCGTTAAACTTCCTTGAGGGTTCTTTAAGAATCCAGCAGCAACCATCAAATATTTCTTGTATTGCAATTTGATGTACTTAACTGCTGTCATGGTAGAGCTGTATTCCGTGCCAAGCAATAAGATGTTGCTTGGATCAATCGAGGGGTACAGTGCAGTTGCAAAGATAGCAATACGTTTACGTACGATATCGTTTAATTCTTTTTTGCTTGCATCTGGGCACTCTACCATCGTCAAGTGATTTAGCTGACTCATCAGATCTATGTACTTCTTATGTGTGTCGGAAGCAATCGCATATAACGTTGGTTCGTGCTTCTTTTTCGCATAGAACGTATCGATCTGCTCATTTGTCCAACTCCAAATAATCTTCAGCATATAACCAAGACTATCATTCATTGGTTCCACATCAATATCACGATTAATGTTGCGATACAGATATGGTTGAACTGCATAATCCAAGATTCGCAAGTTCCATTTCAGATTTGTGGACATGACAAACTTCGTGTGTTGCATATCCTCATCTACGACTTCAATGAACATGGTTGAAATCGCAGGGAAAACCAAATCTTGGGATGACTTTGATGGTGTTGATAATGCCGACGTAGAATTCCAAGACATTGGAACTTCTGAAACTTGAATCTTTTCAATATCACTACTAGTCCCAAGGAGTGGTTTGATAATCCCTGGTGAATCCTCTAACATACGACGTAACAGCTGGCATCTGGTGTATTTCGAAGAGCTACTTAAGATGTAAGAGCTTTGTTCTCCTAATGTCAGAAATGAGATTGGAATCATGGCGTTACGTCTAGTTCTGGTATTTTTAATTTCATATAATCCAAAACCAAGATGATATCTTACCACGTTTTCCACTCTCCTTTCCAGTTCAGTGTACATCTTACATCCGGGAATGAAGTTGGTGGAAAATCCATCCAGCTATCGACGAATTCGTCTTTCACAATACCCCAGATGTTATGATCTCTTTGCGGAACGATGTACGTTGACAAATAATCGAATAGCTTTTCATCGTTTTCTGCAAGTTCAGAACCTACAAAGAGATCAAAGCACTTGTATGCTGTGTTGTAACAGATAATGCCAGAATAATCGTATTTAAATACACGATTACGCATCATCTTGGAATACCCAGGACGTACTTTAGAGAACGTCTTTCCAGCATATCCGAATCCGTTTGCTGTAATGGAGTGACCCCATGCTTGTTGATTTTCTGACAGAAAGATCTCTGTACGTTTAAATACTTTACGAATTCTGCAGTATTGTAACATGAATTCAATTTGATCTTCCAACGAATCGTTTCTCTGTCGCATGGAAACCAGTTCATAACTTGGTTCTGGAAACGGCATATCTGGATTTGGATAAGTCCGTTTTACCTCCACAAGGTAAATGTCCCCATCCTGAATATTCACTGTATGGTACTGGTGGTAACCAGTTTTTCTTTTTGACGTAATAGACATTTTCTGTCCTCCACGCCCTTCCAGATATCTTTTAGAACCACACTGTGAATCTAATACATACCGTCGTCCATTTGTCGTGAAGAATGAGCAGATCGGCGGTGCGTCCGGATTTGAATTAATTGGATACAACGACATAGATGTTGCCAAGAAGTTCTTCTCGTACTTCGTTTTGACAAACAGACGAATGACTTCGTTGTTGTCAAATAAAATGCTTCTTTTCGGTTCCATATTCAGTTTTTCGGTGTTCATAATAGCCATACTCATAGTGATGACCTCCCATATTAAGTTTTTATTTGATATCTCATATGATTGATATCACAGAGATAATATATGCATTTTATTTGTGAAAATACGAATCCGAGAATTTTATCAATCCCCGGATTCGTCTCTATTTTAGAAGTAATCTAAGAATGTGACTAACTCATCCGCGATCTCGACTACATCATATTCGATTTCTTTTCCAGTTAATTCTGGTTCCTCGAATGTAACATAGGAAAACTTCGTGTTAATCACCGTGGATAACTTCTGGTTTAAGATATCTTCTTTTCCAGGAATCTGTAAGAGCATATGATAATCACGTTCTTTGAATCTCTGGAATTTATCGTTTGCTTCTAATGCGTCATTGAACTTCTGCTGGCGGATCATACGATTGACAATACGATCTTCCACGTTTCCAGTCAGCATATATGGAAGGGCTGCCTGCTTCATGGTCTTCGTAGATGGATCATAACCAAGATCCAGAAGAAGAATCTTCTTTAAAATCAAGAGTAACTCAATAGTTGCTCGTTTTGGAATTAAGGAAAGATCCTGACAGTTTCCAAAATACTTCGCATAGTAGCAACGGATATACTCCAAATGAATTGGAGAAATATGCAAGTTGTCCATATAGTAGTCGATCTCTTCTTTGGAAATCGGAATGTCTACCATAGAACGGATACGATTTAATGTATCTTCGATGTTGATGTCTGCTAAGATAACGGCACCTTCATCATACTTATCAAGGTTCATTGCCATCTTATCAATACCAGACAGACCATCGTTGTTTCTTGTATTTGTTACTTCAGTTAAGTTCTTTTCGTACTGGTCTTTGAGGAAGTAGTTAAGTTGGAATTTGATTCACTATGTAGACTATATCTTCATCTCAAATTTGAGAGCCTCCCATTTCGGCACGTAGCCTAACGATACTCGCTTCGTGTAGCCATTTCAAACTACCTTATTTTCAACCCACCTAGTTTCCCATTAAATGTGGATGTCTAGCTTTTTCTAGTCGTTGAACTCATATCTCATCGTTGTGAGATACTTCGTTGCGTCGATTACCCCTACATATAGACCTTGATTACCATACCTTTGGAGTTACCCATTGCCACCAGATCATCACTGTTCTGGTTTGGTAGTCTATACAGTAACGGAACGTCCCCGCAGTTAGAGAGGTTTTTCCAACAGGTCACCCTGTTTTGCCACAATCAATTCATGGTTTTGTTGACGTCTTTAATCAATAAAGGCAGACTATATCTTTACAAGCATAGTCCTATTACCAGACTATGATGCACTCCCCGTTTCGGCGTAAAGCCTACATTTCGCCCGCTAGAGGCCTACTCGCTTATCAACCCACCTGACATAAGTCATTTCGGTATTTCTACCTACATGGATGTCTAGCTTTCCCTAGTCGTTGAACGTTCATCTCACCGTAGTGAGAGCTTCGCTGCGGATTGTCTCTGGTATAACCTTGATTACCATATCTCCGGAGTTACCCTTTGCCCCAAGTCTGTCACCAGTTTTGGTTGGTAGTTATACGTACGAGTTTGTCCCCGCATAAAGAGGAGTTTTAGTTGAGCCATTGTGTTAACCCAACAACGTTCTCCGCGTACTTCTTCTGTTTTGCATTCCAGTGTTCGTTGAACTTATATTTTGCACAGTTTTCAGAGATAAGAACTACCTTTGTGAACTGTGTAATGACAGAGTATAAATCGACTCCGAAGATCTCCCTCTGTTCAAAGATCGTGGAGTTATTTGCGTTGCTTTCCAAAACTTTAGTCTTGCTGTATTATTCATACCCAGACTATATCTTCATCCATCTAATCCTGTTACCAGATTACATGGAGCCTCCCGTTTCGGTAATTAACCTAACGATACTCGCTTCGTGCAAATGCCTTATTTTCAAATCACCTGGTTTCCCATTTCTGTATTTCTACAAGCGTGATTGTCTAGCTTTTTCTAGTCGTTGAGCCCATACCTGCATGAGGTACTTCGCTGCGTCGGTTCTTCCAATCATAACGTTGGTTACCATACCTTTGGAGTTACCCATCGCCACCAGAGTGTCACCATTCTGGTTTGGTAGTTATGATCTGTTACTAGAAGTCCCCGCAATTAGAGAGGTTTGTCCAATAGGTTACCCTATTTTGACGCCAATTTGACGTAGACATAAAGTTTGTTATACATGTTACAGTCTTCGTTGAATAGGCCGAATAACGGCTCATAGAACGTAAAGATTACCAAGTTGGTCTTATCGATCTTAATTCCATTAGACGCACAGAAATGAAACATGACTGGGCATAAGATCTTCATACCAAATGAGATTGCTAATAAGATCTTGATGTGCTGGTTGGTAAATTCCAGACTCTCCAGGTGCTTCTTTTCGTTGGCCTTATAATATTTTTTCTTCTCGTCGGAGTTATTCTCGATGTCATCCAGATAGTTGTCTTCAACCATCTGTTTGATCTTCTGCACCATCGTTTTGGTAAACATGGTCTGATACAGGAAATCAATAAATGCATGCATGTCATTAGGTCCAAACATGTTATGAGATACTTCGGGATCCATCGACATAGCAAGTCTTAAGTACGCCGTCACCAGCTCCTGTTCAGAATCATAGAAATGAATGAAGAAGTTGGTGTATCTAGTAATGATATCCAACTGGTTTTCATAACTGGTTTTGTTGATGACAAAACGGTTGTACTTCTTTAACTTGTTTAAGTTTCCACCATTTTTTCCTTTTGTGTCTTTCATGCTATTAAAGACTTTATCGAAGTTTACGACAAAGATCTTTCCATCACGTTCGACGATGGTGGTTTTTGGTCCAGGTCTCCAAGTATTGATCTTAGAGGTTCGCTTTCCTGGATCAGCAGGTGGTTTGGAAGGTATTTCTTCCGTTGGTTCCCCAGAGGTAACCACCTCCTCTGGTTCTTCCATTGTAACTTTCTTTTTTCTTGGCATAACTTATGGCTCCTTTGTTATGTATTTGGTATAGCACCGTAAAAATAGTATATCACCATTTCTTACATTGGACGATATGTCGTACGACCTGCTCGTTTCTTGGTCACTCTTTTAGAAGCAGACAGACCGGAGGTCCGTTTCGTTGCTTTCTTTGGATTGACCACACGAATCCCTGGATTGGATTTATCCGCCAGGGTATCTTTGATGGCATTTCGTTTGGATGGATCTGCCGGTGCTTTTGGACCTTTTTTATCCTTGTACCGTTTCTCTTCTTTTTGGAGTCGTTTCTCCTCAGAGATTAACATGCGTTCGAGTCTTATGGTTTCAACATCTCGAATACCCGTAAAGAACGCATGAGGGCTTTTCTTTAACCGCATAATCATACCGATCTTTGATAAGTATCGGAAGCTGTGGTCTAATAAATACCGTACTGTAAAGTAGATGGATTTATCGAAACTAACCTCCAACGTCTTGTTGGTATTTTCTGGTAAAGTGTCTGCGTATTCTGGATTAAGCTTATCGTATAAGCTTTCAATCAACGCTCCATTTCTCTTATACAGTACGGCGTATTTATAAATAAAACTTGGTGAGTTCGAGAAGAACTGCACACAATAATTCTTTAATGTCGATTCTTTTGTGACCTTATCATTTGGAGTATAAAAACGAATGACAACGTCGTATCGATACCCGGTGTCTTTGGCAGACTCTGATGGTACCGTCAAATGATAGTAATAAGATCCTTCGATTTCCGTGAAGGATTCCATACGGATCTTATTGTCTCGTAAATACTCATTGTATTTACGATCATAGTCTAATTTCTTTACTTCGAGGTCCTGACGCCCGAAAGGGGCGTGCAGGAACTCTGCTAATGTCTGTTGCATAAATTAACCTCAAAAGCTGTTACGCTGTGTAACAATCATCTGGTTTCCAGAGATCATAAGACTTAATAAGTCTACCGATGCGGTTAAGATCTCATCGTCTGTCTGGAAGCTGTTGACAATGGATTTACTGAAGCATTTATTCACCACATCAAATACGGTATCGTTAAGGATAGAGTACTCGATCAGGAAATCATACAGTGAAAAATGAGTGTACGGAATACATGGCATACTTGGAGAAGATGAAAACATTACGTCTCTACGTCTCGTACGTTTGATCATATGTGACACTACATGGTGAAAAATGTTGTAACTGTCAGATTTTTCGCAACCCATTAATCTAAATAATGGAGTTTTTGTATACTGCATCAGCACACGTTCTACGTCTTCGTAGAAGTCACCAACACCATCTTCCAGTTCTTCGTATGTGAAGTTACGAAGCATCACTTTCTCTTCTGGAATCCAGTTGTTTAATACGGTTTTATATGTGTAAATGAAGCCGTCCTGAATCAGTACCAAGATCTCACGGTCGATGCCGTTAGCATCATCTCCTCGTAAGAGCTCTTCAATTGCAGTGATCGTAGAGACGTTACATCCATTAATGATGCCATATTTATAAGCAGACGCAGCTGCTTTAATCGCATCGTCGTAGACATCTTTACGCATACCAATCGCAAGTTCAGAATCTCCACCAACTTCGATGTGTGCTAACTGTAAACCGAGACTAAAGAGTCTTTCTTGAGCTTTGGTAATCTCCAGGTTAAATGTACCAAGTTTCTTATACTTGTTTTCGACTTCACGTAAGTTATCTTCCGCTTCACGCAGATGTAAATCATACATTGCCTGATCGTAGAAGAAAGTACGAATAATGGAAGTTTTCTCACCGAGTTCCAGATCCTTACAGTATCCAATCTCTAAGATGGTTGGTTCATCTACAACAGATACTTCTCCATCTTTTTCACGTACTGGAAGACCTGGTACAATAATACCTACTTCTTTTGATTTGATGATCATGCTTCTTTCTGCATCCAGATTCTGAGAATGTGGTAAGACCTTTAAGCTCATACGTTCACCGTTGAGTCCAAGCTGCACATAGTTTGTCGGGCACCAAGTACGGTAGAATCCAAGCAGTTCATACATGTTGTATTCTGCTGGTGCACCAGTTTCGGTTGTTCCAGGCATTGGCACTTTTGGAGTGGTTGCCTGAATCATAGCCGTTGCAGTTGCTCGACTGATTGGTTGAGTATGGCAAAGCATTGCAAAATCTTCAATGGATTTTCTCTGGTATGAGTTTGCAGCTTTATAACAGCAAATAACCAGAGAGTTGTCATGACGCTGTTTGTATTCCGCAGTTAAACGTGGAGCAATGACACGGTCTAATAAGACTTCATCAACCGATGGGCAAACCATCAACAGGTGTCTTCCCATTGCTTCGGAGATCTGCAGAGTTGGCATGATGATGGATTCGTAGATGTTTTCTGTTACTTTACAAGTAAAGACTAAGACATCCGCTTCATCAAGCTGCATCGTCTTATCATCAGAATTGATATACATCTTATCTGTAATAAAGAACGGTGCACGATATCCTTCCACGACTTCTACTTTCTCAATACCATCCACAGACTTATCACAAGTAATACAAGGCATTCCAAATTTCTTATACAGATCTGCCAGTGTGTTTGTGATGGTATCATCTCCGTTATCAGAGATATTGACTACGTCTCTGATATACTGAACCATATCGTCTTCGTCTGTAACCGGAAGATCTACATGAATTGGTGTTGCATGTTTGGACAGCTGTTCGTGAATCGCTTTCTTATCTGCTTCAAATGTAGCCAGAATATTACGTGACATCACTCCTTTTCCTTCGAACCAGTTTTTCTTCTGCAGATAAGATCTGTAGATGTTATTGGTTGCAACAATCGCCGTTGTAGTACCATCACCAACCGCAGTATTCATACGACCACAAATTTCAGTCATCATATTAGCGATTGCCTGATTGGTATAGGTCTTTGCAACGTTTGTAGATAAACTGGTTGCAATGGTGTAACCATCTTTTGTCACATGTGAAAATGGATGACGGTAAATCAAAGTTGGTGCACCATATGGACCAAAGGATTTTGCGAGTGTCTCAGAATAAGAGTCAAAGACCTGTTTTGCAGCTTCTTCAAACGTATCTTTTGAAATGACATTTAATTCCACTGGATCTAACACATCATGTTTGGGTTCTTCCTCTGCTTTTTTGAGATCTTCCCCCATGCGCTCCTCGCGCCATTTCCTACACATATCTGCAAGTTCAGAAGCACGTGCATCGCACATACGTGTATGCTGTGTAATTGCTTCGATGAGTTCTTCATTTTGTTTTTTCTTTCCAAAAAACATAAGTAGCCTCCTTTTAAAAATTCGTTAAATTGGTGTTACCATGATTATTAATGTCGATTCGCTTCTAGGATTCTACCAGTAGCGGGATCAATACGGTTCCCATCGTCATCTAATAACTCTGGAATTAATAAGTTATTGAAAAAAGACAGTCGACAAGTATGATCTTTGAAGATCATATCTTCATCGATTTTTAAACCATCGTTTTCATCTTCCATAAAGTTGTATCGAAATCCATCAGCAACTAACACCGATGCGAAGTCGATACGACCGGCGGTAACTAAGTCAGAAACTTTTGTCACATCAGATAAAACATACGTAGCGTCCTTATTAATGCCTTCCAGAGATTTTCCAAAATCTCCATATAAGAAATCAACGTCGTTTGTGTACTCCTGCTTTACCTGTGCTTCTAATAGTGGATCTTTGATCTTTCCACCATAGATGTAAATGTGTTTAACCATCCCTTTTCCATCCCGTAAGAGATTTAAAAAAATATCATGGAAGTTCAAGGTGACATTTCTTGCATATAACTGGGGGATCTCCCCGATATTAAATAAGAACTGGTCTAAGACCTTTTCTTTTTCTTCCATCGACTCAAATGGTGTTTTACATGGTAGATCAAGTAAGAAATTCTGATGTTGTCTCATCACATACCATTCGTATAATTCGTTTCCGTCCATCGTCTTTAAATAAGACAGATCAAAAAAATCATCGACTGCATCTGTTTTGACAAGACACTGTAACGTTGCAAACCACTGCGCACGTAACACATCGTGATATTCGATGACCAGAGATTTGGAATTTACAAACATCTCGTCATAGGCACGATATACCTTCATAACCGGATTTTTCATAAGGGTTCTCCTTTCTATTCAAAAAAAAGAAATGGACTAACTTTTCAGCTAGTCCATTTCCAAGGTTTATTAGTTGAATGGGAATGCGTCGTTCATATCCCCACCCATGTTTAAATCAGCTGGCGGCATAAACGCGTTATTGTTACGATTCTGATAACCATTATTATTGGAGTACTGGTTATTTCCATACTGATTTCCACCGCGTCCATACGCTGCATTGTTGCCAGACATACGGTTGTTTGCATAAGAACTATATACCGCATTTCCGAAACGGATTGCATGTGAAACAGAGAGTGGTTTTACACCAACGGCATCTAAACACTCAACGAATTTGTCAAGATCTACATAAGTCTCGATCACCGGCTCGGCTTCTCCATTTAAGATGTTAAAGTCTTTTAATACCTCGACCGGACGTAAGTTCATATCTAAGAAATTATTTGGTGTTCCTGTAAAGGTTTCAGATAACTGCCAACCAATACGGATAAATGGATTTGTTCCATTGAATCCTAACGTAAACAGTTTTCGTTCTCCAGTATTGGTACGGATCTTTACAGAAATACTTTTTGGAGTTCCTTCCAGAATGGCTGGTCGGAGTGTCTTTTCATATTCTTTTTTCAAAGCGACGCACTTTTCGTATGTGAGTGATGTACGGATATGGTGTGAAGAATCGTTGTCGTACTGGGACAAACCATTCTCATCTGGTTCTCCAACAGCTCTTGCAAACTCTAAGGACAGGAATCTGTTCCAGCATTTGACAGTAAGCTGTGCTTCCGGAGAATATACGGTAGTAAGTGTTGTGTTGATGTTAGGACCTGTGCCCTGCTGATTGTTGTTGTACGGCATAATCAGTACCTCCTTAAATATAATAATAGATTTTTTATGTATCAGTCAAATAATATAACACTACAAATTAAAAGTTCTTAATTAATCTTCTGCGTCATCATCTGTTAAATCGTCTTCTGCGTCTTCGCCATCTTTAATAATTTTTTTCAGTTTTTTACGGTTATCGTATTTTTTCAAAATGTGATTTCTTAATTTAGATTCCAAAGTATGACGGAAATCTTCATCCACCATTTCAATGTAATCAGATACAAAGTTTCCGGTGATCTCAAATAGGTCATACTGTTCACTGACGAATTCCAGTTCCATATTGTCCGGATCGTCCACGTATTTGAAAAATTCATCTACATCCATATCGGTTGAGAGGATTTCTCTTATAACTTTGTCCATGTTTGACAAGATCAAAATGTCTTCCTGGTCATCGATCTGATCTTTGAAGTTTAAAGTCGTAATATCTTTACGATCTTCTAATTCAGAAGCCAGATCACTCTTGTGTTCAGTAAAGTAGTTGGTTACCAGATTCACAAAGTTCTTTTTGATGTTTGTGATAAAGAAGCGATAGGATAGATGAATTAATTCTAACGCATCGTCAGTATTCATATCATTTAAGTTGGGATACCCAACTCCTAACTCGCGTTGCATCAAATCATCAAAAAAAGATAGGAAATTGGCAAGATACTCGTCAATTTCATCTTTGGTTTCTTCGTCTTCATACTGGCGGCAGTAATGATACTTCGTGATGAAGGTTTGCACATAATCACGTTTTCGATGTTCAAATGGATCATCAAACTGTGTCTCAATCCCTTGCATTAATAGGGATAACGGTGCATCTGCCAGAAGCTTTTCTGCCTCTACTTCTGTTGGTTCAAAGTCAGGTATATAGTAACTCATGTAAAATACGTCCTCCGTGATTAAACAAATTTTCGACCATCTTTATGGTCAACTTTAATCTTAAGTTCCGTATGGTTTGAATTGCTATCGGCATATACGCCCAAATGGGATTTACAGTTGCAATCAGATCCACAACTACAGTTTGGAAGGCCACAACCGTTATTATTGGAACCATTTCCTTTATTGCCGTCATCAGAACCCTGCTCATCATCGTAACCAGAGTTCTTATCTGCGGTATAAGTCCCATAGAGTGGGCACTGGGTTAATTCGCATTTGTTCAATGCATAACACTTCTGATTCTGAATTTGTGCTTCCTGCTGGCATTCGGAGATAACGGGTCTATGAATACCAGGACGAACAAAGGTATCCTGGTGACCGCAATTACAGCATTGTAAGATATACTTATCGATGCATTTTGGATCATCAAAGACTGCTGTTAGGGATCGTCCAAGGATGACTGGAATCATTCGTTTGTTGAGTGATCCACAGATTGGACACTTGTATCTAAAAATTTCACTTTTCCCAAATTCTCTCATAAAGAATCCTCACTTTCTGTTTTTAACGGAACCGATGTCTCATAAGACTCTGAAGATTCCGCATATTCAATTAGTTTCTTTGCTGCTTTTAACGATGTTGGTGTAAATAAGCAAAGGGGATCGAAACTATGATCCTTAACGTATCGTTTCAGATATTTGAGCATAATCTCAAAATGGGAGACATATAATGGTGGTACGGTATCCTTCTTATCAAAGATCAGATGCGCACTATTTTCAATAACCGCATCTAACTTAAATTCAATAACCGCAGTCTGTGCCTGCCCTAAAATTGCAGAAGATAAGTCATCCATCTCATCCACATATTTTCCAGGATAGACAATATCGTTTTCTTTGAATGGATATGGATGAATTTCATCCCAAGCAGTACGAAGACTGACGATGATGTTATTAAACGTATACCATAATAACGGAGATCTATACAGAGAATCCTCCTCCGTACTGATATTCAGAATCCCAGATAAGTTATCCACTTTGGTTTCCACTCTTGTTAAGATCGCAGAGCATGCATCCATTCTCCGTTTTAAATATTTTCGTTCGATCCAATTGATTCGATATGTAGCAACTTTACGAAGTGCCAGTCGTTCTTTTAAGTTCATAATGACTCTCCTTTCTGTCTAATAGGATATTGTCCGAAATAAAACAAAAAAAAGAACTCCCTAAAGGAAGGAGTTCTTTTTCTGTGCTACTCACGGTTCTTGATGGCTATGCCCATAGCGAGGCATCCACCAATAAATGCAGCTACATTAATAACTCTATAAAGAACCTTACGGGATTTTCTCATATGTGATCACCTCCTTTCAGATTCTATTTATGTGATTAATGGCGACGACGTTTTGAAAATTTTCTCTTAGAAGCTTTTGCAGATGCTGCTTTCTTCTTTGCTTCCAGCTGCTTCTGAGACATCATCATATTTGTTGCTTTTGTTTTGATGCTCATAATTTCTTCGCGCAGCTCTTTTGTCAATCCGTCGTCCGCCAGGTATGGTGTTAACTGAGTTTTATAAAACTCAGATGCATCACTCCATTTTTCGGCACGCATGAGCTCGCCTACTTCCTGAAGCTTAGCGGCCAGGCTTGATGCTTCCGGACTCATCGGTGCCTGGTTTTCTGGTTCAGGTGCAGCGGTTGCAGCAGTCTCGTCAGGCTGCTGTACTGCCTCCTGAATTTTCTCTGACATGGTATATGTCAGAGTATCTTCTGTCTGATTTTCACCAGAAGATTTGTCAACAGCCTGAGTTTCATCTGATGCTTTTGCTAAGTCTTTGGTTTCAGATTTAGCTGCAATCTCATCTGCTTTATTCTGAGCAGATGTAACTGCTTTGTCAATATTATCTAATGTAGTCTCGCTTATTGCCACATTAGTGAGATTCAATGATAACATTGATCTTACATCTGCGCATAAATCTACAATATCGATGCGGTTTGTGCACGCATCGATATCGTCAAGTTTACTCGTGCAGAACAAACGTACTGTGATATTAATATTTTTATACGCAGTACGTTTTATTGCTTTTGATTGTTTGCTGTTATCAAGAAGTGATATACACTCGTCGATTTTATGAATCTTTTCGACGAATGAATCTGTTGAAACCATCGTAAAGTCTTTAAATGCCATAACATTAATTTCGTGTACGTACGTCTTGATTTCATCGATGAGTTTCTCATTAGTAACAGTCTTAGTTTCACCTGTTACCTTGTTATTATCAGCCTCTGTTTCATCGGATTTCTTAACCATATTGGTTAACACGCGTGTTGCTTCATTACGAGCTTTTGTTAAAACATCACGCATAGCCTGTGGATTATAGGTGTTATCAATAACACCAGATGCGATTAATTCATCATAGGATCTATTAATCCATCCAAGGCTTCCGATCGGATCGGATTTCTGATCTGCTAAATTACAAATCCCATTACCAACCATGTTGCACAGGGAGACACACGCGTCGATAAAATCATTTGATTTTGTCTTATCGTTGTATGCAAGGAAGGTTGCCTCAGGCTCTGTGATACCAGCGATTCTACCACCAATTACTCTGATGTAATATGGCATATCAGTTTTCTCAGGATTTTCTCTATTTGGGATCTTAGAAACGATATCGATTACGTCCATTACGTTCTGTACAGAATCTTCTGGTACAGAAGCTTTTAATGTGACGGTTTCGCCATCATCACTAAGGACTTCAGAGTTTCCGATCTTGGTTTCACTCGGAGACTCTTTAGTTGTAGTCTGAGTTTCATCTACAACTCTAGTTTTCATAGATTCTTTGACCTTCTTCTGAAACAGATGTTTGTCACGTTTCTTTGAGAGCTCGAGTGTTTTCTCGAGACGTACTCTGGTCTTTGAGTAGATATGAAGTTCTTCACACTTATCACATACACCTTTTACTGTCATAAGTTCAGCAGTAATAACGATTAAGGTCTTATGTGTTTCAGCTGTTACCGAATTGATGTCTTTAACACGTTTGCTGAGGTATTTATCGAGTGCAAGACTTGCATTCCGATTTGCGATTGTTTCAATTTCTGATATATCAGAAACTTTCAGCGCACGAAGAATACCGATACTATAGTCTACCATGGATATAGCTAACATGAGCATCTTATCAGCTTCTACATAATCTGCAGTCTGAAGTCTTTTAAGAATATTCATCTTTTCTTCCAGTTTTTCTCTGGCGACTTCTTCTTCAATGCTTATTTTGACTTCTGTCTTAGTTTCACCAGAAGTCTTAGTTGTAGCCTGAGTTTCATCTACAACTTTCTTTACCTCTGCCTGAGTTTCATCAGAGGATTTCTGTGCAGCCTGGGTTTCAGCTGCAAGAGCTGCTTTCTTTTCTTTTCGTTTTGCAACTCTTTCCATATGTGCATATTTGTTAATGACATAACTCATGGTTTCTGTAGCAATTCTATTCATCTGAATGTACTGCATATCCCACCATGCGTTGTTAACAGCATCGATTTCACTTGCACATGCAACGAATGCTTCCTTGTCGCAATTGCTAATCTTTACGTCAAGGTTGTTCCAGTAGCTGTTGAATGCCTTGTATAATTCCGCAATTGCGGAATCAATTTTGGCATTGTCACCGATTGTTCTGTACATACTAGCAACAGAACCTACCATTTCATCCATCTTTTTGATAGATGAAATAAGACTGGATGATGTTTTGATAGAAGCGCATTTGGATGCCTCTTCAGTCAGCTGGTTAACAAGTTCTTCAGTCTTAGCATGTTTGTCGACTGGATCTGAGTTTTCAGTTTCTTCTGTCTCAGCTTCTTCAGCTTCAACAGGTGCAGATTCATTGGTTTCTTCAGTTTCAACTTCATTAAAGCTTTCAACTGTTTCGTTGTTTTCAGTTACGTTTTCGCAACCTTCTCCATCGTCTACATTTACGTCTTCCAGGTTGTTCTCATCTGCTACAACGTGATGAGATTTGTATACTTTGTGACCAAAGTATGCGGCACCAATACCTGCAAGTGTTCCAACACCAATAGCTAATCCTTTAAGAAGACCGCCATTGTTGTTTGATGTTTCAGTTGTTTCTGTAGCTGCTGTGTTTGTTGTTGTAGTTGTGTTTGATTTGAAGAATGACATAGTGCCCTCCAACAGCTCTTGGGATCTATTGCCCGCCGCCGGATCATACAATTTTGGTAATCAAAAGACTACCCAGGAGATCAATTACCTGTGCGGATCTCTTTCAATCCTATTTACTTTTCGGATCAGAGATGAGATGTATTAGGTATTTTATTTCTCTGATTCACGAAAATTATGTATAAATACGTAAAATCGCTTTACGGATAATATCTATATACTATTTATGTGGAGGACATAAATACCGTGGAAACCCCAATAGGAGTCTCCACGGTAGTGTAGATATTAGTCTACTTTCTTTCCAAGGCTCTTGATAATTGGGCTCTTGGACTGTTTTAATCTTGCAAACAGAACTTTCATACGTTTGGTTGCTTCAGAACGATATCTCTGACGCATCTGTGCACGATAGAACTTCTTGATCTTACAAGCTTTCTTATATTTCATATAAGATGGGTCGTTATGAGCACGGGCACAAGTAATTACAGCGATTTCAAACAGCTGGTTTAATCTTGCTTTCTTGCTCATCTTGACAGTTGTTTTATTATAGATTTTAGACTCTGTAAACGCATCGTCATCATCCATTGTGACATCGGCTACAGATTCTTTCAGATCCATAATCAGGCTGTCGTTAAAGAATCCCTCTGTCATACCAACACGAAGATCAGATACAGATTCTACTAAAGTGGTACGCTCTTCTGCGTTCATCTCCCCACGGATTAATGCAGCAGCACCAGCTACCTGCATCAGGTCATCTGCATGCTGTTCTTCATCTGGAGTTAAAGAAACTTCCGGACCTTCTGGAACTGGAGGCTCTTTTAAAGAATGAGCCATGTCGTTTAAGTCGTCGTCTGACATATTCGCGATGTCATCTGCCATATCTTCCAGGTCATCATCGTCAATATCATCATCGTCTTCTTCATCGTCATCATCCAGGTCATCATCGTCATCGTCGTCGTCAGATTCCATTTTTAACTGTCTCTGTACGTCGTCCATGTCGATACCAGTATCTTTGTACTCACTGTCGTCATTTTCAGTGATTGCTCCAGACTCTTCAGATGTTTCGGCTTCTGTATCTGCATTTTCTACAACAGGTTCTTCTGTTGCAGGTTCCTCCCCGATAACTGAGTCCATGGCGTTGTTTACCATCTCAGTAATCATATCTTCGAAGGAAGGAGTGTTATTGGAATTATTCATGATTTGTATCCCCTTTCTATTTTCGGTTCTTAAGTAAAATCATTAAAAGAATGTCCGGCAATTAGAAATGGGAACACAGTTTATCTAGCACAAACTCTTAATCTTAAAAGCAAAGGAGTTACAATCATTATGGGGAAACAAGCTACCATAGAAGTTACTCAAGAACCCATGCGTATCAATAAAACGATGATACAAAAAAGTGAGTTCATCAAAGAGTACAAAAAACAAATGCGTCATTCACTAAAACGAATAGATTCTTCGATTACGAAAGAAGAGTTAAATGACGTTTTAGATGCTATGATTCTTGACCAGGGGATAAGTCCTGGGGTTGGTCTTGATAACAACTATACCGAAGAATACAGAGAAACTACATTGTTATCGGTACTAGATTGGACCTTTGAACGAAAACCAATTATGGCTGGAAACGGGACGTTCTATAAGAATCAATACGAACAAGCCAATCCAGCAAATCACATGTTATTAGGTTTCTTAGGAGACCGTAAGAAAATTAAGAAAAAAATGTTCACTGTAGAAGACGTAACGTCACGATTGTATAAGGATCTCGATATCAAACAGCAGAACAAGAAGGTCGGAGCAAATTCATATTATGGAGGTTCCGGCGCAAAAACAAGTTCGTTCTATTCCACCTGGTCTGGCCCAGCCACTACACTATCTGCGCAATCGGTTATATCGACTACGGAGAACTTATTTGAAGCATTTTTGGCAGACAACTATAATTTCTTAGATTTTGATGAGTTCTGTAACTGGGTGGAACTCGTGATGAATGAATACGAAGCCCACGAAGAGGATATCAATCTGGACTTCTTAAAACCAGTCAGTGCAGAAGATTTAGCTGCACGATTCAAAATGAAGATCATCGACCTCAATCCAGAGGAAGAAGAGATGATTGATGTGATGGTCGAGCACTTACCAGAGCAGTTACGACCATACTTCTACTATAAGAATAACATGCTTCGATTTATCGAAGATCATGAGGGTGTACGAAACGAAATTGACAAACTCTATGCAAGTGTAGAAAACTACGATACTATTGAAGTCGATAAACACGGCAATCCAAAAGATCCATATTGGATGGACCAGATTCCAAAGAAGTTTCGCAAGGAATATGGACCTGGTTTAAAACAACCAAAAGACTGGAATAAGTTTGTCAATCACAAGATGTTCATTGACCCAAACAGTCCACCGGAAGAAATCAAGGATTCCTTAAAGGTGTTGACAACTGCAATGATGACCTATGTTTATGTACCATATATGGCATTTGATCGAATCTATCGATTAAAGAACTTTAAACGTGATACCGTAACAGTCATCGATACAGACTCTAACATCCTATCACTAGACACCTTAATGCGTTACATGATTGCAACCTATTTCCCAGATGGAAAAGATGCGATGGCTTATGGACGTAGTTACAAATCCAATGTCTATATCGGTGTCAATATGATCACGTACTGGATTACAACAGCGGTTGCCGATATCTTGGAAAGCTATGGCATTCATTCCAATATTCCAGAAGAGCATAGATCTCGTTATGCAATGAAGAATGAGTTTATGTTTGGACTTTTGGTTATTGGTGAAACCAAGAAACGTTACTTAAGTTCCATCTTACTTCGAGAAGGAAATGTCATCAATCCACCAAAGACAGATATCAAGGGATTTGACTTTAAGAAAGCAACCTGTTCAGAATACGCTGAGCAGGTATTTACACGAATCATCAAAGATCATGCTTTAATGAGTGATGAAATTGAACTTCGAGAGATCATTGGTGAAATCTATGCATTCCGTGATGAGATCATTAGATCCATCGAGAACCATGAAAATAAGTTCTTACCAAACGGTAATGCCAAAGAGTTAGCCGGCTATGCAGATCCATCCAGACAGGCATCGGTAAGAGCAGTTGCAGCTTGGAATATCATCAATCCAGATAACTTGATTGAACTTCCAAGCAAAGTCGGAATGCTTAAAATGAACATCTTCAAGCCAGAGGATATCTTACCACTATCCAAAACACATCCAGAAATATATCATAGGATTTACGATAGAATCTTTAACGATACCACGGGCATGTTTGTAACTAGACAATGGATCGCGGAAGGTGTTACGTACATTAATGATCCAAAAGTTCAAAAATCCAAAGAATGGTGGAAGATGATCCCAAAGGAATATCAATCCAAATTCAAAGACAAATCATACAAAGTTTGGAATAAATGGGTCAAAGAAAAATACGAGGGTCTGATTGATGATACCGGTCATTTTGAGTATAAATCCAAAGGAATGAACGTCTTAGCGATTCCATCCAATGCGGAAATTCCAGATTGGGCAATCCCATATATCGATATGACCACAATGGTGAATAATATCTTAGCTCCGTTTATTCCGGTTTTAAAGATCTTTAAGTACAAGACTTTAGAGGAAGGAAAAACTAGAGGATCTGTCAATCGAAAGACAGAAGGAATTTCTCGTATGGTTAAATTCTGATACTATTGGGTGGAGACTCTCCACCTTTAGCTATATATTATCTAATTGAATATCAAACAAAGGAGGGCTATTATTATGCCAAGAAGAAAAACAACTACAGAGGAAAACACAACAAAAACACCAGAGGAGTTACAGCCGAAGAGGAAACTTGGTAGACCAAGAAAAACAAAAGAAGAACCAAAGAAGACCGAAGCCAAGACCGATGAGGAACCAACTAAAATTCCTGATCCAGATCCAGAAAGTTACAAAACGGACAAACGTGTCGTCGACTTACATAAAGCATATACCAAAGAAGATGTCGATCGTATGGTAGAAGATGGAGAAACTTCCTATAACGAAACCACATATGTGGATGGTATCAACCAGACAGATATGAACTGGCTTCGTGAAAACATCGATCCGAAAAACATCAAGACACCATCAGAGTATTTCAAGTACATTAAGAATATGAGTTCTGGAATTACTTCTGAGAGTGTCAAAGCATTGTTCGATGCAACAGCCAATGCGTTAAAAACTTGTGTCATTACTGGTCAGAAGACACTTGGTCAGGCATTGGTAACGAAACTGGAATTATTAACCCGTGAAAGAAATGCAGTTGCTCATGGATACGATCAGGTCGTTAACCGTACAGACTTAGAAGCATGGGTCATTGACATTGCAACGCAGGCAAAAGAAAAGAAAGAACCAAATCCGATTCATATCATCGAACTGAAACGGTATCAGAGAATGGTCCCGGATGAAGTCATTGATAAAATCGACAAAGCACGTAACTACTTTGATATGCTCTATGTCGCTTATACAGACTATACCGGTGAAACCGTTCGTAAGGTCGAAAAAGAGAAACGAGACAAAGACCCAATTCTCTTCGGAGCCTTCTTAGTTCCAAGCGACAACGGTAATATGATCCCATCAGAGCATCTGTTCTTCATTGCCGATTGGGTAGATGAGTATTGTGATCTGACCATGGATCAGCTGATTAACTCTTACAAAGACGCAACTGGAAAAGATATCTTACTGCCAGCAGAAACCTTTACCGAAACCGATATTGATAAATTGAAACAGCAGTTAAAGGAGATGTAATCTATGGATTTGGATGCAAAAGTTGACCTGACTGAATCGCGTGACTTTTCCAATCCGTATACCTTCAACGAAAAAGTACCCAAGCCAGTTATTTGCTGGCTTGGTGATTCTTGGTATGATTTAGATTACTTACGTGAACGAAGCAAAGCATGTGCTGAAAACGATAGACGCCTCATACGAAAGGTTACAAAACCCGAGCAGTTTACGACATATAATTTGACTAGCACAATGCGTACATATAGGTCTACCTCATCTTCAATTTCGTTTTCACAAACGACTCCTACCTCAGACGTCGTAATTGATAACGGAACTGCTACATTCACGTTGTCTGGTAATGTCACCTATTCAACCACATCATCCAATAACATCGTATGGGCAATTGGAGATTCGCATGAACCAACTATGGTCTATATCAAAGACGACTACAACAAAACTAAATACAATGTGACCTATTATGGAGACTTCCATACGGAAGAAGATCCGGAGGTTAAAAAGCGACTTATGGCATATTCCGTGTATGATGATTTATGGGGCCATCATGGAAGACCATTTGATGAAGTTCCGTTATCAAAGATGAAACGCGACCCAATTCACTATGATCTCTTTCCGTGGGAATCAAACGATGTACATTATTCTGTATATCGGGAAGACGAGAACAACTGGTTGCCTTGGTATGAAAGTGCTTGGAAAATGATCCAACGATGTACACCGGAAACCATTCGTCAGCACTTCCAAAATCATTGGAATGCGCTAAATTACAACTATGCTGAGATTGAAGCAACGCTTGATATAGTCAACGACATCAATCATTGGGGATACTATGACGAGGATGACCCATTTCCTTGGGACCCAGGGGTACATACGGTTACAGACGGATCGCATCTATTAAAAGAAGAACCAGATATGGAAAATTATAGCGAACGGATTCATGATGTTGCTCCGTGGATGGTTGATATGTTACGAGATACCTGGAGAAATTACATTACAGAAAAATTAGTAGACGAATATATGTCTGCACACTGGTATGACTTTACCCTTCCAGTATATCAAGAAAAATGGTTTCATGCGGAAGATCCAGATAAAAAGACTTATATTCAGCCAACAACATTGCAAAGCATTATGGCACGTATCAATACCATCACTATCAATCGTAGTGACATTATTGGTTGGGCTTAAAAGAAAAGAACCATGCCCTGGGTATCGGCATGGTTCTTTTTTATATCATTCAGGAGAAAAATTATGAACATCCACAATTTGTAGTGATTTTGTTCGGTGGTCTCAAACTATCACGGCATCAAGAAACCGTTACGAGAATGTTACACCTCTACAGTTGTAAGATCTTTTTCGATATATAACGCCTTATCGATGGTATCCTTGATGATATATAAGATGATTGGAATAATTAAGAAAATCTCAATTCCAGCATCCAGATAGATTAATTCATCCATCAGATCCAGTGGGATATCACTGGTTGAAAACTTTTCTTTGCGAATATAATCGATTAGCAGTTGTCCATATTTGGTCTCTGCTGGCATTCCAAGTTTCATTTGCTGGACGAACTCATCACTAAAGATTGCGATCGCAGAATCGTTTAAATATTTTGGATCTGGGATATCGGCAATCTGAATGGAATCATCTGCATATTTTGCAAAAGCAGTTTCCTTGTTGTTAGAGCCAATAAACATATTGAACTTAAAGTTTCCAAGCCTACGGAGTTCTTTTTTCTCAAAGAACCGATAGATGGATCGTTCATACTTTAACGCTCGTTTGGAATCATAAAACTGCTGGGTTGGGATCAGTACCATCAGTTGTCCTTTTGGATTAAATAAGCTGTGCTTATTGATGAACTCTACCTGCAGAGGATCATACAAACGATGGCATGGACCATCGATTTCTCCTAAGAAGCAATTGTAACGATCGTCATAAAAGACTGCTTTGTATGTCTCGGAGATTTCATCGTATTCTTTTTCCAGATTATGGATCTGCTCTAAAACATCGGAACGTACGATACATTTTTTGTCTGTACCGATGTTTTCTAACACACAATCGTATTTTTCTACGGTCTGTTTATTTAACCAAGACGCTTTCTCACGATCTACATACTCTAATCGGAATTGAATCTGATAGTAGTTATCTGTCATGATGTTATCCGAAGATATGGATATAATTCGGAAAATATAAAAGTCATGCAGACTTGGCACCATAAACATGCTGTTTTGTAACGGCACTAACGTGCTATTGATAATCACACCTTCGCCTTCATAAGTCCTGTCAAGACCCTGTTCAGAATCTTCAATCTGTAAGACCATCTGATCTAATCCGTAGATTGGGAAATTTTCAATTCTCTTATACCGGAGTGGTGATGTTTTCCCTAAGAAATCATCTACATGATTGAACCCCTCATCAACCACTGAGGCATCGTCTGCAATTTGAAAAAATGTCGTAAAGGTCGGTGATTTATCAATGAATCTCGCCATGGGAGAATGGAACTTCTTCTCATATTGAAATAACGAGTCGTTTGCCGCTTTTTGTTCTTGGATTTTGGAGTTTGATAAAAATGTAGCCAAAGTCGTTCCCTCCTTCTTGTTTACTGGTTAAGCCACTGTTTTTAGGAAGGGTTCGTATACTTTAAGTAATTTATTCATATATTATTTATATGAAAACATGAATACAAACACAAAGGAGGACCAAACATGTTTAAATTAAAACAAGTAGAAATCACAGACACCATCACAGAAGTTGCTAACGAAAGCAAACCAGAACTCGCGTTTGTAGTAACAAATAATCGTCCAGCTCTTGAATGGAAAGATTATATGGAGCTTTGTGTGAACGTCGAAGAAGACCATCTCACTTTATTTGGAGATGACCACTTTGCAGAAGTAACGGAAACACCGTTAAATACCTATCGCAGATGGGATGTTGCACAGTATATGCTGTCATATAGTGAACAAGATTATTTGGTACGGTATGGACTCGCAGATTTATATTCACGATTTGTCAAATCGGTATATGAGTTCAAACCAGCTGGACAGGTGGTCGTAATCTTTGCGATCGGAAATGAGCGCAACTATCTGACGCAGAAATTTCTCGATAACTGTCTTGGCAGTGGATGTAACATCAATAAATCCGCAATGGAATATCTCAATAAGCAACATGAAGCAGATAATGTGGCGTTTATTCCGATCATTGAAGATCCGGATAAATACGAAGAAAATACATCCAGACTTTTCAAGTGTATGATGGATTATGGAATGGTGCGTGAAATAGAGGATGAATACGCACCAACAGAATTTGTAGTGGTAACGGAATCGTTAAATTACTTTACTGGACATACACCAGGACCAGAAAAGCTGCAGAGTCTTCTTTCAAGAGGAATTCGTTTCATTGAGTATCGATTCGATATGGTATTTGGTTCTGGAATGCCAGTCATCAATCGTACTGCAACCTCAGGCATTTTATACTTCCCAATCAGGAATCGATATACATCTGAGTCTCAAGTGAAGTTTCATAATTATTATGTCCCAAGTTCCATTCATAAGACAAACTTCCGATTCTCACAGCCAGTATCTAAACCAATTTATGAAATCGTGCCTGCAGAAGAAACTCCGTTTCCAGTACATACGATGCAGTCCATCATGTATGCATTGATTGAACAGAATATGACAGACCCAAAATACAATCCTAAGTATGGATATAATTTCGTATTTATGTCCACGGAAATAGATGCATTTGAAGACTATCATCCGCAGTTTGAGTTAGATATTCCGTATGGAACTACCATTACACTACCATCAGATATCTCTATGACAGAACTTGAAAATATCTTGAAAAGCTACAAGGAATCACAAACTTACAGATATCTTTTCGTGCATGCATCTAATATTCATACAATCGCTAAAAAGAATGTCAGTGAGCTGTTACAGATAACAGAACCATGCGGTTTTCATCTGGTTGTAATGAATACGCATCCGAATGAGACAGCTGTATATGAGGATACCAAAAAATTCTTCAAATAAAAGGAGGACTAATAACATGATGAAATTTTGGTTACCAATCAGTGATTTTATGACAAAAGATAACTGTTTGGGATATATGAATGGAGCCGGGAGTACATTCATTGTATTAAACGAAGACCACGGTACACATTCAATGCCTACACTATTAACCGATATTAATGCATTACTCTCCGTAGTTGATCCAGAAGACATCGGAGAAATACATGTATTTTCTCTGTGTACCTATCGTGGACGTGAAGATGAGATGATGGCTATGCTAGATCAGATACTTGAAAGTTCCTATCACCACGTAGATGGAAAATATAAGTCCCACATCATTGACATTGATCCCGATGCAGACCCAGATGAAATCGATAGCTCAATCTGGCAACGATTGATTCCATGGATTCCGGTAGATGGAACTAGGGCAACCTTAGTATTCACCAACGTCATTTATGGGGATGAAAGTATGAAGCTGACTGATCAGAATCGCAATATCGATGTGACACCGATGGGAAGAACTCTTCAAAAGATCGTTGCGAAGGTACATCAGATGAACGGTAATGCGTTCATCGTCTATAACCAGGAAGTGACCAGAAGTGATTCCGGAAAAACCACAATCTGTGTGATCTAATAAGAAGCGCTCCGGCGCTTCTTTTTTTACTTTTCTACGCAAGCGATATATTATCTTTTTGGTAATCGAAAGACTCAAACAAAGGAGGAATTAAAAAAATGGGTAAAAAATCTAAACATAAAAAAGAGGACGTCTATGATGCATATGACGATGAACTTTATGAAGAAGACAGTGTTCCCGATCGTCATATAGATGGAGAACTCTCAGATGAAGAACTCTTAGAGTATCCACCAATGACTCTGGTTTATGATTCGTATGAAACTGCGTCGAAAGCAGAACGAAAGAAAGAACGAAAACGTCGGAAAAAGATGTATCATATGACCGATGATGAAATTGATGATATTTATGAAGCTTTGGGTGGAAGAGCTCAGGCTGCAGAATTTGCAAAACAGATTCGTGAATATGTAAAAGAGGTCGATAATTGGTTGATAATAAAAGATGAAACCACGATTGTGATCAATCGTTGTATGGACATTGCGTTACAGGGAGCGGAAGATCTGGCAAAAGGAGTTCCATGGATCTTCCAGTATGATAGCCTGATTGCGTATATGGATCGTTTAGAGGAGTATGGATGTAAATGAAATTATATCTGTACTTTCAGTTATATCCAATCAGTGACGATCTCTCATTTAATGACGATGAGCTCAAAGGGTTGTACGCCTGGACAACCGATAAGGGTATCAAACATACATTCGAATGCACTCGGTATATGGGTGCATTCTTTAAGAAAGTAAAACGTGTGGACATCGATGCATCAGAGTTCAAACAGTTTGCATATTACAATCGAGATTTGCAGTTGATTACACTACCAGTACAGACAAGAACGAATAAAAATGCAACGATTATTGGGACTTACAAAGAAGACAACTTCATTACCGAATTGGTAGAAATCAGCTCAAACTTCATGGATGAAATATGTAGTTACGTAAAGGCATTAGTTGAGTCTGGGTATCTGACAAAACAAGGGGAAAAGGACCTTAGACTTTTAAGCGATTTCAACGAACTGGCGTACGGATCTGGAATGGATGTGTTACACATGTTTTATCACACATTTATCCGTTCCTTTGTAAGTCCAAAAGTCTGGAAACAATTGGATGACGAATACGATTACAATGAAAGCGAGGAATATTAAAAATGGCAGTAAAAAAATCAGACGTAATTAAAAGCTTAGTGAACACCACAAAGGAAAAGATCACTCAGGTCTTAACCACAAATGAATCTTACGGAGATACACACTTCCCGACGTTTCGTGATGTGTTGTTGGCATCTCCAGATGGTGAATGCTTTAAAACAAATCCAGATATTAAGTATATCATTGTGAAATTAGATCCGTGGATTGAGGAAGAAGCAGGTAAAGTTCCAGCAATGTATATTTCCGATATGAAGTTCTACGATGAAAACGACACCGAAATGAATGCGGAAACGATCGATTTCCATATCACAGATGACTATTACGACGAAGATGATACACCGCACGTGGATGATGCAGATGATATCCGCGTCACTGGAATCAATGCGCATTTTCAGGTGACTCCGATTCGCAGTCATGACTTTAAAGATGAACTGCTGATGTTATCACCAGTCTTCTTAAGTGTCGGTGGTCCGATCTACTCTGCAATTTCAGAATCTATCATGCACGCAATTGAGTTATTAAATCTCAATCCAAATGATGATACTACGGTTGTTTTGGAATTAGTACTTCCGGATCTTCCATATGTGCATGGAAATGAGCCAAATCGTCTGGCAAAAGACATCGTAGCATTAGCAGAATCCTTGGCGTACAAGTTCTTAGATTTACAGGATCATGGTCTGGATATTCATACCTCTGTGATCTGGATTCGTAATGTCAATACTTGTACAAGCATCAATTCTTATGTGAATAAGAAAGGAAAAAAGAAAAACAAGAAAAAATCCAAGTGATATATCATCTCTTTGGATATTAATAAAACCATTTAAGGAGGACTCATTATGGGTAAGAAAAACAAAAAGAAATCAATGGCAGAAAACATCCTCGACATCTTAAACATCGGGGAACAGCTCTTGCGTACCGGAGAAATTCGTATGAATCGCAAGGTTGTAATCAATATGGATGATCTTACGAAACCATCCATTGATAAGACCATTGGAGCTAGAATCGATTGTCTGGAAGACAAATCAGATGTTGCATTAGATAAAGAAGCTATTCTGGATGTCAGTGCAACGAATACAGATCTGATGCAGCATTATCATCTCTGGTCTAAAATTGGAAAAGGTGTGAACGCTAGTCTCGATAAAACCAAAATGGATCCATTTCCATGGAATTCCACAATCGTAGTCATGCTTCCACATAAGAAAGCGTGTAGTGCGTTTTCCATTTACGATTCCAGTCCACTTGGTAGACTGATGCGTAATTCCAATTTACCGTTAGTTATGAGAGCGATCGGCAACCGTTGGAGAGGTCTGATCGAAGAAAACGAGGGATCCGACTGCATTTTGTATGTTCCAGATCTGGTATACTTCGATGGAAGCAACGTGATGAATACAGACGTCCGTTTCAATTTATTAGTGTATGTAACACGTAAGAAACGTTACATCTATGAAGAATCTGATGTGGAAACAAAAGCAACTCCACAAAAAGAAATGATTCACAACTTACTGACCTCTGCAGTGAAACTGGGAATCAAAGATATCATGATCAATCCAGTGGATCATCCACTTCTGCAGGCAGATGGATATGCAACCGTTGATGCATGGCACGAAGAAGAGAGTGATCCAACCGTTCGTTGCAATATCGAACGTATTCAGTATTGCATTCCAAATGAGGATGACTATATTATCTTCTGGAGAAGTCGCAGATAGTTAGAATACCTGAGAATAGAACCCGTACGTAAGTATTGGGTTCTATTTTTTCAGGCACACTGACTTAAGCGAACTTGAAAGGAGATTTATTATCATGATTACCGAGGATGTAGAAGAAAGAGAATCACAGGGTAAACAAACGGTACATAAACTAATGAAAGCAGGATCGAGAAGTTCTTGGAACTTCGAAGCATCTTATAACTCCGATTATGGAATTGACGACGGTCACGACGTCCCATATATTCATAATCGTTATGAGTTGCGTGAACTCTTGTCACCGTTATACATCATTGAGGATTATCTGGTAGATTACGACACCTATGATAACTTCTTCAACAAGATCTACAATATCGTGAAAGGTTGTTATACCATTCAGGTATGTAGAGAATACCCGGTAAAATTCAAATTTTATAGAACGGATAAAGAAACACACACCGCTCAATTACGGTGTTTTCTCTTAGATTTAATGGCATGGCGACCATTTGTAGAATTATATGGAATCCATGTCTTAGATGAGACATTCATTATGGATCCGGAGAAAGATATTCCAAAACTGGAGGACTTCCAGAATAATAAGATTATCTTACCACTTCGTGATCATCATGTAAAATCAACAACTGTCAACTATGCAACTTCAGAAGTTGGTCACTTATTCCGTAGTATCAGTTTGAACTTCTCAGATATTATGGGATTAAGCTTTGGAACCGCAGACTTCCTGGAGATGTACAATGACAATGAAACCATTCGTGGTTTGATGGATACCACTTTTGATGACCTGTCACAACCACATGAAATTGAACAACGACTGGATCAATCTCGTGAAAAGTTAATTCAGACATTGGAAGGACAAAAAGAGAATACCATCGGTATCATCTTACGTTCCGGTACTGGTATCAAACACAAACAGCTTTCCGAGTTTATGATCGCCGAGGGATTAAAACCATCTCTGGAGGGAAATACGATTCCGATCCCAATTCAGACATCTACCATTAAAGGTGGACTTGATCGTCCAGCATACTTGTACATTGATGGTACAGGTGCTCGTAAATCTATGGTTACCAACAAGCGAGTTATGGGTAACGCCGGATACTTCGGTAAATCTTTAACGCTGCTTGCACGTACCTTATCTATGAGTAAAACGGTTGCAGACTGTGGATCCAAACATCTGATTCCTTATGAAATCAAAACTAAGAAGCACTTACAGAAACTAAATGGAAAATACTACAAGTTTAGTTTGGATGATCCAGACTATCAGGTATTGGACGCTAATAAGGATACCAACTTGATTGGACAAACTCTTTGGTTTCGATCTGTTATTACTTGCCGCTTAAAGAATGAAGTGTGTCCAAGATGTATTGGTTTAACTGCCAACATCAATGAGGATATCGCCGACGGTATTGCAGCATTCCAGACAGAGGAAACTACTAAGGTTATTAACCAGAACGTGTTGTCTACGAAACACCTGTTAACAACTAATTCCGAAGAGATCATCTTTAGTGAGGGATTTTCTGACTTCTTTACTTTGATCAACTCAGAGATTTATCCAATCATAAATAACAACCCAGTCTATGGTGACGACATTAACAATTACGGAATCTATATCAGCAAGAAAGACTTAACAAAGATTTCAGAGCTTGACGACGATTCCTTATATAATACAGAGATTGATACTGGTCGACTTTATATCCGTGATTTAACTGGAAAAGAACCAGATAAGCTCATCTGTACCTTAAACAAAGACGGAGAGCCTGAGAATACAGAAATCTTCGTAACTAAAGAAGCATCTGACATATTGAAGAAAAACAAGAACGTGATTCCATTCTCAGAAGTCGACGACAACGTAAAGATCTTTGAGGTTGCTATTCAGAACAACGAGCTGACAAAACCGTTGTATGACATGATGAACCTCATCAATAAGAAAGCACAGATTGACAACGAAACGATGGCAAGTATGGCACAGAAATTACTTGACCTGTTAATCAGTGCTGGTATCGGAGCAACTGCTACTTCATCCGAGATGATCATCAACCGTATGATCCGTAGTATGACAGATGTATACAAACGTCCCGACTTAGATGAAGTCGTGGAAGATGCGAACGGAAATCTGGTACCAGTGGATCCGCCACAGATCATTACGGCCCGTCAGGCGTTAGAGAAGAACATATCCCCATACATTGGACTTTCCTACCAGAACATCAAACGACAAATGATCTCTGATGATTTGTATACGAAACGTAACGAACCATCTTATGTCGATCCGTTGTTTGATGAGAAAGTCCCAATGGATAAACTCAAAGAATACGATCGTTTAATTGATCAGAACTATAGACGAGCATGTCAGGAAGACAGACGAAGACTCTACGAAGAGACATTTTACAACAAAGCCTATGTGAAGTCATTCTTGGAAGAGTTTGACAAACATGAGCATATAAACGCTTAATTTAAATAAGAGGTGAATCCGTATCTGGGTTCACCTCGTTTATTATGAAAGGAGAATATTATGGATATTTACGCCCGCATTTTAGAAGCACGAGAATCTTTAAAAACAATGAATCTCCCAACAAAACCGGTTGGAGTTTTATTAAAAGAATGGATCGATAAAAAAGGAATGAATATTTATTCCTTAAGTTGTAGCTCTGGAGTCAGCAATGCACAAATCGCTCGTATCTTGCAAAATAGCGTAACCCGACCAAAATTTGAAACCATGGTTGCGTTTTGCATTGGTCTTGGATTAACTTATGAAGAATCTATGATCTTTTTCAGAGATGCTGGGTATTATGATTTTGAAAATGAAAATCTATTCCACAACGATATCGTTTTATATACGATGATCTTAAGAACACCAGGAATCGATTTAGTACATGCAAATATTTTGTTAATCCTCGGTATGTATGAACTCATCGATCACGAGAATAGCATTAGTTGGATGCCTTCATTACTGCCTTCATCTTCAACTGCAGCGTATGATATTAGTAGAAAGTATCCACAAGTATCACCATCTAGCATTAAAGCATTACTTGAACGGAATGTATATTCCAATTCCGATGAAATTCGTGATACAATAGAAAAGCTTGAAGCTATCGTAACTGAATGGGAGAAATCAAATGAGTAGCGGGGAGACTGATTATGAACGAAATTTCGAATGACATTTGTAACAACTTTGTGGAAGCAGACATCTTGAAATATATGAATTGCAAACATCCAACATTTGGACAGGCACTTTGGAAGATTCTCGATTGGAAAGAAATGAGTGTAAAAGACTTGTCCGAAAAGTGTTATTTGAGTACTGGACAAATCTATCGTTATTTACGCGATGAAATTCAATTTATACAAATCGAAACAGTGATATCTTTTTGTGTGGGACTAGATGTGTCACCAAGCATATCTAAAGTATTAATTGACCTTGCTGACTGTGGGAACGCATTTGATAAGTCCCGTCTTAGTTATATTTATAAATTCATTATTAAACATGCCAGAGAATGGACATTGGATGATGTGAATGAATACATTGATACACTCAATGAAGCATCTGGAATAGATGGTGGATGGTTGGATTATTATCCAAATGAGAAGAGTTATCAAAGACATTTAAAAACCGTACAGGAGGGATAAGAAATGAAAAGTTTAAAGATAGTTGTAGATGAATGGTTAGGATCTTTAAGAGAGGAAGAATTTCATGAACTGTTTGGTCCTGACGTCGTCACTGATTCAAATGGTATGGAGTTAATTGTCCACCGTAAATTGAAAACGGACAGTCTTTATGGAATCTATGCTAGAGGTATTCCAGACAAACCAGCACCGACAATCACCTTTGGTCCACGTGGAAATGATTCACATTGGTCTGTTAATGGACGCCCAAAAATGGATGCAGTAGCTGGTGCTGCATTTGCAAATCAGTTATTATTTGCGATGTGTCGAGACAAAGACCTGGTTAAATCCATTCGTGAAGTAACGAAAGAACATCCGATCTTTGATGTAACACAAGGTCAACTTAGTACCGTAAATGAAAGAAACGTAGCAACCGTTGCATTCCATATTTGTCACTTTATTGATCCATCTATCTTATGTATCGTACCAATACAGATTATGGTATTATTCATGACTTATTATTTTGGATATACGGATAACCTGAAAGCATATGTACATTACGATTTCCGTAAATATATAAATCTCGATGATATCGTGCCTCGTCCATTCGTGGCAACCGAAGATAAGGTTGAAGCTCCGAACTTCTTAAATGACCGAACTATGTCGTTTCGTTGTGATAAGGCTGGCTCATTGATTCTGAACTATAAAAACATATACAGTCACGAGTTCCTTGGCGATAAATTCAGTAAATTACAAAATGATTGCTGGTATGATTTTATACACATACATCCATTAACTTTAATGATAAATATCGTAACTGGATGTTGCAATTATTACTATTTCAATTATGGTTGGGACTATACAAGGCCATCCATGGAACTTTTAATGTCCTATTATATGGAAGAACCGGACATGGATAACACCCTTAATTATATCGTAGATTCAAAAGTGTGGGAAGCACGAAAGAAACTGGGATTGTCTGGAAAAGAGCCAAAACCATCACGTAAACGTGAACCAATTCCAGAAGAATTTGCATTTATGAAACCAGAACTTATTATCAGTTGCGCAGACAGCATGTTGCATATACCAAGAGGATTTGTTGATCGGTGTTTCGATCTGTTTCGATCATTCAATGAATTAGTGAGGAGACACCAACCATTTACGGATTACCTCTTATTTGATCATATGATCGTTAGAGATCCACGAGAAGTTCATCAGTTCTTTATAGCCGAGCTGTATTCAACAACCATGAGACCGCAAAGAAGTTCTTATGATATTTCTATATATACCCTAATACCAAATTCCATATATGGACGACTTCATTCCGGGTATGATTACGGGTTTTTAACTACACTACTTCGAGATCATGCGAGACTGAATCCATTGGAAGACACGATGCTAACATATGCTAAACTACGGAAAGCGAGAGGACTAAAACATGCAATCACATGGCCAGATTAATGAACATGAAAAAGCTCTTAGATTCTTATGGATCACTGCATTTATTATGCTTGTAATTATCGCTGTCTCTGCAATGTGGTTTGCCCATATCATGGAGACACGAGAGAATCAAGAAACCAAAGAAGTAACAACACCGGTGAGTTTAGGGCGCGAGTTGGTGGCGCCCTTAACACCACCGACAACAACCCCTACACCAACCCCAAGAACCGACTATCTTTCTTTTTTTATGAACCAGTCGCCTGTTAGTCGTGCGGAGCGAGACAACAACTTTGAGATGGATGTCTATTTTCCAGATACACGTACCTCTGACGAAGTCGCTTGTGCGCAGGCTTTATTACAGTATGCTGGTTTTTATATCGACACGGAAGAGTTCATTTCCGAGTATGTCGTAACTGGTGAATTAGAAACAAAAAATGATGGACAATTATATGGGGATCATCCCATCGACGCATTCACCGGGGATCCAAGATCGGATACCGGAACCAACGGAGGTTATGTCGATGTGATGATGAACGCCGTGAGTCGATTCTTACGTGAGTACGATGCTTCCTATACGGTATTGAACTTAAAGAATCAATCCATTGAGCAGTTGGACGATTTAATCTTAGGTCGTAACGTTCCAGTATGCATTTGGACAACGCTCGGGAAATACGAAGATGTGCAGGGGGATTCTTGGCACACGACAGAGGCTGGGGAACTTTTTACGTGGGATACCCGAACAAAATGCATGATCTTAACTGGATATGACGGAGATTATGAAATCGTTGGTGACCCAACTGAAGGAGCCACTGAAGAATATGCGACTCACGTGATATCCTCAAATTATGATAGCTTAAATCGAATGGCATACGCAATTGTCCCAAAAGAAGGTGGAGACAATTCACCAATTCAGCGAGCAATCAATAATAAGGCTACCTTTTCATATTCTGGTGATGTCATCGACTATCATCAGATGTATGGGTATTAAAGAAGGACTGAGAATGATCTCAGTCCTTCTTCTTATTTCTTCGTTAATTTGATTTTGACGACGTTTGCCATCAGAGAGATTTCTCCATCACAAGAAGAGTCTTCAAGTTCTTTAAGAATCTTAGATGCAGAGTTTTTGATGTCCTCCGCACCTTTAATGGTGATGGTATGTACATGGATGGTCAGCTTGCCATCGGATTTTTCTTTGTATTCTAATCTGGAGATATCGTCCACGGAATCTTTCAGAAGATGAAATATCATTAAGAATTCATCATAATGTGTACACATTAGATCTTCTAATTCTTCGATTTTCCCATTACTGATTGATTCCGCAAAGGACGGTAAAGTCGATTTCATTTTTTTCATGTTGGTACCCCTTGCTTGGTTTTTGAGGTTTCTCACCTAACGTACGCGAAACGCAGGATCTTTTAATGTCCTTTTTCCATCTGTTTTTGTTCTTCAAGCATTCGTTTGGAACGAGCTTCTACAAGCTCCATCAGGCGCTTGTAGCTCATTTCATACATAATTTCATGCAGCGTCAGCTGTCCTTTGAAGAAAGTCAACCAGATGTCTACATTGGACGCCATTTCGACACATCGACGGTTGTATTCTGCAGCGTTTCGCGGGCAAGAAAAAGCAGGTTAGAAACGTCAAGCGGAACCAGTCTGGTCTTTGCACCACAGTTCGGGCATACCACGTTTTCGACACCGATAAACGGTTCGGATTTATAACGAATATCATCAGCTAAAGAAGTAACGAGTTTCACTTCTTCAGGCTGTAAGCTGTTTAATACATCTAAGACGTCTTTCAAGTCTTCGTATTTATCATAGCTTCCAGATCCGTCTGGTACCAGAATTTCTCTGACATACAGACAAGTGGAAAGGTAATTTAAGGATTCACGGTTCGGGTTCTCACCAAAGAGTCTTCTAAACTCAGTTGGATCATTAACCGGAATCAGTTTGTACAGATAATCGTACAGGGTTACAACACCAATACCAACTACGTATCCGCTAAATGGAAGCTGGATATAAGTAAGGTTATTTACTGGTGCTTCTTTTGCAAGTCTCTCGTAATCATATGGAGATGCAGAGATCAGTTCTTTGTAACGTGTTAACCAAGCATCCGGACAATGGTTGAACTGAATGATGGATCTTGTGTTGAACTGATGCTCAAATTCACGGCCACAGCTCTTGTTTCCACATGTTAAGGTAATACCCTGCATTTCTGGGAATGTGGATACATACAGTGCATAAAGTCCCATATTGAAATCATTGAATGCAAAATGCTTCATGAAATCATCAATGTCTTTAAATGGTTGGCAAGAGAGATTCTTCAGCTTGTTGTAGAACACGCTGATCTGTTTTCTGACATTGTTAAATCCGATCATATCCGGATCCAGACAAATGTCACGCATCTCGCCGTAACTCATACCAGAAACCTGTCCATGGAATCCTGAAAGTGGGAATGCTACTGATGTATGAGAATCAGAAAGCTGATGCTCTACTGCAGTTGCCTGGAAGGTTTTCTTTGGTGCATCCGGATTATTGACGTTGATCTTGATGGATGCAATGTCAAATTTCTTTGTGGATGTAAGAAGAATCTGATCGGATTCATAGATGGTTTTCTTCTCATCTGAGGAGAACTCGATCGGTTTCTTTCCATATCCAGTTTTGTCAATTAAGATCTGAACAAGTTTTTTCTCTTCTTCGATCTTATCAGCTGGCTCTTCGAATGTATCATCCTCCAGCTGTTTTGTAATGGTTCCATCCGCTTTCGCTTTCATAACCTCTTCTGGTTTCTTACCAAGAGAGTACAGTGCTTCTGTCTGCGGATCATATTCTCCATATTCTGCAGTACGAATGATGAAGTACTGTGGTGGATCATTAACCTCGTTTCCAAGATTGTCTGTATCCTTCATATCCCAGTACGGCTTTCCGTCTGCGTCGTATTTTAAGCTCTCTAACTCATAATCGACACGCGCGTATTCTGCTGGGTTCTGTGGTCTACGAATCAGAACAACCGCTTTACGGTTGATTAATTTCTGATCCTCTTCGTTCATACGTTCCTTGATCCCCTCTTCACGTTCGATGGAATCAATTGGGTTACGGAGTTTCTTCTCTTCTTCCTCCGCTTTGTAGGTGTCTTTATTGATCGTCATTCCATGACCTTCAGCCTGCTGTTTCTCTAACATCTGATCCAGAGGACTCTTTTCCTGCTGTACAGGTGCCGAAGTTGGTGTTTCTTTTGCAGCGGTTTCTTCTTTATCTGCTTTGGCGTTAACCATATAGGATGAGAGATCCATACTGGTATTTAAGCCACCGTTTTCGTTCATGTTTTCTGCCATGTGTGATTCTCCTTTTAAGCTAAATTTCTTGTTCCTTATCGTTGATGACGAAGTTGAACTGCATCTCGCCGTTTTCCAAGACAGTTACTCCTAAGACCAACTGGGCATCTGATGTATTATGAATCGTTGGGAGAATGAATACCAGTAGCGGTCTTCCATTCCACTGATCCACTTGAACATCAATGTCACCAGATTCTACCAGTGGTAGAAACTCGGAGCACTGCATTGCCATTTCTACTTTGATTGCGTTCGTATCAATGCCGTCTTCAAACTCATAAAGATATTGCTGAATATACATCCCAAGTCCTGGTTGGGATGGATAGAAGCCAGGTTTGCCAAATAATAACAAAAGTAAATCTCTTACGATAGATTCATCAGACGTATAGAGCTTTACTTCATCGAAGTCATTTAGGGCAAACGATGGGTTCTGTTGTTCCAAAGTGCCACTCATAGTTTGACCCCCTTTATGGGTTTTAAGGAAATGTGGTACTGCCGAAATCTAAAATAATAACCGTAAAGCACTTTTCAATATTGATATATAATTTCCGTGAATCAAAGCAAATACATACTTATATCATTCCGCTTTGATCTAAAAAATAAATAGTCACGGAGATAACATCAGTAGGTGACAAACAAAAAAATATTTATGGGTGGAGATCACATCAAGAGCCCGGAGGTAATTATGTTAAACGAACAGAAAATCACAGCACTCGTATCTATCAAAGAAAAAGATCCATCAACCTGGAAACAGATAGAAGGATATTGTATCACAAATGTGCGTACAGTTGACGCACATAAGTATGATGGAAAGCAGTTTCCATCTTGGTATGAAGAGGATTACTGCATCGGTCTCTTAGAGAAAATTAACGAAATAGTTCTCTTAGCAGACCATTTGGATTTCTGGGAAATCTTCTCAGATTCCGATATGAACATGAGTTGTTACAACGAGGTTCTGAGTATCGTAGCCAGATACTCAGAAAAGCTCAAATTCATAATAGGCTAAAAGAAATTAGAAGCGGACTTTACATCCGCTTCTTTTTTGTCTTCCGGACTGAAAACAGTGGTATAAGCGGAAACATTAGGAGGTGTAACATTTATGCCTAGAACCAAAAAAATGAAGTGTCCGTTTTGTGACCACATTGCTCAAGATGGACAGCACTTAATCACACATATTGATCGCAAGCATGCCGATCTGGTTCCAACAGATATGGTCACTGATCAATATGTGTATTTTTTACGTACCGGTAAGAACGCTGGTCGTTGTGTGATTTGTGGAAACCCGACTGGTTGGAACGAAGCCACTGGAAAATACAAGCGATTCTGTGAGAATCCTGCTTGTAAAGAAAAATACCGTGAGACTTTTAAGAAACGTATGATCAACCGATATGGAAAGACCACCCTCTTAAACGACCCCGAGCAACAAAAAATAATGCTTGCGAATCGATCCATCAGTGGAGAATACACTTGGTCGGACCATATACACAAGTTCCCTTATACTGGTACATATGAACTTGATTTCCTGAAGTTTATGGATGAGTGCATGGAAATGGACCCAGATGATTTAATGGCCCCATCTCCTCATACGTACTACTATATCTACAACGGAGAAAAGCATTTCTATATCCCGGATTTTTTTATCCCTTCTTTGGGATTGGAATTGGAAATCAAGACACATGAAAATATGCATCATAAGATCCAAGCGGTTGATGTAGTCAAAGAGAAACTCAAAGACCAAGTAATGGCTGGTAACAAGAATACCTTTGATTACTTAAAGATCGTTGATAAGAACTATATGTCCTTACTGGACTACTTACAAAAAGCAAAAGACCGCGCACTTGAACCGGAAGAGAATCGAAAGAAAATCGTTATGAGTTATTAGAACCCTCGTAACGTTCTTCTAAGAGGTGAGATATCAAAAAAATACAGGGAAGACAAGCTTCCCCATACTTTGAGACTAAACTCATACAGCCATTGCTGCTGAGCCTGTCTCTGCGTTGTGTTCTCTAAGATACGCGTTATACGCATCTACACCACGCTCGCGGGCTTTAGCAAGTTCAATGACTTTTCGAGCCCAGTCTTTATCACCACGGTGTGGCATGACAACACTTCGTGTGACAATATTCATGGCTGAATTATTCATATATCTCACCTCCTTTATGTATGATATCACACATATGATATATAACTATAAAAGGAGTATTTTACATATGGATACAACTACTATACTTGCAACGCGGTATTCTACAGATCATATCAACGTGGAACGTGGAATGGATATGTTAAACCATTACCAGAATTTCCCGGAGAGTGAACGTAGAACACCCGTTGCAATTTCTTTTTATCATGAAGTCTTACAGAAATGGATCGACAAAGGAAACCGTCCGATTGTCTACAATAAATACTGTGACGACTTCGAAATGGAGCTTGGAATTGACAAGTTTGTACAACACACAGATGTGTTAGCCGATGTGACGTTATGGAAAGAATACGTCATGTTAAAAGATGAGATCCAGAAAAGTTGTTTGGATCATCCAAGATATCCAGATGTTCGTCAGACTGGGGAACGTTTGATGCAGGCTATGGAATGTGTCACGATTGATCTACATGATTGTGAAACCGTTTGGGGCTTGATTTGTGATATGCATGCATATCCAAGTCCACGTGGAACAGCAACTGGTGAGTATCTGGAGTTCTTAAAAGACTTCAGAAAAGATATTACGAATACCATTTTTGAGAAGTTACTTCCATATAAGTTTCATACCGCTGGATGGAGTGATGTTGCCATTGATGGTGTTGTTGGCAGTTACTTAGAGATGCTGATTCAGATGTTCTTTACAGAAGTTCAGACCATGCGTGGATGTAATATGCGTAACATTGGTCACTTCATGAAGACTGTAGAAAGCATCATCTACTTATTCATGAAAGCGATCCATAAACGAAACGATGATATCATGGATCGGGATATGCGACCGTTCACTACGTATATCGAAGATATGTGTAATATTCATGTCACCAGTCAGATCCGGACTGATATTTACCGTATGGTAGAAAGTAATCCAGATTACTTTGCAATCTTAGATCAGTTACACCCAAATTCTGCGTTCTTGAAAGCAATGCCGATGACAGATGAGTTTAATCGTTATCGAGATCATATCTCTAATAAGAGCATCGACGTTGAGTGGAATGGATGGATCATTACAGGCAATGGATACTTCTCTGACCAGAAATTGATGACCAGAGACGGTGCTAGAACTCAGATCAATTCCGATTTTATGTATGCGGTTGAGAAAATTGACAGTGATCTGATTCGTCAGTATATGAATACAAGTGGAGTTAACTTTAAGATCGAACCAGAAGCATTGATGTTCTTAAAATCGGAAAAAGAAGTGGATCTTTGTAAGATGATTAAACCAGCGGTTGATGGTTACAGTGGTGAAGAAATTCGCTATGCTGTATACGTACCGGGTCTTGGAATCTTTGTCTTATTCCAAGTAAATGAGAGTAAAGATGTCTTTGGAATTGGAATTGCAGAAACGAAAAACCAGGATCGACAGATTATCCAGTTTGGATATGATAAGTCTGATAACTACTATCATTTTATCTTTGGAGGTGAAGACTGATGGCTACCATGACTCCAGCAAAACGAAAAGAAATGCAGGATGCAATCTTTAAGTTTTTTAAGATGATTGACCCTTCCGGTATGAATGAAAAGTTCTACCGGGATCGGTTCGAAGGGATGAGTGACACAGAGTTTGGAAGATGGTTTAAAGGATTCTTTGCTGATCCGAAAGCCTACTTACAGCTGCACACCGTAGACTACGATGCTCCAATTAACATGGATGCATTAAACCGAACCAGTAAGGCGTTTAATATCCCATTATTTGAGTATATCTATTTACCGAATATTACGATGGATAAAGAAAATATCGTAAGAACGCCATTGCCGGTACCAAGTATCTTCTTAAATATTAAGCGTACCCAACAGACCGTTATGCATAAGAATGGTCTTAGCACCAATATTCATACCAGATCTCCAATCACCAACCAGTTAGTAGGAGATGACAAGAATGGCCGAAGCTCTGACCTTGAAAATACGATGCTGATCAGTATGGGATTAACGAACTGCTTAAGAGAGTTAAATGGTCCGAGATCTGACGATATGGTCATGAAGAACCAGATGCAGCGTGACATTAGTACTAAAGGTTACTACCGAATCGATGAAAGCGAGAGCAACGTAGAAAATAAGACAACGTTGAATACCGTTAACGTATACTTATTGTCGATGGGCTTAAGCAGTGATTTGGTAACGACTGGTCTTATGACCAAAAATACACTGAAAGGTGAGATTTAGAAAGGAGTCACAATTGAAGATATTAGACTTTTTCAGAAAGAAAGGTACCGAAAAGGTTTCGGATAACGAAACCGTTATAGGTATATTAGAACGCGAACAGGAGAAGAAAGACGAGATGAATGTCATATCAGAAGTTGAAAAACCATTTGGTGAGGAATTTCCGGAATCTGCAAGAAAAACACCTGCAAAATCAAAGAAGAAAGAACTACCACCGAAGGAACAGGCTCAATTCAATGATTTGTTGATTGACATTTTCATTGATGAAGATCATCCATTTATTAAGTTGTATTATAATGAACTCTTAACGATATACTGCCTCGGGCGTGTAGCTATCGATGGTGTTATTATTGAAGAGTGTACGCGCTGTGCAGTTAGTTATATGATGAAAGCATTCGTAACGGAGACATTACGTGATTACCATGATGGTTATTTAACACCATCAAACATCCGACATGTTGCACATGTTGCATTTAAATCAGGTACAACGTTACAACAAGCTATATTTTCTGATATGGATGCTTGGGATATTATCTTAAATATTTCATTGATCTTATTAGTTGAAAGTGATACTATAACAGCAGATAAAAACCTTGATGATCCAGATGTTCAAACAAAACATATACTTGTAGGTGTTAGATCTTATATGTGGGATAGATATACGAATCATGGAATTACTACGGTTGAAGAATATAACGCTTACAAAGAAACAGGAAAATATCCATCAAAAGATAAAAACGAATTACCAGATGACTGGAATCCTGTGGAAAAAAGCTGGGATGAATTCCGAAATACGGGACTGGTACAAATCACCAATCAATTCTTGCATATCTTTGGTTGGGCACTTACCTATGCCAAAGACGGCGATGAGTTTAGAGTCTTTCCAGCACGTGTTCGTTATAGAGGTTTTGATGAAGGTTCTCAGACAAGAGCATATGAGAAACTTCAGAAATATATGATTGAAAATGCAGAAACCTTATATAAAGAGTCTGATTACGAAGACGAGGAAAAATAAATGAACAAACGAATTCGTCGAAAGAAAATCAAAGAAAAGCGTAGGCAATATATCAAAAGTGTTGGACTATATCCTATGAGTAGTGAAGTTTTGAGCGTTTACGCGATGACTGGGTTTAAAGACTGGTTACCATTTTATGAAGTTAAACATAGAAGATTCCGTGCATGCGTAAATGGAACCATGAAGACACAGCGGAAGATAAACCGTTTGTTTAAGTTAACAAAAACAAAAATTGCAGATATGTATTAATTGGAATAAAGGACTACGACGTTCCTGTCGTAGTCCTTTATTTTTATTTGGTTTCTTCTTCTGTTGCAGAATCAGCATCGTTAAGCAGCATTAGATAATCGACATTAGCTTCGATATCTGTAATACGGTCTTCAATTGTTTTTGGTTTCTCTTCCGTACCATCACTATGCATAGATTCACACATCTTTTTCGCATTTTCTTCATATGATAAATTTGGATATGGGATGTATGGTTCTGGCTGTGAAATGCTTGGATATTTCGCATTTTCTCCAAAATAGATATCGAATCCATTATCATTGATTGTGTACCAAAGTTCGGTACCATTTTCTGTATGGTAACCGCTATTGATCTTTTCCATGGTGTTCCTCCTTATTTAGAAATGGTCACACGACCATTAAATGTACCTGTTACTGTTTGGTACCCTGTCGTTGTGATTTCAGTACCGTTGATTTTTAAACCTTTGATGAAATATCCAGATATGTGGGTATCATCGATAAACGTAATACCAGGGCAAACAATCCCACCATTTTTCGATTTTATAATAAAACTAGACTGCTCTCCCCCAGACCCCGTATTCAATTTGAATATATATACCCCAGATGATGATATCTGATATGATGCAGAATTGACAGGTGATGTTGAATCAGCATGTGATACAGATAGAATTCCTGCATCACATATAATAGAATCACCGGCTTCAAACATCCATGTTACTTGGGTGTATATACTCTCTGTATCAGTGGATGTTTTCGTAAGATCGATTGGATAAGGGTATGTTTCGGAGTTCGTTGTTACAAGAAGTACATCACGATACTTACATGGATAGTATATGAGCTCAGTCGTTATATTGCTGGAATCATATTTATCATAAAAACTCTTCATCTCTTCACCATCTACGTTGGAAACTTTGGTGATATCTATCGTTTCTTTGTTGTGCATAATGTATATATTTTTGAAATATGAAGCGTGATAGAAATCACCACTATAACTACTGTATTCAGATTCATTGCAGGTTGTTGCTAAAAATGCAGTTCCGTTTGACATTGGAGATTGCCAAATGGCATTGCCTATGGTTCCACTATCTATCGTTGTTGATACTAATAGTGTGAGTACAGCAGTATTGGTAGATATACCGATCTGAAGTCTCCAATTATCGTTAACCATATCAAACGATTTACTACTAATGCTTCCAGTTGTTGTCCCGCTACAGGAATCATTATGCATATATAGATTTGAAAAATACAGTGACACGTATTCTGAATCGATGGTTACTTTAGAAATTCCAAGATTTTCACTATTTCGCATATATAAACGTTCAAGTCCAGTTCCGTTTGTTCCGTATTTACCATTAAATCCGGAACTAACTCCAGTGAGTTCGGTTCTGGTACTAGATGTTGCTATTACTGAAGCACCCTTTACCAAATCGTCTTTTACTACAGTAAACTTGTACGAATTAGTCGCATAAGATGTGGAAGCTGTCATAAATAAAATATATGCACAATTATCAATCATCGTATGCGAGTATGATAGTATTATAATAGTACCACTAGATGGTTCATTATTGTAATATGTTAAGAATTCTGGAAGTATCTGGGTCGTTTGTCCAGATTTGATATCTCGTCGAAATAATTTTGCATGCGGAGATGCACAGTTTGAGTAATCATTTTCAGCATAATAAATATAATTATCTATTTTAATTGCAGTACTAAAATAATTTGACGACGAAATGATAGCTGTTGAGCTCAACCCAGAACTCATGGTGTTATTTGTATTTACAATCATAGATTGCCGATAAATCGCCTTTGAGAATGGAGTGTAAGTGTATATATTTCCTGAATCATCAATACCGATACTGAGGATTCTACCACCAGCTAGTGTACTTATTTTTTTATATATTTTCGCAGATGATATATCAAAAAATTTGGAGTTATCAATAGTTTTAATTTCTGGTGTTCCATATAATGATTCACCACCAGAATTTCCACCGATACCACTTCCAGTACCAACTGTATTCATATTTAGAGGCATACTAAATACCTCCTCTCACAACGAGATTAGCTGTTAATGATACACTTGGTTTTTCACCCCATGCATATATAGTCACTTTACCAGCTTCTTGTTTATAACCACTGATTTTATAACTACCCAAAGCATCTACTAAGGATTGTGTATTCGCATTGATGATCAGATCTAAGACGTTACCTGCCGTGATCTTATTATTTGAAATCACATAAGAATATGGAGATGATGATCCGGTCCAACCACTTGCATTTAACGTAATATTGCTTAAATTGCTATTCTGAAACCAGAAGTTTTTCTCATCACTGTTTTTCACAGTGATGAGATCTTTTATTCTCGGAATAGCAATTTAGGTTCTAAAGCCGATAAATGTAAGAAAGTGAATATCACATTAGCAAGTGGGTCCTGGTCTGGTTCTAGCGTACCATATACATATACGGTATCAGTAACTGGTGCGACTGCAACTAATGATATCAATATTGTCTTAAATTCCACAGATACTACTACCGCAAACGCGTGGATGGATGCATCTGTTGTAGCTGGTACTCAAACAAGTGGTAGTATTACTTTATATGCATATGGGGAAAAACCCTCTACAAATATACCAATTACGGTATTAATTGGAAGCGAGGTGATATCATGATCGGTATTAAAGTGGTTGCTAAAAAACCAATTACGGATGCTACTGCAAATCCAGAAAACGTGCTTGCTTCAAAGATATTCTATAATAACAATGGATATCAAGTTGGAACTTTAAGCAAAAACTCTGTCGAATCTATACTGAAAGTAACTGTGCCGGCCGGTTCGTATAATGAATGTATATACCTCGCAGATAACGAATGGTTCAGTAAACTTACAGTCCCAAGTAATACGTTATATCTATCACATACAATGGACTCATATGGAACTGATACGGTAGAAAATATATCACGAAACTTCAGTGCATCTGGTAGCATGTGTTTATATGATAACTTATATGTAAATTTAAGTGGTGATTATAATTACATGGCAAAACTATTATATTTAGATTTAAGTGCATATAATATATCAGAAATACGTGGTATCAAATGGATGAATCTTAATACGAATACACCACGTGAATTCAGGCTTACATTTGGATTACCAACATCTGTTATGGATTTTAAGACTGATCCAAATAATGTAACACTGACTGTTAATTATTTAAGATATGAATATGGACATGAATATCTTGACGGCACCGGCGATTATACTGATTGTGGCCCTCGCGTTATTGTAAGTCAATCCGCACTTATTATTGGTGTTAGCACCAACAGAACATCATGTCGTGCACTTAGTGTCAAAGTTAAAACAGATTTAACATTTGAAATTTCGTATATTTAAGGAGGAACTGCTATGCAAGTTATTTATGATTCAAAAGGAACGATTTTCATGCAAGGATCTGGATTCTCAAAACCAGAAGGCGATCTTACATATACTGAAATATCCATACCAGAAAATCAATACCTGGTAAAAATGGATACCACAAAAGATCCAGTGGAACCAATCTTCGCAGAATATCCAAAATCTGAGATGCAGATTATGAAAGAAACACTCGAGCAGCAGCAAGCCGATCTTGATTACTTAAAATTACTTTCCGGAGACGAGGAGGAATAACGTATGAGTGTTCGTATTTTCGGATCTGGAAAGGTGTTGTACCAACAGATAATACGTTAACATTCGTATATTACGATTAAAATATGAGCTATAGGACTTAGATCCTATAGCTCATATACATTTGCCATTTGTTCGTAAATAGTATCATCCGGTAAACTTGTAGCAATTCGTCGTTCAAATTTTGGATGAACTTTGTACGCTTTCATTTTGTGAGTCTTACGATATAACTCAATTGCAGGAATCACAGGTTCCATATACTTCTCCCATAAATGGAAACTGTCACAATGACTTAAGATTCCTTGATAGGCATTAAACGTGCCAAAATCATGTTCAGTAATCATTTTACCATCTTCATATTTCTTACGTAATTCCAGCATCCTTTCAATCATGCGTTCTTTTGTTCGTCTACGAAGTCTTGTATACCCGTGATAAAATACATATCCACAGAAATCAACACCTCGGTCATCTACTGGGAATACCTGATAATTCCCCTTTAGTTCCAGATGGTACTCTTTTTCAAGTAACCACATTAAGTTATTATGCAAGAAGAATTGAAGTCTCTTCTTACTGGAACTATAAAGTGTCATATCATCCATATAACGAACGACTTCTTTAAAGTGGTACACTTCCTTGATTTTATGATCAAGGTCAGACAAATAAAAGTTCGCTAGGTATTGTGACAGATACGATCCGATTGGAATCCCTCTGTCACCTGGCGGACTATCAATAATCAAATCGAGTAACCATAACAGTTCTGGATCCTTGAAAATACGACGGAGTTTCTGTTTTAGAATTTCTCGATCTATGGATGGATAGAAATGATGGATATCAATCTTTAGACAATATTGTGTTGCTTTTACATCTCGTAAGTATGCTTCTGTTAATTTGATACACCGGTCTTGTCCTCGACCTGGTAACGAAGCACACGTATGAAACGTAAACGTGCGCGCTAAATGGGTTTCAATTTGTAGGATAATTGCCCATTGAATAATACGATCTGGAAAGTATGGAAGTTTCATCAAAGTTCGATCTTTTCCAGATTCATTGATTACTTCGACAATATATTTACCTACTTTATATGTATGGTTGAGAAGTATATCCCGAATTTGCGCAAAATAATAATCCGGATCACTATCAACCATCTTCACTTCTTTGTAGAAAAGTTTGTCTTTTCTAGCATGTTTATGTGCTTCTCTAATATTTTCAATTGTACAAATCTTCTCGTACAGGTATCCAACTCTAAGCATGTATTAACCTCCTGCAAGTTTTGATTGGGCGATTGACTTTCGATAGTCTTCGAAATACTATCAAAAGAAGTACCCTACCAACAACCGTCTATCCTGTAAGTTTTCTACCAAGTGGTAAGGTCGATGCTCCGTATGGTATAAGCATACCATGGTTATTCCTGTGTATAGTATAGGTTCTCGACGTGTTTAACGTCATCGCCTAGACGAGAACCATAATTGCTATTGCTATTATCACGGGAGTTATTGCACCAAAAGTTGAACAACCCATATTCGGAATTGGAATTCCAATTGCCTCCAACATTAGGAACGTTGCCGCTATTGAAATTGGCATTGTCGCAAATGCATCGACCCAGATGCCCGAAGGCACCTAAGTCAATGTTTTATTGTAAAAAACTTAAACTAAAAGAAAGTACGAGGTTATAATTACAATTTACACAAAATTTCCGGTCGGGCGGACGGTAAATCGTGTCCGCCCTTAAAGATAGCCCAGACGAGAACCATAACGGCTATTGCTATTATCACGGGAGTAATAGCACCAAAAGTAGAACAACCCATAGTCGGAATAGGAATTCCAATAGCCCCCAACACAAGGAACGTCGCCGCTACCGAAACCGGCACCGTCGCAAAAATATGTTGAAGATGAACCTGTTCCAGAGGTTCCATCTACCACAAAACCAGCTTCGGTAGTACCAATACACAATGTATAGAAATTACTACTCCAAGAACTGTTGGAACCAAAAGAACCATTGTCCGTATATTTATTCACATCTGTAATGGTATCATCTGTGGTTGTCCATACATGATAATTTCCACTGTAAAAATTGTTAACAAATTGATACAAGTGTCCCCACAAGTCTTCCAGTCCGAACGCTTTAACAGAATTTCCAGAATTAGACGTACCATAAAAGAGTCCTTTTGTATTTGTAGAACCGGTTGGCGTGTTATCACCGGTACAACCATATCCAATCGTAGACTGTGAGTTTAAGTTACCTTTGAATTGAAGTACGTACATTACCTGTACAAACAACCATTGAAACCATCCAAGGCATCCATAACCAATTCCATTGTTTTTACCATATGAATCAAACTGATTTAATGAATAATTTACAGATGGAGTTTTGTTAGACAAACTACGAAGTTTATTTCCGGCTACGTATCCAAGATATACACCCATATAGAAATAATCTTTGTCTGCGGATCCCCTCTGATGAGCATAGTACTTGAAATTGGAGTCATTTGGATTATCTGTCATGGACACTTTTACAACCTTTCCGGAACGAGATATCTTTACACCACGACGCGGGAACTGAATCATAACATCACCAGCATTACCTGAAGTAATATCAGCTGCAGATCCATCTTCAAATTTGGTATAATCATTTGGATTTAAATATCCAACAACTTTTCCATCTTTGAATAAGCATGGTTTATATCCGAAGAACTCTTTCCAAGCTTCCACATCTTTTCCAGAGCTCATAGTAACTGCATCATCAGAATAGGTTCCGATATTAGAAGGATTACTGTTTGCAAGGTTCAGAATAACCGTCATAACCTTCCAAGGAATTGGGGTAACGGTTGCCTGTACTTGTTCGTGGTTGTATACCCCGTCTGTACTACAAGAGAATGCTCTGTAGTAATACGTCGTATAGTTCGTTAATCCACTATCCGTGTACGCCTTGGACTTGTATTGGTTTCTCGTAGAGTTTGTCACTACAACGGTTCCGTCGTTTTCATCTACGGGATAACTTCCGGTCTTACGTACAATTCTTGTGTAATCCCACTCTACTGGATACTTGTCTGTAGTAGTATAATCTTCTGGATCTTCCCACTTTAAGAGAACCGCTCCATTAGAGGGTTTTGCCGTCAGGTTCACACAAGGCTTTGGAGCATACTGTCCTAAAGACGCACCCCATAAACCTGGATTAGAACCAATTGTTACCATTCCACCCATATTATGATTTCTCCTTTCCGTGTATCAGCAAGACAACTGGTAAGTCTACTTTCGGTTTTTTACCATATGCTTTAATTGTGACAGATCCTGCAGCGACAGCTCCAGGCACAAAAGCAGAGGCAACGTATGCCAAAGCTTGTGCATCCGTTACCGAAGAAGCAGGACTAATGTCCACGTTGCTGTTTGCTAAAATTTTAGAGTTTGAAATCTTGTAAGAATACGGAGCAGAAGCACCTGTCCAGCTAGCTGTTGCTAAAGTAGCAGTGATTGTTTGGTCTTTCGTTGCATCCAAGTCGCTCGTCAACGTAGAAATCTTGCCTGTGTTCTTAGTGACATTGGTGTTCGTTAATTCTAAATTGCTATTCAATTTAGTAATGTTAGATGCATTGGTCGCAATCTTGTCAGC